TGTGATTGTCCTTTGGGCCAACCACGACTTTGCCACTCGATTCGCCTGTAAGAGTCGTTACACTCCTCTTACGATGCTGCTAAAGCAACATGGGGCCGGAACCCATGAGAATTGCTGGGAATGTTGTCGCTGAGGCCGCCGCCAGAACCCACGTAGTACACGTAACTAGAGCTGTAGGCGGTAGCAAGCCACCACACTGTGGCGGTGCCGCTATAATTTGCCACTCTATTAGTAGCAGACATCGCATAGTACAAGAATGTGCTGGAAGCCTGAGTATACGTAGGAATCCAAATCTTATTAGATACGCCCTCAATGGTCATACTAATAGCCTGAGACTGATACGTAGAACTCAAACTATTCAAGAATGTTGTACATGCAGCCGCAATCGTAGAACCACTATATGTGGTACTGGAACCAAATGCGGTTTTAGAATAGATGCAATAATATGCAAGATACATATAACTTGCATCACGATGTACAACAACCCACCAATGACCGGCCCACTTGACCAAGTCACCAACAGCGTTGGATTTAGTGACAGTATCATCACCAGAAGCACCGACACCGAGCCAAGTCTTCAAATTCGCCAAAGTAACTTTCTTACCAGTGGCAGCACTGACATCACCAATACCGATTACATCAGTATCAGCCAAGCCAGTAGAAGCCAATGCAGTGCTGCCATTGATCAGCGCATACAGCGCCAGAGGTGCTGTGGTCTTGCCGGTACCACCGTTGCCAAGAGGCAACGTGCCAGTAACACCAGGTCTGGGACTAGCCACCAACACGTTAGCAGCAGTGGTGGACGCCAGATTCGTCAACATAGACGGAGAAGCAGTCAAACCAGTACCGCCACGGGCGATGGCCAAAGTCCCAGAAGTGATCGCACTTGCAGCATGATTGTGACTGCTTGCTGCACGACTGGTATCAGTAGGATGCACATGGTCACTACGAGACACAGTCGTCGCAGTGCCAACAGCCGCTGTACCATTCATAGCAGGTGCAGTCGTAGAGAATGTGACATGGGTGCCATGAGATGCAGCCGCCTTACCGCCAATAGCAGTATTCATAGCTGTAATCGTGGCCTCCAATGTCTTTCCGTCAGCCATGATAACCACAGCACTCGACGTCTCGAGATAAATGGTATCATAAGTACCTGACGAGTTCTTCCGGTTCAATCGTTCCTTCAGAACGGCCATGTGAATTCCTCCTTATAAGGATTTATTATCTTACCACAGACTAAGGTTTTTGGCACACTGCCTTCGAACCCATCACTTCAGCATCCACCGATTTCTCGGTGGAAGTCTGCAATAATAACCAAAATCCTCAATCAGCGTGTTAAGATTATAAGAATGTCACATGCGTTATATTTTGATTAAGAAATCGTCTCGAACCAAAGATCGCCAGCAAGCTGATTGGTAGGCTGAGTAGAGCCGGTTGCAACATTCACAACACGAGTGCCGTTACTGTACAAACAACCATCGGTACCAATATATGCAGTGTCATGAGAATATGTTTGAGGGTTGGCTGCCTGAGAAGCAGCACCGATAAGGAACAGTTTCGAAGAACTATTAGTAGAACCTGCAGTATTCTTGGTATTAGTCGGTACAACCCAAGTTCCATCGCCACGAAGGAACGAAGCTTGCTTGCCTGCAGCAGGAGCAGGTACGGCACCAGCAGTACCGGCAGCATCTGCAGTAGCTGCAGTCATAACCGGAATACGTGCAACTGCAAAAGTCCCACTCGTAATCTTGCTTGCAGCAAGAGAAGGAATATCTGTAGCCACTAAAGCTCTAAAAGTAGCTGCGCCATCAGAGCCGTTTGGTGCGGCCAGGACTGTATTAGCGGTTCGGCTCGTGCTGGCACTATACTTATCGCCGAGCTGTGTCTGGACATTGGAAGTTACACCATCCATATAATTCAGCTCATCGGCAGTCGCAGTAATACCGAGATCGGACAGAGTAGTAGCTGCACCAGGAATTCCTAAACCGGTAATATCCTCCTTGGTAATAGCAGTAACGGCAGTTACGTGACCCTTATCATCAACTGTAATCTTATACAACCCAGAAGCACGTGCAGTATGTGTCGGATGCGTATAAATGATGACTTCATTACCATCGATGATTACATTACCGTTGGTATCAGATGCAGTAACAACCGTAGCATTACTGGGAGCATGTGCAGACTGACTATGTTCATATGCAATCTTACCGCGATCACCACGATAGGCCGTAGTTGCAGTTTCACCAAGTGCTATACCTCCACCGGCTCCACCAACAGAGGCATAGTGAGTACCACCCCAACGATACATTTGATTTGCATTGATGTCGTTATAAAGCTTACCAGCTTCAGGTGTTACAATAATTCCATTGGTGTCGGTGAATTCGGTGAAATCATCATTGGTAATAGAGCCTTCAATGACATCATCGACATACGAAGGCAGATACTGTGCCAAAATCTTACCATTCTCATCAAGAGGAGCAATACCACTATTCGCTCCCAAAAGAATTTGTTTCAAATAAATAGCATCATGGTTATGATCGCTTAATGCCTTCGAATTAAGCTGATTCTGAATATTACTAGTTAAACCAGACAGATATCCCAACTCTGTCTCGGTAATGGCAGAAATATTCAGACTTTCATCTTCTCCGGTAATAACAACTCTTCCTGCAGTACCGACCTTAATTGTAGCACCGGTATGTTCATGGCTATCATCACCGACTTCCACGTCGATACTGACACTATCCACACCATTATATGTGGCGCTGCCGGTGACACCACCGGACAGAGAAATCGTGCGATTTTTCACAAGGGATGCTAGCTTTTGGGATAAAGTAACGCCAACTTCACCTTCGATCAACACCATGTCAGAATCTGTTTCAAAGTGGAAGATCTGAATTGCCCCGGTAGCATCGATCTTCTTACCATACTGCTGTTTTACAATAGTAGACATCGCTTAGCCTTCTCCTTCCTCCTTAAGTATTTTCACTCTCGGTATCTTCGGAGACCGGATAAGGCGTCTCAGACCCATCCAAATCAAAATCGTCCATACCGGGAGATGGAGTCACGTCGCCATCCTCGATAGATTCGAATTGATAGCTTGTGCTTGAAAGATCCGTAATAGGATAAATAACGGAACTATCGGATACGGACTGGAGGAAATACTCATCGCCAGCAACCTCAGGATAAAGAGGTTGCATCCAGTAATCGCCCACTTCCTGTACGTCATCTGCAGGCTGGTTATCAGACTGGACAAACTGCTTATGAGTCAACTGTTGAATCAATTCCTCGTTCTTTTCGAGGATCTCCTGCATGTCTACTACTTTAACCCAATCGCCCCAGGTATCATTGGCTCCGGCCTTTCTAAAATAGGTCGTCATAGCCACGTCACCATAGGCGGTCTGCCATGCCGGATAATCTACGCCTTCCTCTTCATCCATTGCGATAGTCTTGATCAGAACATGGTTTAAAGTAATACCATCTTTTCCAACCAATCCGACGGCTGAAGTTTCTTTCAGCTCATAGGTCACGTTGCGAGAATAAGAACTCGGAGGGGTATCCTGACCTTTGTTATCTGTAACGATGGTAACGCCAACGACTTTCAGTTGATTATTTTCATCAACAATCATGTCGCTGTTCGTATTTCCAGCAGTGTTGTCCGGGTTGAACACTGTGTCGTTCAGTATGTCAATCTTAGGCAAGATCGTGTCCTGGATATACCGCATATTCTCGATGACCTGCTGATAAGTAGACGCTAGATTACGGCCATTTTCGATTGCATTCCACGGCATCTGTTGCACTTCCTTTCTATCAGCAAGGCCGTCTTTACCTCGCCGGATTTTATATACCTGTTCCGTTAATCAATGCCAACATTTATATGAGTAACGGCAGGGGGATATCTGCGGTTTTACATTCCGCTTTGCCTTTTTCCGCGGTGTATACTGTATTTTTAGTACAGTTCCCGTTTGCCCATTTATGTGTACTTGCTCGAGCCATCATATGCCTGACAGCTCCTCCCTGTTAGTGGCTACTTGGTAGCCAAATACACACATCAATCCGTTTTGTAAGGTAGATGTTGTGTATTAGCTGGCTCTTGATGCGTTGCACCTCCTGTTCTTCTTTTTCTGTTCATTGTATCAGTGGCTTCTTGCTCATAGGCCTATCTGACACCTCCTTTACCATATATGGAATCCCTGGAACCAAAGATCCTGTCGTTACTCTTTCTATAATGATCTTTTTCCGGTTCCATGATTCATAAATCCCCGAAACCTTCATTATATATTATGACGAAAGGATGTATGTACTACTATGACTAATTACCGCAAATTGATTGTAGATAGCGCAATTTCCTATGTTGGAACAAAGGAGCCCTCTGGCGATGACCAGTTCATTACTGCATATAATAAATGGGCTGGTGCTAACTTTAGCGTAGACACTACTCCCTGGTGTGCTATCTTCGTAACTTTCAACGCACGTATGGTGGGTGTGCCCACCAATATCATTCCTAACTTCGCCAGTTGTAAGGTTGCCATTGACTGGTATAAACAGCGTGGACAGTGGCATGATCGAACCAGCGGATATAAGCCCAAGAGTGGTGATCTCTGTTTCTTCGACTGGCAGGTCGATAAGAAAGCGGATCATGTTGGTATCGTTACCGAGAATGACGGATCTAAAGTCTATGTTGTTGAAGGCAATACTAAGGGCACCGGCACTGTTTATGGCGTGCTGAAGAAGAGCTATGTGCTCTCCAGCAAGTATATTCTTGGTTATGCTTCTCCTGATTATACCGGTAAGAGTGTATCCGGAATCGCCAATCCGACTCAGTTGTCCAGCATGGTTAAATCTTCTTACATCAAGAAATATCAGACCTGGCTGAATCAGAACTATGGGTTCTCCCTGGTTGTTGATGGTAGCTTTGGCCCTAAAACTCGTAAAGCTTCTATCATGGCTTGGCAGATGCAGATGAATGCAAGTTTTATCACCTGCAAGCTTGAAGTAGACGGTATATATGGTCCTCTGAGTAAGAAGCAGTGCGATGCACATCCGCTGAAGAAGAACTCGAAGTGTACCAATCTGATCTATATCCTGCAGGGTCTCTTGTATGCACATGGATATGATCCAAAGGGCTTTGACGGTATCTTCGGCTCTGGTTGCCAGACTGCTGTTCGCGCTTTCCAGAGAGCTCGTTCTATCAACGAAGCTGATGTTGTCAAGGCTATGACTATGGAATCCCTGTTCAACAAGTAAAAATAAAAGCTTTCTTAATTTCCCCCTCCTCTCCTTTATATAGATAGATGGGTCCACTCTTCATTGGGTGGCCCGTCTATCATTTTTGATTAATGATATACCAATCTAATAGAATGAACTATGGATTCACATCACTTCATTCTACAATTATAATGTGTACTCACAATTTGTCTGAAATCGGAAATAGAAAAGAGAGCCCAAGCGGGCTCTCTTCTTTGTTTTCACATAACTCTTTTATTCCGATATTCCAGTCAAAAATGATATATAGAATTTGATTATATATTATAGTATCGGAGGCCAAGAAAGGAGTGATAGTTATGGTCTCATTGAGAAAAACAATCAGGTGGAACCTGCGATATATCGAGGCGGTAAACAGTGGTGACCGCCGACCGTTTCTCTCGCTCTTAGAAGAGTTGCTGAATCTTGAAAATGCATTTACAAAGAAATGCTATGTCTGGAATATTATACGTGGTCGTGAATTCTATAAAAACCTTTCGTTCTATGTAGTATCGAAAGCAAAAGAAGTTCTGAATGGAGACTCTGATAACCCAGAAGAGACCATGGCTCGTATTGAGCAAATCATCCAGATCGTTATGGAGACAGAGAAACGTAAAACTGTTAAGCAGAGTTTCGTCTGGAACATTACAAAACAAGTTCCCCTAATCACAGTAGACACGCTTAGGTACATGGATACCAAGCGTGTCACAAATATTCTCCAGAGTGAGAAACGAGTCCTAAACGATTCCGCTATGGATCCTTTCATTCGAGAGATCATTCGATTGAAGATCCTGGTCCATCAAACGGATTCGACTCTGGATGATACCTTGAATATCATTTTGGATAATAAAACTTAAGGAGGAGATGTACAATGTCTTACAATGATTTCAAAATCTTCTGGAATGATCTGACTCCGGACTGTCAAAAACATCTGGAGCAGTTCCTGGGAGATAATGGGAACTACGATGTATTCCCGATCGCAACAATCACCAAGGAGGGTGTAGAAGAAAATGACTGCAACTGAGAAAAAGAATGCCAGGATCGAGGAGATCCTGAACAACGTCTGTGGTGTGTGTGATTTCCTGCACTCTATGGGCGAGTCTGAAGAAAACATTGAGATCATTGAGAAATCTTGTGCCGAACTGGCTAAGATTGCACGTGGCGAAATCAAGTTTGCTGGTGATCTCTGTGGCGACGATTAAATATAGAAAGAAGTGATCCTATGGGAAAAGAAAAGGAACTTCTGAATCGTGATGTTAGTTTCCTGAGTTTCAATCGCCGTGTCTGCGATGAGGCGGCTAAGAAACGACACACATTAGGAGACCGTGTCATGTTTCATGGAATCACATTCAGCAATCTGAATGAGTTCCTGATGGTTCGATACCCTTCGACTGTTGAACTTGATAGTGAAGAACAGGTCAAAGAAACGGTTGAATATATCGGCAAACACTATAAGATGCTGGCGGAAAGGTTCCGTGATTTCAATAAGGAACATAAGATCATCCGAAGCATCAAAAGTCTCAGCAAAGACGAGCGGAAATGGGCTGATCAATATTTCAAGAAGTCTGTATTCCCCGCTCTCCTGCCTATCACAGTAGACAAAGCTCGCAGAGCAAATATCCATGCGGGTATGTATATTCTGGTAATCACGGAACGAGATGATGAAGAGTCGGTCGGCTACATTGAAATCTCGAATAAGCTGGATCGATTCATTCCTATCCCCGGCAAACAGGGTGTGATCGCAATCGAGGATCTTGTACAGGAAAATCTGAAACAGGTTATCCATGGTTGTAAAATTATCCGGTCTTGTCCATTCAGCATTTTGAGGTCTGCTGAAGTATATAGTCAACCGGATCGGCATATGGACCCCTATGACCTGATTAAAGAAGTCCTCCTGCAACGAGAAGAATCTTGGATCACACAACTGGAAATCGGGTCTGACAAGAAGGAGTGTATTAAGACTATTCGCAAACTCCTTCCAGTTAATCCTAATACAATCATTTTCGCAACAGAACGGATTCGTCTCGCTGATCTGAAGAAGATCCCGAGCAGTATCTATAAAAATGGAAACACTCCTCGGAAGCTGAAGATCTACAATACGTTCCCAAATGAGTCTGTCTTTGATTATATCAAGAGAAAAGATAGACTCTGTTTCCACCCCTATGAAAGCTATGAGGATTCGATGGTCCGATTTCTTGAGGAAGCTTCTACAGATCCTGATGTAGTCAGTATCCGTATCTGTCTTTATCGGGTCTCGGAACGAAGTCGTATCATCGATGCACTGCTCAAAGCGGCTGACACCGGCAAGCTTGTTATCGTCTTAGTTGAGCTCAAAGCTCGATTTGATGAGAAGCATAATATGCAGGTGTCAAACATTCTCAGAGAAGGTGGTATCCGTATCGTCTATACGAAACCGGATATCAAAACTCATGCAAAGGTCTGCCTGGTTACACGTAAGGAGAAGAAAGGTCTTCGGATCTATTCCCATATCGGCACTGGAAACTACTCCGAGAGCAACAGTAAGCTCTATACGGATTATAGTTACTTTACTGCCGATCAGGAGATTGGTTCTGATTTGACACAGTTCTTTAATCTGTTGACATCTGACCAGGGCGACTTTAAATCTGAGAGAATTATCTATGCTCCATACAATCTCAAGAGTGAAGTAGTAGATAATATCAACAAGCAAATCAAGTTAGCGAAAAATAAGAAACCTTCCAGGATCACGATTAAGTGTAACGCAATCACCGATGAAGGCGTAGCTAAGAAGCTTATTGAAGCTGCTGAAGCCGGCGTCAAAGTAACACTGATTGTTCGATCCGCATGTATTATTCAACCCCAGAAAAACATCGAGATCTTCTCGATTGTTGGTAGTCAGCTTGAGCATAGTCGTGTGTATACGTTCGGTACTGGTAAAGATCAAAAGGTGTATATCGGTAGCGCAGATCTTATGACACGCAACCTGTCAAGAAGAAACGAGCTGATGATCCTGGTTGAACCTAAAGAGCTTAAAGCTCGAATTATCGACCACATTAAGATGTATCTTCGCGATACTTGTAATCGGAGAAAAATCTTACCCGGATATAAGTATGAAGATATAAAACCTGGCAAAGATAAGAAACCCTACAACTGTCAGGAAGAATTCAGACGTGAAGCAAAGCGTCTATCAATCGAAGGGAGTTAAAAGAAACTATGAGCTATGATCGTGAGAAAAGAACGGAAATTGGACCGCGTATGACCGTTGGGGAGTTTAAAGCTCTCCTGGAAAATGTCCCTGACCAGTATGAGGTCTGCTGTAGCGGTTCTGAAACATTCTTCATGCATGTCGATGATGAAAACGAAGTAATCAGCTTCGATGATTCCGAACTTGAAGAGGATTATGATCTGGATGATCTCGACGATGATGAATATGAAGGTGATTAAAAGATAGCCCGTTTCTGCGGGTGGGAGTTCTTTAGAATTCCTGCCCGCTTTCTTTTAAGCTAATATAAGGAGGAAATGAAATGTTTACATTGGAGTCAGTTACCAATCTAACTACAATCGATCCTACTGAGATCACTGTTAGCACTTCCAGTAAGATTATTGCAACAATCAAACGTGATGATCTTCTTGTGTGTGATTTGCAGAAGATTCTTAAGGAGATTCCTGGTCAGTATAAGATCGGTAGTCTTAGATTTTATTCTGATAAAGATGTGCATGATGATGCTATTAATGTAACTTGTGTGGAGATTGATGTTATTCACAATAAAGTTACAAAAGAAGATAACACAATCTCCACGCCTAGAAATCCAGTATTTGATAATATCGTACCTTGTTCTAATGATACGTCTAGCGTTCCTGAAGGTTATCGCCGTGAAGAGGGAATGACTGTTTCAGTGAGGACTAGAATATGAGAGTTGTAATTATTGATGATTACTATACCGATATCTCTGCAGAGATGGTAATGGATCCTATGCAAGATTACTTCTCCACAGTTATGTATCAGAGAGCACTTGATGCTGAACTTGGTATTGCGAATGATCTTCCTAATAAACTCCGAGAAGTTGCTATAATGGACGAAGAGCTTGTTGAGATCATTCGTCTTCAGTGTTCCGATGATGAGGTATATGAGCCTGGTTGGATCTTTATTGAGGATTCCATTAAGAATCTCCGTTCCCGTAGGAACTCCCATAAGCTCAGTATTATGCTAAAGACCCCTGATAATAAGACTCTGCTGATGCTGGTGAATCTCAAGCAGTTAGGATATGGTATCGATAATCCTATAGAGGATGATACTGTGGTTTGTGAATGGTTGATCTCTACACCGATTCCGCCTGATGGTGGACAAATCGATATCCCAGACTATATCTCCAATAAGTTCTTGGAGCATATCGCTTTTGTTAGTAATATGAAAAACAAGGAGGAAGTTTTCAATGAACAGCGATAAAACTCTTCGATGTGATACTTATGATGTCACGCGTCGTGTTAATGAATCTACTGAACCGGCATGTTGTGCTTGGTTGATGGAAAATGTTGTCTGTGGAAACAAATCTGTCGATGATTGTCCTGTTTATGAGCCTATGAAAAAAGAGGAGTAACCTTATATGAGCAAGGTAGATAAAGGTTTAGGTGGCATCCGAACCTTCAATCCCGTTGTAGGATGTAATATCGGATGTTCTTATTGCTATGCAAAACGATTTAATAACAGGTATAAGATCATACCGAAATTCTCTATTCCTACATTCATGGATTATCGACTGCATCAACTTTATGGCCGTAAAGGTCAAGTCTACCTTGCTACATCCATGAGTGACCTCTCTGGTTGGAAACAGGAATGGAGAGAGCAAATTTTCAAAGCATTCAAAGAAAATCCTCAGCATACTTATCTGCTTCTTACATCTCGTCCTGGCAGGATCATGTTTGATGATATCAAGGATATGAATCATGTCTGGATGGGATGCACCATTAATACAGCTGCTGACGCTGAACGCATCGCTTGTATGACTTGGAATGTTCCAGCTAAACACTATTGGATTTGTATAGAACCAATCTTCGAAGATATCGGAGAACTTGACCTCTCCAAGATCGACTGGATCGTTATTGGTGGTGAAACTGGGCCAAAGAAAGTGGATAAGATTGTGCCTGAAAAAGAATGGATCATGAAGATCGTAAAGCAAGCAAAGGAGTGGGGAATTCCTGTTGCAATGAAAGAAATGTTAAAAGATATCGTCGGCAAAGATGATTATCTGCAGGAACTACCCAAATCTTTCATGGAAATTCTGGACCCCTAAAATCCCTTAACAGCTATATAATCACCTGATGTGATCTGATTATTTTGTAGCACTGTGAAGGGAGTTGTTTCGTTATGAACTTGCTTGATTGGGTGACAGCTATCCTTGGTTTCTTGGGTCCAATTTTAGTTGTGATTGTCTCCGCTAGAATGGAGCGCAACCGGAAAGCGGATGCAAGAGTCAAAGAGCTGGAGAATGAAAAACGGGCAAAAGAGGATAAAGAACTCAAAGATGCGATACAGGAGATCAAAGATGAAGTTAAAAAGATCAACTCCCGAGTAAATGATCTTGATAAAGTCATGACTGAGCTCCAGACATTTGACCAAGATACCAAGGATGATCTCCATAACCTTGCACGAACACATCAGTTGTCAAGTACGTATATACACCAATTAGCACAACTTGTAACTGTACTCGCTGAAGGTATGCGAGATCAGCACCTTGATGGAAATGTCACGCAAGCTATCAATGAATACCGAAATTTCGAGCATACAACGCTTACGAAACTGATGTCCACTTCACCCGTCGAGAAATAAGTCGCCCTGATTGGCGCTACAGTCAGAACAGTTTAGGTGATTACGCACAAAAATTTTACAAAGAGTCCAATTGAGAAAGACCCGGGGGTAGAGTCCCCGGGTCTTTCTCATTTCTATTTTACAGAAAGGTTTTGATAATGAATGGAGCCATATGGTACTACCGGTTTAAGAAAAAGATTCTAATGGAAAACTTATCAGCCCCTGGGGTGAAATCTGGGGATACTGTCGAGTTTCTACTAAAGATCAAAATACAGATAGACAAGAAGACGCAATGCTTGAATATGGCGTAGACCCTAAACGAATTTTCATTGAACATGAAAGTGGAAAGAACTTCAATCGGCCCATGTACAAACGATTAATACGTGTTGTACGAAAAGGTGATATCATTGTAATCAAATCCATTGATAGACTTGGTCGTAACTATCAAGACATCATAGACCAGTGGAGACTGATCACACAAGATATTGGATGTGGTATTCATGTACTGGACATGCCTACTTTGAATACGAGTGGAGATCCGGGCGATTTGCTTAGTAAATTTATCACAGATATGATGCTGCAGGTGTTATCGTTTGTTGCAGAAAATGAACGAGAAAATACACTGAAAAGGCAAAAAGAAGGATTAGAAGCTGCTAAGAAACGCGGTAATGTAAAACTTGGTAGACCGAAAATTAAAATACCATTCGAATTCTGGGAGATCTATATTACCTGGAAAACTGGCGAGGTTAAAACCAAGGATATGATTGCCTTTTGTCATAATAAATATGGAATGTGTTCCCGCACATTCTATCGACGAATAAGAGAACTTGATCAGAGATATGGTGATATTCGTCCAGATAAATTGCGAGATCTTATCGTAGAGGAAGATTTCTGTAATGGAATTGAATTCTCTATGGAAAGATGCGAAAGTGCTCTTGGTATTTATAATCCCTATACAAACGATCCAAGAGTTGAACATGAAAGAAGAGTGAACAAAAAACAACGTGAAGAAGAGTTAGAAGAAATGTCCATTAAAGAGGAGGAAGAAGAACTTAAGAGAATTATATTAGAGAAAAGACAAGCCGATTTCAAAGACAAATTTGGTATTACAGATGACCATTTTAAATTGGTTAAACGTGGCAGAATCCCTACTACGCAGAAACAAAAACAAGCAGTAGAAGATGCAAGAAGAGCATCTACTTCCTCTATTAAAACAATTATCATTGATTAGACATTTCTCCCCTACAAATCACAGTATGTAGGGGTTTACATAGTTTGAACAAGTGTATAATGACACTTTCGAAAGAGTGTACATTGTCAATCGAACCCATTTATTTTTCTAGAAAGGATGACGATCAATCATGAAAGCTTTCACTGTTGGCGCTCCCATCGTATCTGCGTCTCTCGTGACCACTAAGGACACTGGTGAAGTTGTCACCAATACCGTGGCTAAGGGTGATACCCTGAGCGGTGTTGTTCTGGCTGCTCCTCCTGTCCGCTGCCATCCCGGCTGTCCCATTCCTGCCGAGGACATTACCATCGACTCCTGCACTGTCGTTGGCTTTACCATTCGTTCTCTGCGTGTTCCTCGCGGTGCTACCACCGTTTATGATGGTGTGCCCTCTTATCTCCGTGATCCCGACGGCGCGTGCTTCCATGGCACTCTGGAGGAGACTGCTGAGATTAAGGATATCATTGTCGAGATTCCTGCTGAGGAAGAGGGTGCTGCTCCTGTGCATCGCACTATCGACATTGCTCTGATCAAGGATATCGGCGGTGTTGCTGCTGGTACTACCGAGGATGAGGGCGGTGCCGAAGGCGGCGAGGACGCCGGTGAGGAGACTCCTGAGGACCCTACGGAAGCCTGACCATTGATACACCCGAAAAGGCCCAGGCAGCATTAGATGCCGCTACTGACGGCGCAACGATTAAACTGACAGCTGGCGACTATGGTACTCTGTATATTCGCCAGAACGATGCAAGCGAAATCGTTTGGACTGGACATGGAGGCGGTAAACTGGGTGGTTACACCAATGGGCGCAAGCGCGTTCTGAAGGATGTTACCATTACCGGTGAAAAGGGTGTAAATGTGGATAGAATCATTGTTGAAGGTGGTAAATTCTCCTCCAGCAACACGCATTCTAATTCCGCAACTGTTCCCGTTCTCGACAGCTACATCGAGCTTGTCAACCTCACCGTTGAAAATATCAATTTCAAGGTGAATAACTTTGCCGCTATCCATGTGCTGAGTAACGGACAGACTAATATCAAGGGTCTGGCTATCAGAAAATGCACTGTTGCTGGTAGCGGTAATGAAGCTAATACTTCTGAGCGCGTGCTCTATGGTGGCGTGAACCCTAGCACTTACAAGGATCTGAATGGTGCTGAGATTCTTACTACCGAATGGACTGATATCGAGATTGCCGACTGCGATGTCTCCGGTGTCCATCAGGTCATCGAGCTCCGCAATGTAACGAATCTTGATATCGTTGACAACAACTTCAAGAATATCCGTCAGCGCGATATCCTCCTGGCAGGTACTAGCGTTGATTCTGGTGCAATTAAGGGTGAAATCAATATCACTGGCAATACCTCTGATGGTTCCACCGAGCGCTTTCTGCGTGCCAGTGTTGTTCCCGGAAACATCACTGTCAGCAACAACGCTATCACTAACTGGGCTGGTGCCGATGAAGACTTCATCAAGATTAGCGGTGCCACAGGTACTATCAATGGCAGCGGTAATACCTATGATGGGCAAATCGTTGAGCTCATTGATGGCGTGTGCTTGAAGCCTGCTGTCTAAAAACTGAATAAAATAAAAGATCAGGGTGGCGCAATGCCACCCTGATTTCTTTTTATGGAATCGGAATACACTTAGCATGTGCGGCAATCATTGTATTGAGATACTTTGTAATCTCATCTACATCTTTACGAGGTATCGGAGTTCTATATGAAATTCTTCCATAATCTCCAGGGTTTGTATAGATATCACCGGACTCTGTTTTGAAATCAGGCATGTAGAACATATCATAATCCATTATATGCTGTGTCATAATATTAAGCGTCCTTAAATATTGCTCATCATCCAGCCCCATATGATTCGGTGATAGTTTCGCTAAAAGTAAAGTTACACTTACAGGAATTACAACGGTTGAAAATGATTTGATCTTTGAATATTCAAACGGAAAGATTGCACCAGATGTATTATGTACAATCACTCCTGTATCGTGATGACTATCCATCTCTGCAATCACTTCATCATGAATACAATGTTCAATAAAAGGATTCACTCGCTGTATAATACTTTCCGTCCAGAACTGATAATCCTCATCACGAAGCATAATAGGATCACCGGGTTTCAATGTTTCACCAGTCTGCGCTTTTCTCTGCGAAAGAATATCAACCCAGAGTGGATTCTTAAACGGATATGGTACTGTATAGCAACTCCCAGTAAATACATCTCGTCCTTGCGGAGAAATACCAAGACTGAATGGTCCAGTGCATTCTATATTGTACATATCATCGAACCATTTTGACATTGGCACAAGATGCTCGCGAAGAGATTTATGTATTACATTATGTCGACGAATCTCATCATTCATAAGATGTCTCCTTTCTTTTTCTTTGAAATCGATACCACCCGAGATAGTCCCGGGTGGTATGATTCTAATTTTCTATATATAAGTTCATGGAAGAATCAATTAAAACTCATCACCGAGATCTTCATCTTCCTCATCTGCAGACATACCTGCAATCTCTTCCTCTTCAGGAGTTAAAGCATCCGTACTATCAGGATGATCACTCAACCCGTCATTGTTTTCATCACCATATTGGACTTCTCTAATATTTTCCATATATTCACGGATGAGATCATTGATCTTAGTCTTCAAAGAATCATCGAGGGCCGTGATATTCACTTCGTTCATAATCTCTTCAAACTCAGCGAAATCAAGATTCGTACGAGACTTCACTACATTATAGATGAATGCAGTACGCTTCTGTTCACTACCTTCAGCATTGAGATCAGGAATAATATCAGCAATATTCTCAGCCAGAGTCTTCACATTATTCAGATCATCAATAATATTCTGGATAATAAGGCTCTTTGGCTCAAAGAACTTAACTTCGACCTGCTCATTGCTAATGGCAGTGCGAGTAGCTTCCGATCCCATAATACGGAGAACCTCCAGACACATTGCTTCCCATGAGTCATGGAGATCCTGCTGCTCATTACGTATACTGTTACAGATCTGGAGAGATTCCATCGTCAATGTACGAGCAAACTGAAGATTACCATTAGTAGCATCCAGAACAGCAGCGTCAAGACCAAAAGATGTAATGATAGAATTTAACAAAGTCTTGAGGAACTCATCATTCATATCCACATCCTGGCCTGGAATATAGTCAGTTCTGATATACTGTTGATCATCTTCACCGGTAGGGATAACGATATCAGAAGCGCCATTGAACGGATTCATAATCTGCTCAAACGAACCATGCAGTGTACCAAGATTATGATCCGGCATGGCAAGAGATGCCATGGCATTATCCAAATATCTCTGCACATTCGGGGATACACCCATACGAACAGTGTGGATCTGTCTACCACGACCACGAAGAACCTTGGTTACAATATTATTCAGAAGCAATGTGGAATAAAGCTTCGTAAAGAATACTGCATTTGTAAGGATCGATTCATTTGCACGGGACATATCGAAGATCTCATCAGCATAATAGAATGTGATTCTCTTATTACCTTTAAAGATCTCATTATTCCGAATGAAATCATGCATCAGGTCAATATCTTCAACCCGACTAATACCAAGATTGGGGTCAAACGTATTGATAATACGAGTAGCGAGCTCTTTAGAGATAACCTCTTCAGCAGTCTGAGTCGCAGCATTGAGATTCGTAGCACGACTTTTCATCAGCTGATCCTTCAATGCCTGTGCAAAATTAACAACACCAGAAGCGCTCTCGTTGATATCAGATACATAGAAGTAACCGATAACCTTACCGCCAACTTTCAATTTGAAAAGCTTAGCAGGATCAAAGCGTTTAATCATACAACGCTGAAGTTTCTTAGCCTTCATATTCTGCACAAGCTGTTCCATCTTTGATGTGTCAACAATTGCAGCTTCATTTAGTGCACTCTCATCACTTGACATAAGATCATTGATTCGATATTTACTGTAAGATTCTGCCAGAAGCTCCGCATGGGCATCTTCAACCATGCTGACAACAGGAGAACGCTCGATTACAATATTCATATCGTTGAGCTTGAAATCGATCGTAGCCTCTGAAATAATAGGAGCTTTTAATCCCAGGCCAGGTTTGGGATTACTATCCTCTTCCACCGCCAAAAAAGTAATAGGTGCAGAAACTTCATTAATCGTGCCTGTGAGTTTCTCATAGATAAAATCAAGATAATCAATATCTGTCATCTTGGCAGTCGATTCATTCAGACGCTTTTTCTCTAGCTGAGAAAGCATATGCTCAAACGTCTTATTATAATCTTCAACAAGATAGTATTCCCTGCCGAGCTTATATCGATTGGTATAAACTTCTCGGAGAAGATTATCAAGAAGCATTTCCTTCTTAATTTGATCAATATCCTTCTGAACCCCATCAGGATCGGCTTCCCCGGTAAACTTGATCACAAAAGTTGTGCTATTCTGTACATCGGGGGATAGACATTCATTAACCAAGAAATCAAGCACTCTATTGATCTGGGGGATCAAAATCGGCATAATTTCATAGTCTTTAATGATTGTGAAATATTTCTTATTCTTTGCATAAAGACTATCCAACAGGGTTCCAAATCCTGCAAAGTCTTTCGTATTACCATTGACAAGTTCAGAGATTGTGGTAAACATCTCCGCATCTCCGGTGGTATTAACAGGAGACGTTCTTTTTTGACCATTAATCGTCTGAGAAGACGACCGATTCATACGAGTCTGTTCAAGTTCTGCACTGAGCTGACGGACACGATCTTCCAGCGTTCTTTTTGCCGCTTCAGGAAGATCGGTACTAAGACCGCTGATCAATGCAGTGATAGCAGCATCATTCACGGAAATCCCTCCTTATTAGGTTTGATGTTGCACCCAATTATAGCGTTGTTCGCATTATTAATAAAAGAATAGAATCTATATATTATATTTTTAGACCAAACAAAACACTATTTTACAGAGAAAAGGACGTGACAATTTATGTTATTAAATAATGAGCTTTTAGAAGTGCTGGAAGAAATAAAACACACATCTTTGAGTGATAAACAAACCACCATGCTTTATACAGATATACCAGACATTATTAACCGGATTAAAGAGAAAAATCCTGATACCGAATGCGTTTCCTGGACAACATTGGCTATCAATATTTGGCATCATCTTTTAACTACATGCAAAGTTGATCCTTGCTTTATGCCAAATTTTGTAGTAGATGACTCTCGTCATATTATAAACAATACTGCGAACCACTCTTCTTATAGTACACTGGCATCTAACTGTGTTCATTGGAGATGGTATTCTGATGATGACAATGTTTCTAAGTCAATTCAACTCATGATGCCAACTGCATATGAAATACGTGTGTATACTCGAGCTTTTGATTCTTATATTAAGGACCATATGTATGTATGCATGATTCTCATGGCAAATACACTATTCCATGAATTTGTTCATTTCTTTGACAATTTTGTAGCATGGAAGAAAATATTTACACTGAATCAGATGAAAAATATCTGGAAAATGTTCGACGTATGTATCATCATTATAGTGAGTATGACGGCACGTATGAAAATGAGGAATATACAGAATACCGCGCAAATCGGTTTACCTATTTGTGGGCACATGAATTCTTTGATTTTCCGTACAATCATAACTTAATGCCAGCTCCACTTGGTAAATATGTGAGCATCATGAGAAATAAGAATCCTGATTATGATCTCATTATATCTACTGTGGAGATGCTCATATTAGATCACGATTTAACATTTCATAATCATAATAATGATGAGAAAATGCAACTTGCTATGAGAATCAAAGAAATCACCAAGCAACACAAGAAGTTCGCTAAGCATAATCCTCAAAAGTTTGTGACTATTATGTAAAGGAGTGGTAGTTTGAAATTACCATTGCTATCTCGCGCTCTGCAAGCAATGGATGGCTATAAAGAATCTGGTGATGGTACAAATTGCACGATTCGTTGTCCATTCTGTGGTGGTAGTAGTAGTGATACCAGTTCTCTTAGTATTAAGATCGATATACAGCCTGGTGAACCACTTTGGTACCAGTGTTTTCGCGCATCTTGTGGCAAAAAAGGTGCAATCACATCAACATCCTTACAAGAAATGGGTATTACCAACATGGATGTACTCATGGAAGTTGCACGACATAATAGCAACATTGGTGATAATTTTGATAAACCATTTTATGTTCGAGATGCAAAGAACTTTGTCACCGTGAATCTACCAATAAATCGAAACAAAGCAAAACTGAAATATATTAATGAACGCCTTGGAACAAAACTCACATTTCAAGATCTATCATTATATAAAATTCAATTGAGTTTATTCGATCTACTGAGACAAAACAATATTAGACGGCTATCTGTGAAACAAAGTGCGGCAGAGGCAATCGATGAATATTGTATTGGATTCATCTCCATGTATAACGACTATATGATCTGCCGTGATATTACTCCCGATAAGAAAACCGGTATGCGGTATTACACATATCGTATATCCGGAAAGCCTGATCCTGAAGATCTTAAGATCTATGCAATCCCGAGAGAAATTGATATTATGGATCCTAAATCTGCTGTAATTAATGTAGCGGAAGGTATTATCAGTATCCTTGGTGCATATCTAAATACGGATCTAGGATGTGAGAAACCTAATTCCCTTTGGGCTGCCAATTGCGGATCACAATATGAGAATACAATTATCAGATTGTGTAAACAGTATGGTCTGGTAAAATGTCGGATCAATATTTGGTCTGATAGTGAAATAAAAATTGGTTTCTATCGGAAACTATATACTAAGTTAAAAGATCGTCTGGATATCCGTAGGTTTACCGTGTATTACAATGATGGTGCAGACGATTTTGGTCATAAACGAGAAAACATCAAGATACGTGAAGTGACGTTATATCACAAAGGAGGAAATGAATGATGTTTGTTTTCATTAAAAGTCGAGTAATGACTCCTAAAATTACAGGCAGATGTGGAGTTGATAAATATCCCGATCTCCAGGAATTCTTATCTAAACATTGGGATCCACATTATAGTGATAAACTCGATGAAAATGGAATGCTTCATATCGAATTATTTGACACTAATGAAGTACCACCAGCTTTTACTATGGATAATGAGCATATCAGTATTACTGCTAACTGGATCATTGCGAATCTACGTGCTGAAATCAGTAAGATCTTGAACGAGACTGGATACAGGACTATCATCGAGAGAGTCTTTATGCAGTATGTCGGAACTGTGGCTGATCATGTTAGTATGCATAACCTTAGCAGAGATACAACACTCTTCTTGAAAGAAGGATTATTGGTGAAAGGTGTGACAGCGAAAAACATCGTTGAACGTCTTATTGGGTCTAATATGAAATAAATAAGGAACACCCGGGAGAAATCCCGGGTGTTCCTTTTTACTTTGCATAGGTATTTTCTTTATCCATAGTAGGAATAAACATATAGTTCTTTCCAGCATACCAGTTATCAATCATAGTTCTGAAAGAACTGGTAATATCCGAGCGAATGCCGACATCAGCATTTAAGAAATTGTTATAGGTCTTCATCAGCTTTGCACGTTCTTCACGGATAGCGGCTTTATCAGATGCAGACAGACCCGACTGCTCCAGATCCATATCAAGCTTTTCAACCATTCTCATAATTCGCTGCTGAGTAGAACCGTGACCGCCTGTCATAGTGGTAATAAGATCAGCTTGTAACAGTGCTAAATCATAGAATGGTGCCAAGAACGAATCTTCATTAGTAGATTGCGTCTGATAGAGATTGAGTTTCTCTAATGCAGTAGCAAGCTCGGATGAATATCCGTAACTGGATGCAAAGCTATCAGCATACGCCTCGCCTTTACGGAGAAATGTATTATTAATATATCGGAATGGCGTCATCACGATATACTGAGGGAGAATTATCACCATTGTCACTGGAGACAAAATTGCATTCAATGCTTTTACGACATTGAAACCAAACTTCTTCACAGCTCGAACAATCGAACCAAGAGGGGGGATCACATTTAAGAGCATATCATCAATATTGATCAACGCTTGATATACCCCACCTAATTCACTAAGAAGCACATTAAGTCCAGTGCCAGTTAAACGACCATAAACTCGTGGATTATTCGGATTCAGGATCACATTAAGAATCGCATTAAAAATCATATACCACTGATTGGTTAAAGCCCAAATAGAATAATCAAAATTATGACCAACCTCATGAAGTAAAATAGCGGTCATTTCAGCACTGGTCATGTCGCCCTCTGTAAACAAAATTTGATCAGTATTGATAAATACTCTCAACTCATGCTTGTTATCATAAAACCCTTTCTGATTGGTCCCATATTTATAGGTGATATTTCCGGAATGTAAAAACTTTGCTCGTGGAATTGTACAAGGTCCTCTATCAAGGTTGGGGCGATTCGCCCAATAAATAGAACACGATTTGAATCCGAATACATCACAAAATGCTTTCTCAAGTTCTCTGCGAGAAGGATCATTCTGAATAATGATGCTAGGTTTTGCCATTACTTTTTCATAAATAACATCCATAGCATCCTGAATCTTCTGGACAGGCTTTTTGCCAAAGAAAGCTTCATCCAAAATAAATTGGTTAAAAGCTTCTTGTAAAGACATTTGTTCAGCGAAACCGTCAGTAATATTAGCACCTTCTGCAATAGCTCTGAGTTCTGTCAGAGTATACATAATTTGCATCCCTCTACTTTCTTTTATTATAATAGCAAGGATTTTACCACACTTATAGAATAGTTCATGTTATAAATGGATTCCGGGAACATTTTTATAACTGGTAAGGAGGTGTAAAAGTGCCTTATGAGGGTCATTAAGAATCAAACAATGATCAATCGGCTCAGCGAAACCGTCGTAGCCAATGAAATGTCTAATATCGCAATGGTACTGCAGACACCGACAATCTTGACTACATGGTATCGTATTGAACCAAATATGTCAGAACTGGTTCCGGGCTGGGATAACGTAGATAGCTTTATTGCATCCGATTCTCCGATTGTTTTTGATAAGATTGAAAATCTGCCCATGTATGGTGTAGATAATCTTATCCCAACAACAGAATTCGACGATGAAGTAGGGTATGATGAAGATTTCTCATCTTCTGGCGTTGTATATCCGAATACAATCTTCCCGAAACCAAATGATTGCTTCACAATTAATACTGCAAAAGTCCCTGGTTTGTACTATGTAACAGATGTAAAACCCGTTACTGTGCGATCAAATCCATTTATTGAGATCCAGTTCCGCCTGAAAACCAGAGATCCCAATGTAATCGCACAACTGGAGCGACAAGTCCACGAAGTGTATACCACTGCAATGAGTCCGCTTGGTAGCAATCGATCTCTGATTATTACCAAAGATGCAGTTGATGACATTGACTCACATGTAAAATCCTATCTGGATATCTGCCACCTCTATACGCTGCTATTCTATGACGAAAACAAAGCGGCGTTTGTATTTGACGGGCTACCTGATAAAGAAGGTCGAAAAGCATGTTTCATTGACATGACATTATGGAAATTTATGTTCGATGAAGGGATCATCATCTATGACGAACTCGTTACATATGCGAACAATAACTTTGCAAAAAGTGTTGATCGAATCTACACTGGATGCCCTGATGTCTATCTGGATGAGCATAGCTTCCATAGATCTATCATCTGGCGTGTATACAGTAAAGAGTATGGTCCTACAATTAAACTGAATAAGTTTGATGAATACCGATACCCTTATATGTATCACCCCACTGAACGGATCACGAAATATCAAGGTCCGAATATCTGGTATCTTGAAACATATCTAAATCATCCGATGAAGGATATTTCTCATGGTCAGTTCTATATTTGGGATGATGAATTCCTGTGCAGGATCCGTAATAACGATCCATATCCGGAACTCCCTCTCAAAGGTGGTCCTTGTGACGCTTGTGAACTTCACTGTTCTGGTGCACCTGTTCTGTGCTATAACCCATATCTTCGGAATGCTATCATCAAATGGTTTAATGATGGTGAAATCGACTGGGATAATCTCCAGGTCACTGATGATCGAACCATTGAGAACTACTATCTGATTCCCATCGTGCTTGGAATCTACAAGAAATTCATACAGGGACTCGGCTAAAAGAATCTCTATGAATAATAAAACTTTACAAGAAAGGCGGTATCACTGCTATGTTCGGTAATATCAATAAGGAATACAACGCGAAAAAGCGTGCTAAGAAAGAGAACCAGTTCATCACCGAGTCTGTCCTTGGTGTTGAGGAAATTCTGCCCGGTTCTGAAGAGGAGATGGACGATATCACTGATGTCGATTCCGTCCCTGAGGAAGTCTATAAGAAGATCGATGCTGAGTTGGATAAGATCGTGAACGACCCCAACTATGACGACTCCGAGGCGGATGAGCTTGCCGACGATGATCTCGGCGAGGATGATGAAGATGACGAAGCGATCGACGCTATCGTCAATGAAGCCGTTGATGGCTGGGATAATTGAGAAACGGGTTGGAGGTTAATTATGAATCTGAATAATCTCCGCGCTCTTAGCGAGGGTGCTATTTCTGAGTATGAATTTGATCAGCTCAATGAGGCTACTAAATTGGACAAATATAAACTCTATAAGGAAGATGCGCAGAAAATTTCTAGTCTTCTGAAGGAGGCTAGAGCTGAGAATGACAATAAGAAAGCAAAAGCAAAGTATCAGGAAGCTCTGAAAAACGCTAAGGATCTGAAAGCTAAGGCTAATAAGATTCCCAATAATGATGTGCTTGACTGGATCTTTGATCTGTTCGTTAAACCTTGGTGGTGGTTCCTTGCCGATGTTATCACCACGGCATCTAAGGGTAATCCTGTAATGGAGATGTCCAGGTCTCAGGCGGTTGCACATTATGATACGCTGATTAAACAGATCGAGAAGAAGATCGCTGATCTGGATTGATCATACAACTATGAGTAAATGAGGTGCAACGAATATGGCAAGACCTGCGAGGAAATTTATTTTGATCCCTGAGCATCGTCCCCTTCATGCTATGGGTGAATGTTTTGGGCCCAAACATGGACCTCTTCTGGAACCCTGTCCGACTCCTATTCCGGTTATCGGAAAGCTTTTGAAACAGAAAGGTGATGAAGCTCTTACCATCATGGAGGTTCTGAAGAAGCCTGATGGTAGCACAACTTCTCCTGTGAGACTGACTCCTGAGAACTATACCCTGAGCTATGAAGAAATTCTCGGCGGTGCTTCTATGCCTGCTCCGGCCACTCTGGTGAAACCTGATGAGCCTGAAGCTATTGGTCCTGTAATCGTCACTGCAGGAGAAAAGCAGAAAGCTACTGAAATCCCTGTCGGGCCTGGTCCTGAAGTAGAACTGAAGATTTCCGAAGTTCCTGGCGAAGTAACTCCTACCGAAGTTCAGGTAGACAAGGCTGTTATTGTAGGTGATACTGTTGAAGTACATCATGGAGACACCGGAGCTACTTCTTCAGAAGTAGCTATGGAACATCTTGAAACTGCTACTTCCGGATATGTTGCAGTAGAAGGGGAAGAAGAATCTGCTGAACCTGAAGCTACTGTGACTGTTGCAAGTGTTCCGGTTAATCCTACTGCTGGCATGACTAAGGCTCAGCGCAAAGCTTATAACCGCGAGCAGCGTGCACTGGAAGCTGCTAGACAGGCCCAGATGCAGCAGAATTCTACCGATGAAGAAGTATTCTCCAATACCGAGGATGCTGATGAAAATCCACAGGGATAATTTCTCCGTTCTTTTCATAAGGTATGGTCTATCCGGTGTTAGGATAGACCATACTCTTTCTTACTGAAACATCACTATAATGATTACCGGAAAGGGTGGTTTTAATCATGGCGAAACATGGTAACAGTAGAAGTAACATTCAGAGGAACACTGGCCCAGAAATTATTAAAAGTGGACCTCCAAAGAAAGTTACAAAACGCCTTGTTGTAACGTCCCAAACCGCGTATCATATTACAGAGTTGGCACTTCGCGAAAATATTTCAGAAGGAAAAGTCATCGATAAACTGATGAGAACCTATCTGGCTACGCAGAAGTATCGACCCTAAATATTTTTGCATACCGGTTAATTATACTGAAAGGAAGTGTTATCTTTGGAATTCAAACTGAATATTGTCGGTAACCGTCCCGCCTCTGGAGATCTGGTACTGGCTGCTGAAGTTCCTCTGAGTGGTGTAAAATTCATCGAGGTTTTTGGCCAGGCTATGCGTAGATCCATTGATCATGTTGGTCGTCATCGGCATATCACTCTTGGTGCACTGGCGATGTATGAAGTTACTGTTCCTCAGTATATGGCAATCGAGTCCGGTCTGTTTGAGACTACCGATACTGTTGCTGTATATGTTGAAAATGACCTGCTGAGCAACTTCATCTTCTACAGTGCTTCTATGTCTTATGGCGCAACTGGTCGTCCGTGCTATCCCTATATGCAGAATGAAGCTACTCTGGTTTCTATGATCGATGAGCTGGCTTTCTTGGATGCATGGGCTGGCACTAACTATGCTACTTCTCTGAGAATGGTGAATGGTATTATGGTTGATGCTTCTACCAACTATGATAATAATACCGGTGACAATAGTGGCTGTAGTAACAATGGTGGTATCGGGTGTGATGGATGCACTTGTGATCCCGAAAGACCTAATCCTCCCCCTCCGCATTGGAATCCTCCTGCTCACAGGCCTCCTGAACACCACCATTATCACCCGGAGCATCATCCCGCTCCTCCTCCTCAAAAAAACCCGCATCCGCCCGTAGATCGTCCTTCTATGGGTCCTACCCAAAAGCCTTCTAAACCCGGACCTCATCCCCCGGTAAAACCCAATCGCCCTGGACATCATCATAGACCTGGTGGTTCTGTAACGTCTATTAAGCCTGCAGTTCCTCCTGGATATGATAACGATTGCTGTGATAACGATGATTGTTACTGTGATGATATCCTGAAGCCTGGTACGATCATTCTGGATCCTATCACTGGCGACAGCGCTGAATTTAATCAGTAAAACAAATCCCCTCTCCCACATAATAGGGAGAGGGGAATTCTTATTAGTCAGTAAACAAGAGGCGATAACGCTTAGACGTATTCAAATCCGTGCATTGTTTCTTAGCAAGATCAAATCTCATACGAGCTTTCTTTTTACTGGGAAGGAGGTCTTTATATTCTTTCTTAAAACCTTCAATAATCTTGCCGGATTTAGGATCAATAGCACAGTATGACCACGTATTTTCAGGGTCGGTGACATCACACGTAACGGCGATATTAAACTTACCTTCCATAGCAAGGTGTCTCTCATGAGGACTGAAAGAGAACTCACCCTTACGACCCATAATCTCCTCAGCAAATGCACGAGCTAACGCATCATCGCTATCCGCTTTAGATTTATCGCCTTTGGAAGGTTTTCGAACAGAATCTTCATCATCCTCGTCGTCATCATAACCCATACTTCGAGCAGAATTCTTAAAGTTGCTAGAGCCTTTATCTTTCTTTTTATCTTTACCCTTCTTACCTTTAGATTCTCCTCGATCTTCATCGATATCGAATACACCACGAAGATACTTAGCACCAAGATTAGAAATAGCCTTGGTGTTATCACTACCCTCATTAGCTCTCTTATCTTTATCTTTCTTATATTCAAGATCGGATACTGTCTTAGCAATAGAGCCTAGCTCTTTAACGGCAGAAAGCTTGCTATTCTTTGCTGAGATCAGATTACTAATCTGCTGAGAGCGATACATATTTCGAGTCTGTCCACGACTGGAATTAAGTTCATCCTCAATCTCAGAAGCAATCTTATCAAAGTCGGTAATAGTGTCATGGAGCATCGAGACAACAGGAGAAAAGCGTTTACCGTAAGTAGTATCAAGCGTTGTGTCTTTACGCTTATTGCCACCTTTCTTTTTATTGTCACGATATCCCTCTTCATCCTCTTCGTCTTCAGCTTCAGCAACTGCATCAGCATTATTAAAGACCATATTCAGAAGACTTTCACGGGCTTTCTTATTCTTTTTCTTCTTGCCTTCCTTTTTGGACTCTTTATACTCATCAGTTTTCTGATACTGAGTAACAGCGGCTTTTTCTGCCCGGAACTGTTTTAACTTTGCTTCCAGATCATCGATACTGGTAGTCAGCTCTGCTTTGCGTTCATCTACACGGGATGCCGTAGGACGAAGAAGGACAAAACCGTCTTCATCACGATCCATGTCACTATATCCAACGGCACGACGATACTGATCTCTTCCAAGATCATAAATCGCAACATCCATAAATAAAACACCCTCCTTACTGTGTTCAGGTTATATGATTGTCCTACCATGCATTTAATAATCGATTTGCAGATAAACATTCAGATATAAGTCATATGAAAGGATGTATACAATGTTCTCAGACTTAATGCTTTCTGGTCTATGTAAAGCAATTCTATGTATGTGGTTAATACTTATTGTTCTTGGTCTTATTGCAGTTGCTGGGTGTATGCTATGGCTTATAAAAGAATTATACATTTTACGGAAATAACTTTCTGTCTATATATTATAGATAGGAAGAAAGGAGAACTTTTCATGCTCAAATAAATTAAACAACGAGGAGGTTGTTACACATATGCCTAAAGAAAAAGGAAAACTGAACATCAAAAACCGAGATGCGTATAAATGTTTCATACCATCTCCAATCGAACACTATGAAACGCCGACCAAAATTAAATCGGTCCGCTTTGTTCGATCCTCTCCCGATGAAAAATATCGGAAACTGAAAAAGAAAGGGTTGAACATCGACATCACCAACCCTGAGATTTATGTCAACGGGAAGAAACCTACAGATGGTATTTTCTCTCCACTCTTTGGTGCCGACACAACACAGGATACACCCGTCTATACCTGTGATTGCCATAAACTAACCGGTGGTGTTAATCGTGGTCGTATCTGCCCTGATTGTGGATCGGAAGTCCGTACGATTGAAGCTGACCTTCGTATCACCGGACATATCGACATTGCTCCATATCATATCATGACTTATCACGGATATATCGCAATGTCCAAAGTATTCAAGAATCTCGGGGATATCATTAAGACCAATAAACGCATCACACGATCTGGTAAAATCGCAGAAAGCGATATGCCCACGATTATGGATCTTTACGACGACTATGAAGAGCTCTATGAGCATAAGACTGGTCTCCCTAAAGAGATCGCATTCATGTCAAAGATCCCTGTTTATTCTGCACGCCTACGCCCGTTGATGCAACAGAATATGGTTATGACGATTCTGGATGTGAATAAACGCTATCTTTCCATTACAAACCTGAGCGGTATTCTGAAGTCTACGCAGTTTATGCCAGAATTTCATCGGGAAATTGAAATCCAGCGTACGCTGAATCAGATCCAACAGGACTTCAATGATATCACAACTATTGTCAATGAACAGATTAACAGTAAATCTGGCGTGTTCCGTCGAGCATTAGCATCTGGTCGTCTTGACAACTCTTCTCGTCTGGTTATCACTCTCGGCACAGATCTCATGGCGCATGAAGTTGATGTCCCATATCAGATGATGATGGTCCAATACGAAGAGGAGATCGCAAACTACCTTTCCCGTATTCAGGATATTCCCGTTTCCAGGGCTATCGATATTGTGGAAGAGAATCAGACAACACCTACACCTCTCTTTGTGAAAATTATTAATCAGCTTTTGAAAGCAAAGAAAGGTATTTGGATACTCGATAACCGAAATCCGACCATCTCGGAATCTGGCGTTCAGTATGTTCGTATTCGAAAGATCCATGATGATCCCACGGATATGACTATGCATCTACCTCCGGATGTTCTCGGTCTGCTCGCAGCTGACTTCGATAGATGGATGAGAGTCCAATCTGTCCCCTCCTACAGGAATGTGGGATGTGGAACCAATCTAATTGCTGGGAAGTGCTAAAGCCTCTAAGCTCTTTAATACACTTTTAGAGTTACGAAAGTAGAAACAAGTTAGAGGATGGGTATATGGTTAAATCCTAAGTACCTGGAGTACAATGTGCAATCAGCAGCGAAACTTTATAAATTAACAGTAGATAGCATATGGTAATGCGATGGATTATAAATCCGTATGGATGACAGTTCGATTCTGTCTCTCAGATAATTTATAAAGGACGTTCAACGACTATTATGTAGGACTCAAGCGAGTTCGAAATGGTTGGGGTCCCAATGTCTAGACTCTAAATTTAGATAATGGATCATGATATAGTCTCTACATGTAGGTAACACCTACAGCAGTCTGTAAAATTAAGATTCAACTAACTGGCGGGATTTAAGATAGCGCGCATATCTGTTTCGTTAAGAGTTGACGGTTTTATTAGACGCTCTCGAAGTAGCGACTCGAGAGGAAGATTTAGGGAGATCAGCTGACTGGAGTTTCGGTTAAGAACCCGAACTACCACCCACTCTTTATGACCATGTGTCCGACATACGCTTTCATCGATCGTGCTGATGGTAAGTTTAATCGGGCCATGGATTTCAAGAAAGACTATGCAGCATTAATTGCTGCAGCTTGGGATATTGATGCAGCATATGATCAATTTCTCTCCAATCCGGAAGCAGAACATTATGAGATACTGAAACAAATGGGTCTGGATGATGTAGAGAATGAATCCGCTCGTGATAGACGTGAAATGGTTTTCCGCACACTCATGTCTGGAAAGGTATCGGGTAAGTTCCGGGATCGTTTTATAGACCCTTTTGGTTTCCGCCAGGAGAGTGTCATGTAAGCCCAAAGAAGGGTACGCAGGAGCCATAAGTGCTCCTGCGTATTCTTTTTCTTTCTATCAGAAATCGATATATAATCGGACAAAACAATAAGAAGAGGTGATAAAATATATGGATAACACCAATAGCAATAACAGTCTAATTCGATATATAATCGGTGCATCGAGAATCAAATATGAGATTCTTGATCAACTATATGCCGGTATTAATATGAGTCAATATAAGATGGGCGTCATGTATGTGGATGCCCATAGTATTTTTTATAGACTCTATAAAGAGAAAAACCTGGCAAATCTATATAGCTCTAACCAGGGAGAACTGATCAGAGATTTAGTTGTGGGGTTTCTGAATGTTCTCGGGCATTATAGACGTTATATGGCTACACGTATGGGTCTCGATAATGACATTTATGTAATGTTTAATCGAGAACCAGCTAAATATAACGTAAAACATTACGAAGATTTTAATAAGAAACTCTATAAACGGTATGATAGTAATGATCCTAACTTTGGTTTTATCACAGAATCTGTAGAACTTGCTTGGCAATTTATACTTGGACTTTCTCCATATTTTGAAGGAATCTATTGTATCGATAATGCTGGCATCGACGATTTTGCTCTGATGTGTAAGCTCGGATTCTCTGATGATATTTTCTATACTATCTATAGCAAATCCATGTATGGAACGCAGTTGATTAAACAAAATGTCGTTCAGTTATTCAATCGTCGAGATAACTCGCGATTGATCACCGAAGGAACTTGTTATAAGAGAGGTATTCTATTTGATTTGAAAGCAAAAGCCAGTGAAAAACTAACGCCTGATATGCTGCCGTTATTATGGACATTTGCTGGTTGTAGTGATGTATCAATGATTGGAACTAAGTATGTACAGAGAATCTCTACGATTCTGAAAGCTGCTAACAAAATGGCAGAAGAAAATATACTCATTCCGGGAACTTCTATACAGAGTTTTCTTGACACAGTTGGTGATTATCTTGGTACTGGAACAAACGGTTGCAGCATGAAACTGACAATCAAGATTGATCGCAACCAGCTCATTAAACGCTATCGAGCGCTATCACCACAGTTAGCAGCTGCTGCTATTACTTCCGACCAGTGGGCCCGTATCACTGCACAGCTGTATGATATCTATGATGAAAACGAATTGGAGAATTTGAATGAGCTACTGGCTGCAGGACATGTAGATCCAGAATTATTGGAAATCACAAACTTGAATATGAGTGTAGCACCGAAATATGATTTCGACTACTATAATTAATCAAAGGAGGTTAGTATATATGGCATCCGGACAACCTCTGGTACTTCACCAGTATAAATACGTCCCAAGAAATATAGTATTAACAATCGGTGATAATACATACACCTATCGGGATGGAGCAATTACATATATCAACATCATCCACGACTATACTAAAAGACGACTCCCGGTTATTCAGTGTGGTTTGGAGATGGAGGTTGCTATCATTGAAGAACTATATAAACATACAGATGCTACGAAGCTGAAATTGGATATCTATGAACTCCAGCTGGATAGCGATCAAAATGTAATCAATACAAGTCTTTATTTACAGTATACATTCCATGTCGTTCCTGCTCGTGATCAGACTGTTTATATCACCACTACCGATACCGAAACACAACAGCTTATGGATGTAATGAAAACGCTGCAGAACTTCGAAATGTACTTAATTGATATGGATGCGGTTCGTTGGTTTACTACTGAAAAGGATATGATCTTTGAAGAGTCTACCTATGCAGCAGCACTTCAGGCAATGTTCGTTGTACGTGAAATTCCTGCACAAAAGGTCATTGCAACGCCTCCAATGTTGAATGGTTCTATTAAGAATATGAATATCCCATTAGAGGATTTGATTCATAACATTCAGCATCTGAATACGACTTATGGACTTTATGATGGAACACCTATCGTATATTACGACTTGTTCTATCTGTATTGTCTTTCTAAACAGGATCCAAATATTATCATCGAAAGCGCGACAGATTTTGGTACAGTCTCATTTGTTCTAATGAATCCTGGTAAACCTGCACGTGAAATCACTGGATCTTGCGATGACCCTGAAGAAGCTACACACTGGGTAAATCTGAACAATACTCCGGGTATTTTCGATACAACCCCGAAAGATACTGCAGCAAAACTGGCAACGGTTACTACAGTTAATAGTAAGGGTAAAATCGAAAAGATGACTCTCGATGATAATGCCACAACACTGAAGTATATCTATGCCAATAATGAACTTTCCAGTGCGCAGTTAGTGAATGAACTAATGGTCGGTCCTACAGTTTCCGTTATGGCGCTGAATAGCTCAGTAAAATTCCTGAAGCCTTATAAAGATTATACGTTTGTGCTTGATACATCTTATCAAAATCTTGGTCTCAGTGGAAAGATCTTCAGACTCCTTGGATTTGTTCTTGGTATCCACCGAGAAGGATCTGATAATTATATCACTGAAGTTACTGCAACACTGTATACACCAAGACGTGAAGAAGAAACTTGATACAAATAAGATACGGAGAGGGATCGCCCTCTCCGTATTATTTTCTTCACACTTTATAGACCGGATTATATGGAATCGGTTTATTTTTATCAATAGATTTTGTATTCAATGCAGCAAAGAGTCCAGTCTGTATAATGATGGCAACGATTGTATTTTTATTATCGTTGATCTTATTCTGAAGTTCCTGTAATTTAGTATCAAAAGCCGCCTGATAGATTGTAATATAGCCATTGAATAACCTCATCATCTCCACATGAATAGCAGCATAGCGAGAATATTCATTAGCCATAAAAGCTTCCTTATCCGGATCGGCAATAGCCTGAATACGATTTGTGATAATACTGGTAGGATTCTTTGTTACACCGGCATACGTTTTCTTCAACAGCTCGTAATCATCGATGAGATTCTTACGTGCTCTCATAATATCATCTTTATCTCGCTTGTAAGTAGTAATCTGTTCGATATACTTATCAAGAGTCTGATGATCGATGGTTACTATCACAGGCTTACCACGAACGCGTTTTTCAACAATCTTTTTCGTAGAACTACGCAGATCAAAGGGATCAGGTGTAGTTCCCAGAACTTCCTTACCAAAAGATTGCAGAAGCTTATCGATACGAGATCCTACTTTCTCGGAAGTGAGATTTCCAGATCGAATATCATCATGAAGTTTAATGATATCTTTCTCGATACCAGAGGTAGTACGAATAGCATGAGGATAATCACGAACTTCAGGATATTCAAATGTCTCATGCTTAATAGGCTCTTTCGTTTTATCTAATCTATCAAGAATAACTTCTCGATATTTCTCGAGAAGCTTTACATTGTTCAAATAATAATTATTAAGAACAGAAAGTACCCGCTGGACCAGTTTAAGAAGAGTCTCTTTCACATTCTCTAAAATTTCGTAAAACATTGAATGGGTATAGGTTGTTGCTGTAGAAATAATTCTTGCTTCGCCCAAACCAGAACCGAGCGCATCAATGCAACTCTCTACGATATCTAATTTTTCATATGTTTCAACCACAGCTAGATGATTTGTAATCCCACACTGTGTCATAAACTTTGTTGTCATCGGAAATATAACCTCCTCTTATTGTGCTTATAAAAATGTCATTATTATTCCTGATTTGAGCGGAAATTGAGATATATACTATATTTGTAGAAAGAGGAATTTGAAATAATTCCAAGACCAAATATGTAAAAGAAAGTTGAGGTACAAAGAAATGACTCGAACTGAAATTAATACTTGGAAGAATTCTGAGATTGCTCGTATTGAGCGTGAGACTGCTAGTAAAATGGCAAAAGACAAAACGGTCCATCAGGACCGCATGAGCCTCATCAAAGCAATGGGAGAAGCCGCTCAGCGCGGTGATTTTGATCTGATGGTTGAAATTAAGGGCAAGTTGGCTATGTGCCACTGAACCTATATAAACAAAAAATAAAGGAGAATCATTTATGGAAAACCTTACTACAAAGATCAACGCAAATGTCCGTGCTCTTCTGCAGAACTATTACCATGAGGGTAACATCAAGGCAGCTACTAGACTCCGCACTGCACTGTATGATGTCTATGATAGCGACGCAGTCGACAAACTTGTCGTTTCGATCTATGATCAGTGTGAAAGCAATGTACTCTATCCCGAAGACCACGACTTCGCCATCCTCGGTACCAATATCAATTTCATCAAGATCATGTGCTCTATCATTCAGGATATCACGGAGTATTCCGATGACGATGATTGGGCGCTGGATCTGATCAAACGTGCACTGCATTTTGTTCCTACTCGTGAATATGCTTTGCAGTATCTCGAGAGTGACATTGAAATCGGTATGCGTTTCACCGACATTCTGCGTGAACTCATCGATGAGATTGAGGCCGATAAAGACACACCCAAGGATACTCAATGCTACATTCACGTAAGGCAAACACTGGCGCTTTTCAATGATGTATATGAAGCACGAAATCATATCTTCGAAGTCGATCCCAAGATCATAGCTGAAATCAAAGAAGTTCTCTTCAACGAGGAGACTGAGGTACAAGTCTTTGAGATTTGGGATCAGCTCCACTATAAGTACAATGGAGCAACGGCTAACCATGTAATCGTTGAAATCATGGATGGATATATCGCAACCGCCAATTATGATGGGCTGTATAATATCCTTCTGCAGGGATTTGATGAGATCGAATATTTCAATGACGAGATTGTCGATGCACCTATTCGAGCTCTCAAGTATGTGATGACATTACCCGCAACACAAGAGACTGCTGAGTTATTCAATATCTGTTTCACTGCTATCAGAGATTTGCTTGGAAGCATGGATGAATATGGCGATGAGACCGATGTTACCTATGTTGCAAAGCTTGAAACAAATCTCTCTGAGATGAAGTCTGATATTTTCAAGCACATCACCGATGAAAACGATTATCATGATCTCATGGATCTGGTCAACGAAACCAAATGCTATCTTGCCAATGAAGATGACGACGAGGATGAAGACCTCTACTAAGTCGCAAAGAGAATACACCCCGGGATTGCTCCCGGGGTGTTTCTTTTACTCCAAATGGAGATTACTTATTGCCCTTGAAACCAGCAAACTTGGTCAGGACATTCATGTAGTCACTGGTCATACTCTGAACCAGGCTGGTGTGCAGCTGACGAGCAGAGTTCGCAGTGGTCTCATACATAGTGGTCTGCTTCATGATCAGATCATAGTAAGCCTTATAACCCTCACGCAGAACACGAACAACCTCAGCGGGATACTTATCCTCATCCTTGATGTTCAGATCGCTGCCGATCTTCTCCAGAGCAGCCTTGTAATCAACCAGATCCTTCAGATGCTTCTCATACACCTTCTTGATAGCTTCAATAGCCTTGCCGCTATCCTTAACAGCATTCAGCATCTTACCAGCATCGCCACCGACCTTAGTCTCAACCTTCTCGGCACCACGAGCCTTCTTAGTGACCTCAGCCCAGATAACATCGACGGAAGAAGCGCTGCCAACACCGAAGATACCAGAAGCAGTCTTAGCGAAGTTCTTCTCGAAATCTTCGCGCTCCTTCTTAAACTCACCGGCCAGCTTATCTTCATCAGCGACATAGGACTTCACGCCCTCAGAATCAGCATCAGTGGGATTCTTCTTAGTACCCTTAAACTCAGCAGCACCAGCGATCATATTCTTACCGAAATCGCTGATACCCTTAGCCTTCTTATCGCCCTGCTGAACAACCTCACGCCAGTCATCAACCAGCTTACCAACATTGGCAGCCAGCTCACCATTAGCACCGAGATAGTCAGGATTCCAGCGATAGCACTCAACGGAGAAATCGCTGTAACCGGGCTGACGCTGAGCAGCCTGAATCTTGGGCTCCATGATCTTGACCCACTTATCGGTCTTACCGGTCATCTTATAGAAGTAGGCCTTGATCTTCTCGATGATACCCTTGACCATAGAAATGATCTTATTGAAGAACTTGATTACGCCTTCCTTAATGGTGGTGAACACATTCTCATGCAGAGTGTCAACACGATCAGGAGCGGTCATAGCAGCTTCGGCCAGGAGCTCATCAGTAGAAACGATGATCTCACGCATATCAGCAGCCTCGGACATGATACGATAGTTCATGTCGGCGGTGCATTCATTCAGATTGTCGGTGCCAAATTCATACGCCGCAATGGGACTATGAGCAGCACCAGCGCTTTCCACAAGGGCCTGTGCCAGGCCAAAGGGAGTAATAGCCATAGTGTACGTACCTCCTTATAGTTTATCCAAAGTGGCGTTAATTACAGCGCAAAGTCCATGATTACGTCGAAATCGTCGATATCGGACGCATCATTGTTGTTGGACTTGGTGTCCTTCCAGCTCAGCATCTTGCCGAACATAGCCTTGGCCTGGTCATTACGAGTCTTGAAGAAGTTATACTTCAGGCTCTTAACCTTATTGATAACAGCATAGGTATCGCTGACACAGGACATATAGACGCTATAGTAGGAAGAAACCAGAGACAGAGCGTTGGCATTAGCACTCTTATCTTCCTTATCGCTGTTGAACTTATCGATATCGGACTGGATCTGAGAAGTCTCGCCATCCAGGTCGCTATAGTAGTTCTTAGCAGCCTGCTCGATACGGACATACTCATCCTTGATAGCAGCCAGATCAGTAGGATCCTGCAGAATCTTGCCCAGAGCGCCCAGATCAAAGCCCTTCTGACCATGCTTGATATCAATCTTCTCACCATACAGCTTAGAGCGACAATCAGCCTCCCAGCCATCCTTGGCCAGATTCATACCGGTCAGCTCTTTCGCGACATTGTAAGCACGATCAGCAGAAGACAGGTTGGTTAGACGATCAATATAAGCCTTGGCAGACTTCTCACCAGCAGAACCGGACTTAATCTCACCGCTGTGTTCAGTCCAGAATTTCTTGGGAGAATCGAACTTACCGCCGGTGGCCTTAGCCATCAGGCTCTCGATACCCTCGCGGGACTCAAAGCCAGAGGGCTCAGCAAAAATCTTATCCTTGGTCATGATGTCATAGCCATTATAAACCAGACCATCATACTTCTTACCCTGGAGCAGCTTACTATCCTTATACTTCTCCCACAGCTGCTTACCAGTAAGTTTGATTTTATCGATCTGCAGCTTCAGCTTATTGATAATAGAGCGCAGGAACTTCAGGATCTTATCGAAGAAAGCTTTGATCTTCTTCTTGATATCCTCAAAGGACATCTCAACGATGGGCCCAAACTCGGGCTCATAGCCGCCAGAAATAGCATTGATAGTGGCCTCGACGAGAGCTTCATTCTGCGCATTGCGCTGCTCGAGGAAGCTCATCTGGCTCTCAACGATGACCACAGGCAGGGTGTTAATAGCCTCATCCAGAGACATCTCCGGCATTTCATCGGTATAAGAACCACCGTTGAAGCCAGCGGCAGACTCTGTGAGCGCCATCAGCTCGTTAATTCTCATAACAGTTTTTGCCTCCTTGTGTTTCAGAGTGGATTGTATTGTTATTGGGTTCGGGTTTCTTTCGACGTGAAAGCACGTTTATAACAATGTTTGGGGTAATTGTTAAGAAAAGTACAGAATCGGAGTTATTTTTGTATATGAACATAGCCTAAGGGGTAGTTAGGCCATCTTCAGCGTATTGAGAAGAAGTTCAGTATAACTCTTGATAGCATTCTCATGAGCTACACACTTCCTCAACTGTGTGGCCATAGTCATAACCACAACAGTGCCGATAGCAAAGATATTCACAGTCTGCATCAGAGCTACTTTCATAGTCTCTGCAGCTTTCTGCATATCGTAACCTTCACCATCAGTGATAGAACAGATCGAGTCATAGCAACTCATAGATATGTTCCGAAGAGTATGAGAGACCAGTCGCAAGAGAACGCGAACAATGTCTTCTTCATCACCACGATAAGGCCTCTCATCAGGATTACCATAACGCTGACCGGACATCAGGTCATTGAAATCAATACCCTGACTTTCAACTGCCTCCAGACGGGACATGCGGTCCATATCTTTATAGACACAGTTGATGAGATCAACCATACCTTCAAAGGATCTTACTACACCGCTCTGGCGACCATAGTCTTCACCATAGAAGGGCTTCAGCGTACTGGCCATAATAGGATCACGCAGCATCTCAGGACGATTAGAAAACAGGTTTACAAAATTGCGAGTTTCCCACATATTATTGAATGCAGGCATCGCATTGTAATTGTAACGACTGTGTTCAATACCCTGCTGCCGAATGAATTCTACATTCTTCATGAACAACCCAACATGATGATTGAACGAATCCATAGTCGGGCTGTTAGGCCCATTATAGAGATCCAGCATTGCCTTCTGTTTAACGGCAGTACAGCGAATGATATTTGCAACATTACTTGCAACTTCAGCAACTCTCTCGAATTTACCAACCTGCATGTTAATGTCTTCATCGCCATATGTCATATTCAACAGAGGTGCAATCTGCTCTTCATAAACAGGACCAAGTTTTCCGATTACCCACATAACAGGATCCCTGCTATGAGCTTCCCGGATCATTTCGGTAGACTGCTGTGCAGACACTGGAGCAGGAGGTCGAACAGCATCGTCAAACTCGCTCACGGACTCACACATCATAAATGCGCCACCCGGATACAAAGAATAATTCGGATACATCTTCTTCCTCCTTTCTTACAGCATCAGATCACCAGCAGTGAATGCGCCGGGATCACGGACAATGGGGCTATTCTGATCAACTCGCAGAGTTGCATTCTCCCTACGCTTCTGAACAGCGACCATACTATTGGTAGTATCCATCTTAACAGCAACGCGATTCTTCCACTTCTCGAGTTTCTGCACGATCTTCTTCTGTCGAGCAATAACCTTCTTACTACCACGACCACCTTCCAGTGATTCAATATTGGTATTAATCAGGTCAACCTGCAGAGAGAGCATATCAGAAATTTTTACTCGATTATAGTAGATAGAATAAATAATTTCGCGAATCATAATAATGATACGAGGAATCATTGCAATCACAAAACCTACACCGATCACGGCTGCTGCAACTCCAGCCAGCGTGACACTTTCAGACATAGCCTTCTTCGTGCCAGTCTGTTCATATGACTGCAGGAGCTTGGTATAAGTATCAAGATCGCTGGATGCTGCCAGGATATTCTTGATATGAACATGTTTGATCGTGCCAGGAATTTCATCATAGAGGACCTGGCAATCGGTCTCAGTTTCTGTGGTAACAAACCGAATCGTATTACTCACCAGAATACCAACAGAATACAGACATGCTGCAACCAGAGAGGTATACAACAGCTGAATCAAACCATTACCAGCCTGATACTGAGAACGATATTCATTTCGATTATTGGAGAGATGAGACATAACTCGTTTGACCGCTTCGCATACTTTCAGGTATTTCTCAGCGCCAGGATCAGTGCTGCTCTGATAAATGTTGGACAGAGTCGTAACATTTTCCAAAATCATAGCCTTGTATTTGAAACGATCGATATCGCCGGCAGATTTCTCAATCTCACCAAAGTCCAGGGAATTATACTTATCTGTAATGAATTTCATCATCGCAGTAAGTACATCATCTGTAACCTGTACTTTTGCCTCCTCAGACAAGGCGAAGAAGTCTACACGATTGACTTCAATCGCAGCCTCAGTCAGCAACTTTGCATAATCTAACTGAACCATAATGACTTCTCCCTCCTTTATCTGGAAATAGACCGATACAGTTCCCGCAACATGCGATCCGACGACTGCTGCTCGCGCTCCAACATCGCATAGGTATACTGCTGGAAGTCTCCGCCATGTCCATCATAGGTGATATAACACATCTCATTCGCCTGATCAAGAATCACGAAACCGAGCAAGAAGCTGGCATCCATGATCATATTGACATGATCCTGGGTCATAATATCAATGCCATATTCATCCTTGATATACTGTACCTCATTCATAGTCAAAACGACAGACCCATTCGGAGTATATTCCTTCATGAGATAAGGTACAGACATTTTGGACCAACGCTTGCGTCTGCGGAATGCAGCACCCCACTGACGTGCACCACCAGTACGACTGTTGAGCGCATCAACTTTCAGTTCCTTAAAACCGAAAAGCAGATCAGCGAGAGATTTCTCTTCGCCACTGATATACTTTACGAAGCGAAGGAACTTACGTTTATTGATAATGCAATTATACAGATCATTGATCAGATCAATGGCGGGAACCTTGCGGATATGGACCTTGATACCAACAAGAACATCACGGGTCACTACTTGTTCAGTCTCATCGACAATGAAACCGATTGATGCCTTTGTATAGGTAGGAATCGCTTCATTGGATTTCTTCATATCCATATCGGTGAAGATCTCTTTATCGAAAGTCTTATGACCGGTATAGCCATTTCGCATTGCAGCACGACCAATATTGACACCGGATGCAGGTCTGCGAGAATCAAACGTAAGACCATCAGTATCAATATCGCCACGAGGATCTTGAGGACCTTTATTTTGACGCTCATCACGAAGTTTATCTTCAAGATCTTTTATTTTCTTATCTCTGCGATCAATTTCTCTCTCATGACCCTTTTTCTCTTTCTCGTATCTCTTTTCTGTCATATAGAGTTGCGAATGATGCTGCTGCGTTTGTTTCTCCATACCTTTCTTGAGGTTTCTATTTTCACGACTCTGCTTATTGTACTCTTCTGAATCTACGATTATGTAAGCAGGTTCATGTTTAGCCTCAGTAAGAATAAAAACATCACTATCAGGAGCAGACAGAGATTCATCAATAGCCGTGATGCAATGTTCGATTGTGTTCAGATCCATTTCGGACAGAACGGGAATGCCGCTTTCCTCGAGTTTCTTGTCAGCCGCAGGATCGGGCAATCCTTTGCGTTTTCTGAGTTCAGAACGTCGCTTATCAACCAGCTTCAAACGCTTATTGATAATCTTGATGTAAGCGCCATACTGTTTCATGAACGCTTTAGGGTTAGAGATTGTGGCCCCATTGAACCTGATAGACAGTTTCTTATTGGTGCCATTCTTCTCATTCTCTTTATACTTCTTTTTATATCTGGTTAGATACTTTGCATATTTATGCTTCAACTTATTTAGCTTTGATTCAAGACTGTTAAGCTTAGTGAGACTGGAACAAGACAGGATCTTATTCTCGGAAACGGATTCCAGCGAGAACATGATCGAGTCAATGGCAGATTTGACATTACCTTCAGAGAGAAGACCATCAATTTCAGGATATTCATCTTCAAGATCGCCTTCTTCATCGCCAATATCAATACCAGTGACTCTCTTGATAATCTCTTCATCACTCATCAGTTCAAGATCATCATCGCCAGTATCGAGCATATCAGCAGTAGCCTCACCGAGGAAGCCCCATGTATCAAGTTCTCGCATGTTTTCGAGGTACTGCTCCTGCAGTGTCCGAGTTAATGGATCGATCGGATCAGCAGAGTACATATCATTTAAAGAAATCGTTTCAGAGATGACGTTAATGTAATTCGAACAGTTCTTCTTGGACTTTTCCCAGCATTCCAACAGGAAATCCTGAAGCGCTGCCAGATCAGCATTCGTCGGCTCAGATGCAGATTCTTCAAGTGTACTTACGAGACCAAGCGCCTTATTCAACACAGGACCAGATCCAGCATTGATGCCCATATTTTGGTGGAACTGGGACAGATAGGCTTCAATGGACGCCTGATCATCAGATCGGATGCGGTGGAACGGCATCAGACTAATACAGGTGACCACAAAGGTCGCATAAGACTTTTCCAGCACTCTACTGATCATACCCATTTCTTCGGGTGTTACCTGATCAGATGTTACTGTCGGAAAATAAAAAATTGAATTCGAGCTATACGCCGAGATAGATCGGATATGATTCCGATTCAGATTGACGCTAAACTTTTGTTTGGTTCCTTTGCCCGAAACGTCTATGGATGACAACATCGAGAAAAGTTCAGTGATCATCAGCACATTTCTCCCTTCTTTGCAGATTTGTACATGTTGCCAAACCACAACTCGTACATTTATAGTATTTGTTGAAGTAAATCAAAAAAGAACATATAAACCCTCCCAAATGGGAGGGTTTTCTTATCAGTAAAAGAAAACGGGGCATTGAATCCCGTTTTCTTTTTTATCTTAATCAGTCTTCATCCCAGCGAGGCGCAATTCTGAATCCTCTACCAGGCTGAACTTCAAGATCTATACCTCCGAACTTTTTCTTCTTCGGCTTTGTATAATCGCGTTTCCCTCCCTGAATCCGATAGAACCTTGGATCCTTACCGATGGATAAACCAATACCATGATCAAATGGAGAATCATCATCATCTTCGTATATATAATCGTCTTCATCAAGATCATCTTCAGAATCAAAATAGTCGTCATCTTCACTAAAATCTGATGCAGCTAATAATTCACCATGTAATGATGTGATCAAACGATCTGCAACACGAGCAGATGCTTCCAAAGTATTGATCATTTCGGCAGCAACTTTTAGTTCATCTTCCAGCATCTTAATTTTCTTACTGGATTTCTTCTTCAAGGTTTCATATTGGGTTTTCCAATATTCAACTTCATTGGGCTCGCTCTTCGAAACAGTATAAACTGTTTTTGTATCTTCACGTGGAATAAGTTGCATGAAATTATCATGCTTCTTTGATTTGCTCATTGCGTACTCCTCCTAATTAGTTGCACCGATATTTTGATCTCGTTCTCTTTCGCATACATAGGTGCAAACGGGCAACTATTAGTAAAAGTTTTACAACTCCTTTCCACTACAAGTATAATATGTACGTGCTTTAAGAGTTGCCCAATTTGCTTGATACTGCTTTTTGCGCGCCCTGATATTTGCCAGTATACAAAGTATCGATCTTACCATGCGGAGTTAAGAAATACACTTGCGCAATAGAAAGATTCGGATAAATCTTAGTGGGGTATGTGACCTTAATCTGTAGAGTCCATACACCACCAAAACCAATATCTCCAAAACCTGCTTCCTGATGAACCGCGATTCCGAGACGACCGATAGAAGACCGACCGGTAATAATCGGTTCAAAATAATCAGTCTTCACGACTTCTTTAGTAGGAACAAGATATAGCATCCCAGGTCGGAGAATAAAACCTTCTTCAGGATCAATCTGAAAAGTCTCCGTATCTTGGAAGGTTGACTTATCTTTTAAGTCAATCAATGTAAGATTCCGATATACAGTAACAGTATCACCACACCGAAGATTATAACTGTTGGGATTCAAATAAACGGGGTCGTAATCAGAAATAAAAATTCGACCAGCTCGAATTTGCTTAGCAATCTCACTCCCGGTTAAAACGCCGCCGGAGAAGTTTACTCTATCTAATAAACCCATAGAGATATCACCATACCTTTCTTATATAACTGTAAGCAATCGAATCAGTAAAGAATTGCTATAAATGTCTTATTTGATAGGCTCGAACATCGATATAAATTGGATTAACATATAAATCCATGTTTCCTGTCAGAGAAGAGGTGAAATATCAAATTGGCTATTACAGACAAAAGCGATCTGACAAGATTGATCGGAACAGCGGCACGCGCTGTATCATCATCTACAGACATTGTAGAGAATCCCAATTCGAATGAAGAAACTCTTATAGAAGCAAAACGAGAACAAGTTTCTGTAAATAGTAAAGCACGTTCCATTTATAATACCAAAGCAAATGAGCGAGCAACTATCAATAGAACAATTCCCAAATTGCTTTCTGGTCTCGGTACGAGTGCTGCTGAAAAAACTCCAGACTTTGACACTTTGGCAAAACAGTATAAAATTCAATACGGACAATCTTATGCGGATTTCACTGATCTGATTGACCATTTCAATCTTTCACGTCTTCCAAGTTATGAGTCCGTACCGATGCCCTTTATTGGGCATATTATTATGACCCGCCCAAGTCTCTATGTACAACCTTCTACTTCTACATCGTCTTATAGTGAGTCCAACAGTATTGCTGAAGCACCGAATATGATAAAAAACTTCAACGCATTGAAGAATCATCCAAAGACTTCAGCATTTGTGAATGATGCATATGGCCAAAAATTATTGAAGATGCTGAGTGAAAGCAGCAATAGTTATTACATGCCAGTATTCACAACTCGTGCTGCTAGCTATAGCGTAAATGATGTACAGTTAAAGACAGTTGAAAAAGGTCAAACATACTATGGTCATACCATTAAATATGCTCACTATAATGAAGAGCATAAGTTTGGTGGATCTATTTCCATCGACTTCCGCAATGATTATTATTACAGTATACTGAAGACTGTGTATATTTGGATGGCATATATCGATATCGTATCTCGTGGTGAAATTGTAAAACCGTCCTATATTAGCCAAATGAATGGTATTCTGGATTATTGCGGATCAATATATTATCTTGTAACAGATATGAGCATGAGTAAATTGCAGTATTGGGAAAAGCTGACAGGAGTATTCCCTAGGTCTGCACCCTTCTCTATCTTCAGTTACAATGATATGCCTGGTGTAGAAGATAAGATTTCTATCGAATTTGATTATGGTATGAAATCAGATCCTTGTGACCCGAATGTCCTATTTGATCTCAATATGCTTTCCGCCAACTCGTATACACAGGCAGCAAACTTCATGCGATACGGACCCGCGTATCTGAATCAGCAAAAGACTATCAATTATGCAGATGTAAATCGAAAGTCTGATTGGTCTAAAGCCGTTCGTGCAGATAACTTCAAGGGACCTTTCGGACTTGGTGATGCTTTTGCTGCAAAACCAATCATTCAAGCAGTGAAGAATGGTAGCACTTTGAACTACTATCTACACTGGCTGCGTTAATTTTATAAACAGGAGGTGAAATGTAGTTCATGGCTGACAACACAACTGTCCGTAAATTAATAAATCGTGTTGACATTCTAAAGGATTTAACCGAGAATGTAACTCCGATCTATTATCCTAAGGAATCTTTGGATAAGAATCGTACAGGCTTGTATGGTATGCTGATGGAAGCAATGGCAAATTCCATTGAAGATACTGTGACGCTTGAGCAACGTCGCGCATCAGATTATTGTCCAGAGCTTTCTACAAGCGAAATCCATGTCAACCAGACTGCAAAGATTCGAGGTGTTGGCATCAATCGGGCAACGCCTGGTAAATGTTATGCATTACTTGGTGTTCTGAAAAGTGATATTCTTGCTAAGGGCACAACTTATGGTAATGAGATTCGCTTTATCATCGATAGACGCTCTACGATCTTGTATGGTGGTATTAATTTTTCTCTTGAAGATGATATCATCATCAGAGCAGTAAAACGTGGATCCAGTTATCTGTATACAGCAAACTATACAGGTGAACATTCTACATATGAATCTTATATTCAAATGTACGAATATGTTAATACACATGGTGAAGAGCTTGTTGCAATGATCTGTCAGATCTATCAGTGTAAATATAACATCAGCGACAAGCACGTTACTGATGACATCGAATTTCTTTATGATGGACTGTATTTCGATTATGATAATCGACTGGCAGATTTTGAGGTATACTTCAAACGCTCTACGAATGATCCTTATACAAAAGTAGAAATGGATCACTATCTCACAATGGCTACTAACTCCAAGTGTCTTTATTATAATGATGACGAAGCTAATCTTCTTCGCATTATGAATAATCCTGCGCTGAATATTGGTATTAATGCTACGATTCGCGTAGAGATCAAAGAGACTCTTGGTGAAGATGGTCATGTGACGCTGGATAATACCACTTCCGCATCTTTCGCTATGTATCAGGATGCCGCATATAACTACAGTGGTGTGCATGTGTTCATTACTATGCTTACAGACACTGTCGCGGCTGACAATGGAGATACCCTGACAGATGTCAAAAAGAGATTGATCGATGAGAAAACTCGTCGAGATAATATTACCACTGAGCACGATATCATCACATACATTAATGATATTGATGCTAACGTACAGCTTGTTAAGAAGCGTAACGATATTCAGGATCGTAACTATTTCATGTACGTTTTGATGCGTTACGGTGACAGGAAGCTTGCTCCTGCAACTACAAAGAGATTAAATCTTACAGGTGTGCGCACTGTACAGGATTTTGGAGACTTTGACATCTATAACAGTACAGTAGATCGTAAGATTATTCATGCTTACAACAAGTTCAAACTACATGTGGTAGACGGTGAGCCTGATCAGGACTATGTCACAAAATGTCCGATCAATGAGAATGAACCTAATACGTACTATTTAACTTGTCCGTATATGATTCTCATCAATGATCTAAATATCGCGTCCTACTACTTCACCAGTGTGGATGAGTCTGTTGTATTAAGCATGAAGATCGCAAACAATCTTTTCCCCTTCCAGATGATCAGTAGATCTGTAGATGTATTCCGTGATGCACATAATCCTGATACACATGACATCTATAGATTTACAATTAAAGGATCACTAAATACCGAAAATGACTCTCTGTTGGTTGATGATGAAGGAAACATTATTGATAGAGAGGCAGTCATATGTCATCTCTTCTTCCCACTGGAAGGTAGTCCTATCGCATATTTACCTATGACGATCGATAGCTATAATCAACAAACCCGTGAATTCACTTTCACTGGCACAATTCGCACCAATGACTATATTACCGAAGTTGATAAGCTTGAGATTATAGAAGGTCTTTATGCAATTGGGTCTGATAAAAGATACAACTCAGTTATCGATTTCAAAGACGCATCTTTCCAAGTAAGTTTCATGTTTAAACAGGATGATCCTGATGGTATCTATATGAGGGATGATAGTGTCTATACGATGCTTCCAAGCTCTTATACCGACGGGTACGTTCTGATGAATTCTTACTACAATAATCCGAATAATCTTTACAATCTCATTTTGGAATTCAGCAAGTTCAGTAGATCTCCTACAATCGTCTCTAAAGTGAGCGATACGAACTATGATTATTCGGTTGGATCTGTCCCATTCTTTGAGTTTGAATTCGGTAAGACTCACACCGCGGAGCTATTTGATACGTTCAAACATATGACAATTGTGTACGGCTCTCTGTTAAAATTGACTACCGATTTCGAGATCGCATTGAAGTTTATCGCAACATATGGACCGTCGAAATATATCACCGTAACTGGTGGGAGGATGGAAGATGGTGGTGAAGTTACTGCATATCTGAATAATCTCACGCCTACGATTTATTTCAAGGTCTATGGTCTCGGCGCTCCCGTAGATGAGATTCGACAATTCATCTATGAATATCTACGTGACACCTACATTGTAGATACACAGGTGTTCATGTCGAATGTATGTACTATGGTAGAGAGTAAGTTCTCCTCTGTGCGATCAATCAAGTATATGGGAATCGATAATTTCAACGGCTCTTATCAGGAATTCACATATCTAAAACCTGCATTTGTTAGCCGTGATATCGTTACTCGATATATCCCTGAACAACTTAATGTGACTAACATCCAGATTGAACTGGATGAAACTTAAAAGTCAAGGAGGCAATGATAAGTCATGAGAAAGATTTCTTACCCTGAATACAAGAGACGTGTATTCAATGAAGCTCTTCTGGAATGTTTCTGTCAGATTCATGGACAGGTTCTGAATGGCGACTGCGCTGAAGATCAAATGTGTGATGAGCGTTTGGCTGGTATGGCTAAACGTCTCTGCCACACTTTCTTCGAGGATGAGTTGAAGCTGAAGACTTCTACCATCAGCCAGACCAAGGCCCGTATCTCTGAAGCGGCTGAGTTCATCAAGGACTGTGCCGATACTGCTGAAGAGATCGCTGAGAAAAAGGCTGATCTGGCCGAAGAGGAGAAGATCGAGGTTACCGATGAGGATAATATCGAACTGTCTCCTGAAGAGGAAGGTGTTATTGCTCAGCTGTTCGATAGTAAAGCTCCTACCCCTCAGGTTAACGCTATCCGCGATGCTACTGTGAAGGCTCTGCTTGCTGAGGATCGTAAGGCCGAAGAGATCCGTCAGTCTATTGATATTGCACAATCCAAGGTTGCGGCTGGTGCTGCACCTGAGACTCTGGAAGAGACTGTGAATCGTCTGAATAAGATTGGTCCTACTTCTCTGATGAATGCGATCATGAACAATGTATCCGCTGCAGCTATCAAGGATATTAATGAGAGTGGTAGATTCAGTTCTGTCGGTAAAGCTCTCTCTGAGAATGCTGATGAGATCAAAAGTCGTGCAGTTGCTATTTACGCACTGTATGAGACCTCCAGTGTTCTGGGTATTCATAAATATACCAGCGCTGAAGTGAAGAAGCTGGCTCTGGATATTTTCTATGAAAAGTAAAAACAAGGAACCCCGAGGTTATTCCTCGGGGTTCTTGTAATTTACATTCTCAGAAATCAGTTTCTTAGGAGTCGTATCAGCAGGGTCATAATATCTCAACTGGCCTGCCATCTTAGCGATACTCCATGCTTCATATCGATCAACAAATCTTCCAGATGTTGTCAGGAATCCTTGTTCCTCTCGATCCATATCACGATCAGTTTTATACAATTCCATGTTTGCGAAAGATTCGATACATTGACCATGGTTGCCGCCTATTACGTACTTGGCAGTATCTTCGCCTTTGATGTAATATTTGATAGCAGCGCACATAATGTATTCAGGTTCAACGATCTTTGTGAATCTCTTCATCTGATAACCATCTCGCTCCACCACTTCATTCCACATATTAGCAGGACGAACATAGATAGGTTTATCGCCATATAAAGCCTGATAGACAACCATATCTTCCATAGTCTCACTATGCTTTGCAATAGCGATGACCTTATAAAGATTACCTTTAAAATGTCGGTATTTACTACCGATACTGATTTCATTAAAAGTCATATTAAAATCCCTCTTTCGGGTTTATTGTATTTATGGTGGAGGATAAGGAACTCGAATCCTTATGAAATTACTTTCACTAGACCCTGAATCTAGCGCGTCTGCCAATTCCGCCAATCCTCCACATTTAATATATGTGTACTACTCAAGCCTTCTTCCAACAAGTAGTACGTGCATCAGTCCGATCCGTATTTACAGCCCGGTCTAGGCTTTTCAGTCATAAGACTACTTAGCATGCCGATGCGTCCCTGTGCATAAAGTGGGATTCGAACCCACGGGCCCGGAGGTATAGGATCTATAGGCATCCACCTATCAGGCTCTAGCCAAGTCAACATTAAACCACTCTGTCATTTATACATATTTAAAAGAATTCACCGTGTGCCTGTTTACCTATATTTCTGTCACCCAGTGCCGGCGACGTACTTTATAGCCAGGCTTCAGCAATACAGGGCACTACTCCCGTAAAGCCCAGGGGCACGGCTACTCTACTCCCTGAAGATCGACTAGCTTTATCTCACGATCAAAGTGATCCCGCCCAGCTACCCATTCACCGTAGGATCTTAAAGCTGCGCCTCCCATTAGGTGCGACCTAAATATACCGGATTTCACTCCGATACCCTTACAGCAGGAAAGAGGCATATATGTAAAACCGCTTAGATTATCACATTTGTTGCTCGCATAGGAGCGATGTCGTTATTAGATGCCAGCAAGTGGCACAATCTCATTTATACAAACAGTTTTCAGCGATGTTACATTCAAACGGATGTAGGTATGGATTTGCACCATACATAAGCACACTTCCTTCTGACGATAAAATCGTTCATGGGCTAACAGGCGTCACCATGATCGGATGGATTACCACTACTTGCGATTAGCCGGGTCTACCATACCTGCACTCTTACCGACATCACAGTAGTTTGGGTATTGTGCTCTTACCTTTAAGCGTCTACTTGTTGTCACCAATAGCAGTGACTTTACCACAATTAGTGTCTATTCCGCCACTACATCACGATTATAAATATTGTTTAGGTGTCAATCTCAATATAAATGAGTCGACCAGTGCGACTGATATCAAAGATCTCTTTGATAAAATCCTCATTGATTGTAGAAGAGTCATATGCAAACTCATAATTCTCGGAGATATAATCAAGAACCTCATCGATCTTGTCATCCATCAGTTCCTCAATTACATCGGCCATAGTTTTACTGAGTTCTTTATCAGTGATGTTGATATCTTTCTTTCTACGAAGAATAAAACCAGAATTCTTTGTCGTCTGAAGCTCAACAACATCACCATAATCTTCACAAATCGCTTTTGTTACCGATTTGGCAAGATCCTTCATATCATACAACGTCAGCAAAGTGTGCATCACCGACAGATGCACATATTTGTCATTCATTTTCATATTTAGTATACCCCCAAAAGTTTCTTTGAAAAATTGGAATCCCTCAGCGATTCCTAAATATACATTATGTCTTGAAACTAAAAACTGAAGTGATGAATCTATATCGCTGTTAATAATTCTTTTTATACTTCTCCTATTTTCTGGAGAACAATCCTACCAACGGAGATTCCTTCTTTGATTGTTTTACGGCTCTTCAATTTCTTATAAATGTAATCAGATTCATGCTTCACTAAATATCTAACTGTGATTTCCACACGAGGAAGCAAACTGTACCATTTACTAATCTCTCCTCGCCAGAAGATATCATCATCTGCAATTAGTACATCAGTGAGCATATCAGTATAGCACTTCTCAATGTTATCATAATCTGGTTTATCAACTGGATTTAATAATTGCGCCTCAAATAAAATCACCTCATCTGGTGGAACTTTGTTTGGCATTTCAAGGAAAATATTAAAAGATATCTCCGCAGGAGTGTTGATCATATGCAATGTATCAACAACCTGTTTCATTGCTTTTTCAAAATACTTTTTATTCGCAGATGCATTCGGAGAAAACGTGTGTCCATTGGCAGTGCGAGGCCTGTCTGTCTTCATAGGATACTCATACAGCACTATTCGAATGGATTCATATTCCCGTTCTTTCATGATAAGAAGTGCCTTCTCACGGGCTTTCTTGATCCATTTATCTGGATTCTTCTGTGTAGAAAGATATTGACGCACACGCTCTGTTGCATCAGTAATTCGATCATGATACTTTGCATCGTATTCGGCAAGTTTCTGATCTCGAGATTTAATCTTCATAACGAAGTACCACCTTCATCATTATTATATTTTTATCTCTGTGATCAAAAGATAACGAGACGGACAGTAAGCCCGTCTCGTTTTTCTTATTCTTATACGTTCTTCGTATACTGCAGAGAAATCCAACCGCCGGTATTAAGTCTACCCCAGCCGTTCTTCTCTTCAACGATCTGATATACACCGCGATCTCGAATACACTGTGCAACTTTATAAGTAGTACCAGGACCAGTACGAACATTCAGTGCAGTTGCAGTAACACGGACATTACGAGGCAGTGCATTTTCATTGGAAACAGATACAGCTTCAGCGATATCCTTAGCATCAACCCAGCCGTACACGTTGGAGCCTCCACCAGAAATAGCCACTAGATGATACGGATGTTTGCCCTTTGCATAAATTTGCGTAATCTTGGCTTTACCAGGCTTACAAGCAGGACCGGAAGTAGCATTGGCAGAACTGAAATGCTTGGTACCAATGAAGTTGACGATAGCACCAACCTTCAGATCCGTCGCAGTGTTAGTAGTGGTTCCAGAAGGAATGGTAGTTGTCGTAGTAGACTTCGCGTACTTGTTGTAATAGTTCTGACCATACTCCGCACGCTTCTTCTGAACAGACTCGCTCTGGTTTGCCGGACGTTCAAATTTCAAAAGAACGACATCAGAAGCCTCACGAACAGAGGTAGCATTCTTCAAAACCTTCAGCACAGCTGCATAAGATTCAGACATTTCCTTCATAAGGAAATCACACTGCATCTTCCAGTCACCGATACTCTTCTTGACAGACTTCGCATATTTCAGAAGATTATCCTTACGAGACCAGTAAGTCCACTGAGCAAGACCATATCCCGCAGAGTCTTTCCCAAAGTTTTTATACTTTCCGTTATCAACGGCTTCCGTATAAGAAGCATCAGTATAACCAAGCTTCTTCTCGAACGTATTCTGAAGATTATTGGAACGCAGACCAGATTCTGCATACAGGTTGCCCATAAGACCGGCAACACCAAAAGCGTTCCCAATCTTAGAAAGCAGATAGTCATACATAGACTTCTCATCCGCAGCAGAACCAGTGCTTACTGTACCAGATACAGTAGTAGCGGTATTAGAAGTGCTAGGCGTAGTAGCTGCAACAGTCTGATCACTGTAATCAATGTACGGAAGCTTGCCGTGCTTAGTCCATACACGAGCATTATAACCAGCCTTGTTACCAATATTACCAACAGCGGTAATCTGGACGTTATTGCTCCAACGAGGAGTGCACTCCACTGCAAGTCCATTACCAATGTATACACCGATATGACCAGCGCACCAGACCGCCTCGCCAGGAACCATGTTATCCCAACCGGTGGTAGATACACCTGTACATACTTTGATCATCTGATCTGCGCCAATATCAGGTACACCATTGCTGGTATAGGTAGCTCCGCCATAAATTTTGCTAGCATCACCGAACCATCCCCACAGAATACCTTTAATGAGACAGACACAGTCAAATCCAAAGGTATCAGAAGATGCTGCGTTGATCATAGCTTTGCGACTCGCCTGCGCATTATAGTTATTATGAGCACCATTATTAATGTAACGATTTTTATTCGTTGCATTCATTGGTGCACCAAAACAGCCAATAACATACAGAGTCTTGTGATTCTTAGCGACATCGACCAGTTTGTCGATGAAAACTTTAGATTTCATAGCACTCATGATATATAGTCTCCTTTCATAAGCTTATATAAGAGTTCTATCACACCCCGAAAAGACCAGCTCTGGCACTTACTCTGGCCAATTTATTGGAAATGTTGGCCATGAAGTTACTGCCAAGAGAACCAAACACACTCAGCTGACTGGATGCAAATAGAGATAATCTTTCAGCAATAGAAATACGATTCATATTCACACCAGAAAGAGTTCCAATAAGATCCATCAGACCAGTGTTATTCATGAAGCATTTAATATTACCAGTAAGACCATCACCATAAAATTCAGTCATAGAAAGTGTATGATAAAGATCTTTGAAGCTAATAGAAACATCCATCTGTGTGGGAATACCATCTTCAGAGATCATATCGCCATCTCCAAATCTCTTCCAGGTGATAGACTCAATGATGCCCATTTCCACATTAAAATATCCCTTAGAGTATGCACGAATCAAGAAAGGTGCACTATACTGAGAAGTATTCTTATCAGATTTAGGAGCAGCAAGAGCAAAGAGATGGAAAAATGGCACAAGTACATAGCGCCATTTACAGAATGCAGTAGCATATGGTGCGATGAAATGCATGTCGATATCATACGATCTAGAATGACTAGAATCACCCCAAATCTCAGGAAAACGCATATTCATACCATGAAGTGTATTTTCACCCCATACAGTAATACGATCTATTACGTTCTGCAAACCTGCAAGCGCTCCTATATTCAACTGTGATGTAGCTTGCTGCACATAGTTGGCTGAATCAAAGATCTCATTTGCACCAGATCCAGTATAACCAGTAATAAACTCTAACTCACGAGCCTTGGATGAGAGATCATTGAAGAATGAAGCAAACTGTGAATCTGCTGTAGAGTTCTGAATTGTATCACTGACCGAGGACTGAGGATCGAATGCGAATGACACACCAGCGGATAGACCCATAACCTGTTCGAAAATAGAGAAGTCCTGTTCGGCTGCAGTGTTATAATCTCCCCAGTCAAAATCAGAACAAGATTTACCATGGTATCGAACCTTTCCGAGCCCCATCAATTGTGCTGATGTTCTACAGAGAGAATTTACATACTTATAGTATTTAGCCGTATCTACTTCCATACTATAATAATTATAGTCACCCTCAATATCATTCAGACCCTCAAGAATGCTGCCGTATTCTGTGTCACTTTGTGCAGAAAACATCGGCATAAACGTATTCTTTACATTATTCACAGTTTCAGATACATATCCGCCTACACCTTTTTTGACAGATGTAAGGAATTTAGGTCTGCCGGGAGCGAGTACGACAATCGGCATATTAGCAGCAATATCTTTTGCAAAAGACCTGCCATATGCATCGACATTACCACTAGCCACAGCGCCATATGTATCGGCACTACTATCCATATTCGACTTGCCCCGATAGGTTCCATCATACGCAAGAGTATCACGTCTATCTGTAATAAACGTATACTGGAAAGGCATACCGTGGACAAAGAGCATACGACCAATAGGAATACTCATCATAGAGCTATCCACATAAGCACTATAGTCATATCCATATGCTTCATACAGTGCCTCCATGTTCGCATTCATATCCATCTGATTGATGACAACATCATCTTCACCAGCAGCATCACCATCCACACTAAAATCAGGAACATCAACACTATCACCATCTGGTGTTGTTACGGTATTGGGATCCTGCTCAACTGTATTTTCGCCAGCAGTATAAGTACCAGCAGAAGCGGTCATCATACGAGCGGTTCTCAAATATGGATTATTATATCGAATAGTAACACCATCAGGTGATTGCACTGCGCGATCTAAGGTAATCCACATTCCAACAACGGTCTGGTCGGCACTGGCAGACTGTGCAATATGGTATCGGGTTTCAATCATACCATTGATATTAACTTCAATCTTTTTATCACACATTAACCTATCACCAATGATCAAACCATTGGATTCAGCCGAAGATCCGCTATATGAAGAAAATACTTTCGCTCCAGATGCTTTAATGATAAGTTCTACCTGCACAGGAATAGCTCCGTTGGCTTCTACTTCCGGAATGATCTCCTCTTCATCCAGAATTGGCATTACTTGCAGCATTGTAGCAGGGCACCAATATCCAACAGGAACATTCTCATCATTAGAACTCTCACTAATATAAAAGAGCTCCAAAGTACCAGAGATAAACTGCTTTCTAGAATAAAACTCTGTACCTTCAGGGAGTAATACTGTGGATGGTACGGTATCATACACGGAGTGAAACAGTCGTGTAGTTCGGATACATTTACATACCATTGAATTTGTTACAAAATCGGCCATATTCTATCTCCTTTCCACAAAATAAAAAGAAGAGGGACACAGGGTGATACCTGTGTCCCTCTCGACATCTTGAACGCCCGGTTATATGCTTGTCAACCGGTTAATGGTTAGTGCTCCAACATCCTCGGGATTCTTATCACCATTGGGATAATGAGGCTGAACCGTAGGGAGACTAGAGTTTGAGTTGATGGAAGATGTGCTATCATCAGCAGTTTTCTCTGTATTCTTACTGATCTTAGTAAGCAGATCCACCATCGTTGCCATACTAGCAGCAATAACTTGCAGTGCATCAGTGTACTCACCGGGGGCTCCACCAGAAGAACTAGCACCAACAGCTTCAGTAATTTTCTCAGTAAGAGTGGCAACTGTGCTGTCAGTCTGAGCTTCATCACGAGCTTTATCGAACTGTGCATTAATTCTGCGTACATCAGCCATGATAGCAGAATGACTATCAGACATATCCGCAACACCACGACCCCAACCTGGACCAGCACCGGTAGTGGGATTATCGACATTCGCATAGGTATTATAGATCTGTGCGGCGGATTGTGCACGAGCAGCAAGCTGTTCCTGACCCTTACTGGTACTAGACCAACCACTGTACATCTCAAAGTTATCCAGACCAATCTGAGCGCCATGTTCGGGAGATGTTGCTTGATTCAATTTCTCTTTAAGTCCGGAGAAAGATGTAGATGTCTCATGCTCAAAGAACTTCAGCTGTGTAGATAGTTCACGCCAGTCAAGGTTGTTATCAACCGCAAACTTGAACAAATTATAACCGCGAGGACCAGTCCACTGTGCAAGGCCGATACCTGGATAATAGTTACCATCAGAGCCCTTATATGCGCCTCTATTGATACTAATATCAGAGTTATCATATGCGCGGAAAAGTCTCTCAGTCCAATCGTTCAAAGCCGCATTACTGGACAGAACCTGATCATGTCCGGGGAATCCAGACAGATAGTCACCTTCAACTCGAGCTGAAGTATTGCCAGATTCATGTTGCCAGCAACCCATAATACCTGCAGCACCTTCAGGTGTGTAACCTTCTTTCTGCAGATAGTTCCAAATCTCAGATTTATGCTGAGTAGGATCAGTCTTACCGGCAGATGCGCCGAAACTAAAGTTTGTGCCGCCAACAACACCACCGCTAGAACCAACTTTACGTCCAGTCGTGACAGTATTGCCATTTTCGTCTACAGTCTCACTACTGAGAGTTCCACCGAGAAGCACGGTCATAATGTCATCCATCTGACTACCGATACTACTGAATACGGTACTGAGAGCAGACATAGTATCCATACCAGTCACATCAGGTATACTGCTCCCTGTAGAAGAATATGCTGTTGTCGATCCAACTACAGCGGTGCCACCCAAACTTGTACCACCAACCATAGCTCGTTGACTCATATCCAAGGGCAGTAGATTATCAATCGATCCCTTACCGTCCTTGGTGAATGCCCAGAAGTTTTTACCCTCACTTGCAAAAATACTAGGATCCCAAACTTTCTCAGTTCTTGTTGTAGATGCAGGATCATTTACAAGGATCATTCCATTTCTCGTACCAACGAGATCGATAAAATGTCCACCATTTGTAAAATGACCTTTACTCATACTAGCAAGAATTGGAACACCAGATGCGAGTGTATCAACAAGTTGACTGGCAGGAACAGTCTTGATATCAAGACCATATTCTTCAGCAAGTGCAGGGAATAATGCCCATGCTGTGCCGTTATTAGATGTGCGATGGCCGTGTGCAACAGACCAATCAGCAACACCAGGGGGATCTGCAGGAATACCAAACGATCTAAGAATCATGGCAGCAGACGTGGGACCACATGCAGAAGACTTCATTGTCTGACTGGAATCCCCGATACTGGAATACATCTTAGTTGCCCAACGAGAGTCGCCCTGGAGATAAAACGGAAAATTATTCTTATACTCTACACTGGTATCAACATTTGCATCTGTAGCATTCTCGGGAGTTGCTTCATCATCAGCGCCATATCGTTCGGGGCCGCCCTTACCATAGGAGTAAATCGCATTCTTGGTATTATCTAACAGGCCCTTCATTGTTGTAGATTTCCGACTACCGGTCAGAGGATCAACGAGACCAACTCCGCCCTTGCCAGTCATCCTATCCGCAACCATGTAGTGCATATTCTTACCATATGCGCCACCCTTACCCATTACAACAACAGGCTGACCTTTACGCAGATTTGCTGCCATTGCATTGGAATTTACAGGACCTTCAGACATACCATAGCCGTGAGATGCAGCATATTGACCAAAGAACGCAGGATTGGTTCCACCATCAGAAGCTCGCATACCCATGCTGTAACTCATACGATTCGCTTCACCGGGAGTAGAGCCTCGCGCACCGTAAGCGGAAGACACCATAGCAGCAGCAGTAGGGCCGCAACCAGCCTTAGCCATAGCTTGAGAGTCCTGATTCCACTTTCCAGAGCGCTGGCTCATAGGAGTGACAGATCCAGTTCCCCATTCAGAGATATCATAACCATCACCGCCACCAAACCAACCCTTCACTGTGCTCCATGCATTAGACGCGCCAGTCTTGATCTTATTCCAAACGCCGGATGCGCCAGATTTAATTCTACTCCACATAGAGGTATCCCCAGACTTCGCAGCACTGGACGCAACTGCAGCAGTTGCCATTGCAGAACTGATAGAAGCATTAGAACCTTCAGTCTCTTTCATATCAGCAATCAAAGAAGAACCGAGCCCTTCACCGATAATACCGAAAATATTCGGAAGCTTCGATTTATCTTTATAGATATCCTGCATCATATTGATCAGTGATTGACCGATACCAAATCCAGCATTTATGATAGTTTCACTAAGCTGTTTGGGGTTCTTGATAAACTCAGTAACCTTACCAATGATACCACCGTTTCCGTCAGCACCAGTAACAGAAGCTACCTTATCTTTCACTGCACTGGCAATACGAGAAATAATGCCTTGCTGCGCAACTGCAACGCCAGACGGCACTCCCATTCCCCATTCACCATATCCAGGACCGCTACCAAAGATTCCGCCAAACCAATTACCAACCGCAGATGCGCCAGATTTAATACCTTCCCAAGCTTTTGTGGCACCTGTTGCAATAGCATTACCGGCCTTTTTAGCACCAGAAGATATCGCATCTCCTGCTTTCTGGAAAATATTCTTACGTTCCGAGCCATCAGCATTGTACTTCTTAGCATACTCGTCGACAGTAAGAGATGCATTATTCTCTGCATTATAGGTATCCGTGGCAGTCTGAAGTTCGGCCTGCTTCTTAGCGAGTTCAGCCTTACCATCTTCATCCTGGAAGATATTGTAGACAGCCTGAACTATCTTGTCCATGAACAAAGAAGCAGCAACGCTCAGGAATCCGCCAACACCAGGAATCAGAGAAAGTAATCCACCAAGGGTATTACAGAGACCTGCTGTTAAACGCATACCGAGAGTTACATCCTCACCGAAAACATTAAAGTATTTACGAGCATTACCCATGCCACTTGTAAAATCAACGATAGCAAAACCGATAGCAAGAATACCACCAGTACCAAAAGCGGCAATTTGCTTAATCGTAGACTTCAGTGTTGACTTTGCACCATCCTTCAATGCCTTCTCAAGAACTTCGCCACTCAGCATTGCAACTAGCTTGGATCCCACCTGACCAATCTTTTTAGAGAGTTTGCCAAATGCAGCTTTAACTGTCTTATTGCTCAACAAAGTATCGATCAACTTCTTAATAGCACTCTTGACAGGACCGGTATCCGTAGCAGCTTCAGCAGCTTCTTTCGCTACAGCGCCAGCTGCAGCTTTTGTACTCTTTCCTGCAGCTATACCACCGAGCTTCTCACTCAAACCAGTCATTAGAGAACCGACCTTCTGTGAAGCTTTCGCGCCAAAGTTCATAAGACCATCTTTAACAGCAGTCACACCTTCGACAACTTTGCCTCCAACAGCTTTAGCACCATCGGCAACAGCACTACCTCTAATCATATCAAAGAGGCCAGTAACACCAGTTTTCGCATTATCAACAACACCACCTACAACTTGACCAATTTTAGTATTGCCAAGCCATTCGACAGCATTACCAATAGCGTTCTTAGTGCCCTGAATGCCTCTACCGATGAAACCACCAGCTCTGCTGGATCTAGTAGCACCTTCAGCAACATCATCGGGATGAATAATTCCTCGAACGAAATCTCCAACCCTACCAAGACGAGTAGCCGCTTTAGCAGTTTTTGTCCAGGTCTTAGTACCCCTACGAGTAAGAGAATGAACAGCTTTTTCAGATGCCTCGCCGGCAATCTCTTTCGCAGCATTAGAATCGGACAGCGCAGAAACGATCTGATTCGGGCTCAGCTTATTCAGACCCAATCCTCTCAAAAGATTAATTCCGAAATTTTCAAGACCCCAAGCCTTATTACCCTTATCACTGAACATATGGAACATGAACGGCAGACCAACAGAAGCAATACCGGACAGTAATCCACCCTTACCGAGCAGGAAGTCCAGAATTCCGTTAGAAGATTTCTCTTCACCATCGCCTCCACCAGCTGCAACCAGTTGCCCATTTGCATTCATTTGCTGAGCTGCCATAACAGCTTCAGCTTCTTCCTGTGTCTGAGCAGACTGAATCATTTTATCATACTCTTCTGCAGGAGTAGCAGAGGACTCTGCGGATCTATCAGCAGATAGATACTTGCGCTTCCATCTACGGAACCGATCAGCTGCTGCTCTTGCGGCATTCTTTACATGATCAAGAGGGTTTGGTTTATTCGGCCCGCCACCAGCAGAAGGTGTTCCACTTCCAGGAGCTTTAGGCGCACCAGGCGCTTGTTTGTTATCATTCGCTGCAGGAAGACCAGGAAGATTGCCAGAATCACCACTAGAGGTAGGTGCATCCTGATCAGAATCAGTACCGTTATCGGTATTGAACTTAGCGCTCTTCTCTACACCGAGGATATAGACAGGAATTGCATGATTGGATAATTTTCTGGCCATTCCGTTAATAACCGTTACATACGGGAATGGGATACGGGCATCGCCTCCGATAGCAACAGGTGTTAGACCCTTAACCTCATCAAGATATCCACCATCAATAATGAAGGAACCGATCTTCTTGATTTTGGTTTTGATCTTATCTACACCTTCACCATCTTCATCATCACCCTTACCAGTGATTTTATTCCAAACCCATTTAACTCCTTTTCCTACACCCTTAGCCGCAAACTTGATACCCTTGCCTATTCCCTTTCCGACAAACTTCATGCCATCCCAGGCAAGTTTCGCAACATCGGGAGCGATAGCTGCTGCAGTCTCAACAAGACCTCGCACAACGGAAGAAATACCAAGTATACCATCTTTTAGTACACCAGTAAGTGTACCAAGGATATCACCAAGCGCTTTACCGATACCTTCACCGGCAGCTTTTATCGTTTTGCCTACACCGACAAGGATTTCTCCAACACCTTGTGCAGCACCCTTCAAAAGTTCGCCGATTGCAGAACCAATCGTCTTAGTAATGCTCCACATGGTTTTCGCAGCGCCAACAACGCCATCCTTCAACGCTCCAACAGCTTTTCCAAGCAAACGGAACGGATGCATGACAGTATCGATAACTTTACCGACACGTTCTTTGACACCACTGAAAACATCGCTTACGGTTTCGGCTACACGATCATAGATCTTACCGAAAATAGTCCGACGCTTCTTTACCTTCTTACTACCTTCCATCTCCTCGGGAAGTTCTTCATCAGAAAGCTTTCCAAACTTCTTATCGAGAAGTGTTTTGATATAGGCAATATTCCAACCAGTACCACCAAGCTGGCCCTTAATCTCACTATAGATCTTGGGGATATCTTTGGTATGCTTGGAGATTGTCTCAAGATATTCATTATCAGACTTCTTTGCTTTGTGTCGTTTAGTAGGAGCTTCCCTATCAGCTTTCGCTTTAGATTCACGATCAGCTTTTATCTTTTCAGATTCAGCCTTATCTCTATCTCTTTGAGCAGCTTTATCAGCGCGCTCTTTATCACGCAACTTCTTTCGTTCAGACTGACTATCTCTCTTTTTCTGCTCCTTAGGATCCTCTACAGACTTCCAGTCAGCATCCACATAACTAGGATCTGTATCCGGCACCCACTGTCCACCAGGAATGAATCGACCATTCGCATCTCTGTTCTGGACATACTTCATTCCAGCATAAGGATCAGTAGCAGTATTGTCTGTAGATGCATCAGGAGCTTGTTCGGCTCCAGGTGCAGGTTTAGACCCACCTTTAATCTTATTCCAAGTATCACGGAAGGTTTGTTTCAGTCTCCCGCCGAGTCCTCGACTCTGTTGTTTCGCTTCTTCCTCAGACGGAGGCTTTTTTCCGAAAAACTGTCCAAAGAATCCACGAACAGTGCCTGTCATATGACCAATAGTCTCTTTCGCTTCATTAATCTTCTGCTCTCGTTCAAGTCGAGCCTGTTCTTTCTTATCAGCGCGAGCTTTCTCTTTGCGCTCTTCCGGGGTTTCACCGCCAACCTTACCAGTAACAATAAACTCCAATGCTTTAAACGGCGCAGAGATAATATTACCGATAGCCTTACCAATAGCGCTAAAGATTTTGTTAGTTGCATTCTCAAGAGGAGTAATTACTTTCTCTTTAAAGAACTCACCAAGAGGCTTACCAACATGTTTCTCAAAAACATTATCGAAGCTCTCTTTAATCTTATCGCCAATATTATGGAAAGACTCTTTGATTCGTTCTCCCGCTTCATGCATTTGCTCCTTCAAAGGCTCAATGGAACGGGAAAACGGGCCGACTACATTCTTATCAAACCATTCTCCAACAGATTTACCCATCTGGTTAATCTTGTTAGACATGGGTGTAAGAATTTTATCTTTCGTAAAATCGAACGCTTTACCGAACAGACCACCTTGGCGTTTCTTGACAGTCTTGGTAATTTTATTACCATTTTCATCAGTGGACTCTTCAGTAACATCAGCTTCCTCGCCGAAGAAGAATGAATTGATCTTCTCAGCATTCAGTGCTCCTGTAAGACCGCCTAAGAATCCGAAGATAGGACCACCGGGAATCAAAGACAGACCGGGAATAATACCGAGACTGGAAATGAGTCCCCAAGCACCAGCACCCAGTGTAGCCCCACCAAGAGCGGCTGGGGCTCTATCTTTTATTTCCTTCTTAACCTTCTCTCTGAACTCTTTGCTGATTAAACCAGATTTAGGATCTTCGATATTACCGAACAAAAGTTCTCGCATCTGATGAGATGCAGTGGTCATTCCACCAAGTGCGCCAATAACTCCGCCAAGCAGAGGACCACCGGGTAAGAACATACTACCAATGACACCGATAGCAGCACCTTTACCCATAGCAGGCGCATACTGTTTGAATGCATCAGTAACAGTACGATCAATAAGGCCAGACTTAGTCTGTTTCTTTCGCGTGACCTTCTTACCAGTAAGAGGATCCACCACCGGCTTCATCCGACCTGGATTCTTGGGATCTGGCATCATGACATCTTCAACATCATCACCAAATTCACCAAACAGGAAAGACTTTAGCTTATCAGAACCAGCAACAAGACTGGCTCCACTACCAAGAACCATTCCCAGAATAGGGCCACCAGGTAAAAAGAGACTTCCGAGAAGACCCGCACCAGCGCCAATGACCATATCAGGAAAAGCTTTATTAACTTCATCTTTAACAAGCTTAAACTTCTCCCGAGAACCGTGGTCATCGCCATTAGCATCTGGACCAAAAAGCATATCAGTGAAATCATCGGTAGCTTTCTTTATCTTACCACCAATGCCGTAGTAGCCCATATAGTCCTCGCCATTCTCACCATGTACATACTTTACACCTTTACGAGGACTATCCGCAGCTTCGCCCCAGAGGAGCCTGTCGATTAAACCAGCACCTTCAGTTTTGGTTCCATCTTTAATACCGCGAACTTTACCTCGTATTTGGTTATATGCATCACTAAAACGGCCACCACTATATTCACCAGTGAAATTGCCCTCTTCGTCAAGAACTTTATTACCGATAAACTTGGACTTAATGCGACCGCCGAATTCTTTAGCTCGATTCTTAACCGGATCCACAACTTTCTCAAAGAGTCGATTTTTAATCCTTGGGATCAAACCGGTCTCTTTATTGAAAAGAGAATCCTTTAACGGTTCACCAATGTGTTCAGCAAACCAACTTCTTGCATCCATCCAGTGCGCCTTTACCGAAGCAGTTACAGTGCGCATAAGACTGGGTACTTCATCAGTGCTATTAAGATACGATTCCGCATCTTCACCGTAGATGATCTTAAATAAGAATGCATCAATGGTCTCAAGCCCCTGATTCATAAGAGCGAACGGAGCTTTTGTCATTGCACCCTTTAGATTATCTAAGAAGCCCTTATCTGGACTAATTCCCAAACGCTCTTTAAACTTATCACTATGAGAAGTGATTAGTCTACGAGTAGCCTCAATCTGAGGATTGTCCGATGTCCCAGGAGCCGTATTCTTTATCTGTAATGCTTCCTGGTATGCCATAATCGTTTCGAGAGGTGTATCCTTATCAATAATAAGTTCGTCAAGAGAACGAACCTTATCAATTTCAGCCTGCCTCTTTTGTCTATCGCTACGCTCACGACGCTCACGTTCCTGACGCCGAGCAGTTGCACCATTTTCCGCTTGCACTTTTCTATCAAGACTATCACGAACAGTTTGAGCATCTTTGAGAGCTTCTGTAAGCATCGGGTTACCAGATGTGCTTACATTGCCAGTTTCATTACCGATAATGTAAGTGTATGTGATAATACCTCGGCGCAATGTTGTAAGAATATCATTTGCAATGATATTAGTAGCATTTACGCCTCCCATTGTCAAGTTCCGAGCATGTGCTTTCTTGACAATATCATCACGCTCATCTTCCGTTAAACCATATCGACGTCTCTTAGACTCATACTCAAGACTATTTGCAGTCTCTTTATCGAGCATTCCAGAGAAGATAATACCAAGACCACTTGTAGCAAGCTCGTTGTTTCTTGTGGCACTCGCCCTATTACGAGCAGTTCTAGCGCTTGCAATTTCATTGGCAAGCATCATTTGCTCATGCCTGGGCATCTTTTGCAAGATAGAACTTATCACACTAGCATAGATATCCTTATTAGGACTATCCGGCATCTGTTCGAGGAACTGCTCTCGCGTAGCGGCATTTCCTCTTGTAAATTTCCGAGGATCAATGAAATTATTATCCTCCGCCTGCTTCTGCATCCAGAGATACATATACTGACGAAAATCTTCATCCATCTTCGGATCTTTAAATCGTACAGATTCGCCACGTCTCTGGAAATTAGAAGCGGCGCTTCCCATACGTCCAACCAGATCATTAGAGGTATGATGCTCTTTTGCATACACCTCGGTAGCTTTCATCAGCTTTCCTGTGCTATAATCATACATACTCACAGGGTCACCAGAGACTGCACTATAAATACGAGACAGCCACATAGGGATGACCTGTTCAACTGCATGTACAGTCTTATTGGTCAAAACAGCTTGACCGGTAGGATTCTTTAATGTAGTATCGATACCGTGGCGAGATCGCACATTAGAACCGAGTAGACCAAAAATAAAATCGGAGATTTTTCCTCCGCCCTCTTCAACCGGTTTAGAAAAGTTTCGACCTCTATCAGCCCATTTAGCTAAAAGTGCAGGAAAGAATGACTCCAAATACTTACCTGTCTGATCCATTGTCTGCTTTAAATAAGCAGGAAGCATCGCAGAAAGTACCTGGTCCGTAATAAGCTGTAACGGGTTATCGCCAGCAGCTCCAAGAATAGTCTTTAAATCCATGCCACCAGTTGCCATACTAAGCATACTGGAAATACCATATTTCTCGTCAGCATTTTTCTTAATGGTTTTTAGCCAATTCTTGATATTCAACTCACCATGAACACCAAATAGCTCTTCATCTTTTGGTGCCTCAAACTTCTCCGGTGCAGCCGGAGTTGTGTTGGTTTTAATCTGCGTAAGCAGATCCGTGATTGTCTGTAGCTGACCCATCATCTGCTGGTGTGCTTCACGATTTACTTCCAGCATAGATGTTGCAAAAGAGTTCACCGCTTGCAATGTTGCCGCCTGTTGGGTGACCATGTTCTGAGCAGCATTCATCATTTGTGCATGCTGCTTCAAAGACATACGAATATTCGTTTGTGCATTTGCATTATTCGTATGAACCATGGCTTGTGTAGCGGTACTAATAGCGCTGATTGTTGCATCGGTACGAATATCAGCACCACGTTCCTGCACTTCGACAAGTTTTACTTCTTTCTCGAATGCGGGATCTACTTCAGGTTCGACATATTCTCCATCTTCATCGAACCCGGTCATGTCAACATCACCAAAACTATCCAACAGGGAATCAATATTTGCACCCCATTCGGATCGATCTCGGTTAGCAACATAAAGATCTCCAGACTTTAAATCCGACAATGCGTTATTCGCAAATTTAGATAGAGCTTGGAAATTATCCGAATGCATTGCACGGTCGACGCTCTTATTTAAGCTATCTACAGGATTGCGTAGAAAGCGGGCAGTATCTTCAATTAGATCACGGTTGGTGTCAACCATGCCTGCCAATGTGGGCATCGACATATTTACGACTTCAGTACCAGATGCGAGGAATAATTTTGCCGTTCCTGTAAAATATTTGCCACCTTTGGTAGCGATGCCTTTCAGGCGCTGGCGAACATCTTTCACCATCTTATCATTCTCGGCCAATACGTTTCACCTACTTTCTACAGGGTATAGTATAGGAATGTTCGGCCTAAACCATATACCGGCTAGTATAACATAAATAGTTTGATGAAAAAATAAAAGCAAATGGGAGCCCATATGGGCTCCCATTTTTCTGTATACATATTATATTCATAATGATAGAATCGAGACCGTTGTGAACTTGCTGGATGTCGACAGCATTCAGCAAAATCCATGTTCACAGAAGGAGATGATCTGAAGGCGCATACTCTCCAAAAGTTGCATGCTCGGAACCAGCGTGTTGCTCCCTGTTTAGAAGAATTGCTTCTTCCAGGGTATACACTGGATGATATTTCTGAAACAGCTAAGACTAACGAGTGGAACGTGGTGCGGTATATTGAAACCGAGCCATTGGACCCATTCAGAGTCTTCGTAACCCGTATGGCTTTGGCCAACGGCGTAAGTAAACTTACTTTAGCTCAATCCTATCACTATGGATGTTATCCGGGAAGTATATTTCAACTTCCCGGGTACATCTTTATTCACTGATGGAATTTTCTTTTTCTAGCAATGACTCCATCTCAGATTTAGTACCGATGCCTCTGATCGATCCAAATTTCTCGCCACGCCAAAACCGAAAACCGCCACACTTTTCACTGAATCGCATTAACTTTACAAACTGAATAGTTTCATTTTCATTCTCTCGTAACATGGGATAAAGTCCAACGATATCACCAGTTTCAGTATCAAGCTGAACTTGTGCTAAGAATACAAAGGTACCGTCGTCTTCAGCACGACCGTTTAGCATGTCGAGCACTCGTTGAATAACGCTCTTAACAACGTCTGAGATGATCATATGTATTTAACCCTTCTTAGCCTGCTTCTTCTGCAGAGCCAGAGCGCGGTCAACCACACTCTTCTTATAAGTTACCTTACCGGTATGAGCGCCAGAACGCTCCATCTTCTTTACGGTCAGCTGCAGCATCTTCTCACGGAACATGCGCATATTCTTCCCGCATTCGGTATAGATGTACATAGCCTCATCCACAGCATCAGTGACCCACTCAACATCTCGAGCGCCGTATTCGAAGCTGTCAATGATCTTGCTACGCTCACCGGCATCGGTAACACCAGCATGCTTCAGCATCTTGTCCATGAACTTCTGCAGACCTGCACCAATGTCGCACTCTTCCTCAAGCAGAGCGTCATTGCGCAGGAGATACTTCTTAGCCTTGAAGTCCTTATCAGACAGAACTGCATAGACCAGAGTCTGGAAGTCAGACTTAGAGAACCTGCTGGACGGATTCTTCTTCAGCTCGTCAACGATCGTATTAACCGCTACGGCCACATTCTTCTTTTCGCTCATTGTTATAGTTCCTCCTTAATATTCATTTACATTGGGGAATATGGTTATGGTATTTCTAAACGAGGACTATTTCGCCTCGGGATTCACCCTCCAATAATCACATCACCGCTACCATCTCGCACAGATCCACCAATCGAGACAGCATCACCGACTCTGGCTGCAGGTCTACCGTTGATAAAAACGCTACTACTACCAGCGGAGATTGTGTCAGAATGTCCAGGATGTACTAAACACCCGTGAGATGCATAGCTATCTCCGACACGACCTGCACCAAGTCCATTGATCAGTACATCACTGCTTGCTGTGACAAGAGGGACAGGAGCACACATATCATGTCCGGTGTTAGAATCACCCAATCTTGTAGCACTTGGCATGGAATATACCCCCTTAGTTCAAACGAACTATACCACCCTGAGTTGTAAAGTTTCCGGTAATCGTAACATCAGCTTTAATGTCGATCTTATTTGCATTGATTGTCATATTCTCACACTCAATGTGAATATCACGAGCATTTAAGTTGAGATCACGAATTTTCAGAATTACATCCAGAGAAGTAAAATCAACACTATCCGGAACGATAATGACCATCTTCTCAGCCTCGTAGATGAGAACGGTCTTTCCACCCATTCCTTCAAGTTCGGTTCGATATAATCCTTTTAGCGTTGATGCGGGTACACCACTTTCATACATGGTATCACCTCCAATATACCAGGTTAGGCTCTGGGGACAAGAACCATAAACCCATCTGTATCACGAACGCCCTCTTTAGTCTTCTTGATCTTCTTATCTTTCACACGCTGATTATAATTAGCTCGGATCTTGCCGATCAGATCACTAACCTCAGCGGCACCAGCGTTAATGATTACAGACAGAATCTCTTCATCTCTGGCCTCTTTTCCGTATACAGGAATAGCCAGCAGAGCCACAATCAGGTCACGATTAACATCTTTCATCACAACCTGAGTAGTCTTTTTACTCTCAGACTTTGCAAGCAACATTGCACGTACATCTGCAGCCATATCAATATTCATCCTTTCTCTCGGAGTTATTATTTTGTCTGCTGATAAATCAATAAACAATGATCTCTTGTGGGTTTAGTAATATTTTAGCACCTCGAACACCACTATAACGTATACAAATATTGTGTGCTGATTGAATCCTGAAACGAAAGGTTGTGAAGATAACATGGTAAGGGTTGACTATCTGGACCCTTTTATGGTTTACCAGACGAAGCCGCCTGTCATTATGCCTGAAACCCAGGGGGATCGTAAGAAGGATCAGGCATATGTCGTAATTGCGCCCACGATTGAACAGGAGCTTCAATTCCTTTCAACAAATAAGGTGCTATCTTTCCGTTATTTATCGAAGTATTTTGTAGAGAAAAGATGGGACACAAAACTGTATGGAGCCGGACGAGTAATCACGCTTCCCAATAAAGATGGGGAGCTTTCTAATCTTCTGGGCAGATATCACACAGGAAATCTCAAAGATCTTGATGAAGTCACATCTTTCCTCCCCACAAATAAAACTGATCTTCTAAAACGTCTGAACGTATTGGTTGAAGTCAACCACGTAACCAATGGTGTATTGACTAACCCGAAAGATAATCGAATTCTCCGCATGAAAGTTCAAGATTTGATCAAAGAACTTAGTCGGGTAATCGAAATTGACTATCTTGGACCTTATCAGAGAACCATTATTATCCCCATGGAACTCTGGTTTGATGCTGAGGAATATAACGCACCAGCAAATCTCATGAAACCTATTAGCAAGAATCCTATGGGCGTCTTTCTCGGGATGCTTACCGATGTAAATACTCTCAGAAAATTCGGTAATATCATGCTGGTTGATGGTAATTACGTGCTGAAGATGAATGCTGATAGTATTCCTGATAAAGAAAAGGATGACCCGAAAGAGTTCATCGAAGAGCAAATTACTGCTTTCATGAGGAAAGCTCGTAAGCGTAATCCGGCATATCTTGCTCCTATTAAAGAAATGGACGGAGAAGATGATCCTTCTACCGTTTCTCTTGCAGTTGCAGCGGAGAAAACACGTAAAGAAATGACAGCTGATAAAGCTATCGAGGCAATCAAAGCTGATCCAGATAAAGTATCTCCGGAAAAGAAAGAAGCGATTGCTAAAAAGGTTGAAGAGAAAATTGCAGCAAAGCCTGCCAGCAGTTCCTCTTCACCAGCTCCTGCAATGGTTGATGAGTATGATAGTGGCACTGATCCTGAGGATGAACTCATTCGTCTGGATGAAGATCTTCCTAAGATTGAGTTCGATAAACCTGGTGAAGCCGATGTTATTCTCTCTGCAAAAATGTCTGGTAGATCTGTTGCATCTGAGAAACGTAATGAGATGCTGAAAGATAAGTATCGTGAACTTAAGTTCGGTGCTACATCTATGATGGATCTCATTGAAACTGAAACTGCCGCAGAGATTCCGGTTATCGAAACAAAAGCGCGTACGATTAATCCGGCTCTAAAGAAGCTCTCTGCTCAGCGGTTTGAAGAGACCTATGATAAGACCCTGATGCAGCATGACCTTGTCAGTATTCTTCTTCATTTCTCCGGTGTACGTCCTGCAATGTATTTGAATAAAGATATCGAGATCGAAGATGTTTCGTCCAGAACTGATCGTGTATTAAAATACACGGTTACATTCGAAGATGAAGATCGTAAACGTCATCGGTTCTCATTCAAATTGCCGAAGATGTATAAGCATAAATATCTCTTCTTAAATGGACAGGAACTTACGATTACTCATCAGAAGCTGCCATTCCCGATTACAAAAGTTCAGGCTGATCGTTGTCAGTTGGTAACTAACTACAATAAGATCTTCGTATATCGATATGGTACTGCGCTTTCTCCGAGAATCATTCGACTGAAGAAAATCTTAAGTGGTGAAAATCTTCCTAACTGTGTCATTCGTAAGGGTGATTGTACATCGATGAACAAATCCCGTCTTACCACGATTGAGTTTGATGAACTTGCAAGCAATTTCGTGAAAATTCAGATTGGTAAAATGAATGACAATATTTCGTTCTTGTTCGATCCTGATGCTACTAGCGTCATGTTTGATGAGAGAAAAATGCCGACTAAAGTTGATTCTGTTACCAGTGATGAACTCGATAAAATCGAAGATAAGACCTTGTTCCCCATTGCTCTCAGAAAAACCAAATCTTCCAATCAGTCTGTAGTGATTCAGTATTGGTTGTCTGGCACAACCAATCAGGTTTATGATGATAAGGGGATAAAACAGGGTGAACTCTCTGACTTTCTGATTCAGAATCTGATTGAATTCAATCCAAATCTTGAGAAAGATTTTGCTGATACCAGTGCTGGTAGTAAGTTCATGTATTCTCGTGTAAGGATCATGTCTCAAGATATTCCGCTGATTCTTGTCATGGGTGCAGCTGATCCTAATGGTCTTATTGGTGCACTAGAGAAGAGTAAGATCAACTACCAATTTGTTGAGAAACGTCCTACCGTTGATAAAAACGTCACTGGCGTCATTCCTTTCGCGGATGGGTATTTCGTTTTCGATCGATATCCTTATGAGAACTCTCTGCTGCTTAATGGTCTTTCTACGTTCCCGTCTAAGGAGTATAACTTTTATGATATGAACATGAGAGACACTTATGTAGATATTTTCGATCTCATGTGTGGACAGAGAACTCTTGCAGATAACCTGCCTGCATTTAACTATATGATGATCGATCCCATCACAAAAGAAGTTCTCAATAAGTTGGATATGCCTACAGATTTTGTAACCTTGCTTCATTTCTGTAATGGCGTATTGGCTGACAATTCTTTCCAGATTGACTCGAACTATGAGAACAGCCGTATTCGCTCTAACGAGATTATTATGGCACATCTCTACAGAGAACTGGCTGTTGCATGGTCCAATTATCGATCTGGTAGAACTGACACTTTTTCTATTCCTGAAGATATTATCCTTAAACTTTTACTCACGTCTAAGATCGTGGACCCGAAGTCGAAGTTGAATATCTCGCTGGAACTTGAAAATGATCGCAATGTGAAACTTAAGGGTCCAAGTGGTATGAATGAAGACCATTCGTTTACGATTGAAAAGCGTGCATATCATCCTACTATGCGTGGCGTCGTTGCTACAAATAGTACACCTTCTGGTGAAGTTGGTATCAATCGACATATGGTTACTAATGCGAATCTGAAAGATGCTCGCGGTTTTATCGAAATTAAGAAAGATTCGTATGATGGTACTGAGCTGCTATCTCCCGGTGAGATGCTTCAGCCTTTTGGTCCTGAATCCGCCGATATTGAGCGTCTTTGTATGTCAATTTCGCAGTCCAAACATCTCGTACCCGTTGCTTCGCAGTGCTCTTGTCCTGTGTCTTATGATATGGAGCGTATTGCACCATACATGAGTAATGATTTTGCGTTTACGGCAAAACAAGATGGTAAAGTAGTAGAGATCTCTGAGGATCTTATGATCGTTCAGTATACTGATGGAAGTTTCGATGATATTGACCTCTCTGAACATCCAGCTCGTAATACTGATGGTGGTTTCTATATCATGAATAAGATGGATGCTAGACTGAAAGTCGGTAATCGGTTCAAAGCTGGCGATATTCTAGCTTTTGATAAAAAGACTATCAACGATCTTGATTTCTTCGGTGATCCCTGTGCTAACGTCGGCACACTTGCACGTGTTGCTTTCGAATCTAATGGTTCAGTCTTTGAAGACTCCGGATATATTACCGATGACTTTGCTCACCGATTTGCAACACAGATCACAAAGCAGAAGCGAGTTATTCTCTCTAAGTATGCTAATATCAAATATATTGCTAAGATTGGACAGAAAGTCCAAGCAAATGATCCCATCTTAGCGTTTGATGATACGAAAGATGAATTCTCGTCTCAGCTTCTGGCTTCTATCACTGATCAGCTTGCCGATGAAGATGAAGTGATTGCTACCAGTGCACCTGTTATCAGTAAGTATACTGGAACAATTAAGGACATTCAGATCATCTATACTGTTCCACTGGAAGATATGTCACCGAGTCTCCGGAAGGTTGTTGACAGTTATGCTAAAGATGCATCTAAACGCGAAAAAGTTGTCGGCAAATATCGTGACATCCGCGATGCGAACACTATCATGAAATCTTCCGAGATGGCTATTCCTGATTCCCGTGGTAAGGTTGCTGGCACTAAGATTAATGAAGGTGTTATCATTGACTTCTACATCGAATATGAAGATGTTGCCGGTAATGGTGATAAGGGTTCTATCACTGCTCTGAAATTTACTGTCTGTAATGTAGTGCCGTCAGAGCTTGCCGGATATACTGAATTCAATCCTGATCGAAAGATTGAAGTATATGTGGCATCGTTTGGCGCATTCAAACGAATGGTTGCGGACGTTGAGAAGATTGGTATTCTGACTAAAGTTCTTGTCGAGAGTAAGAGAATGCTTAAAGACGAATATAGTCAGAAAATCAAAGATGCATTGAAAAAGAAATAAACAAATACGAGGGTGGGACTGTCCCACCCTCGTATACTTTTTATATCATCATTTCTTGTGTTTACCCACACGATACGCTGCTGTAATCGTATTACGCATCAACATTGCACGTGTCATTAATCCAATTCCACCAGGAACAGGAGTGTACCATAATGCATTCTTATATGTATCAGGATGAAAATCACCACACAAATTTCCATCAGCATCTCGATTAATACCAACGTCAATAATACCAAATTCGCGATCTGTCGGCACCATATCCGGTGTAATGAAATTCGGCTTACCGACAGCGCTTACAATGATATTCGAATGTGTTGTATGCTCTTTAAGCTCCAGCGTATGAGAATGGCACACAGTGACAGTTGCATTCTTTTGCATAAATAACTGAGCCAAAGGTTTACCGACAATATCAGACCTACCGATAATTGTCACATTATAACCATGAATCATATCCAGATTATAGTATTCGAGAAGCTTCCAAATACCGGCAACAGTACACGGCAGCATATACTCATGCGGTGAGTTATCTGCATACAGAAGTCCCATATTCTCGGTAGTAATACCGTCCACATCTTTGATGGGTGAAATAGTGTTAATGATAGCAGCTCTATCACCAGCGCTATAGAACATAGTTGGCAAAGGGAGTTGAACCATAATACCGCTAATCATATCATCCTCATTTAAGGCTTTGATGATAGAAATGATATCATTTGTGTAATTCTTATCACCGGGAAAAGAGTACACTATAGTTACAATTCCGCATTTACGAGCATCAGCTTCTTTATTTCGTACATAGATATCAGATGCAGCATTCACACCAACCTTGATGATAGCGAGACGCGGTCTTACTGTGAACCTCTCTGCATGATCTCTAGTATCTTCCAAGATTTCGTTGGCGCACTCTTTTGCAAATAAAATCTGCGAATTCATATTCTTATTCCTCCTCAGAGGTAGTTTTATCCATTACATATCGCTGAGAAACAACGTCATCGGTAAATACTTGATATCCCATTCCGGGTTCCTTGATCAACCATTCACCTTCTGCTACAACCAGGAGACGATTAGTATCTTTATTGGATACGACAAGAGTCGGATGCGTCATCCCGTTGATTTCAGGATTATCATTACCGCTAACCTGACTCTTATTGCGACTAATCATATGCCCTTCGATACCGATAGGATCACCATTAGTCAAAGCGTAGAAATCGTCTCCGATCCAATTCAGAATATCGAAAAGATTGGAGAGACGGAACTGCACGCCTTCATGTGCAGTGTGGCGAACTTCCAGGGGTCTGATGGTAGATACATTCATACTAGTTGCGATCATTTCCATAGTTAATTACCTCCTTAGAATTGGTACAGATCGTAAGCTTTCATAAAGTCATTCATATCAGACTTATAAGTTTCAACAGATCCATCTCGTTTATAAACGAGAATCTTGAATTTGAAATCATAGTCTGTATACGCACAACATTGAGCCTGTATCTCATAAACACCCTCCACACCTTTTCGGTGGAAGTTTATGAAATTGGCAAGCTCATTAATATTATCAATGACAGTATCAGTTTGGTATACGTCCATTACCTCAACTTCACCGTCATATGATGCACGGAGTTTAAAACTGATAGCAATCTTATCAATCTCCATCAGTCTTAGATATGCTTTTAGAGAAATACGCATATACATATGCTCAGTTGCATTAACCAGCACATATAGATCATCATACTTTTTCTGAAGCTCTTTCAACTTCTTGAGATCAAATCGAGTGCTACTAATAATAACCTTGGGTTTACCATCTTTACTATAAATAGCAAGATTGTCAAACTTCACAAAATGGAAGTCCTTTACAAAACGGCTGGACTTCCATTTCTTGAGTTTCTTCCAAAGCCAATGCTTCCAAGAACCCTTCTTAAACTCAGGAGCTTTAATCTCTTTCTCTTTTGATTTCTTATCTTTCTTCGATTTCTCTTCACTCTTACGCGGAACGAGAGTGAAGAACTCATCTTTCTTGCTCACAACGTCACCCTTCCTTTCTCGTCTACGTTGATATTGAGTAAATCAAAAATCTTCTGAGGATTACCAGCTACGACATCGTATGTATAGTCATCATACACAACAATAGCTTTCAATGTTATAGTAACCACCTCAAGATGCTCTTTATTACACATTTTAATATAGCGATCAATATTTACGTACATCATACGCTGAATGATCTCAAGAGCTTGTTTTAATTCAGATGGCGTATCTATAATGAGATACGGAAATGATGAATTATCTGTATCAGTTGCCAGATGATCTAACACTTTACTTTTACCACCAATATCCATCTCAGCTCTGACCCGACACATAATACCAACACGTTTGATATGTCGAACTTTTCTAGAACATTCACATTTAGCAAATGTTCCGGAAGATCGTTTCCAGTCAATAGTCTTCCCTACATTATTCCAAGCTTTATTTTGCCAAGCTTTCCGATTATATGCAGTGACTAATCTTTTAAACCCGGTATTATTCTGATAGTCGCTAGCATAAATACGATATGTAGTAGCTCTGGTGTTCTGTTCACCTGGAGATACTCGGCCTTTCGGATAATATAAATAATTATCACCAACAGGTAGACCTTTTCTGGGAGATGCGATTTCACCAGGTTCATTCTTAGAATCAAATGATATATCTGATCCAATTCGTTTTAGAATAATGAACCCATCGTCATCTCGATATTGACTCTTTTTACTCACACAACTTCCTCCAATTTCCGCAGAATTATATCATCGTCTGTATATGTTTCAGAAAAGAATAAACTCAGAGGTTTAGCGCATAGGTTCTACTTATAGGTAGATAGAATATGCTTATAGCATAAACATAAAGGTAGAATAAAGAGAAGAAAGTAATATAAAGAAAGAGAAAATAAGAGATTTAATGTTTTTCGGTGGACAGCTCTTAAAGAGCGCAGTGGAGGTTCTCCGTGGCCTCCTCAAAAGGCCTAAGGAGAATCGCGAAACGAGCAAATAAATAACCGGAGCCCACTTAATTTCTTAGTCCACCGAAAAACAAAGCAAGCAAAAAGAATAATACATGTAAACATTGCGTTTACATGTATTATTCAAATTTTGAGATAAAATTATTAAAATTTCTAAATAAATCAAAAATTACTATTCGATAATACAGATAACAACTAGATAAATAATCATCTGAATCTATCAGAAATGAAAGGAGTTATTTGATAATACTATGATTAACATCATAACTTCTAATCCAACAATTATTAAGAATATACAAGACTATACAGATAACTTCATCGTCGTACATTTGATGGAATGTACTCTGATTCCGTTATCTGTTCAAACCAGTGGATACAAGTTTAATATCTATCATCAAGATGGAATAGATTTATCAGAATATGAAGAATATAAAAGTTCTTCTAATCTGAGATTTGAATTTATTCCTGTGCGAGCTATTTCAGAAGCTCTAGACAAAATCATTGAGACTATCGCACGGGAAGAAGAGCAAGCACGAACCGAGGCTGAAAAATTCAATGAAAATCAAGAAGAACTGATGATAGCCTCGGTCGTTGACATGAGTTGGAATAAACTCGGGATAAACTACATCAACAATAGACTCGCTCAGCATGATTGCGAGTCCTCCTGTCTGAATTTATATCAGTATCTTCGGGTGGGATCTATTCAGAGTCTAGCCGACATACTGAAAGGTCGGCTCCAAAGTGATTTTGTTTATCCCGAAGATCCTGTTGCATTTAGTTACGCAATCATGCGAGTCCTGAATGGGGTGAGCATGTGAGAATACCACATATCAATAAACTACGACTCGAATCAATAGATAAAGCACCTTCGGCCGAGATTGAAGTTGCTATTGAACCAAGTGTATACCTCGACGATCTCGGCCTCTTTGAAGACAAGAAAGAATATATCAAATGGGTTATTCGAATGAAGAAGCTCATACGAGATTCTTTCGAGTATGAAGAGTTGATTTATTTCCTGAAGAGAAAGAGAGGAATGGATCGATGCGGTGTACATCCAAACCAGACGATATGGGATGGATTCCGCATTGAATTACATCATACACCTTTCTGTTTGGAAGATATTGTACATATCGTGACAAATAAGAGAAAGCAGCGCGGAGAATCCATGAAGATGGGTGATATCGCCCATGAGATCATGGAATTACATTATCTTGGTCTGGTTGGACTATATCCACTCTGTATGATTTGTCACTATTTCTGCCACTCGGATGAGGGTGACTCTCTATTTATTCCACTTGAAAATGTTTTCGGTGATCCAGAAAAATTCTATGAAATGTATAGGCCATATGCCACGGAAGGTATACAGACGAAGTGGAATAACTTGGTTCAGTTGAATAAAGGATATCATCTGATAACAGAAACCATTCCGATCGAACTTCAGAAGAAATACATTTACGTAAAACCCACAGATAAGAAGGGTAAGAAAGCTGATTTTGAAGTGGTCAGCACTACCAAGTTGGTGGATTTTATCAATGAGATCAATAAGAAATAAAGAATGAGTGAGATGTTAAATCGTCTCACTCATCTTTCTTTTTCGCCTATATACTATAATGATGAAGATTATAGAAGAAAGGAGGACATGTATGGGCAATTCGCCAGAGTATATTGTCTTCACAGATGCGTCATTGAGACGAAATAAGACAAGATCCTATTGTGCTTTCGGTGTTGTTGTATTAAATCTAAAGACACTGGAATACGCCTCATTTGGGGCAGAGTTAGGAAGCCGCACAGTTACGTTTGGAGAGGGCTGGGCGGTGTATCGTGGAATTCAAGCTGTCTGTAATATCGTTGATAAGAAACGGAAAGATCCCATACAGATTTTAGTGGTGACGGACAGTAAGCTTACAGTGAAAGTTTTAAGTGAGTATATCCCGTTTGTGTGGGATACAAAAAATTGGGAGAACTGGAAGAAAGTAGATGGTTCTCCAGTAAAGAATCAAGGATTATATCGAAAGATAGTGGCATTGATTAATGATCATCCCGAGATCCATCCTCGCATTGCTCATATCAATTCTCATCAGTCAGATAATGATTGGGAGAAGATTCAGAGTAAGTTGAAGAAGTATGGTATCAATGCTGACCCAAAAACAACACGTGTCTTTATGAATATGAATGATCTGGCAGATTCTATCTGTCAGGGCATCACAAAGAAGATGCGAGATGAAGAAGAGAAGACCGGTGAATTTATCCGGTTAATACCGAAAGGAGAACTAAAATGAGAATGTTATTGGTAGGCCAAGCTAAAGATAGTAATGACATCGTCTATGGTGTATCTCTTAACGGAAAAACTCTTGTAGAAATACTCGGAACATCACAAGGACCAATCACTCCTGCTGAATTAGTTCGGATCTGCAAAGAAAATGATTGTAAGATTACAGCCGAACAGTATTTCACATATGCGAGCCTATTTATTAGGGTTATGACCGCACATCAATATGTATCATGGACAAGAGAGTCTATGAATGGTATTATTGCAATGATGCAAGATGAGGATTGTGAGGGTATGTTGGATGAGTTTTTCAATTCTGACAACTATCCTCTCATGGAAGATCTTATGGGAGTCTTTGCTGATACTGACACATATCAGATTGTCCCGAAGGATTAAATCTTCGAGTATAAATTATATAGACAGAGGAGGTGAAGCCCGTGTATGACAGAACCTAAGAGAAGAAGTTGCGCAAGTAGACTTCATGCATTACAAGATGATTTCGGTTTGTCGGAAAAAGAACTTAAACAAGCCGTACGAGAGGTATCAAGACCTCGTGAAGTAAAACTTCCAACCTTCCATGAGAAGGTTTCGAAGAAAGAAAAGATGCGCCGGGAACTTGAAACGCCCGGAAACAAACAGCATAAGTATATGATTGCTTACTGGTATTTGGAGGAATACCTTGAGCCTGAATATTCCCATGATGTGTATCGTAAGCATCAAGATTTCAAAGATTTGATTCAGTATGCTTATGAACAGGCTATGGGTGTAATACAGATAGGAACATACATCGTTAATACTGACCTTAATCCTCTTACAGCATTTCCTGATCCGCCGGATGATGAATTGGATATTCCTGAAATTCAATGGAATGAGTTTGATGTATATTGTAAGAAGCATCCATTGAAAGGTGGAGCCAAAGATATCTTCAAACGGCGTAAGAGATTTAAGAAATATTTGCATAAGAGACGTGGTCGTTATTATTCCAAGAAGAGAATGCGAATGTATGATCCCTTGTTCGCAATGACAGTCGTGGACGAGAAAGAAATGCTTAAAAATCTCGAACGCATAACCCGTGAAAATGAACTTCGTGTGAAAAAGTTCCATGAGATGTTGGATTCTCTTGTATCTGATAGATCGATTGGAGCAGAAGCCATGAAGAAGTTCGATAAGCAAACTAAAGATATTATGTCCCAGCATCGAAAACGATTGAACTCATTCATGAAACAAATTGGACAGAAACCTACACCAGTGACGTTCGATTTTGATGATGAGCCCTCAATTACCTATGATGGTTGGGATTGATGAGGGGTGAATAATAAATGAAGATGGTATATGAGCCAGGAGAGAAAGAGCAATTTTCTAATATGAAGAGTTACTTGTTCAATGAATCTCTTTCTGAGCGGATTTATAGCTTAGATTTTAAAGTAACGAATCCAGCTTTAGCCGAGTATATTCTGATAGCTATGATGAATGGAAAATTGTCAGAAGTTGATATAGGTATTGATATACAGAGCATCAATATCATGTCACTGGCTGAGACAAAGATCCTGAAAGAAAAGCTTCATCAAATGATTGAAGATCTTATGCCTTAGACGGATCTCAGTTTTGTGTATATATTATAATAGGGATAAAAGACAAAGTGAGGTCATTCTATGGCTAAGAAAAATAAGATCAAAAAAGATTCAAGTAACAAGAATAGTAAGAACGAATCCAAGCTCTCTAAGAAACGATTGCTCAGTAGCGAATACGAGCAGTATAAGCGGATTGGAGAAATTGACCGTTCCCAAAATTGGTTGGAGTTATTTACTCCAACCGTGGTCCAAGACCTTTTCGAAATCATGCACTCCTGTTCGGATAATCAGCTCAAATCTGATTATATTCGTAAGGAGTTAGCATATTATGGATTCGAGCCCGTCGGACTCGGAACCAATATTTATACTATGCACAATCCGGCATATCCTGGAGTAATATTCAAATTTGCTCTGGATGACAATGGTTTGGCAGATAACTTCAATGACACATTACTGCAGGACCTTGTCAATGATTTTCTGGTGAACGAGTGTGGCGATAAGCCAAGATATACTCGAGTAGTAGCCAGACATCCGTCTGCAATCGTATCTGTACAAGAGCGCAAAGTTGTGGTTGCAGATCAAGATCGTATGGACACATTTCGTGGAAGTATCCTTAAAACTCTACAGAAATTGTCCATGAAGTTTATGATCATCGATCTTTCACCATCGTTATATCACCTGAATTATGGTATTGACCGTAATGGTGATTGGTGTTTTGTCGATGCGTCAGATCTCTATCCATTAGCAAATATCGATAAAAAGGTTCGATGTAACAAAGCTGTTGGATGGAATGATAAGAAGCGCGAGGTGAGACGTTGTGGTGGACGTTTAAGATATAACGAAGACTTCAGCAATATCATCTGTGAAAACTGTGGGACAGAGTTTCTGCCATTAGAGATTCGACCCAAAGATAAGGAGGAAAAAGGACGAATGGCAAATAGTATTTGCGATGGTATCTCGATCGAAGAGAGAGAAGAGATGCGCAGAGCCGAGATGAGAGAAATTCTCGGCGAAACTCCCCAGGATATTGACGATATGGACACCGAAGAGACGGTTGAGGAAACCTCTCGGAATCATATCGAACAGCCTGCGGCGAAGAATCCTCTGCCCACTAAGCAGAGACCTGCTACAATCTTCGTAACGCCTGCACCTGCTAGCGAAGATGATGACGACGATGGCGTAGAAGCGCCGGTTGTTCGTGAACCCAGCGAAGAGGTACGTCAAGAGACATCTACATCCTTCTCTGAATATCTGGGACGTAGACCTACTCCCGAGGTATTGGATGAGGATGACTATGAAGAAGATCCTCTTGGAAATGATGAGGAAGATGAGCATGTTGTGCTCGCATATGCTCGTGAAGGAACTGAGTTTCCTGATCCTGACATGGAGGAAGATAATGATTCTGATGAGGACGAAGACGAGTCCGATGATGTAGAGGATGAATCTGATTCCATGGAGCCTGTTGATGAAGAAGATGCGACTGAGGAAGAGCTGGAACCGGTTGAACCTAAGATCACATACTCTGTCGTCAATTATGATCCCAAACATGCGCTCGGTTCACATATCGGACTGACTGACAGTGGCACTTTCCCTGGAATCCTGATGCATATCGAAGGTGACTTCGAGGAAGCATTCAAGGAGTACGGTCTCAGTCTGTATGTGAAGATCGGCGACGACTCTACGATTACTCAGGCAATCAGTGCAGAGGTATTCCGTAAGATCCTGGCTGATGTAGTTCCTGAGATCATTGAAGAACAGGAAGCCTATGAGCGTAGCCGTAAGGCGTATTATTAAGTGATTACTGGCTGGAAATTAAATATAACCAGTCATGATCATAGATATCCCCGCAACCCCATACCATTCTGTAAACTAAATTAAGGAGGAATTAATAATGGTATTCATTCTGAACGAACAGAAGGCCACCAAGATTTTCGAGAACTATCGGAATGTGGCCGCCTTTACCCTGTCCAAGGGCCTGAAGGGTGCAACCATCGGTGATCTGGAGGTTTCCTACGAGAAGCTGAATTTCCTGCCCGATGAGGACACTATCAACGCGATCAAGTCCGGCGACATGAAGCTGAAGAAGGTCATCAAGAAGGCCCTCAAGGCTCTGTATTCTCCCAGCATGGATAATGCGGCTATTGGTCTGGGCATGACTCAGCTGGTCACTATCCTGTCCAATAATCGTAAGGCTAAGCGCGGTCCCGCTGTTCTGGTCTTCGTGACTGACGAGGAGGATACTGCTCGCAACAAGATCATGACCAAGTATATCACTGCTCTTCTGAATGCTTTTGGTCTCAATCCCATCACTAAGGGCAAGGTTGTCAATAAGCTGTTCAAGAAGCGCAAGAAGGCTAAGGAGAAGGTCATTGAGTTCTCCAAGAAAAAGGATTCCGGCTGCAATCTGTCCCGCAAGGGTGTTGAGCTGAAGCGTATCAATTACGTCTTCTATGAGCTGGAGATGCGTCAGTCTGCTATGACCAATATGGATCTGCGTGATATGGATAGCAGCGCTGCTGAAGCCTGCACCAAGAGCCTGCTGAAGGTTTATACCGCGGAGAACCTGAAGGAAGTGGACAAGAAGATTGCTAAGCGTTTGGCCAAGAAGGATAAGACCGCGGTTAAGGCTTATCAGAGCTTGAATGAGATCCTGGTCTCTATGAACGCTGATCTGAAGATGCCCAAGGTCAAGTTTGGCCAGAAGAAGAAGAAGGGCAAGGCTGTTGGTCCTAAGGTCAATACCAAGAAGTTCAAGAAGTTCTTCACCAAGAAGCGTAATCGCGGCATGCTGCTGCTGATCTATGCTCACACCCTGGCTGTAATGCTGGGCCTGGAGATTGGTTCCAAGGACTACAACTCCTACATGAAGGGTGTTTGCAACTCCTTCAAGGAGGGCTTCGGTAAGGAGTTTACCGCAGCTGCGACCGCTTATGCCAAGGGCGAGAACGCTGTCGGTTAATTAAATCCGATTGGCAGAAAGAGCGGGGTCTATGTGGCCTCGCTCTTTTTCTATTTCATAGCAGGAGGTGAGGACAATAGCCTTCATATATGAAGATCCGAATAGAGATCGACAAGGTTTCTATAAATTGAAACGAACCTATAGCGATCTGTATAAGAAAGTAAATTATACAACACCTGTACAGATGGTGCAGAACAGAATCATTGAGTATGATATTAAATCTGCAAATATCAGCATGCTTCGACAAGCGGGTGTGGTTAAAAGTTCTACATTGGATGAATTAGAGAAACTCCCTAAGAAAGACCGACAAGTATTAATCGGTAAAATGCAGAAACTTGACCCGAAACTGAAGAAGGTTATTGCCCGTGGAATCATTCAGGCTAAACATGATTTATTCCAAGCAAATGGAATCCAGGATAGTGAAGTGTTATCTATTAAAAATGATGCACTTTTCATCGCTGGAAGGCGTTTGAAATATACAAAGTTTGGTGAGGTTGAGTTTAGGCCTAAGAACACGTATTCTTTCTATATCAAAATTGAAGGGATTGAGTTCTATTATGATTCTAAAAATGATATAGTTGCTGTTAAAGGTGTGAATGATTCAATAGTTGAACATCCAGATCATCAGGAAGGTATGATTCGATTCTTTGCAAAAGTTATGAAATTCATGGTATATGATCATCGTGATGCTTTGCGAAGATATCTGATTGAATTTTCTGATGACTATAAGAACAAACGCCTTCCGGTACAATACTATCGTGAGTTTGGTAGCGCTAATATTTACCGGACAAATATGGGCATCGCTGAATATAGTTTTAATTTGGTTGCTGCAGGCGAAGATGATAAAGAGATCATCAATGGTGTGTTCAATTATATGAAGTTTGTACTTCCACTTATACAGACATTTATTTAGGAGGTGTAATCGCATTATGATCTCTGGATTAGTTCTTGCATACATCTGGGCTGCGGTTATTTTCGTAGTAGGAATTATTCTGATGGTATGTGGCTTTATCTTTATGAAACATGCTCGCAGGTATAAAAAGATGCAAGAAGAGCTTGTCAAGAAAGTTGAGATTCGAACGAAGAAGGAGTATAATAAGATCGCTTTGATGTCTCCTAAGGATCTCAATACCTATTTGACACAAACATTTGCTAAGATGCTCGAGGTTGAGTCTCAAGCACATATCAGTGAGAAGGATTTTGAAGCCACTACAAAACTCTTTGCATATAGTTTGGCCGCGCTGGTAGATTTTCTTGGGCCTGAGACGATTGACGCGATTGATTACTATTACGGCAAAGACTACGTGCAGAGATGGGCACAGTATTCGTATCGCTTGATTGAAGCTCGAAGACTTACTGACAGTGTGGTAAATAAAGCGATGATGTATGAATCGCTTACTAACCATATGGTATAGTAAAAATAAGAGAGGAGTGGACCGTCTATGGCCCACTCCTTATTCTTTTTATTTGAAACTTTTTAACTGATCGGCAACATCAAACAATCCTTGATCAAGAGATTTACCATCGGCATTTTTACATTCATCGATATATCGTTGAATATATCGAAAATGTTCGCGCTCCATACCATCACCCCATCTATCGATAAAGCGATCCAGTCTGCCCCATGTGGCTTTAATATCAATGAAGATTCCCTTATTACTCTTTTTATTATGAGCACCACCAATATGAACCGGTTTAGAGAGCATGACAATCATGATATTATCGGCCTCGTGTTCAGCCAGTACCAAATCGGCGATCTTAAATGTAGTGATATCTGTATCACCTCTGAGAAGACAAGCACGTAGCACAATATCACAAATATCAAAAAGATTAAAAATTGGTCCATGATGCATTTCAATTTTTAGCTTAGGTGCTTCTGTAGGAAGATTTCCCATGATAACGCATTTATCCAGTCCACCTTCTTTAAGCTTATGGATGTAATCACTATAGCGGTCATCATCCCGGACCATAGCTTCACAGCCTTTTACATATTTTTCATACCGATCATAATCTTCAAGAAGATCTCTTTTTTCTGCTTCAAAGGAGATATATTCTTTAGCATTTTTACCGAGGCCATGTATTTTAAGGGGTTCAAATTTAGAAGACACAAAAGACTCCTCCTTCTTTTGCAACATATTTATAGGGGTGTTGTCGCGTTTTTGAAGGATGACATCTTGTAGTATGACTATATGACCTCTTCACAGATTGTCGGAATGTTACTGGGTGCAGCTATGTGCGTTCTGACGCGGCTTTTTGGCATGGACATATATTCTTCTCCGTTTTGTTTCTGCCTGTGTTTTTGTCAGGTGATTTCCAATTCTTTTCTCTTTCCTTTGTTGAGTGATAACAGGAGTACCTTTAGGGGAGGTACTCCTGTTATTTTCGTATTTATCGATACAGAAAACATCACTATAATCGGTAGAGACCGTGATTTGCGATGATTTATACAGAAAGGAGGAGTATCTGTTGACTTATGATTTTCTCGAGTCTCTATATGCAGATGTACTATCGATTGTAAAAGGTCTGGTGGTAAAACGCGTAGACCTTGCTCGTGAGAATGAGACTATTGATACGGTCAGAGCATTTGAGACTTATCTGGCCTGTGTAAATGGGACTCGTTATTTTTATACTTTCAAAGAGTATGAATTGGAAATTTTAGAGAAGTATATGCCGAAAACACAAGCAGTAGCCTGCCATCTGGATGCAAACAAAATCCCAGAGGAGCTGCGCGAGGCTATTGTGAACGATCAGGCTAAGTATGTATTGGACACATACGTTGAGCGAAATGAATATTACCGAATGCTAATTGGTCTTCCTCGGCTGGATGATACTCAATGGATATATGTCCGCAATCAAAGAGATATTCCCAGGGATGTGCCGATTCATCAGATGTCGATTGACCAAATTTCTCAGCTTGAAGTTCGAGGAGTATTAGATCAGTTGAAAGCTGATAATCCCAGTGCAGACTATCTGAATTATCTTGGTGTGAACTCTGTTGATTTGATTGAAGCACGGTTGGCAAAACCCTTTGAAATTCTTCGGATGGGTAGTACAACAAATGTTCGAGTAATGGATATGTTCCAGAAGGAGTATTACTTTGCTCGACGTTATATCATGTCTACGATCTATCATAGAGAACAAATCACTACTAAGACTCTATATGATCCGACGATCGGTGTTTTGATGTTGACGCTGGCTATTCGCAATACATTAGTACCTGATGAAAAAGCTTACCTTAATTTTGAAGAGATTCTTGACGCAATTCTGGAATCTTATGGGATGTTAAGGTATTTCCAGAAGTTTCCATTTACTTATAAGCAGAGACTAGTTCTTGCTATGGACCGTCTGCTGAAAGTAAAAGGAACTGATGGCGTGCTTGTTGATGTCTGTAAGTTGTTTTCGCAGGATGACCTGATTGCTAATCGGTATTTTCTTATGAAGACACAACCTAAAGACATTGATGGTAATATCAGTTTCACTGGAGATCCAAATCAGGACTATCGTCTTGATTTCATCAGAGCCGAAATTCAAGAGCATGATATCAATACACAGGAAGAAAATCGACTCTCATATGACACTGTCACTGACAATGACTTTCTTTGGCAGCTTACTCCTGAAGAGAAAGAGGAGATTCTTCTTACTGATTTTAATCTGATGATGACGAAGTATGTTGACGTAGAAGTTGCATACGAAGTCACGTCCCTTGTATTTGAAGTTTGTTGTTTTATTAATCTTATCTTGTATGCCAGAGATAACATTGCAAAGGTGACAATGGTCAATACTTATGCAACTTCTGGTAAGTGTACGTTATTCACGATGATGAACTTCCTTTTGGCTGCTATGGCTAAGAGGGCTCATTTTGATGGAAATATTGTATACGAGCCTACACAGATTGCAGAGATCTGGAGATTCAATTATGATGATATCGAGGAGCAAGTCCGAGAGATTGTTAATAAGTATGAATTACAGATTGATGTGGACCGTGTCCTGGTTGAAGGATTTGATATGGAACTTGCCAAACCCCTTGGGAGGACAGATTCCCCTGATATTCTGTCCATATATGTAAAGAATCGAGCACTCTTCGATGCGATATTGGATGAGATGCATAAAACGAATGATATCCGACAATATATTGCGTTATCTAACTGTAAGGATATTTTCTTTACATCTTCTAAGGAGCGTGAAACTTTCATCAAGCTTGATGGGACATATGCAGAAACATACTATGAAATGTTGGAAGATCTTGATCCAAAATTAGCAAGAAAGCTTGATAGCATCGAAGATGAGGATGCACTGAATGGTCTGCTAGTGTATATTCTGGAGAAGCTGGAAGATCTATTTAACTCAGATGAGCTGAAATATCTATTCCTTAATACTCCTACTGTATACGCATCACTGATTGGTCGATATATCCGAATGGCGATTAATGTCTTCAAGGCGTCTTCCGTCCAGCTTCGCTCTATTAATATTTTCTTCTATCTTGGAGATAGAGATCCTATTCGTGTGATTGATGGTAAAGTTGTACATAAGAAGTATCCAATCAATGAATGGATTCATGTACAAGATACCGTAAGTACACATAAAACCATATTCCTGAATGAATATATAGCAGTAGGTGATAAGGCCTACGCAAATATCGAGTAAAGAGAGGTGCACAATTACTCATGGCTAATATTAAAATTCGTGGCGATCATATGACCGTGCTTGATACTGTGCATGATGATTCTGGTCGTCTTTTGGCTGAAGCAAGGCCTCATGAAGTCATTGGCGAGGTGGAAATCATTTTGGCTTCCAAATATGGCGGTAAAACGATTTTCACTCGTTCTCTGAGACGCAATGATCTGCTCGTTACTGGTGCAGTATTCTTGTCTGAAAAGGTGAACAATATTCGTTCTACTTTTAAGACTACTCCAATTGATTTGGAGCTCGGTGTTCACACAATTGAGGAGATCGATACTTCTTCTGATACTGTACCGTTGGAGAAGATCGTTGGCATCATGGTCGGTAATGGTGGTTGTGGTGATACCTATAATACAGTACATAAAGTTCATCGCACGGATCGTACTGTACCCGGCATGCTCCCCCTTCGGGTTGTACCTTTGGAGCATGATCTGGAAGGCGCTACACGCAATCGTTACCTCCTGCGTGTAGTAAAGGGCGACTATGCTTATTACTACGGTAAGAAGTTTACCGTTGAGCGTGAGATCAATGTCCAATATGAAGATGGCACGACCGTTCCTACAAACGTAGATATCATCGGCGATTCTAACGGGAAGTATATCAAGACTTTCACTAAGTATTCTGCGACATTGGATGAGACGGATATTCGTGAAGGTTTTAAGATCAGTCAGGGAAGTACCATGCGGTCGTTGGTAAATTCTGTTGGTCTGATGACAGGTTATATCGGAGAGGCGTCTGATTCCAAAGAAAAGGGCGGAAATGTTGAGGAAGTCTTCAATGCCCGAATGATGACTACTCTGAACATGGAGAACAATGAATTGAAAGATTCTGAGGCGACAGTTACTTTTATCTATCGTCTCTATTTCACTTAATGAGGAGGGATTGACCAATGGCGGAAAGGATTCTCAACGAGGCTCAGCAGAAAGAGCTGTTCCGCCTCATCGGTGATCCTGAAAAGTTGGATGCTCATATCATTGCAAATTTATTTGCTTATATGAAAGATGGCGGTATTAAGTATCATCCTGATGATATTATTACCATTGGACCAAATGAGTCGAAGTTTGTAAAACCCAATACGAAGACTACAATCGGTATCTATCTAGCAAATAAGTATATCTGGGAAGATCTGGCCATCTTCGGGTATATCAATAAACCCGTTACTGGCAAGGTAAATGGCAAGATTGATACCGCAATGGCAAAAGCTTTGATGTCTGGTGATATTACACGGGAGCAATATGGTCGTTATATTGATCGTACACAGTGGTTATATGGTGGTCCTCTTGCTTTTATTATCAATACTTCCTTATCGGAAACTTTGATCACTCTTCCTCCGGCTGCTAAAGCTCAGAAGAAGAAGCTCCTTGAAGAAAATCGAGAAGGCATTGAAGCGAATGATCCTCAGGTGTCTACTCATATTGAACATGAAGTTGTTAAGACTGCATTGGATGAAATGAGGAAAAAGAATGACCCTGCTATGGCATTGTTTGATGCCGGTTGCGGTATTGATCCATATAACCAATATAAGACAATTATGGTTATGAAGGGTGCTGTTCAGGATAATACAGGCGAATCTCCTACGGGATATAAGGTCATTACATCTAACTATGATACCGGTATCACTAAAGAAGATATGCCGAAAATCGCTGATACAGTTGTTACGTCATCCTATTCTTCTGGCGTTGCTACACAGGACTCCGGTACAAACGGAAAGAAATATAACGCTTTGTTTCAGCGAGTTCGACTTCAAAAGCGCGGTTCTGATTGTAGCACAACCGAGACGATTGCCGTTGATATCACAAAGGATAATGCAGACGACTATACCTGGCGGTATATCGTCGAAGGTAGTTCTAACGGTAGTAAGGGCAAACTTGTGATGCTTACTCCAGAAAATATTGACTCCTACATCGGCAAGACAGTAAAGATGCGCACCGGTATCTACTGTAAGGCGAAAGACCCTGAGTATTGTTCTTGCTGTATTGGCGACAGACCATATCGTATCGGTGTGCGTAATATTGGGTTTACGTTTATGACTATTTCAGGCTCTACCTTAAATGCTTCCTTGAAGCGTAAACATGACGTAAGCGTGAAGTTATATCCGATACAGATATCCGATGTGATGAAATATGTGATGTAATAAATCCCCACTGGTCTTAATTGATCAGTGGGGTAACATTTTGTATGAAAGGCGGAGAAAAAGAATCGGATGAAGGTTACCGATTCTTTGAGATGTGTTATGTTGATGGAAGTTATCCGACAACAATGCGACCCATATTGCCATATAAAGGCTCAGGACCAGGTTTACGATATTCAACAACAGGGAGCTCATCACTCAAATCTGTGTTGAAATTGTCGATTTTCATGTGTTCACAACATTCTTTTAAATGCATAAACGTCTCGACCAATCATTCCATCGAAGGATATTCCGCGTTGGTTCCCATAATATCTCCTCCTTTCATACATAAAATGGAGAGAGGGTAGTGTCAGTACCCTCTCTCCATGCCTTCATTATTATAGTATATATGCGAAAGTTATGTTAAATTGGAAAAGTGCAGAGAGCCCAAATTGGGCTCTCTATTTTATTCTTAGCAGTTTCCTAACTTAGGTATAACACCCACTCGAAGGAGGTAATTATATTGCTTGCGCACAAGGTAAATGAAGATGCACGACTGTTTTTCTTTGAGGTAAAATATCCTGAAGAATACGGTGTATGGTACCCCACATATGATCAGGATATCGAATATCTGAAATCTCGAATCCTGACTTATCGTTCCGCTCATACGACTGAGATGGATATGGAGACCAGTCAGTATTATGAAGGTGCAAAAACGCTCATTGAAGTTTTCGATCTGTTCATGGCTACCGGCATCGCAACTATCTGTAAAGATATGAATGTACTGATCGAGAATATCAAAGAGCCGGAACATTTTGATCATGCAGAAGTTCAGTTTCATATGATCTATGATCAAACACAGGTTGATGATAACGGGAAAATGACAAGTTCTGCTAAAGGTGATTATAAAATCACTCTTATCTATACTCGTGAAACCAATAATCCCTGTGGTATTTTCCTGATCTATGGAGAGAATCTCGATAATGGTAATACCTTTACCGTTGGAGATACTCTGGTATCTAAAATCGGGCTGACTACTGATCATTTAAACTGGTTGGACGAGGGTGCAAAATGTTTTCCTGCTGGTCCGATTCTGAAGTATAGTGAGAACTTTCCTATATATGCTACACTAGCTAATCAGATCATGGATCGTCTGAAGGATACGTTAGATATTATTGTGTATGATTAATAAGAATTGAGAGGTGAATGGTTTTGACTGATATGAAGTCGATTACAGTCATTAAACGTGATGGTCGTGAGGTTGAATTCAATTACGATCGTATTACGAAAGCTATCAAGTCAGCAATGATTGCTGTGAATCCGCAGGGTTATATTAATGGTATTCCAGTTGAGCTTGCTGCTGCGAATGTCAAAGACGATGTTGTTTACGATATCGAGAAGTCCTTGCGATCTGATGCAGATAAAAAGATCACTGTAGAAGCAATCCAGGATCTCGTTGAAGAAGCTCTTATTCGTTTAGGCTATTCTGATATTGCCAGAGCGTACATCATCTATAGACAGAATCGTAATCGTGCACGCAATTATAAATCTGATATGATGAATATTATGCGTGAGATTACATATTCTGATGCTGTTGATGCTGATATTAAACGCGAGAATGGTAATATCAATGCTGACTCTCCTATGGGAGCTATGCTCAAGTATGGTTCTGAAGTATCCAAACAGTTTGCGCATCAGGATCTTCTTACACCCGAACATAGCAAGGCTCATATGGAGGGAGACTGTCAAATACATGATTTGGATTTCCTTGCTACTGGTACATTGACTTGTAATCAGATTGATATTATCGAACTTTTTAAGGATGGGTTTTCTACAGGGCACGGATATCTTAGAGAACCTGGTTCGATTCGATCTTATGCAGCTCTTGCATGTATTGCGATTCAGGCAGAGCAGAATGATATGCATTTCGGTGTGTAAATTTACATTATTTCATTTTGATTAATGTAATATTTATATAATGTGGTGCCGCCATATAGGAAACTTATGGTGGAAACTCCGTAAACCTGTGATCCGCAGGGTGTGAAGATAACGAATAGTTACATCAGGAAATGGGTGTTTAATATCTTTGCTAACCGGGAACTGCAAGTGTGACGACTTGTTAATCCGGTGCCACGTTCAAATTTATTTATACCATCACATTCATATTCTATAGGAAAGGAGGGTGCATTATGAGCAAAGTTCAGGTTAATACATTATGGTCATTGGAAAACATAAAAGACCAATACATATTTGATACTGAAACTCTTGATATTACAAATATATGGAGTGGCAGAATTATTTCTGTGTATATAGATAAACGTGGATATCCTGCTGTATCTATGAGTTTGAAAAATCCAACAAAAACTGGCAGAAGATATGCTAATGTAAAATATCATAAAATTATTGCATTAGCATGTATAAACAATGGTCCATATAAGCTCATTGAACATCTTGATGATAATCCATTAAACTTTCATCCGAGCAATCTTAAGTTTTCAACTCAAACCGAAAATGCAAAAACTATGCGTGCAAATGGAATCAATAATCATATTGATTCAATCTTTGAGTTGATGCTAACAGATGGAACGAAGTATATTGGAACAACAAAAGAGATTTCAGAGCAAAGCGGTATTCGCAGAGGCGCCATATATGATAAGATGTATCAGCGATATGATAAATCTCATACAAGGACTCAGCGAAAATATAATATACAACACGTTAAACTTCTCTATTCTGGGAATGAGCGGAGGAACGCTACAAAGAAAGAAAAGGTGCTACGGGAAAGGGATAGTGATGGGTTCCTTATCCTACATAGAATTAATAATTTGAACAGGTTCAGAGACTAACGAAAGGATAGCCGGCGCATAAGGTTTGAGTCTTATCAACTCTTAACGGCGAGTAACCGAGTAGTGTTAGCTCCGAGATGGATACGGGAGCGAAAATGGAGGGCCCTAACTAGGTGAAGCTAGAGGGCTGAGATATAGTCCGTTGGCCCGACGGGTGGGCAATCTATACCAAACTTTGAATACGGTCTTGCAATCGGTGTGCATAAAAGTTTTCGCAAGGCTATTATTCAGAAAATTCTTGATTATCTCAATATCATTGCAGGCATTGAGTATCAGTCTTTGAAGACTGAAATTAAAGCCAGTGTTGATCACTACATTGCTAATGGTGTCAAGCTGAATGAGTATGTTGCGGAAGAAAACATGTCCAAGGATCCTTCTAGGATTATAGCAATCTCTGATATTATTCGCAATTATACCAATACGGATATTAGTTTTGATACGGCTAGCAATATTCTTAAAAGTGCAATTCGGACTGTTGTTGATGAAACACATCAGGCCACTGAAGCTGTTATCCATAATCTTAACAGTATGCATTCTCGTGCTGGCGCACAGGTACCATTTTCTTCTTTGAACTATGGCACGGATACCACAGATGCTGGTAGACTTGTTATTAGAGAAACTTTGAATGCTGTAAATGAAGGTCTCGGTAACGGTGAAACGGCAATCTTCCCCATCTCTATTTTCCGAGTAAAAGATGGAATCAATTTTAAACCCGGGGATCCTAATTACGATCTCTATAGATATTCTATGGAGGTTACTGCTAAGAGACTATTCCCGAATTATGAGTTTCTTGATGCACCGTTCAATCTGCAGTATTATGTAGAAGGTAAACCTGAAACATACGTTGCTACGATGGGATGTAGGACTCGTGTTATGGGCAATATCAACGGTCCTGAGATCTCTCATGGTCGTGGTAATCTGTCTTTTACAACCATCAACCTTCCCCGTCTTGCGATCAAGGCTGAAAAGAATATTGATAAATTCTTTGATGAGCTTGCTCATATGCTTCAGCTCGTCGAAGAACAGTTATATTTAAGATATAAATACCAGAGTACAAAGAAAGTTCTTAATTTCCCATTCCTTATGGGTGAGAGTCTTTGGTTGGATTCTGATAAACTTGAATACAATGATAGCGTGAAGGAAGTTCTCAAGCATGGCACATTAAGTATTGGGTTTATCGGCCTCGCCGAGGCTCTGGTAGCTTTGATTGGTAAGCATCATGGTGAGTCCAAAGAAGCTCAAGAACTCGGTCTTAAGATCATTGGGTTTATGCGCAAGTGGTGTGATGATGCAAGTCAGAGACATTACTTAAACTACAGTCTTCTGCAAACCCCGGCCGAAGGGCTTTCTGGAAGATTTACTCGTCTTGATAGAAAACGCTATGGCATTATTCCCGGTGTAACTGATAGAGAATACTATACTAATTCGAGTCATGTACCCGTTTACTATGAGATTAATGCTTTTGATAAGATTGCTATCGAAGCGCCATATCATGCTCTGTGTAATGCAGGACATATTGCATATATCGAGATGGATGGAGATCCCAGTAAGAATGTCGATGCAATCGAGCAGATTCTTGCCCATATGAAGAATTGTGGTATCGGATATGGATCTATCAACCATCCTGTCGACTATGATCCTGTCTGTGGTTACACTGGTATCATTGATGATGTATGCCCTCGCTGTGGTAGACGCGAAGGTGAACCTGTGGCAGTAGATAAGCTTCGTCATCTGGGTGTGTGGAAGCATCATGCAGCGGATCCGATTGCATATCGTCCGGATCCCAACGAGGAAGCTGATAAAATTCCAAATATTTTCGTATACACACCGAAGAAGGAGAATGAATGAGTAAGATCAGAGTAGCGGGTGTGATTGAGAATTCTACTGTTGACGGCCCCGGATTCCGCACAGTAATTTTTACTCAAGGATGTCCGCATCATTGTGAAGGGTGTCATAATCCGGAAACCTGGTCTTGTGATGGTGGGACTTTAATTGAAGTGAAAGATCTTGCTGATCTTATCATGAAAAATCCATATTGTACTGCAATCACATTATCTGGTGGCGAACCAATGAGTCAAGCTGCTGAATTGTGTGAATTGTTGGATGTGTTTGAAAGTGCTGGTAAGAGCTATCATGTGATGACTTTTACTGGATATACATTTGAACACCTGTGGGATAGTGGTTCCAACCACATGAAAGAACTAATTTCTCGATCTGATCTAGTGGTCGATGGGCCATTCATTATGACTGAGAAATCGTTGGAATTGTACTACCGAGGTTCGCGGAATCAACGAATTTTGGAAGGAAAGTCCTCGATCATGTTAGGTCGGCCGGTGCTTGCAAAGATCGGAGATCAGATCTAGAAAGACTTATAAATTCTACTTCGAAGGAGTGTTTTGCTACATGAAGACTTTTGTAAGAAATGGTATTGAAATGGTTGGCGAAGGAGTTCGCTTTGATCGTATCAGGCGTGTTACCGGTTGACCTACCAAATAGGCCGGTGCCCATGGTGACATGGGGCAATAAAATCCATTAAACTGTCGGGGACGATCCTTAGAGCTCTGAATACTAAGTATATGCAGTGATGTATATATGGCAAAGTGTAACGGCTTTGGTATAGTAACAACGTCAGAGATTGGACAATCCGCAGCGAAACCTCTGTTTATTTCAGAGGGACGTTCAACGATTATAATATGGAGAGTTTAGCTATGAGTAAAAAACCAGAAATAAAACCTACTGATAATGAAATTGAATATGTTACAGAATGGTATGGTATAAAGAAGGCTGCAGAAATTGCGGATGATCTTGAAATCTCTGTGAATCGTGTATATAATATTTGCAGATTTATAGGATTTAAACATTTAAATCGCAATTTCCTAATAATGTATGATCAGGAGCAAATTATCCTCGGTGGAATTCTCGGTGATGGTAATATTAAACGCAATGGTAGTAATTATTACTATCGAGAATCTCATTCCGAAAAAGAGAAAGAATACTGCTACTGGAAATTTAAGATGCTAGAAAACTTGGCGTCTAAACGAGGGTTCGGTATTTCCGATAAACGTGATGGACAATATGGTTTTCAAACAATAAACTCACCAGCATTTAAGAAATATAAGAAAATGTCTAAAAGTGAGGTTATTGATAACTTAGATATACTAGGGGCTTTGGTATATTTTCTCGATGATGGATGGATGAAATCTACCGGGTTTTGTTTGTCTACAGGCATACTCGATGAAAATGAGCGTGAATTATTAAAGGCCAAACTTGATAAACTATTTAGAATCGATTGTCACCTTATTGGCAATGAGACTTTATCAGTAACAAAGAAAGATATTATTAAGTTAATTAAAGCGTTTAAGAAGTATATCCCTCATAACATTGATGTATACAGGAAGAAAGTGCAGCCGCTCATAGATAAATTTAAGGTATAATCTAATCCTCCCAGAAATGGAAGGCAGCCAATGTATCTGGTAGGCACATTGGATCGTTTTAATGATGCGAAGCGTGCTGAAGAACATGATCGCGTGAAGCATTCTGTTGGCATGCCGCTTAAGTTACAGGTAGGTGAAAGTGCGTGAATGGTGCCGCTATTGAGGAACGTATCTGGGTCGTTCACAATGGCGCTACAACCACTACTACGCTAAGAGATCTTTATGCAGCTTATGTTGCCGGTCGACTGGGGGAATACCGCATTTATTATGTGGACCCTCAGTCGATCGAAGACTCTCGAAAAGATGATATGAAGAAACCTCTTGTTGGTACAATGAGTATTCTTGAAGTAATCAATAATGGGATTCATCAGAAAGTGGTTGTTACGTCGGAGGATGATCTCACTGTTACAATGGGAGCAACTGGGACGTTGCTCGATTATGCTGACTGGGAGCCTACGCATCTTACTGTGAATTTTGCTCCGAATACGAAACATTTCGTTTCAGCACTGAGTGGAATTGGTGGGGCTCCTGGGGATAAGATCTTTATTCGCAAGATTAAGTCTTATCGAATGACAGGATCTTGTAATGTCGTTACATTACCAACACCCAATATGATTTCAGTGAACGGCTTTGTGGTTATGTGTTAATTATTAATTGATTAATACTATAACTAATTTATAAGCTCGAAGTTGCTAGCGGGCTATTGAGGTACGATTCGGTTGGGCTGCCCTGGCGGGGTGATATGTGGAATCATCCTGCCCTCGTGCGTGCATGTGGCGGCCCGTTGTGCCTTGCCATTTTAGGCGTCCGGTGATAGCGGGGAATTCACTCGGCGCTAATTCCAGCTCAGTACAGTCGTAGTGTCAACGCTGTATGGTCAGATTAGCGACACGCCGATAATAAGGTCTGGCTTTAGGCGGCTAATCATTGAATGTATACCAGAACCGAGCGCAGGATATAAAATAAGAAATCCGGTAACAATGCTACAGGACAAGTAGTATGCGCCGATAGGACTCTATGAGCGAGAGTCCTAGTTACTGGTCTATTTGAGGATTGAGAGTCGAGAACTACATTGAGGCGAAACTGGGATCTTTTATTAATCCTGCTTAACTGTGGTATTTGGGCCAACGAATACGCGCTGGCAAGTCCTCGGTAAATTACGTCGGGATATATCAGATCTGACGGATGCGGTGTGGTAATGGCAGAGCTATTGTTCTAGGCCGTTATGTAAATGTGTCTCGACTCTCTTTCCTCGGTAGTATTTTTATTTCATCAATATCCATCTTAATATATCCAGGGTGATAGTTTCGTATCGTAGGTTCACAGCCTAACCCTGGCACATACGTATGCAATCCTTTGGATATTGGGCAGCAGACATTGTGAACATGACCTCCAATCTATGTAATCGTGGATATCGTTGTCGACCAAGTTTCAACGGTCGATCAGGACAACAAAGGCACTTCCTTGAGTATGGTATGTTTGCTTGTGAGGCAGGGAGCTGTAGAGGGTGGTGTGTCCTCTACAGCTCATTTTATTTTATCAATTATCACAGAAAGGTGTGAATTTATATGATGAAATTATGGGAAAAGATCCTAAACTTCTTTCATTTATATACACAAAGCCAGATGAAGCAAAAGCTGGCCGATAATACAGCTTACTATGACGCTGAAATTGTAGCTCTTCGAACTTCTGCTGAACAAACGGTAGAAGGGTTGAAGGGAATTATTTCCGCGCATGAAACTCTTCAGTTAAGATATGATGAGGTTGCTGAAGTCGTTACAAAACAGAACGATATGATTGCAAGTCTCAATAAAGTAAAAGAGAATCTTGATAAACAGCTCACGATTGCTAATCAGAGACTTCGTGATATGGAGCGCGTTGATGCTGCGCGAGTAGAAGAAGTTGCTAGATATAAGGAAGCGGCAATGAAGAACATAGAATACGTAAAAGATGTTCAGAAACAGCTTTCTGAGGTACTTCACGACAGTAATGCATTCGGATTTCCGAATAAAGTGGCTATACCCGGATCAACATCCATCAGAACTGATATCAGTGAAGATTCCGCAAATGGTGATATGATCATTGTTCGCGGAAGAACTCTTCTGACTGACGATATGACACCAAAAATTAATGATACACCTGATATGTATGGTCGATTAGAATTGATCTTTGGTTATATGGAGAGATATGGAGTTCTGTCCAATATTGCTAAGAATCTGATCCGTTCTGGTACGATTGCTTTTACTCTTGCATACAATGATCATTGCACTGCATATGAGACATATTATGAGTGTGTAGCAAAACGACAGGACGAGACATCTCTTGTCGTAATCAATGATATGAAGAAATTAGATGTGGAGGGGCAATGACCCCTCCACATCTTTTATTCAATTTTCAGGAATATGCTACTGCAACAGCTATTGCCGTCACTCAGAAGTAGTTTCCTCCTTAGTAGTAGCGTCTTCTTTCGCTGCTTCTTGTTTAGCTTCATCGATAGCCTTCTGAGCTTCCTCTTCAGCGTTTGTCGTTCCACCAATAAGTTCAATCAGCGTCATGATAGACACAGTAAGCTCTTGAGCCCGCACTTTATCCAGACCGCCTTCGCTGATCCAGTAGCCGACAACAGCAACGACTTCCAGAATTGCAAAGACAATAATAGCTGTGGTATTGTCACCAAAACCGATCACACCACATACACCGGCCACCATCAGTGCGACAGCAAGCCAGAATTTACGGCTCTTCAGCTTATCTTTTAGTGTAGGCTTCTGTGCTTGAATATCGACAAGAGACTGAGCCATGTTGATCAGTTTCTCAACATTAGCCGACTGGTTCGTCTCCAGTGTCGACGTATTCGTCTGTGTAGTCTGGTTCAGAGACTGGGATTGGGATTGGTTGAGGGATTGGGATGTCGACATCATAATTTACCTCACTTTCAATTTTTTCTTCTTTTGACTTTTTATCACCACGAGGTTTGAAGATATCGTTATACTTAAAAACATTCTCAATCGTCTTGGTGATAAGATAGAAACCGATTTGTCCGATTACGATTGTGCACACATTAGATGAAAGACTTTCTGCAATCTGTCCACGTCCCATAAAGGCAAGAACATATGAACACCAGATCCATGCAACACCATTGATAGAATAGAACCAAATTAGCTGCTTAGATGTAGATGAGAAAGTTTTTGCTAAGCCGTTTGTGAATCCAGTAGGTTCTTTTACGCCTTCGGAATTCTTTTTATGGAATATACCCATTGGTACCTCCTTTACTCAGTTGCAGCTTGAATCACGATCAGGAACTGGAGAATGTCCCCCTCTTTCAGTCGGATATTGAGAAGCTCAATACCGGTGGCAGTGACATCATAATCTTGACCTTCACGCAGAACTGTCTGTCCATAATTGACAAGCAGAATCTTATCAGTATCGGGATTATAATCATCAACCGTGATCAAGTTGTTATTGTTGGTAGTTTCGCTGTATACTGCAAGCTTGGTAAAGAAATTACCAGGACGCGTTTTGAGCTCGGTGATAGCTGCTTCCAGATAAGTTCTCAGGTCAGTATTCTGATTCTGTGTAGATACCGTCCAATGGAACTTACTAGTAGCATTACCAGTATTACCGACATAGAGATTGATCTCATCTGCGTGATACCACACATCACCGATTGTAGTACGATTACCATCTGCATCCATATTAGGTGGTTCAGAGGGTTGAATAGTAATCTGGGATGGAACCATACCGAGACCATGTTCAATCACTGTTTCACCAAGAGTGTTAGGATCATCGCCATAGTAAAGATCTTTCTGTGTATCACCGAAGAAGTTACCGTCACCCTCAGCAACCTGGAAGATAGGATATGTAGAAGTGATATCCATCTGACCATGACCGAGAGAATACCAAACGTGCTTATCTTCATTATACACTAACCAGAGATAAGATCCTTCTTTATATCCACCAAATACAGGATTACCAAAACAGTCACAGATAGCCTCTGCGGGACCATCGATACATTTTGCCGTGGGCGCCGTTTCAAGATCATGTGCTAACTTTACCAGCAAAGTATAATGGTCACAGAGAACGCTATAGGACATATCTAAATGAATATGCTGACCAGACTGACCACTTGCATTGATGACGTTGAAGTTGGGAACGTCCATCATTGCACCCTGGAGAATTGTAAAATAGATAGCCTCATTTGTATCCAGATGACTGGTGAGAAGCACTACCTGATCCAGAGTATCAATGGTGTAGTCAACATCATACACGAGTAATTTATTGTCTCTGATTACACTAAGATGATCTTTCTTACGATTAAAGTTAGGGACTGGAATAACAGTAATCCCATTATCGGTCGCTACATATTCTTCATGTAATACATTGAGAGAATATCTGTAGTTTCCAGTAGCTCCCCAATTATTTGGAACAATTTCACCATTGGTTTCAATCATCCTGACAGTACGGAAAACGAGAATATCATCAGCATAAAGAGGAAACGCCATTTGGATATGAGCCGAATCTTCTGTGATTTCATAGTCTAAACCATTTCGTAAGATAGTTTGACCATAGTTGATCTCCAGATAATTAGAACCGATAGCCTTTACCGGAATAGGCACTCGTTCTGTTCCAGTTTCATCAATCGTTACTGGATAGTTTTCTACTTCAATATCATATTTGAAATTTCCACGCTTAGCAGTCACTGTATAAGATGTAATCTTAAAGAAAAGAATTTCATCCTTGTACAACGAAAAGTTGAGGAGTTTTATTGTATCGGGAGCTTTACGAACGAACTCATAGTCTAGCATCGGTCGAAGCATAGTTTGACCATAGTTAATATCCAGCATCATTGTGTTAGCATCAAACCCGGGAATTACAATCAAACTCTCATTATCGTGTGTGGCAGTATGTGTGTATTCTCTTACAACAGGGAGCAGCACCTTAGTGATATCACTATAGGTATCACTGCTCATCAACGTCCATGCATTTTGTTTTTCGCTATACACAAGGAACATTGTAGTTCCAGCACACTGACCACCAGGAATAGGTTCACCCGCACCACTTAAAATAGGTTTAGGTCCACTTCCATTAAAATCGAGAGATGGTTCACACTCTACATTGGTGTGAACTGTAAGTAAAAGAGGAAATCCATCTGTGAGAATTTTATTACGAATATGCGCTTCTAGTTTTCGCTCAGTGCCACGACTATATGCATGGTTGAAATGTTTCACTGAATTACCCAGATGATTATCATAGGTAGTCAGCCAGGTCTCTAATACACCGCCGTTTTCCCGACGAAGAATATTAGAAGTTACCGTTTGTGGAAAAAGAATATCGAAGATGTTTTTCTTCGCATTAAAACGGCGCATACGAAATAGCCGATTCATAAAAACATTACCTCCTTCATCGGATATCTCCGGTTATAGTCATGTTTCACGAAAAGAATACCGCTGGGGAGAATATCCCCAGCGGTACTTTATTTTAAGTCTTAGTTGTGCAGTTTGAGATTACTAATTACTGAGCAATCTCGACCATCACCATCTGACCGACAGCAACATCCTGCATCTCGTCAGTGCTGGAAACCAGAACGGGCACGCTCAGAGCCAGCTCAGCAACAGCCTCAGCAGTGGCGAAGTAGTCAGCAGCGTGGCCGCCCAGAGTAGCAGCATCGCCAGTGATATCAGCAGCCAGCTTGCCATCGACACCGATCTTCAGGATCTTGCCAGCATTCTCGACGGAAGCGACGTCAACCAGCATATCAGTGTTGATAGCATCAGTGATACCATAACCCGCCAGGGTGGTGGGAGTACCGGTGATCTTAGTCCAGGCGATATCGGGCAGACGCTCAGCAGCGATAGTACCGGTAGTGATCCAGCTACCATCGATAGCCTTGATCTGGCTCTGCAGTTCATTGATGTTGTACAGGACAGAGCCCTCGGTAGAAGTGTCACCCAGAGTCTCCTCCAGAGCATCAACGCGAGTTACAACGGTCTCGCCACCATCACCAGCACCCAGAACGATAGCAGCAATCTCCTCAACGGTACCGGCCAGATTCTCGTGAGCCTCAGCGGTAGCGAAGTAAGAAGCGGCATGACCCTCCAGGGTAGCAGCGTCGCCAGTGATGTTAACAGGCAGCTTACCCTCAGCATTCAGCACCAGAACCTTACCGGCATTGGCAGCAGAAGCCTCGGTAACCAGCATATCAGAAGCAACGGCATCGGTAATGCCATAGCCGGCCAGAGTAGTGGGCTTGTTCTGAACACCAGACCAGTCAACAGCAGAGGCAGTGCCAGCGCTGTAGGGCATCAGGCCCTGCATATAGTCAGCGGTACCCAGCTTAGTCTCGTCGGTAACGAAATACATCTTACCAACAGAGCCCTCAGCATCAGCGACCTTAACGGTATCACCGTTCTGAACCTGCTCAGTGGTCAGGTTAGCCAGCTCAGCCTCGGAAGCCACGACGTACATACGCTCGATGGCAGCCTTGGGGAACAGAGAGATGTCCAGAGTGCCGGTCTTGATCTGAGAAGCATCGATGTTCTGGATACCAGTCTGCAGAGCCTTCACGTCGGCAACCAGGCCAGTGTCAGAATCAGCATTACCGACGATCTCCTCAACAGTCTGAACACGAGAAGCAGCCGCATAATACTCGGCAGCATTGCCACCCAGAGTAGCAGCATCACCGGTAATATCGAAAGCCAGCTTACCGTCAGCATTAGCCTGAGCAACCTTGGAAGCAGCAGCAGCGCCACCAGCATTAGCCAGATCAGTAGTCTTCACCGCATCGGTGATACCGTAGCCAGCAACAGTGGTAGGAGCGCCGGTAATGCGGCTCCAAGCAACAGCAGAGGTCTCATCGGACAGCTTCATGTAGGAAACGGTACCGTCAGCAACCGCAGTGACCAGATACACGGCACCGTTGGTAACCTTGACGATATCGCCTACGTTAACATCCTCGCCAGTCAGAGCAGCCTTGGCGTCCTCAGAGCCAACCTCGACACCCTTACCGGAAATGTCAACGGGCAGGTTCTCACGAGCGATCACACCCTCAATGGCAGAAGCGTTGACAGTGGTGATCTCAGAACCATCCCTCAGTGCAGGAATAACGACATTATCGATAGTGGCCATGCGATTAATTGCACGCAGCATCAGAGCAGACATGGTCTCCTCAGCGCTCAGAACGTCATTGACCTGGAAAGCGGTCTCCTCACCGGTAATAGTGGAAGCGGCGCCCAGGGCAACGATGTCGGCAGAAGTAGCGAAATGGATAGCATCCCAATCTACGCCATTATACCGACGGACAGTAGTCTTGCGAGTAGTAGCCATAAATCTTCACATTCCTTTCTGGTAAATAGATTTATTCAGATTGCTTGATCTGCTTCAGTACGATGAACTGAATCACATCACCCGAAGCAAGGGTGAAGTCGTTGATAAGATGGATGCCATTTTCGACAGCAATGTAGTCTATACCGACACGAAGCATAGTTTGGCCATAGTTCACGACAAGTTTGTCAACAGATCCATCGAAACCTTCGATCGTGGCAATGCTGGTAACATCGTCAGAGGCGACGGTATAGTTTACCACCAAAGCATCAATCTTACCCGGACGGTTAGCAATGGAAGTATCGAGTTCCTTGAGTTTCATCTCGTACTCTTCACGTAATGTCTCTTCCAGCTTTACGAGTTTCTGATTACATTCCTTTTGAATTTCAGAAATGTAATTGGTCATAGCCTCGAAACGAATTTCAGTAGACTTGTAAAAAGTTTCTACTCGTTCACTGAGAATAGATACTACAGAAGTTACGGCAGACTCTGTGGACTCTAGCAGAACCCAGCTTGAATCAGGTTCATCGTATATGAGCATTATAATGTTGTTTTCTGTGATAGAATGAGGAATTGGCTCTCCCTCTTTCGTAACAATGGGCATTGGGTCCATTGAGTTCACGGAAATGGTTGCGCCCGGGTTCAGATCTTCGGTAACTCGAACAGTCATTACCATAAGATCCTTAATTTCCCCGTCCACAAAAATGCTGGTAGAGTCTCCTCCACCAACAGTTTCAGCATAAATATCACCAGCACTTGCACCATCAAGACCCCATCCCTCGAATAGATGCTTATGTCGATTATATTTACCCTCATATGTAATATAAGCATCGGTATCAAAGAACTTGATCACTGCATGTTCTTCATCACCTTTAAATGCCATACACATACCGAATGCAGTAGGCCATCCGAGTGTTTCAAAGTTTTCATACTCGATTGGACCGCAGAAAAATGCAGGTGCTTTCATTTGTCGAATTACACTATCCGGCGTAAAGCTAAGATCCAGCTGATCCAACTGACTAAGTCTGGTATATACAGTAATACCATTTACTCTATCAGCATTAAGAACATTCGTTCCAGGATCAAATTTGGTAAGAATCTGCTTCAGATACTCAAGGCTGTTAGGGGAGAACAGCCGCCCGTTATGGGGATTCCGAATATAGAAAGTACCTTCTTTGTAGTTGATACCAAGTTCGCCGGGTGCAAGTTTATCTTTATCGTCATCAGAAGTGATCTCTTTTACAATGATACGGAATATCTGCGACAGCAAGTGCATTTGATACTCGCTCAATGTAGTATTGACCGGATCACGGGTCATGGCCATCAATCCTCCTTCGTTGCTTGATTATACTGATGTTCCGACATAAAAGTTAAAGTGGAAAAGAAATAAAGAGAGCCCAAGCTGGCTCTCTTTTCTGTTTCCGATTTGGTGATAAATTAGTCTATATTATAAGTATAGATTGGATAAAGAAGAGACACCCGGGAGAAATCCCGGGTGTTCTTTTTACTCTTTGATGGTATAAGTCTGATCACTACCAAGACCAGGAATAATAATGCGAGATTGATTATCCGGCATACCGGTAAGACTGATATCAGAGATAGCGTTGAATTTTCTAACAAGATCTCTGATAAAGTATTCAGCTTCATCTTGATGATCTTCCAGATATTTCAGTTCTCTCATAAGTCTACCATTATAGATATACTCCTCCATGAGAACATCGTAGAATCCACGATATGTCTTATCACAGACATGCATCGGAATCATTTTCTCATAATCTCTATCCGGTCTTTGAATACTAGTAGAAGTGTCAGGAGCATTCCAATATTGGATAGCAAGACGCTTTGCTCGACTAAGATAGATATCTTTCTTGCTATAGAAGAAATCGACACAAGAAATTATCTCGTTGAAATTCAGCAACTGGATTTTACCTGCGGCAATTTCTTTATATTCCGTTCTAGGGATATATCTACCATTGACGAATAGCATCATTCTATCACCCAGGAATGCAATATCTCGATAGGAATAATCGATTACATGTCTCCATGCGGCTTCTCTTTCACGGTTAGTTACACCTTCTTCATCGTCATAGTCGATATGATATCTTCCGATGTTAGTGGAATACGTTACACTGTAATCGGTAGTATCAATTCGAGCGGTACTAACGGTATGAGATCTTCCGGTATAAAGTCGCATGAGACCAGGATCAAAGACATCCTCGCCAGTGACAAGACGTTTATGGAAGATATTAACATCTTTCAGATCAATTACACCAGATGAAATCAGATCTGCAAGAATGCTGATATAACGAATACCAAGCTTTCCTCTGAAATTCATAACAATATCATCAAACATAAATGCTGTAATATTATCATGATCGAACTGGAGCATCAGCAGACGTTCGTTGATATTCAGAATCATAGACTCAGTATCGGAATAACAGACCTTGTTATCGATTTCTTCTAGGAATTCATACCAAATTGCACGATCAGTCGGATCTTCGGAGAACTGTTTACCATAGTTGATCTTATAAAGTGTGGGATCGTCAACTTTGCGGAACAGTTCAATTTCAGTCTCATCGCCATGTGCGCCATAGTCAAACGTCAGCGTTGATTTAACATCACCTTCACCGAGATCCATTAAGAAACCTTCAGGGAGATTGTATCCATTTTCCATAAGAGGAGAACAAACAATTTCCCCAACGTAGTCCTGCAGTGTGACACCAGGGATGTTGACCCAGATTGTACCAATTTCAGCGAAGTCGGGTTCCCTAATAGACATGATGTACTTCAGGTTATTCATCTTCGCAGTCTGAATAACAGGAGCAGCATCTTCTGGATCAGGCGGGATATCTAGCCAGTACATGCCAATCTCAGCATTCTCCGGCTTCTCTTCGGAAAGGATATACTCAGCACCATCCGTTTCCATATCCACATTATCGAGTTCCGGATAAGGATTCTCAATTTCATTCGCCGCGTTACTGTACACATAATCGATCAAGAGAACTTTATAGACTGCTACGTTTAGAGTCTCTTTATCCATTGTATCCAGATAACTTTCCCAAAGAATTCTGATCGCAGTTTTATCCTCCTCAGTACCCTCGGTAATGTATCGGAGAATGATTCTCTTTTTCTGCTCGACAGTGTATCCTGCGATCTCTGCACCAGTGATATAGTTACCAGATTCATCATCCACATAAGAGATAGTTTCCAATGCAAACATGTCCGGCGCTACAACACCTACACCGTTCAACACATTATCGAACGGGTTTTCATCAATATATGGTGTATCAGGATTATCTTTACCATCTACGTCAAAAGTCTCGGCATATATTTGACCTTCATAATGCCAACTATCAGGAGGAGGGCCAATACCGGATTCGTATTGTTCGAAACCTTCACGCTCAGGAAGAGTATTGTCTTCAATGGACACGGCATTCAATTCTGGAGATTCTGGTAGAGGACCAATATTCATCTCGGTTCTTTCAACAATGCGGGGGTCATCTATGCCAGAACCTTCTTGTAGAACCAGATAGTCTTTATGGCCTTTAGATAGTTTAAAATATGTCAGTAGTAGTTCAGTGTATTCCTGTGGGCCTGTATCATCAATAATCATATCCATTGCATATGAGCCAGCTTTGATATCCTGAGGGATATTATCAGGATCAAGTCCCATGGCTTTGATACGTTCAATAGGATTTACCTGGAACATATCAGGTTCTACGTTGACAAGAAGTTCGAACCAAAGATGCTGGTCTTTCACCGAAGGCTCAACAGTTGCTACACGGACAGCATCATCTACAGGATGATCGATCACATCACCACGAAGAATAAGCAGGTTCCGATAGAAGCGGTTCAGTTTAGTATGCAGTTCTAAAATATTATTCAGATCTACATAATCTCCAATATTTTCAATGACAGTATCTTCACCAGCGTTAAACTTGATCAATGTAAACCTATTCACATCATACATCTCAGAGTCAATGATATAAGTGGGGTTACCAAGTTCAAGGTTTTCTACATAATGGTCATCTATCTTTTTAAGAGATACCACCTGATAGTCACTAAAAATATTACCACAATAGAACATGATATCTCGATGAGGCTCAAATGGTACATTTGTGACAATAGCACTTTTTGTTTTACCATTGAGCATATGAATATCTGTCTGGAAGAAAGTAGGTCTTGCAAAGCGACTGTTATCACACATCAAGAAATCATTCTGCTCACTACAGAAGAACGGGAATTTCTCCCAAAGTCTATAGCAGTATGCTGCAATTCTGAAAAGCTTATCCAGAATAATCTCTTCATCGTCAGACCCAAGGATTACATCGTTCACCGGTCGGAGCTTGTTCAGATATTCTACATCACAGTTATATGGATCATCGATCATCATAAATTCCGGATAGCAAACCAAACGTGATACATCCGGACAAGGTATCCTGTCAGAGCTGTCGGTATACACTCTAACGATACAGTCTTTATCTACTTTTATGCAAGGATAGAACTTAGCATCAATAGGATACCCAGGATCATGATCTACAACGATATGATGATAGCATCGAGTATGATACGGACTATCAATGAAGATACCAGTATTGGCTTTTACCTCATATACACCAGCAAGGTTTGCGCAAAGAAACAAATCGATATCAGTCGTATAGGAGCAATGAAACTCCCAGTGAGTTGCATCAATCTGTTTTACTTCAGGGATACATATCTTGCCATTACTGATGTAGTATACACATTTACCTGGATTATCCATACTCGCAAAAGGTTGTCTGGTGATATCAATTCTTTGCACGTGGATATAGTCGCCCTCAACATCGGCGATCTTAGTATATCGTTGGAAGATATTTTCATTACGAATCAATGTAACCACGGTATTCTCAATATCGTAATGTTTTGGCATGATACCATAGAGATGAACTTCAGATTCGATCCACGTAATAGTATTGGGGTTAATATATTCATCATCGATCCAGATTTCCAAATCTTCAATAGGTTGACGATCGATCATGAAATGTGGATAAAAATACCCAACACGCTCAATGTCACGATAGGATAACGAACATTGCTCGATAGATTTCTGCCCAATATATTCCCTATTTTCTCGGATCCTCCGTTCCTCCGTACAGAGTATGCCCATCTCGTTCAGTGTATTATACAGTTCGGTTGTAGTTGACATGTTTGAGACAAGCACCCGAGCTCGCCTCCTTTCCATATATTTTCTCAGGGGGGCTTTTCTATAAAAGAATATAGGCAAAAATCCCACCCTTTAAAAGATAAGACGGGAAGGGAGCTATTGTCCCCTCCCGTCGTGGTTACATTCTTACTGATTGCCGATCATCAACTGCATACGCTTGTACATATCTGCGCCCTTAGTTTTCTCCATAACAGGCTCAAGAGCCATACGAGAAATCAGAGGAGATTCAAACAGAACCATACAGATCGTATAGAGATGATAGCCGATATAGTCGATCGACATAGCTGTAGCGGCACCGTATAGTCTGATCCACTTGTCATATACCAGATAGTCGCTGAGGCCCTTCATGGAAGGGCAGAGACGTTTCAGTTCCAGAATAAACAAAGAGATCGAATCAAAGTTATCTGTCTGGAACTGTGCATCCAAAGACTCAGTGATCAATTTAGACAGCTTTGGGAAATATGTATTCTTATACCGACGGAAGAACATTTCCTGACCAGTCTGTGTTCCATACATCTGAATCAAGGCAAACTCAGTAGCCAGGTAACGAATCTTGTCTTTAGTGACAGGATCCATATGTACCAGAGAGTTAATAGCTTTTTCCAGCATAGAACCATACAGAAGAGCCATACCATCGCCCAGATCTGCAGGAACAGAAGAATTTGTCTGCACAATTTTTAATGCAACACATGCAGCGAACAATGCTGCCATAAGTGCATTATAATTTCTGCTATGAGCAATCTGATATTTGCCCATATTATCAAGCTGGACAAAATCAGAAATGTTCACGAAGATACGAGCATTTCGACCACTGCCCTGGATGATATAGGGGATGCATGTAGGAAGTTTATACTCTTCGCTGTAGACCATGATTACAGATCCATCATCAATCATAGAGCGCATTGTTTTCTTGCAGCTCAACTTGTAACGAGGACCTTCAAAGAGTTCATACTGCACAGTCTTGTCAAATTGAGTATAATCGACATGAAGAAATCCGTTATTTTCAACGGTCATACGGGGGATTACGTCAACCAGCCGCTGGCCGTTGACCATAGTGTTTTTATTAGCGTATTCAAACACCTCAGAATCACTGAGACGGTAGAATATTTTACGCTCACCGACAGTTTCCCCCAAGAGTGTCAGTGTATCGTCCTGTGGCCAAGACAAAGAGGGGAGAAAGACTTTTGTGTCAGTCATTCCAATTTAGCTCCTTTCATTCAGCGCTGATTATTACACATATAACATGTATACTTATGTTTTTCTAAAGATCCCCTAGTCGAAATTGAAATGGGTATAAGAGGTATATTTCCTCAAAGTTTACCATTATATGGAGGCCTAATTCCTTATGAAACAACGTATGAATAGACAGAAAATTTCGCAACTTCAAATGGATCGTGCTGAGCATGAAATGAAACGTAATATGACCAAAACATACAACTGTGTTTCATGCTCAAAGGCTATTCGAGAAGAGGATATTATAACAGCTGATGCTTTCAGGATAATGGATCCTGGTGGTGAAGTTCGATATTTAGTTGGATATCGGTTTAGTTGTAGTAAAGATTTAATCAAACCTTTCTATGACGCTAGGTATAGATGCATGTGTACTCAAGGCGACGATGCATCTGCACATAATTGTCAAACTTGTATGTACAGTGAGCCATATATGGTTCAGATACTCAATGAAGTTCCTAAAGGTGGTAAAGCTAAAAAGTGGGCCAAACCACCCAAAAATAACTGTATAGCACATCGTATTTTATATCGCTGTAAAAACTTAATACGTATGGAACAGTTTAATGAAGGAACATTCATGTGTGCATATATTAAATGTGATCATTATAAGAAACGGGAGGAGAAGTGATTTTAATGGCCAAAAAGGATAAAGAGCAGGAGAAGAAAGTTGAAGTCGAAAGTGGTAAGACTAAAACTGATAACCACAATAAGGCTTACATAAATTCAAAAGGCGAACGCGTTATGCGCATCACTGAAGTTATCAAGGTTCTTGCTAAGGATCAGTTGATGACTTGGGCAAATATGTTGGGTTTCAAAGGTATTGACTATAAGAAAGAGCTTGAAAGAACTGCAAATATCGGTTCTATGTTTCATGGTGTAGTCGAACAGTTCATGAATCCCAAGCAGCTTGCATTTATTGACTATTCCGCATATGGTGTCTACGGTTTTCAGTCTGAAATGGAAGCTACCAATGCAATTCATTCTTTCTTCGAATGGTATGAAGATGTAAAAAATATCGTCAAAGTTAAGTTCACTGAAAAAGTTGTAGTCGGTGAGAAACTTGGTGGTACTATCGATTGTGGTATTGAAGGTTTTTGTGATCCCGAAAAGGTAATCTTCGTAGACTATAAAACGAGTCCCAGTTTTTATCTCAGTCAGTTTCTTCAGCTTGCAGGTTATGTAAAACTTTATGAAGAGGTTTATGGTGAGGATACTGTGGAAGGTGTTATGGTGGTCCTTGCCAATAAGAAAACGGGAACTAAAGCTCGTGCACGATTTATTGATCGGGATGCAATGGGTCCAATTATTTTGTGTTTCGATTGTCTTTATAATACAGCAGTTGCCACTAAGGTCCTAAACAATAGTTGGTGGCAGTTGGGAAAGGATATACAGTAATGCATTACACGAATGAAACTACATCATTTCTCTCGTATGAAGTAATTGGTGAGGTATCTCTGAATATCCTTGAGTTTAAAGAGAAAGGTGATACTCTTAATTTTACGGGGGAAATTACTGAAATCTTCTATGAAGACTATTTGAACAAAATGCCAGGTGGGATTCCAAGGCTTCTTCCCCAGAAGCATGCGTTGAATCTTAAACTTGTATCAGTTCAAGCCAATCGCATTGTAAGGAATATTACCATATTGATCACGGATGTTATTACATATGAAACTGATGAGAACTACAACAGCTGTAGAATTACAGTCAAGTATGCAAGAATTCCTACAGGGGATACTGATCCTCGATCTTTGGTGACAATTCGTCCTGTAGTCTCTCATATTTTTCACAGTGATGGCTTTATCGGCCTCACGCTCGAAGGTGATATGAAAGCGATCATGCATATGGCTAGCCGGGAACTTCGTGTATTCTGTCATGGTGGGATTGTTTATTATAACGGTGATTTGACTATGTTGAATACCACTATGGAGGACAAACCTACTATTGATAGTATACGATATAACACAATTGGCATACTAACAGCATCAGCATTGAAAATTCCTGTACAGGAGGAGTATAGGAGATTTAAAGATGCTTTTAAACATTTTGTGAAAAATATCTACGGTTTGGATAATATCGCAGATATTTGATATGAAATAAGGAGGAAGTATATATGAGCTATGCTGATTTTAAATTCATTGGTAACTGTAAGAAGATCCTTGCGGAGGGATTCTCTGATGAATCATTCCAGGTTCGTCCTAAGTGGGAAGATGGTACTCCCGCACATACGAAGAAGCTGCTACATGTAGTTGACCATTATCAGCTTGCACAGGATTCTATTCCCATTATGACCATGCGCAAAACAGGATTTAAGACCTGTATTGGTGAGATTCTTTGGATCTATCAGAAAGCATCCAATGTCATTAGTGAGCTCGGTTCTCATATCTGGGATGAGTGGGATGTTGGTAATGGTACAATCGGAAAAGCTTATGGCTATCAGATCGGTAAACTCCATCGACATCATAAGCATACTCCTGGAGAAAATCTGTCTGACTACCCGTCTGCTGGTGAAAAGGACGGCTGGATTTATCTGAATCAGATCGATGCCGTTATTTGGGACCTGAGAAATAATCCTGGTTCTCGGTCTATTATTACGAATATGTACAATCATGAAGATCTCAGCGAGATGGGTCTTCGTCCCTGTGCATATTCTATGACATATAATGTCACAAAAGACTCTGATGGAAATATGGTTCTGAATTCTATTCTGAACCAGCGTTCACAGGATATGCTCACCGCCAATAATTGGAATGCCGTTCAATATTCTGTTCTGACTCATATGTTGGCTCAGATTTGTGGCATGAAGGTTGGTAAATTTACCCATGTAATTGTAGATGCGCATATTTACGATCGACACATCCCTGTTGTGGAGAGTATGATCAAAGAGTATGAGAATGTGTTGGTTAAAGCCGTACATAATATCGACTCTGGTTATGATGATCGTACTATTCAGGAACTGCGCGAAGTTCTGCCATATCGTAATCCTAAGTTCTGGATCAATCCTGATATCAAAAGTTTCTATGACTTTACTACAAAGGATTTTGAGCTGAAGGATTATCATTACGTTCCGTTCGACTATAAAATCCCTGTGGCAGTCTAATGAGGTGACTATATGAAAGTGTTTCTGAGTCATCCAATGCACGGGATTTCTGAGGAAGAGTGTCTTGCATATCGAGATAAGGCGATGGAGCATATTTGTGAAAGATTTCCGGATGCAGAATTACTTGAAACATTCATTCATGAAAATGCTCCTGTTAATGCTACACGTCAATGGCATCTTGGAGAATCTATTAAGTTCATGGGAGATGCTGATATAGTATTCTTTTCAAAAGATTTCCGAGAAGCTCGTGGATGTTGCGTAGAGTATCAAGTGTGTCTCGAATATGGGATCCCATTTGAAATTCTACAAATTTAAGAATTGAGGTGAATGTTATGATCGCGATTGCTCTTGTAGATCAAAAGTGGGGCATCGCAGCCAATGGCAAGCAAATCATATTTATTCCGGAAGATCTGAAACGGTTCAAGAAGCTTACTGAGGGTCATCCAGTTATTATGGGTCGTAAAACATATGAAGCCCTTCCCGGAAAGAGACCACTTCCAGGAAGACGTAATCTGATTCTATCCAGGAATATGGAGACTGCACCAGAAGGATTTGAGCTTGGTAGCCTCATGGCTAATGATCCCGATACATGTGTAATAGGTGGTGAGTCGGTCTATGCGCAGCTACTTCCTTTATGTGATCATATCTACCTCACTGTAGTAGAATATGATTTCGAGGCTGATCAATTTTTCCCCAATATTACTCATGATGGAAGTGATTGGGAGTTAAGATCCCGTGGACCTGATCTTGAGTATAATGGATATGTATACCATTTCGATGAATATGTTCGCAAAGGTTCTTTTGATCTTGTTGAACCTACGAAATCGGTAGAAGAAGATCTGCAGCAGTTTAATAAAGCTGAAATTCTTGCTGTTGCAGAAACACTTATCCAGCAAGCTCAAAAGGAGCATACGAATGAAGAGGCCCAAGCCTCAGCCATCTTAGCAAATCTGGCAGTATTGTGTTATTCTCAGGGTATGAATGCAACCTGTAACAAAGGTGTGAAAGCTTTTGCATCTACCGATGATATTTTTGCTGACGTTATTGCAGAGGCGCAAATTCGTTGGGAGTGGATCATCACATACTGTCACGATGTGTTAAACATTGATCTTCATCCATTGGCAATGCTATTTGTATTGCGATTTATCACATCTAGCGAGAACGATGTGTATGCTCCACATGTTCTTGCGGGTATTGAGCGTGTCAGCAAACAGTTGGATGAAAAGATCGCTGAAGATGTACAAGCAGCGGATGCTGAAATCGATCCTGAGATTGAAAGTTTTGATGGGAGTATGGCAACTTTGGTTGTAGAATATTTCAAATTGCTTGAGGAAATCGGAACATTCCATCGGGATCGCGATAAGTACGAGACAGAAGAACAGAAGAAACTACATGATCGAATTGTTACGATTTATCGTAAGATCGGTCGTACATAACCTCTCGAAATACATATTATATCAGTGGATGTAGAGCCTTCATACATAAGGTTTTGCATCCACTGATATTGTAATTCAAAATATAGAGAGGAGTATGAAACTATGACAAGAAGACAGAGACGAGATCTTGTAATTGATCAGAAGAGAGCCGCACTTGCATATGCAGCTCGTGATGTTTCTCAGCAAGAATTAGCCGAAGAGTTCGGTGTTACTCAGAGCACTATTTCCAGATACATTAAACTGGGCGAATTAGCGATCCTCGCAGAGTGTAATATCAAAGAAGCCGATAGTCCGAGCACAGTGCGAGCTAAAGCTAGTAGAGCTGGTTATCATGACACCAGTGATATTCAGCGTATACATGGTCATTGTGTTCGACGATATCAGAAAGTGTAATTTAAATAAGCATACATAAAATACGAAAGAAAAGGAGAGTGAAATTGTATGCAGGCAATCCGTGCTGGGGACCTTTATTTCTTGCAGTCCCCGTTTCATACGCAACCGTCAGATACAGGAGCTGCTGTAGAAAAGAGGCTTAGTTATCTGCTCGGTACAGTTTCATCGAGACCGGTGGTAGTAATCCGGCCTCCCGCATGGTGGGATCGTTTCAACACCTGTACTGTCATACCCGCACTGTCCCACGGTGAACCGGCTATTGTTTATAAGCTGATCGACCGCTACGGAGGGATGACGAAAGCTGACTATCCCTTTGTGCCTCATAATCCACATACCATTCCTGTTTCACGACTGGGCAAGTTTATGGGGTCAATGACAGATGAAGAATTAGAACCTCTTCTCTATGCATATAAGTGGATCCATGATCCCTTTATGCAGATGGATACACAGAACTATCCTGTACCAGAGGTATATCGAGATGTGATGGCGAAAAAGATTCCGCCTCACAGTTGGAGAGTGAATAAAGATGCCAGAGCTGGTGTAGATATCCGTATCACGAAAGATATGGAACTACAAAGTGAAACTAATCCTGAGCTGAACCGTTTCAATATTGGCTCTGCGATGAAAACCAAGATCTCTCCCACTGCTGAGAGAGCATTGAACTGTGACAAGATTTATGTTCCAACGGAGAACCCTCTTCCTGATTCCGTTGAAATGGGGATTAATGAAATATCTTGTCCGGTAGAAAAATCATTCCCGCCATCAATATTTGATACGGAGACGCTGAACAGGGTTGCCAGCAGGTTTACTATCAGCGATGCGTATTATAATAACGATAAATCTATTCGAACACCAGATATCCTTACAGCGTCTGAAATTTCAAATATCCGTTGTGAGCTGACCGATTCTGAATTCAATGAGATCATTCAGTTCTACAAGAAGATGACACCGTTGGATGCATATATACTTGGTCCGCGTCTTCCTCTTGAAGTTCTGGCTGATATTACTGAGATGCCCACATCTAAGGCTGTCGCTCTGAAAAGGCTCTGTAATTATATGCGCGATCTTCCTTGCGAAGATTATGATAATAGAGTCAAAGAGCTTGAAGATAGGTTAGAGTCTGAAAAGGAAGAACAATCTGAAGTCGAAGAAGAGATTAAACAGCAAGGCGCAAATAAGTCTCCATCCATGTATGTGAATGAGCTTCAGAAAGTTAAACCATATCTGAATCAGAAATCTATCATGAGCATGCCAGATGATGTCGCCAGGCTATTCCTCGAAATGCCGATGTATCTCATTAAGAGAAATTATAATGGGACTCAGTTTAATAAACCATATGCGAAAGCTATGGAATACTATAAAGAGAAACTAAGTAAAACACCAGCTTGATTGGAGAAGAGTAAAACGGGGGCCTAGCGTCCCCGTTTCTTTTCCTGTCAATATATTAACACAAATGTACAAATAGGAGGTGAAATATAGTTTGCGTGACTTTAAAATCATAGCAGCTATGGCAGATTTGCATATTGGAGTACGTCATGTTAGTGCAAAGACGCTTAAAGTTCAGCTGAAGAAACATTTCTTTGACGTTCTGAGGAATATGAAATATCTTGATGGAATTTTTCTGCTTGGGGATCTTCTTCATACAGTGATTACATTGGATTCAGATTATTCAGAACTGTTTCATTGGTTCATAGATAAGGTTTATAAGATTGCAAAAAAGAAAGGTGCCACTGTGGTTATTGTACGAGGCACTCAAGCACACGATGCAACCCAGCTTGATAATATAAAATATCTTCAGAGAAATGAAGATGGTGTTGATTTCCGTATCTATGATACCGTGGAAGAGATAACTCTCTGGAATGATTATAAGGTTCTGGTACTTCCCGATGTAAAGGTGAAACAGCTCAAAGATGTTGGCAAGTATTTTAAAAATTCTGATAAATATGATCTGATTCTTGGTCATGGGCTGATTACACAAATGCAGTTCTTTGCACAGGAATCTGAGAATATGCCAACAAAGACTTATGTTTTTGATGCAGATGAGCTCAATTCTGCGTGTAAAGGTCCGGTTTTATTTGGTCATATCCATCAGTACCAGTCAATCGGAAATCAATTCTACTATGTAGGCCCGTTTACGATGCTTGAGCGTGGTAATATTGATGCTGGTTTTGTTGTTATGGGTATCTATGATAATGATCGGACAAAATATAAAGTTGAGCATTATATCAATCCGGATTCTGCAGCCTATCATGAGATTGATGTAACTGCAAAGATCCTTCGTGATATTCCTATTGATGAGATCGTTGAGGCGATTGATTCTATCGCGACCGATGCAAAAGAGAATGATCTCATCACTCTTCGAATTACCCGTGGTGATGAGACTGAGGCTGCAGAGAAAGTGATGATACTGGAGAATCGATATCGAAAAGATAAAAGATTTTCAATCATCAAGAAAGTTAAAAATAAACGGGAAGAAGAGCATGATAAACTGCAAGCGGATAGGAAAAAGAGATATGAGTATTTAATGGATGAGAATATGGAACTTCCATCTATTCTGTACACATACTATCTTTCAGATGTAATTCCAACTCTTCCTGATAAGAAGAGTGTTGCTGCTTGTCTGACTGAAGATGATTTCCGTAAAGCGTTAGGAGTTGAATAAATATGACCCAACAAGAACTTGATAAATTAAATACTCTTACTAAGAAGTATGGGTATGAATTTAGATCTCTTAGAGAGATCAAGAAATATACACGCAAAGTGCGGAGAGATATTCGTGAGAAATGTAAAGCTATGGGAATTCGTGTCGATGATAATACCATAAGAATTTATCGGACATGGAAACCAAAGAAGAGATTTGATAATCTCTTAATCCGTCCTGGATTGAAGAAGCGTTATATTCAATTAAAATACAAAGGAGATTGATACGCATGGCTAATAGTGAAATGATGGAACTGGAAGGTACTGTGGTTGAAGCATTCCCCAGTCTGATGTTCAAAGTTGCTGTAGATGTTGGAGGAAAGACTCATCATGTGATGTGTACGCTTTCCGGTAAGTTGAAGATGAACTATATCCGGGTGCTGGTAGGAGATAAAGTTATGATTCAGATGTCTCCATATGATCTGACAAAGGGTCGTATCACCTGGAGATACAAGTAACAAAGGCGCTCTATTAAAGGTTGATCTGTGGGTAAACGTATCTATACATACCCATACTAAATCTTAAAATTCCGAAAGTGGGATTGATATATGAGTGCTAATTATCTCAAACTTTTATCGGCAACGGATAAACTTCCAGTGCATACTGATTTAGATACACTGGATATCTACTGTGAATATCTGTTGAACGATTCCAGCAAATACATAAACTATGCAAATTTAACGAATCTTCAGGATTACATATCGAGAATGGATCCGAAGATCTTTATGACGAATGATGCAAAGATGGCTCGATATGAATTCATCAAGTGCTATCTGGAAGCTCGTATCAGTCGTGGTGTAGTTTCTCGTAAGATGTGTCTCCGATATGTAAGTGAAACTGTAGATCATAAGTATTGGAAGATCATCCAGCGAGAGATTCTTAATTCGATTGAACCTGATACACTGAAGAAGAAAGATATTGAATTTATCAATGATATGATCTTTGCTCAATTGAACGTCATGTTTCTGCATGCATACAAGGCTCCGATTGTGCGACTTATGGAAGAATTGGAGACGAATGAGTTCGGTAAAACTCCTGAGAGTTGTACGAATGCAATCCAGTTATTCCAGAGTATGTTGAATGAGCTTATGAAAGCTCAGCGGAGATCTAAGCAGGACAATAGATTCAATCTGACAGACGTGAACCATTTTAATGCTATTATGACTGAAGCATGGGATAGACTGTTATCTGAAAGTCAATTCTGGCAGACTGGTATGCAGGGTATGAATAACATGCTTGGTGGTGGCTTTGAGAATGGTCGAGTGTACAATTTCATTGGTGCAACAGGTGGTTTTAAATCTGGTTTGTTGTTAAATCTGATGAAGATGATCAAGCTTCATAATAAGGGCCATGAACACAAAGATCCAAATAAACGTCCAACCATACTCTTTCTCTCTCAGGAAAATAATATCTGGGAGACTATTTTACGTATTTTTGGTATCTTTGGAACAACCAAGAACATTCGGAATTTTACACCGGATGAAATTATGGAGATTCTAAAGAAAGGTGGCTTCTGTCTTGTAAATGATGAGCAGGATATCGATATCGAGTTTCGATACTATGGAAATATGGATATCGGTGCAAGTGATATTCGAGGTATTGTCGAAGAGCTTGACAATGCAGGTAGAGAAGTTATTTGTATCCTGCAAGACTATATTGAGAGATTGAGACCGCCGATTATGTCGGCAGATCGTAGAACACAGCTTAATGACTGTTCTAACCAACTTCATGATCTGGCGATTGAGCTGGATATTCCTATTATCACCGGTTCACAGTTTAACCGAGATGGTGTAGCAACAATCGAAGATATGAGAGCTGCTGATAAGCATGATATCGGTAAGAAAGTTGGTAGCAAGAATGTTTCCGAGTCATTTGGTATGTTGAAGAACTTCGATGTAAATATTAGCATTATCATCGAGTATGACGCAACAGAAGAACGATTCTGGTTGTCATTTAGACGTCTGAAATTCCGTGGTGATGATACGGATGCTCTTGACTATTTTGTTCAGCCGTTTGTCGGAAAGAATAGCAAAATCCAGCTGATGGAAGATATCAATGCGGATGTTCCTGTGTATCGTAAATCTATGGTAGATGAGATTGCTGCAAATATTGTGGATGATGCTCAGTCTATCGGAGATATTACCAGACGCTCGAGAACTCTGCTTGAACCTGTAACGGATGATGCAGATGATATTGAGATTGCAAACTTCATGGGACAGTTTGTAGACGATCTGGAACATTCTACTGGTGAGAAACCCGATGGAAGAATTACCGACAGTGACGGCTTCTATGTACTGATCCCGGCTATGCCGGGCAATGTCATCATGAGCCGTTGATGTATAAACACTGTAAATTATTTTAAGGAGGAAATAATCCATGCCTACTCTGAAAGAAAACGGAATTCCTAAGAAAGTCCCTCTTCTCATTAAACCTGAAAACATCACGTTTTATGACATTGAGATCAATGATGCGTTCGATTACGGCGCTCTGACACCTGAAGAGGTAACAGAGATTCAGCAGGCTAATGCAGACTTTGAAGCCAAGGTTCTGCAGCCTGAGCTGATGGGACGTGCACATCCCTGTGTTTGTATGCAGGAAAAGATCATGGAGCGTGCAATTACCCGTATGAAGCTGACTAACCAGCAGCCTGTAAATGGTCAGATCCCTGTTGAACTGACTCAGGAAGATATCGATATGAAGCAGTTTGGTGTTGTTGTCAATACTGCTAATGGTCGATATGATGGGATCCTGGCCATTCTGTCCCGCTGTAAGGGTTGCAGTGATATTCGCATTTGGGGCACTATTGAGCCTCTGACCGCTATGGTTGCTATGGCATATAACGACTATATGAATCGCCAGCCCCAGCGTGTTGCTGTTCAGCAAGCTCTTGACGAGCGTGAGCAGAGTGATATCGCACCTGATGGTGATGATACTGCTCCTGTTGTCGAACCCAATACCGCTGCTGATGGTCCTATGTTCATGCTGGAAAATACCGAGACTGGAGAGAAGCATGCTGCAGATAATCTCAGCGAGGCTCTGTTTGGCGGCGGTAACAGCGAGTTCAAGATGACTGAAGCAAACGGCAAGGAGTAAGTCCCGTTGAGTGAAAGAAGATATGGATGGGACGTCATTGGTCCCATCCATATTCTTTTTTATTCATTGACGTCATTTCCGACTCTTCGGATATATCTATTCCAGTTGGTTTGAAGTCGTGTAGCAGATTTTGTTACAATCGTATCATATACATTATTCAGATACTCAACTGGAATAAGTCTCACTGTCTGTTTTATATAGAACTTCGAGGCACATTCTCGGTCATTAAGCATCATAACCATCCATCCAAGACTTGGCGTGCCGTATACATCAAGACTAAGAAGATACGGTTTGAATCGATAATATTGCCTCTCTGCATCGCTCACTTTATATGTGGCGACATAAGGGCGAATATATCGCATATAGATTTCAAATAGATTTTTATCCGGAATGATTAATGTCTTATCATCTGTTTGGGTAAAAAATGTAATTTTGTTGATATCATATCGGTCTTCTCGATTAATGATATCATCCAGCGTTTTGATTACTGCCACCAGTTTTCTCCTCCTCTTCTTTTTTATCATTCAGAAAAACGAGATACCCTTCCTCAACTTTACCTGTTGGATAGTATAACATAAATTCTGCACCTTTCTTGAAACGAACAGGCGCAAAAGTTCCATGCATGATAGGAAGGGTAAGATAATGTACAGATTTGATGATATCCTGTGTGACAGGATAGTTGGTATTCATAAAGTACCCAGACTGTACTACAATATTTGTGTAGCTATCATCCTGCGGCGTAGTCGGAAGATACTCCGGTACATTTACTTGTACGTAGTTATCGACTCTCCGCGTTACATCTATATAGTCCCTTGCGGCATACACTTTCATTTGACCTCTAATTGTACTGGTGATGTTATTACCTACACCAGAGCCCATAAATAACACCTCCTTGGTGATTTTATAGGGTTGTCAAACCAAATCTAACAGGAAGCGAGTTGAATGAATTCTGTGAGTTATATTAAGAGATATGATACAAAGGATAAGAAGGTTAGTTCGCTTCTTGTTGGTAATAAAGCAAAAATTAAAAAGAGTGAGCTAACAGAAAGTCAGAAAGCTGCTGATGAGGTCTTTAATAATTGGTGGTTTCATAAAAATAAAGAACGAAAACAGATCCTTAGAATTGGAGGCCCTGGTGGCTCAGGTAAAAGCTATTTGGTTCGATATATCATCGAGCATTATGGTTTTAATGAATCGAATTGTTATGTTATGGCATATACAGGTCAAGCCACGAATGTTTTGAGACAATCTGGTATTATGGCAAGAACGATTCATTCTTCCATCATGATACCACGTGATGAACCTGTTCTTGATAAAAACACACATAAACCTATCTATCGAAATGGTATCCCTCTTACTACTGTAAAGTTTAAACCTTTAAAGAAGCTTCCAAAAGGCATTAAACTCCTAATTGTAGATGAGGCATCTTTTCTACCTCTCGACATGGAGAATACGCTGAAAAGTTTTGGTATTCCTATTTTAGAGATTGGAGACCCTATTCAGCTTCCTCCAGTTAGTCGTGATGCTCAACCGTTTCATTTACGGAATTTGGATTACATTATGACTGGCTCTATGCGACAGAAAGCTGGCAGTGAGCTCCTTGATTTCTGTACCAGATTTCGTAGATTAGAAAATATTGATACCCGGCAATATCATGATGATGTCTTATTTCTATATGCACAGCCTACTTTAGAAGAAACATTCTGGAAGTTCTATCCATTTTTTAAGAGTGCAAATGTGATTGTTACGGCTGATAATAAACAGCGTCAGGTTTATAATGATCTTTATCGGGAGCATATTCTAAAAACAAATTCCCCATTCCCGATTGAAGGTGAACGAATGATCTGCAGACGCAACAACCATGCGATGTCTCTCGGACAGTATACTCTTGTGAATGGTACGCAAGGTATCTGTATGCGGGATGTAGGACGGTCTATGGTAGACAAGGGTTCTCATGTATTTTATATGGATTTTCAGCCATTTACCTCTACAGATCCTGAGGAGTATTATGGGGATTTAATGTGTGACACAGACTTCTTACATAGACCTTATGGTGTGGATATGTTCAATCAATATAAACCCGGTGAGAAGTTTGAATATGCCCATGCTATTACAACACATCTGATGCAGGGTGCGCAAGAAGATACGGTTATGTTCATGGATACGTTTAAAGGAGATCAGGAGTATCTTTGGCGTCTACGATATACTGCTGCAACCCGTGCAAAGAAGCGACTCATTTATGTCATTCCATATAGCCATAAACCCGGATGGAGTGATATCCGTTTTATGGAAGACTCTCTTGGTAGTGTGCTTGGAGATCTTGTTCGATAATGAAAGGAGAATTATATCAATGAGTGGTGTAGCAATAATCGTTCATCATGATGATGGTAAAGAAAAGTGGCAATCCCATGAGGTATATCTTAAATATCCTATCACTTATGAGGGCTTTGAATTCAGTCAACGTGGATATGGATCTACATTGGAAGAAGCATATCAGGACTTCATTGCTAAGTACAATAATGCAATGAAAAATCTGGAAGCACAGAGTCATATGATTCTTGAGACCGATGCTCTTGAGATATTGGAAGTTGATTGTTTCGGTGACCCTATATTCCGGCTGAATAAAAAGATGTATGGGAAACTTTATCAAATCGGTGAGTTGCATACCAAAGTTTTATATGCAATGTATCTTGAGGTTGGTTCAGCAACACGTTCTGGTGATGTAAATGTTGTACGAGATGTTCTGAACAGAATTGAGAATGATAAGTTTTATTTTGCAGATCGATCTGAACCTTTGTATGCCAAGGACTATGGTAAGACGTGGCATGCATATAAATCAGAGGGAACCATCTATAACTAACATTGGAGGTATATCATTATGAGTAACCGACTCTCTAAGCCTTTATATTATCTCAGCATTGCTCAGTCTGTAGCATCAAGAAGTACCTGTATTAATAAGAAATGGGGAGCTGTTATTGTAAAAGGAGATGAAATTATCTCTACTGGATATAATGGGGCTCCTCGTGGTCGTAAGAACTGCATTGATATTGGATCTTGTTATCGGTTGGTGAACAATATCCCCCGTGGGACTCAGTATGAATCCTGTAGATCCCTTCATAGTGAGGCCAATGCAATTATCTCTGCGGCTAGAAAAGATATGATCAATGGTACTATGTATTTGTATGGTTGGGATGTTGTGAATCAATGTCTTGTAGAACATGCAGACAGTTGCATGATGTGTAAACGGATGATTATTAATGCTGGTATCATTGAAGTTGTCGTAGCAGATGTCAATGGTATTGCTAAAGATCCTGAAGTAGGCTATGGTTATCGCATTATCAAAGTCTCTGATTGGGTAAAAGATGATGATCTGAAGACTGTCAATGAGGGTAAGGCTGGGTATTAAAGGCCACAACATCACTATAAACTGATAAGAAAGGTGGTACATCCATGCCTAGTGTTGCCGATTTTTTGCTCAAGCGTGTACAGGAAAATGGCTGGTTTTCTGTTGGCAGCCTTTATTTTGATAACTGCTATACCCTTCAGCCTTTTGAAATTGATGGGCGCATTTGTCTCTCCCCGAGCGCTGAGCTGATTATTGCAATCAATAACTATGACGCGATTGATTCTGCAACGCTGGATGACTATCTGGTGCACGATGAGCGGCGCATTGGATACCAGCAGAATATCGCTATTTTCGGTTTCGAACATCTTCAGCATTTTGCTGTCAATCTTTTCAATTTGACGCATGTATATCCCAGCAAGGTTGAAGAGTTTCCTCTTCCTGCTATTCCCACTCCAGATGTAATCAACGGTATTACTTTGGATCCTGAAACCGGTTTGGCTGCAGATCAATCTGTTGCTCGTAAGATCACACGTAAGGAGATTGCCACTATGGATTTGTTTCCAGATCTGGAGATCTCTGATGCATCTGGTGCACGTATTAAGAAGTTGCAAGACTTCTATGCGAACCAGAAACAGTTCGCAGAAGCTATGAATAAGTTCCTCGGACTTTCGGACTGTATTTAATGATCTGCGACCTAACAGAATAATAACCCTTTGGTCGTAGTATGCATTAGGAGTTCGAATTCCAAATACATACTATAGACTTGAACAACGGGGTGTCAGTGGTAATACACTGCGCCCCGTAGTTTACCTTTCTCATTCAGGAAAGGGTGTTAGTGTTGGCGCCAGCATTAACGAGAAAATCTATTATATCAAGGAGGAATCCGACCATGAGCAAGAAAAAGAAGAACAAGAAGAATTCTTGGAAGTATTTCGATGGGGGATACGACAAGAAGAAGTCTGGCAAGAAGGGCAAGAAGAATAAGCGTTCCGTTTATGATAAGCCCAAGATGAAGACCGTTAAGCCGACTCTGTCCAAGAAGGACGCAAAGGCTAATAAGAAGGTCGTTCTGTCTCCTGTGGAAGTCCCCAAGGAGTTCAGAAAGAATCGCCTGAAGTGCAACCATGCTGTGCGCATGATTACCCCTGAGGCATACCGCAACATGACTCCTACCTATGCGGCTTACACTCCGGCGCTGGAGCGTGTGGTCGAGAAGTATGGTGAGGATCATGTCCATGTCTGCAAGGACTGCTATGATGTTCTGGTTGATCGCAATCTGATCACTTCCGATGAAGTCTATGATGCCATGACCACTCTGTATGTGGCTTGCAATGTTGCTGTTGCCAATAAGCGTCTGAAGGAAGATGAGGTTAAGGCTATTGCAAAGCTGAAAGATGTCGTCGAAGACTTCCGTCCTGTTCTGGACATCCTGGAGAAGATCGAAGAGGAAGGAACTGAGTCTGCTCAGCCTACCAATACCGCGAGCCTGAATGCCAATAGCGGCGCTGTATTTGTAGATCCCAGTGATGACTGATAATAGTCACTCAGTGCTACAATAAAGAGGGACGAGCGGGTATAATCCCGCTCGTTTCTTTTTCTTTTATTTTTGTATATGTTAAGTAGCGAGTAGGTATTCGCATATTACTTATAATTTGATTGTGTTACAAACACAGTTATACAAATGAGCCGAAGAATCCGGTTTATTGACTGTATCTCTCGGAATATATATTATAGTATAGAGAAAAGAAAAGAAATTTCGAGAGGATGTGAATTATAGATGAGCAAAAGAGTTATTAGAAAGTTTGATCCTAAAAAGATAAAGGGTGAAAGATGGGGCAAACTAGAAGTTGTTCGATTTGATCATGATGAGATCAAGCATGGAAAATACGGCAAATATAAAGTGCATTATGTATTGTTCCATTGCGAGTGTGGAAAAGAAAAGATACTCGATTATTATTCAGTCGCATCAAATACCAGAGGTGCGGTGAGAAGTTGTGGGTGTGCGTATTATGATAAAATGAAAGATGTGCGTAAATATCCAGATAGTATGCGAAATTCACCACTCTATAATGTATACCATAATATGGTACATCGGTGTTATGATATTAAAGACAAAGATTATCATAAATATGGTGCGCGTGGTATTTATGTGTGTGATGACTGGATAAAACCTGACAAAGTTCAAGGTTATATGAACTTTTATAATTGGGCGATTAATAGTGGATATGCCGGATATGAACCCGGTACGCCACGTAAAAATAGACCTACGTTAGATCGTATTGACAATAATGGTCCGTATGCTCCGTGGAATTGTAGATGGACTACCTATATAGAGCAAGCTAATAATAGACGGAGTGCAAGATATATAACAGATCTTGATGGTGAAGTTCTTACTTGGGCAGAATTCGATAGGAAGCATAATCTTCCATATAGAACCACAAAACAGCGAAAGCATCTGTATAAAGGTCAATGTTGGTCCGATGATGCTGTACTATATGCATCATATTACCAAGATAGAGGAATTCGCAAGAAGGTACGTACTGGTGAATTTATTGATAAAGATGGATTCAAAGTATTAATACCTACAAAAGAAACTTTAAGGAGGATTTTAAAGTATGGCTCGTGAATATACAGCAAAAGATATTCAGAGTATTAAAGACGATAGAGAAAGGGTGAGACTTAGGCCGACCATATATGTACCTTCAACGTATAAAGATGGCGCTATACACATCATTTTCGAGATTGTCGATAACTCAATTGATGAACTTTCTATTAAAGATTCGGTCGGATCTCATCTTAATTTGACATTTGATACTAAGACTCGAGAAGTTGTTATTATTGATGATGGTCGTGGTATTCCGCATGAATCTTTGCTCGATGCATGTACAGTGCTTAATACTTCTGGCAAATTCGATAACAGTGAAACTTCTGCATACACTTATAGTGGTGGTATCAATGGATGTGGTCAGAAGTGTGCAGTTTTTCTGTCCAAATACTGTGAAGTCACCTCAATGCGTGATGGTAAAATGTTGACTTATGTATTTGAGGATGGCTATCTCAAAGACACTATTAAGGGTAAGTCTAAAGAACATGGTACAATCAATAAGTTTACTATCGATAATAAACTGATCGAAGTAAATGATGTTACGCCCGACGACATCCGCAATCGTCTTATCGAAAAGAGCTATTGCTTCCCTGATATTCACATGACCTTTACAGTCCTGGAGAATGGTAAGGAGATTAAGACCTATACCTATTACGGCAATACTCTTCAGGATCTGGCTAAGAAAATGAAGCCGGATACTGATATTGTACAAGTATCTGATACCAGAAAGGTTAAGACTCTTCGCAATATTACCGATGATGATATCAGTGAAGTAAAGGTTATCGTGGATGCATCGCTGGCATATAGTGAGAAAGCTCTTGACATGGATACAGATGCGATGATCATCAGCTATGCTAACTCCATTAAAACCTATGATGGTGGACAACACGTTGAAGGTTTGAAGCTTGGTGTGATCAAATACTTCCGTGAGGTTGTAATTCCCAAGTCTTCTAAGAGAGACAAGGACCTTCCGATTATGCCAAGTGATATCACATCTGGTCTCTGTGGTGTTGTGAGTGTTAAAATCTCTAAACCGGAATTCTCCGCACAACATAAGGCACGTCTTATGAACCAGGAAGTCAAGTTTGCAGTGCGTGATGCAGTATTTGATGCGCTTTGTGATCAGAAGGGTTCTGTCACAAATGCTATGGCGGATTTTGTTCGCAGAGTTACTCGAGGTCGTATTGCATCTAAAAAGGTTCGTAAGAAAGATGTGGATAATGCTTTCTCCACGGATCGTCCAGATAAGTATGATCCGATCATTTATAATATGAAAACCATTTCACCAGAGGTGGTTCTTGTAGAGGGTGATTCGGCGGCTGGTCTTGCTTCATCTGCGCGTGACCCATATAACCAGGCAATCTATCCTGTGAAAAAGCCGAAGAATATTTATGACGCTAATTCTGAGTCCATTATGCATGGAGCGCGTTCTGTGTTCAATGATCTGATGGATATCTGTGGCATCGAACCTGGTAAGAAGTGTGATCCCAGTAAGTCTACTATGCGTCATATTCTGATGCTGACCGATGGTGATGTAGATGGTGACGGTATTGCAATCAGTGTTATCTGTCTGCTGGCCAAGCACTGTAGGCCGTTGATCGATGCTGGTATGGTTGGACGAATTCTACCTCCGGCATATTCCTTTCCGACTGAAAAGGGTAAGAAGAAGTTCGTCCGTTCCAAGAGAGAGTTCTTTGATCTTATCATGAAGAAGTTCGTTAAGGAGGTAACATTAACTGTTGGTGGAAAGAATCTCACAGGGGATAAACTGTATAATTTTCTGGAGGCTAACTTCAATTATGATCAGAAGCTGGAAAAGCTTGCCAACCGGTATTGCTGTGAACCTAAGCTGATGGAATATATCGCTTGGAAATATCATGGTAATAATAAAGATCAGAAGAGATCCTACTGGCAACAGGCATTAAAACAGTATCCCGAATTCAAGATTCTCATTGAAGACGGAGTTGTTGTTATAGACGGCGATCTTCCTGGATTTGATTATATCAATTTGGCATTTGATGAGAACTTTGATCGACATCTCCGCAAGTTCAAAGACATCCAGTCTGAGAATAGTCAGATCTATGGTTATTCGGTGAATGGTAAAGATGGATACACTCTATATGAAGTGATGCATCTGTTCCGTAAGTATATGCCGAATGGCGTCAAGAGATTCAAAGGTCTCGGCGAGCTTGAGAGCAAAGATCTGCGTGAACTTTGTATGGATCAGGAGAAGAGAACCGTTGTTATCTTCAAGTTCAAAGATTTTGAGAAAGATATGTCTAAGATCGATGTTATCATGTCTACTAAGGCAGAAGCAGCCGAAGCAAGATCTCGATTGTTAATGTCACTCAAAATTGATGAAATGGATCTTGACACCTAAAGGAGAAAGAAAATGTCTACTGAACCGTTGTATGAATTATCTGGTATGTCTCAGCAAGAATTTCAGTATCGGATAGCTGAAGGAATCGCATCGACAGAACCGAAATATGATCCTGACGCTTATGAAGAATATCTTAAGCTTGCTGTACCTGGATATAGAGACAAATTTATGGAAGACTACCAACCCGGTTCAAGATATGTAGGAGATGCACCAGTGCGTATGGATGTTATCAACTTTATTGCAGATATGCTATATAATACTGGTGCAGATCCAATTTCAGTTCATAGGCTCTTCAAGTGTGGATACTGTTATCATTTTGCAGTAATTCTTGAACATGAGTTTGGCGGGCGAATCTATTGGGTTAGAAACTGTGGCCACATGGTATGGGTTGATGAGAACAATCTTGCTTATGACATTGAAGGTTACAGAAACGATTTAGATATTGATGAACATCTAGCCACTATTTAAGAGCTGGAGCTTATTGGTGGTACAGATATTAAGAGAAATCTTGAATCATTCCGTCATCGGTATTTAGATCTTAAACCATGAAGAAAAATATTATACAATAGGAGGTGCAACAGATAATGGCAAATAAAGTATTATCTACTGTACGAGGAGGACAGCTGACCGAGATCATCATTTCAGTCGATGGTCCGAATGAAGTGAAGATATACAGAGATCTGATGAAGATGGATATGCCAAAGTGTCCTCACTGTGGTAAAGATCTCTATCCCAATCCAGAAGATTGTGGGTTCACTGTAAGCAATCCTCTGGCATCTACGTTTGGTATGGAACTCGGTGTTCCCAAGACCAAGTGTCAGGTTTGTGGTAAAGAAATTATCGATGATACCACACTGGACCTGGACGCATTCCCCAGTATTGTGAATTATCTGAAAGGACTGCGGACTGAGTACCAGCGTAGAGTGAAAGCTGCACAGCAGAAGAATAGGGGGAAGACTCAGTGAGCAAAAAGAACAAGAATTCTGGGGAGTTCTTGTCTCTGAAACCTATCCCTGGTGGACCTTTCGATGCTTATCTGAGAAAGAAGAAAACGGCGACAGAGAAACTTCCCAAAGACTCCAATGTTTATCTATATGACATGGTTGACATCTATGGCAGCGATGAGATTGTCAATATGTCTGAGATTGGTATTGGTGACTATGCCTACGGTAAGGGTATTATTCATGCAATGAATATGAACGTCGGTCGAAATATTCCCTGGATCGAAGATGGTCTGAAATCCGTTGAACGACGTGTACTGTTTATCATGTGGAGAGATAAGCTATGGGGTAAACGAAATACCAAGGTTGCGAGTATCGTTGGTAATATGATCAACCTAGTGTATCCTCACGGCGATCAAGCTCCTGCGGATACGATCTTCCGTCTTGGTAGATCGAAGAGTATGATGCTCCCCTATATCCAGGAACTTAGTAATTATGGTAACATGAAGGATCTTAAACCCGCCGCATCAAGATATGCAGATGCTAGTCTCTCTGACTATGCATATGATTGCTTCTTTAGTGAGATTGGTCCTAAACGTCCTCTGTACGATGAAAAGGATACCTATGCATATGCGGGCAAGGAGCCGATTTACCTGACTAGTAGATATCCGAATATTCTAATGCAGTGGAATCTTGGTATTGGTAAGGGTGCAATGTCCTGGCTTGGTGCATTCAATAGCACCGATATTTTCAAGACTGCGCTGATTCTGATGGATGATCCTCGAGCAAAAATTGAAATCTATCCTGACACTCCAGTTCCTGTTGAGATTGTGAACAAGAGTGAATTGAAGAAGTGTTTCGATGAGGTATCTTTCAAGGTCAAGATGCGTGCACCGTATTATACAGAAACCGATCAGCGCATGAATGGTACTAAGGTAGAAGATAAGTATACCATCGTATTCACCGCACTTCCTCTGGGCGTCACTGGTAATCAGATCTCTGATGAGATTACAAAGATCAAGATGGAAGAAGCAAAGAAGAACAACAAGCGTCTTCCTGAGGTAGTTAACTGTGAGGTAATTGCTGAAGATGACACCCCTGGTGGTGTAAAGGTTATCATTGAGTATGTACGTGGATATGATCCCCATGTACTTGCTGAGAAACTTTACAAGTCCACATCTTTGGCAAAGACTGTCGGAGTAAAATATAATCTAATTTTTGATAATCAGCCTGGTGTAAGAACACCTCGTGAAATCTTACTCCTATGGATTAATCAGAGATATGATCAGAAACGTCGATATTATCATCAGCTGGTATTGACTGCAGCAAGAGATCGTGCGATCTATGAAGCTCTTGCCACAATCCTTGGATCTAAAGATGCGATGGATAAAGCTATCAATATCATCCGGAACTCTGCGAACGATGAAGAGCGTATTGCAAATCTTCGTAAAGCGTTTGACTTCACCGAGCTTCAGGCTAAGGCTATCGGCGATATGCGCCTGAAGAATCTCCAGAAGCTGGATGTCAAGGAGACGATTGCAAAACGCGACCAGGCGATTGCTGACTATAAGCATTATCGTAAACTGCTTGGTGACGATGGTGCTATTAAGGAAGCAGTGCGAAAAGAGCTTGAAGAAGGTATGAAGAAATATGGACGTCCCAGGATGTCCAAGCTAAAGAATCTGAAGGGTGGTACAATCGGTGAACCGAATGAAGTTAAGTATATTCTATATAACAACGACTTCTACTATTGCTTTACCGAAGTTGAGCAGTTGAAGACTATTTGGCCCAAGATTGATAACAAGTACAAGATGGTCCAGGTTAAGAACGGTGATAATGTTCTTGTCTTTGATAGCAATGGTATCCTGAAGATTCTGAACGGTTATGCTTTTAATCCCAATGATACTGGTATCAGTATGGTGACGATTGGAGCCAGCGATGTCATTAGTATCATGACTGATACGCCCGGTAAGGGCTATGACAATGTAGTCATGGTAACTGAGCAGGGGTATGGCAAGCAGATGGAGTTGACCGAGGTGACAAAGTCTGTGAAGAGTCGTATTATCAACCTGAACACTAGTGACAAGCTCGCCGCAGTTATCCCTGTTAAAGGCGAGTGTCATCCTGATTCCATCGTTGGTATGATCTGCGAGGATAAGATGTACTATCTCCGAGTTGAGGATTTTCCTGTCTATAAGAGAACCTCTGCCGGTAATCGTATGATTAAGAATGTTGATAACCTGAAGATCGCGCATGCAATCTACTTCGATGCCACAGAGAATGCAGACTATATGCTGATCTATGGTGAATCTGGTTACATGAAGCTGCTCGATACGACGTTCCTGTCGTTTGCTAAGCGGGGTAATAATACGATCTCTCTGCAGGGTAAACGAATCGTCGGCGCAACGCTGCTTCATACTGCCGAAGACTATGTGGATCTCTACTTTGGTGCTGAGCCGTGTAGGATGGAGATTCGCGTACAGATCGGTAAGATGGTCAAGTTCAGCAATGTGACCACTGGTGAGGAGCAGAAGTTCAAGATGTCTACTTCTATCGGTACGCCTGTGAAGGTGCTGAAGCTGAATAAGTATGACTGGTATATGATCCAGTAAAACAAATAAGGTGGACCGGGGTTTTGTATGACTCCGGTCCACTTTCTATTTTAATAGGAGGATTATATGAATCTGCAAGAATTACACAAGATGTCTATGGATGCCTATAACACCAAGGCTGTTGAGTTCATGGAAAATGCCAAGAAGACTCTGTTCGATGATAAGAAGGGCGTTGGTTCTGTCTCGGATGGATATCATACCTTCGATGAACTTTACAATCATAGAGCAACTGAGTTCGCTGTTATCTGCAGAGCTTATCCATACCTGGCATGGAAGTCGTTGCAGCATGATGACCCTGAGTTTCCGATGTATGATGGGATGTTCATTGTTGGTATCAAAACGCCGATGGGTCAGGCTACCTATCACTATGACATTGATCCCTGGTGGGATGTATTCTCTGGGATAGAAATATTGGAACAAGCTCCTGAATATGATGGATATACGCCGAATGATGTCATTGAACGGCTGAAGAGTCTGTCCGATAGTAATGGTTGGTTGCCGGTAGGAGATATGTCTGATATCCCTTATTTTCAGGGAATTCTAGTATATTGCCCGGAAAGAAATAATAAGTATATGGTATATCGGAATGCTCGAGATGAGTGGCGTATCTGGGATGAAAGCGCGGGTGGTCATAGTGCTCTCACCGAACAGATAACGCATTGGAAGCCTCTTGGTTTATCTCCCGGAAAGTAAGTATATACTATATCAGTGAATCTAAAGAAAGGAGGTACCATAATAATGGGTACGTCTCGTATGTTACCATCGGAAATCAATCAGCTTGCTGATAGTTTCCGAGATATGGTAAGTCGACTTGGCGCAACACCAAACCATATGAAAGCGATTGAATTCGCATATCTTTGTCTCATGCATAGAGACCGCGCTTGGAAGTCCAAGCGTACTGAAGAAACATCCATACCCGTCGGGATGTTCGAAGTTGGAATCAATACTCCCGGCGGTACAGTCGTAAACCAGTTTCAAGTGGAGCTTTACTGGGACCTCTTTATGGTCACTGAAATCGAACAAGCTCCAATTCACGATCAACCTACGTCGAGTCAGATCAGTGAACGGCTCGATACATTATTAGGAGTATAAGACTATGGACAACAAAAGTTTCACCGATTTACATGATTCGGATAATTGGACAATTTCAATCCTGGTCCGAGATATCAATGGTAAACGCAGATCTATTGTATATGCATCTCGCGAAGATCTTCTGCGTGATGCTGCCGATATGATCACTGAAGAAGATGAGCTCCTCATGGTTATGTGGGGTGAAATCATGCTTTACAATGCCTTAGTAACCGACCCAGAAATGGCCATTATGATTGACGATCTGATCGGTTTCTTTGGATAATAATGACAGGAGGATATGTACAATGAGCGCTAACTACACCAAATGCCATGTGATTGCCGGTTTCCCCGGCATCGGCAAGACCACAGTCGCAAAGAAGTTTGAGGAGTCTAAGAACTCGAACTTCATATTCCTGGACTTCGATAGTGCAGTCTTTAAGCATAACGTAAATTATGCTGATCTAAAGGAGTTCAATATCAACACCGGCAAGTTTGAAACTGTTAGCTCTGAACACTATGCTTATGTGAAGGCAATCAAGGACATCATGGATGGCTATGAGCGTGGTGCAAAAGATAATGATAAAGCTCCTAAGCTGTTCATTATGTGCAGTACCCATACTGAAGTGCGGAGACTCCTGGATAAGTTCGAAATTCCGCATACAATTGTAATCCCTGGCGGCTCCATAACTGCATATAGAACTTATGTCAACCGTCTTACTGCTCGTTATGAGGCTTCTTTGGAGACTGATGATGTTGCACTTCAGGAAGCAAATAAGAGAGCACTGGATGCAGTTGAGAAGAACTACTACAAGTTCATTGCTGAGATCAAGGATAATCCGATCAGCAAGTATGCTCAGTTGGTTGTACTTGCTGACAATGAGACTCTGAGTGATTATGTTCACTCTACCGTTACCGGCAGTGTTCTCAGCTGCATGTTCAATGCCGTTGGTATCCCGCATGTAACCAACCATGATGTTCAGAAGGCGCTTCTGGAACGTGATGATGCTCTTCACACTACCATGGGCCAGCATGGCGAGGTTATCTTCTGGAGCGATCCTGTTCCTGGTGATATCATAGACATGCCTGAAGTCAACGCAATCGTTTATAGCCTTAATAAAATCCTCGGTAAGCAGTCTGTCAACAGCGCCTTTGCCGGTTGTCCCTATGTCATGATCAGCAAGGAGACAGCCCAAGGTGTTATTGACTGCTGCAATTTGGCTATCTCTAAGCTCGAGTCTGGTGCTCGTGAGGACAACGATGTTGAGGTCTTTGGTGATCTCGCTCTACATTACGAGAGACTGATCGATGCTGTCGATGGCTTTAGCTATCTCCACTGGCACGCAAAGCGCCAGAAAGAGGAAGCGGCCAAGAAAAATAAAGAGGATAAGGCGAATCTCAAGATAGTCGGTAAAGATGGTTCTCTCGGTATCGTCAACAAAAAATCATCTATCGATCCGTCTACCATCTATACAGCGAAGGATACCAATGAGTACAAAAGTGAACAATCCTAAGATTTGCACATCATATTTCTACCAAGTTCGATTCTTTACACCAAATATGCTTCCGATGAGTACGGCTATGTGGGATCCGAAATGGTATCATGATGGTAAAGATCAACTCCATGTCTTTAGGGATAAACGTGGTATTATCAATGGTGTTCGTATGCCAGCTTTTGTTCCTGGAGATGAATGTCACAGGCTATGTTCTGGTCCTGATGGATGTAATGAGAAGAATGGTAATGAACCGTGTCGATTCCTTAAAGCTTATCGGGATCAGTTGGATAGTCTTGACTTCAAGAAAGTCATGAAACATCTGAAACAGCATGCAGCACCTGTAATCAAAGCTGATCCACAGATCATTGTATTGCTGTTTCATGAAAAACCAGATAATCCTTGCAGTGAACGTGGTATAGTACAGGAGTGGTTCAAAGATCATGGGGTTAAAGTTGAAGAGCTGAAATACCCTATAAAAGACCACTACTAAAATTTCCGATTTGAGAGAACTTCTAAGTATATACTATAATTGTGAAGTGAAGATATCAATCGCTTCAAATTATAGATAGAAAGGAGTTCTTAACGGTGTCGAGAGAACTCAAGAAACTGCAGAAAAAATCTATGCGGAAGATCGAGGAAGCAAAGCAGATCTGCAAAGCTAACAATGAAACCGTAGGTATCTGTGTCGATGAAATCGTCAAATCACAGGAAGCGTTCGATAAGTGGTTCTTCGAGAATGCGTTCAACCCGGACGCGCCTTCTCTCATACTGTGAGGTATAATTATGGATCACGAAATCGTATGTATTCCTGAAGATTCTGATGATAATTCGTCTGAGGATGAGTAGTAGCCATCCACTATAAAAGGGGCTGCCAGGGAACTTTCCTTGGCAGTTCTTTTTCTATTTTGACATCACTATAATTATTATGTAACAGGTGGTGATGTAACAATGCTCAAAGATAAATTCGGTCCTATCATCACCAAGAATCTCACCCCTACTGCGATAAAAACGCTGGAGAAAAAGATTATTGAGTATGTGGACCGGAATTCGGAAGTATTGATGACTCTTGATTTGAGTCGCAGATATTCTTTCGGTGATACTGATCGCCAGGTTCTCTATGATGGATTGGGAGTTTCTTTACCGGAGTTAGAAGAAGAGATCAAGAATAGTAAATCTATATATTCTGGTAATAAAGTTCAATCTAACCCGTTCTATCTCGCGTCAATTTTGGCTGCTTCTTTTTTCCTTTCTAAGAAGGATAGTAAGATGGCATCTATGATTATTACGTATATGTCTTTAATGATGTGGACGTCTCTTCATAAGGGTTTCTTTAAATATGAAGCTAATAAACAGGTCATGGACTATACGATTGCTCATCTGAATAATACATTCAGTATTCGTCAGTTTCCTTCATTATTTGCTTTTATTCAGGATAATACAGACACGGTGCTGGATACTTATAAGAGCAGGATTGTAAAATGTGAAGATTCTGATATGACTTGGGTCATAGATGCTCTTTGGACTCGGTTAAAAGGCAAGATGAAAAAGATTTCTGCCGAGTTCTATAAAAATCATACTTCTGGTAAATACCTTAATTCGGATGAAGACAGTGTCGATGCAGATAATTTTCACGAGATCGATAATATCTCATTTGCAATCGATCGTCTGACGAACAAAGTGTATATTAAGCTGCTCAATCGGCAATATGATAAACGGTTTCTGAAGTATAGTATCAATTCAGCTGATACATCTTATCAGAAGCTGCTCAATCTGGTCGAAGATATTATCGATTCAGATGGAGACTCCAAGACATTAAGACCCCTAATCAGTGCGATGATTGAGTTCTATGTCCAGCAGTCTGGTAAACCGATTGAGTACGTTGCTAAAGGCGACTTTATCGCCTTTATGAAAACTGCATACTCTTCCAACACCGATGCTGTCCAGATGGACACAATCAAGAGGACGATTGATACATGGCTTTCCGAGAATATGATGAAGTATGGAAAAGCGAAATACGGTAAGACTCTACAGATTCAATACCGTAGATGCTTGTACATGTTCTTCGTATTTATGATCAACCATGAAGCAAAAGTCCAATAGTGATGCTGCTAGAGTATGGATCCTATAAATTTAAATGGTAAAGAAAGGAGCATTCACTATGTTCAAGACGCACAAGAGTAAGATTCTGACCAATGAAGAAAATGAGGTTATGTGGCACCTGAGTGAAGCTCAGAAGATCTTCGCACAATGCTGTGCCGATGAACCTCAGGATCCGGCTGATACATACAATTTTGGTCACTATCTCGATGCAGCAAGAAACGCTGTTATCATGCGGGGTGCTAGGAGGCTTGACCCGGAGCATCTGATTCCTGTTAAGGAGCCTCTTGTTTCGCATGCTGCTAAGATTCTAGGCGTTTCTTCTGGAGGTACATATAAGGAGGATAAATAATGACGCCTCTTCGTAAGGAACTTGAAGGAAAAATCTATGAGTTAATGGATGATATGGACCCTTCCGGTAAAAATACCGAGCGCATGCGTGGTTATTTCAATACCATGGATGATATCAGTTTCTATAAGTTCATGGATGAATTCTTTGATAACCCTGATAAGAATTTCCCTGTTGCATATGAACCATATAATCATCCAGTAACATTGGATTTCGTTCATAAGGTTGCTAAGAAAAGAGGCGTTCCTATTTATGAACGCGTATTCCGTCCTTATGTTACTGGTGATGTAGACAATCCTCCCGGTACTGTACATCCAATCATGGTTTTGGATGTTCCGGTAAAGCGCTTGAAGCAGATGGCTTTCAGTAAAAACCATACTTCTACCGCTGCTGCTAAACGAGATCCAAGAACTGGACAGGTTTCTGGCGAAGATAGAACCGCTCGTATTACCGACGTCGAGGCTTTCTCTCTGCTGGTTCAGGGACAGTATAATTCTGCACAAGAGTTTTATGGTCCTATGGCTGATGATACAGAGGCGCATTATGAAATGTTGAGAGCTATTCAACGAGATGGTGAAGTAGAGCTTCGAGATCTTCCCAATGATCCTGCAAATAAGGTGACATTGAATACGATCAATGCTTTCATGATCGGTTCTGGTCTGATGTCCAATTTGGTTGATGAAACCGGATATGTTCTTCCGATTACCGCAAAGGGTCGTGAAGATAGATCTTCTACAATTAAACGTGATTAAGGAGGATATAATCATGTGTGACACCAAAGAAAATAAAACTCCTGAACAGCTTAGAGCTGAAATGATTCAGAAGATGCAGGAGCAGGGCGCAACTCCTCAGCATCTGTGTGAAGTGGCTACGCCCGGTGTTATCAGAAATGTCAAATCTGAAGACATCGATCACTAAATTAATCATTAGGCCCTGGTAACCATTCCAGGGCCTAATTATTTCCGATAGCGTCCTGAGAGTGAGGTGAGAGCGGGTATATATTATACTTGTGAAATAAAAACTCAACTCAAGGAGGATTTTTACAAATGACAACGAAACGATATAGGGTAGGATTAGACATCCGGACATATACACGGAAATTAATCAAATCATGTCTGGTATGCATTATCTCAACCGCAACAATTATGCTGATTGGTTTTGGGCTTTTATATGGCCCGTCAATTAGTGCGATGAAGGATAGTCATGCTGATGAGATTATCCGATTAACAGAAGAGCATCAGCAGGAAATTGATCAGTTAAATATTACCTATAATAAAGAGCTCGATGAACAAAAAGCCGCTCTTGATAAAAGGTATATAGATGATACAGCTATGTTGACTGCTGAGATTGATACATTAAGTACAAATCTAGCATCAACGCAGATGTCTCTTGATCGAATAAAAGCCAATTCTGAAGAAGATTTCAACTTATTGAGAAAATACTGGTATGTGTTTGAGCGTACTGGTGATAATTCTGGTTTGACTACAGATGTTATCCGACATGTAGATCAAACCTGTAAAGAATGGGATGTAAACCCACATTGGATGTGGGCTATTTATTGGGAAGAGTCTAATTTCCGTGCAGCCATTGATAATACTGCTGGTTCTGGTGCACGAGGATTAGGCCAAGTGATGCCCTCTACGGGCAAATCTTTCTGGGAAAATATTTTGGGTCACGGTGCAGGTAGTTTCACGACCGACATGTTGTACGATCCCTACGTCAACGTGGATATCACTGTGGCGATCATTGGACGGCACCTTTCGAACGGCTGGACAATGTATCAGGCAATTAATCAGTATTCCGGTGGCGGTGGTAACGGATACTTCAATGAAGTATTGGCCACCGGAAAGACTCATGGTGTTACGTTGGATGACTCCAACTGGCATTATCCAAAAGAGTAAATAAAGAAAAGGAGAAAAGAAGATGCACAACGAGTTTAGAATCAATTACATATGTCCGGAGTGTCTGTATCATGAACAGTTGATCATGCAGATCACCGGCAAGTCGTCTCTGGAATTCAATCCCGGTATTACTACAAGAGCAACCTGTACACAGTGTGGCACTGTGATGCTTCATGTGGATGAAGGTCTCTATAATGCGATCCAGAAGCTTCTGGAAAAGAAATACTATATTTTTGAACACTGCAGTCAGAACGAAGGTGTAGTGCACCATTGTTCTGAATGCGAAAGCGATTCTACTGTAAGCGGACCGTTCATTGTATTCGGTCCTGTCTTTAAGAAGGAACGCGAGCTGTTTAATCGCATTATGGAATCTCCTGATCGTTGGATTACTTGTAACACACTCGATTCAATGTTCGATGAAAATGGTGAGCATGTCTCCACTGGGTATACTTTTGGCGACAATAATACCATCTCGTTGATGACTCGTATCGAGAAAGAGTCTGATAGAAGAACACAGCTCTGCGATGTAGCTTGCGCTGCTATCAGCGATATCATTAAAGCGTTCACTAATGACGTTGATACTAATAACCCTAAACGCCGATCTAGCACCAGTATTAAAGATCGCGCATCTATGGGGCTTCGGCATCGTTATATCCAGAGCATTAAATATTTTGACTCTGATATGATGAAACAGTATCAAGGAGAATAGTTCCCCGTTCTTTTCCGCAAAAAAGCGGTTGATATAGTTTTCAAAATACCACATAAGAAAGGACGTATTAACTATGGCAAATATGACTGATCAGGAGCTTCGTGATCTGATGCCCAAAGAAGCTCCATCCAAAGAGGATGCTCGTAATAAGAATTCCGAGGAGATCATCCCCACGACTACGCGTCGATTAATGATCATCGGATGCGGTGATGGCGGATGCAACATTGCTACCACGATTGCTCGTAAGATTCCTGACGAATCCTTCGTCATCGCTTATAATACCAGCACTCGCAACGTGGATGATATCGTTGCTGATATGCATATTTTCCCTGTTGCCGAGGATGGTTCTGGTAAGGAGCGTGACTATTCCAAGAACGTCTTTAAGCAGAATGCTTTCAAGAAGTTGCTGGATAAGGTACAGGAGATTCTGGCTGAACTGGCGGATATTGCCTATATTCTCATTTGTACCACTACCGATGGTGGTACTGGTTCCGGTATTTCTCCTATGGCAGCAAAGCTCCTGTCTGATAACACCGATGTACCTGTTATTCTGATGGGTGTATATCCCTCTATGGACGAGGACGCTACTTCTCAGTATAATGCACTTCAGTGGCAGAGTGAGGTTGATAAGATCCAGCTTCCTTATTTCATTCTGGATAACAATCAACCTGGTATGCGTAAGCCTCTTGTCCATGAGGCCGTTAATAACCAGGCTGCACTGATCGCTTCTCTGCTGGCTGGTAAGGAGTTTGGTAATTCCAATATCAGCATCATTGATAATCGCAATCTCTATATGTTGCTGGTTCAGCTGGGCGGTCGTCTGATTGCTGGTGTTGAGACTGCTCGTCCTACTGCTAGTCAAAGTCTGGATGAGTATGTTATGAACATTCTCCAGAATGACTATCAACCCGATCCTGTTGGTACCAGAGGCATCGGTATCTTCGTTCGCGGCCCCAAGGATATGCTGGATAAAATGGACACTTCTCTCCCCGAGGTACAGAAGAAGTACGGTAATGCGGTTCTGCATTTTGCGCACATCGAGGAGGATCCTTCTCCGAAGATTGCCATCCTCATGACCGGCAATGCTGAGAATTCTCAGCGTATCACGGAGATGAAGGTTCGATACGATGACATTATGCAGGCTTTGAAGAATCGCACTTCTGTGCTCGGTGATGTTCTGTCCAGCACTTCAAATCCGATCGGTAATACCTTTAAGAAGAAGCCGAATTCCGAAATGGACACCTCTGCTTTGGAGCTGTAATAGTTCTAGTAGAGATGAAAGAGAGGCGGGAAATTTCCCGCCTCTTCTTTTTACTTCTTTATTTAATTATCAATGAATATGAATATAATCCCAAAATAAATGTAGGAGGCTACAATATATGGCACGTAATAAAAATGTGGTGAAGGGTCGCACCAAAGCAAATAAAATGATCGATCTGACTAAGAACAAAACGTCTACTCCTGTCACGCGTTATGTCGGAACCATTAAAACTGATATGGTCCGAATTATGAAGCATTCCAACATTCCCGTGCTAATGGAAATGGCCAAGGATAGTGAGGTTCTCCAGAATTATTTCCTGAACCGTAGACTGAATAGCACATTACTCGGCGAGAATATTACACTGATGGATCGTGCTCTCCGTACTGCGATTTCTAATACGATCGTCAACGATCTTAAGGATGCAATGAAGAATAAGAATTCTTGCTATCCTGGTATCTGGAATGATCACAATTTATTCAGCCTGGTCTATAGTTTGGTGAATATTACTATGATGGCTGATGCACCTGAGAAGGGTCATTTCCTGACTGTATGTTCTCCCAATAATATTCCTACTGATGCTGAGAAGATTAATGGTCTTCCTTCCAGTATCTGTATTCCTTTCACGGAGTATAACCCTAATCGTCTGTTCCAGCTCTGCATTGTTTTGCAGAATACCGCGCTGAATATGATCGTAGAGACTGCATCCAGAGATGTACCTTCTGCGCTGATGAATGCAGCGACTGATTCCGTGACAATTCGTATGGCTAAGGAGTTTGGCCGAGTTCTGGTTTCTGTTATGGACGAAAAGGGTTGGCTTGCTGATGATATGGAACTTTCCGGAGAGATTTCTGACCAGGCTACTGCTTTTATCGAGGTTATCGAACAGCCTCTGATTGGTTATCTGATGGGCCTTCTGTCTACTAGCGGTCTGTCCAATGCGGTGATCAATGAAATGTTCCGTCATAGTACGGCCAACGCATTCTATGAGATTGCTGATGAGGATTTCACCACCCAGTTTATTACTTCTGGTAATATGATCCGTTATGCTCTGTCTCATAAGACTGAAGAGGAATCTTTGAAGTTCGGCATCGGGTTCATCTGTGATGTCCATGACCTCTACACTGTCGCTAAGTGGACCAAGGATGGCGGCACTATTATGGATAAGAAGATTCTGAATCAGCTTGGCAGTGCACTGAAGGCTTTCTTTGATGACGCAGTTCGTTACTGTATTAATATTCATCTGATTCACGATGACGCAGTACCCAATACATCCCTGAATAACAATGAAGATGTTCCTGAGAATGATATTGAGGTCTCTGAAGATTCTGTCGAATCTACTAATGAAGAGAGCAACGAAATGGTTGAACAGGAGTAATCTTCCGTGTCTTGTTGGAAGTGATTTTGTCTATATATTATAGACAGGATCATGGAAAATAGATGATCACAAAATTCAGGGATGACGCACCAGAATCCCTAATACTAAAGACAAGGAAGGTGAAATCGTTCATGAGCAAAAATAAGAACAATGGCAAGTTCTCGAACCGTGCTGCTCGACGGTTCAACGATCTGGCGAAGATCGACACAATGGATCAGAGCGAGATATTTGAAATCCTCACTGAGGATATGGATATCATGCTCGATCAGGTGACTGCGTTCCGTGATCATAAGCCGAACTCTCCGTACCCGCAGTATATCGGGAACGCATTTGCAAACCTGTCCACTCCTCTGTTCTTCTCGGAGTATGTGGATGAACATGTCAAGGTTAAGAAGAAAGGTAAGAAGGTTAAGACAGATCTTGATGAGGCTAAGATCGAGTCCCTGCGGGCTATTATCTCTGACGCCTATAAGAAGTCTGCTACAAACTTTTATGCCAATCAGCTTCAGGAGTTTACGGAGAGAAATGAGCTCCTGAGTAAGACATTCATGAAACTGTATCCGGAGGTATATCGGAAGACCAAGAAGTTTGATGGTCTGTCCAAGAGCCAGCGGAGAGATCTGACGATTCAGATCTATGGTGATCCTGCATATAATATGCGGTTTATCCATAAGCTGATTAATCAGAGTACGCTGACGGATAAGAAGAAGCTCAAGCTTCTCTGTGAACTCTATGGGAAGAAGCGTTTCGTGAAAGCGGTCGGTGCTGCAATGATCGTCGAAGGTAATAATTCTGATTGCCTGGCTATGCTCTTTGAATATATGCAGGGACTGAAGAAGAAGAAGCGTGCGAAGTATCTGAAAGCCTATGCTGATGCTTATAAGAAGGCTAAGACTAAATACTTCAGAATCGACAAGAATTTCTATGATGAAAATAAACGGATCATCAAGGAGCTCGGTCGTCTGGATATTGGTTATAAGAAGGCTTTTAAGGATCTCAAGGGTGGAAAGAGTACCAAGAAGCGTGACGATCAGCGCAACAAGGATCGCAAGTTCTAACCAGGGATTGAGGGTGAGTGGGCTCCGGCTCACTCACCCAATTTCTCTCAAAGACTGTTATTTTACATAAAGAGAAAGAGAGGTTTGTATGAAGTTCTATAAACTAAGTGATATCAAATGTCCTGAGTGTGGTGTTGATATAATTTTCGGTATAACAACGATGTCTGGTGGTAAGACCGAGGATATGATGGAATCTGCGGCCAATCCTATTGAAGAAGATATCATGAATAGCATCAATAGCAGTGAAAGTACCGAGTATGTTAATCGCAAACTTCAGTTATATCGGCATAACGTAGAATATTACATCCGTAAAGTTCTCAGAGATAATCTTGATATTAATCAGGTGCCAGCAGAATTCCGTAAAGATGTACAACAGAAGATTACAGATATGAATCTCATGACATCTGATATAGAATCTGATGATACTGATGATGAATCAGATACTACAACATCGCCTATGAAGGTATTGAAGTGGTTTGCCATGGGTATATTCATTACTATAACTTTATGTGTTCTTATTGTCAGTATTATTGGGACTTTCTTTGGTTCAAATTCTGGTATCAATGTCGGTGAAGATGATCTTGTGGCGATGTTGGTAGATGAAGTTACCGAAGATACTTTTGAGCTTGTTAAATCTGCAGTGAGCTCTGGCGATAGCTCATATATCATTAAAGATACCTTTGGTACTTTTAAGTTTATCCGTGCTACTTACAATCTTCCCGATGGTTCTATACTACATGCACGTTTTTATTACAGTGACGTTGAAGGTGATTGGACCTTATCAGAATGGTATCTTGAATTACCTGCAAGGATTGGTGGTGAGATTGGATGAACCTTGAGCGTGATCCAACAATTTCATCTATGAAGATTGTGTTAATTGCGGAGACTATAGCTGTTGTAGTTCTCACAATTGCTTTATGCGTCGCTATATTTACGATTGTTTGGTTATCTATTGAGTTGGCATTCTATCGATCTTTAGAAGTGGTTAATATTACTGCTGTAGAACCGAATGATATGGCCGCTGCAGTTATAGAAGCAGAAAAGTATTTTGAGACTATGTTTTATGATATGGAAGTAGTCCATTTTTAACTGACATCGGAATTAACAAATACATACAAGTTGATTCCAAGGAGGTAAAACTCTATTATGAATGCAGATTTCAAACAATTTCTGAGTGAAAATAACGACAAGAAAAATCCTCTCGCCGTTGTTACAAGTATGCCTCAATATCCCACCGGGTATATGTACCTTGACTATGGTGCTGGTAGTTATCTCACTGTGCATGATGACGATGAAACGCCACTATATCAGTACCATAATGTCGGTATTACCTGTGGGTCTGTAAATACATTCATTTCTAAGTCCCAGGGTGGTAAAACTTCTTTGGCTATTGCTATGGGCGCAGCTATCATCGAACCTTTTGTCACACAGTTCATCTATCAGAAAAGTGTTTCTGATACAGTAACCGAAGCTAAGATGAAGAAAGCGCCTGAGCTGACAGGTATGCCGTTTATTCACATTCTGGACACTGAGAAGACTCTTCCTGTAGACTATGCAAAGAAAGTCGCGAGATATACCAACAAGCTTACCAGTAAGCACATTATCATCAATCCTATTACTACGGACAAGGATCTGATGTTAGCTTTGAATAAGCATGTGCAGTTCAAGACTCAGTCGATGGAAAAGATTCCTATGCCCATGCTGGATATGTTTGGCAAGCCTGTGATGGATTATCCTCCCACGATTTTGATTATTGACTCGATGTCTCAGCTCCTGCTGGAAGATTGTGACGATCCTTCTTCCATTAAAAAGAAGGATGGTAGTATTCTGGATATCTATAGTTCTGCTACACAAAATACCGCTGGTGCCAGACGTGCTAAGATCATCACTGCATTATATTCCCAGTTGGTTAATTATGCTAAGCGATATAATATCATCATCTTTAGCATCAATCACATCAATAAGATGCTACCGGTGAATGGTATTCCCGTTAAGCAGTATCGTGGTCTCAGAGGTGGCGAAACCATCGGCGGTGGCGAAAAGGCCATCTATCTGACAGCAAACATTCTTCGTCTCGACGTTATCAAGAACGTCAGTTCTGAGGGGTCTACATCGCTTAATCTTGGTGAAGGTGTCACTGGACATGTAGCGATTGCATCTTGGATTAAATCTAAATCCAATTCTAAGAGCAATAAGTGTCAGCTTGTATATACCAATCAGGCTGGTTATGATCCACTGCTCTCTAATCTCTGGTTTGGTAAAGAGTGTGGTGATCTGACAAAGAGTGGTAACTTCTTCTGTCTCAGAGATTATCCTGAATTCAAATTTACGATGAAGAATTATCAGGAAGTATTTGCTGAACATCCTGAAATGTTCAGTGGATATTATGATGAGCTAAGGGATAAGTGCGCAAAGCTTCTGGACAATCCTGAGTCTGCACGTAAGGCTGATAAGAAACTGATGGATCAGATCCGTGATGATATTCATGACGAATATAATAAATCTGATGCAATGGATATGGACGATCTCTTTAGTGAGATGTTCAATGGGTAAATGAAATAAGAGGGAGTCGGTTATAATAAATCGACTCCCTCAGTTGCTTTACGTAAGTGATAGTTTTTGCTTCATCTATATATTATACATAGGAGAAAGAAGGTGAAGTGAAATGAGATTATTCACATTACAAAGAGCTGTTCAAATATCCAATGAGATGTTTAGCGAATATGTAGAACCTCTCGGATTATCTATGATGTCCGGAGAAGTCCCTCAGATGATGTTTATGATCCATCAGAGGGATAGCAAGTATCAAGACTGGTTAGCTCAAGTTCGTTTCAAGAATACGTTGGCTATATCAGTATTCAAATGTGAGGTTTATCTGGAGGATGTATTTCGTCTCTGTAGACGATGTAAACTCTGGTTAATTACGGAAGAAATATTCCGCGTAGCGGTGCTATATGCAATGATACACCCACTATATCAGAGTCAGTATCTGGATTTCACCAGAGATATCAACGCTGACTATGAGTCAATGATGGCCGGTGCCGGAAAAGACACGTATCGGTTCATCAAAAATTTCTATCTGGCGAGAACAGATTATGATCCTGTAGAAAAGATTGTATTAGACATCTTTCGATATCATCTGATGATCTATACAAATAAGACCGAACCTGGTTGTGGTGAGGCTTATGAAGATGCACTGTTTGCATATCGACAGATCATGTTATTGCAATATAAAGGTGCATATGAAGTAGCTCGATATCGAAAAGCACAGACTTATCTAATAGATGAAGATGGTTATATGCTGATGGAGAGAAGAGTTACTGGAAGTACAAACTATACTGTAGATGGCTCAAGAGAGTTTATCGATGAAGTAATCACACCAACTGCTCAGAAACGAGCATATTCAATTCTTCCGGAGAAAAGACAAGTACGGAAGAAGCCCATAAGCAATGAATACTATTCACTTGAGAGGAGTGATTGATTTTGGCTAAAAATAAAACTGGAAAGAGTCGGGAAGAGAAAGCCATTTTGAAACGATATGGTGAGCTAAAATATCCAACTGACGTATTAGGTCCTGGATCTCTGATGATCCAACAGTCCCACACAAACTCTTCACGAGTTATTATGAGTAATAGCCAGCTGACTCATATGGTCAGCATTAAGGATCCAGAAACGCCCTTGGTTCCTACTGGTTTTGAGAATATTCTTGGATCCTATTCATCCATGTTAGATAAAGCTGATGCATCCTATGAAATCGTTGCAAAGTTCGTAAAGAATGAGTACAACTATATTCTGATTGGGTTTGATAAGAAGCATCGACACTATCATGCATGGAGACGCTTGGAGATGGAAGAGCATTCAGAAGGGTTCTCTACCAGATTCAATAACCAGTTTCTGGATTCTTTGGAAATTGGTGATACTGTTGATAAGGGTGTTTATACCCATAAGTCAACAAACTTTGATAAAGCGATGAATTATCAGTATGGTAAGAATGTGAATGTTGTATATTTGGTCAGCCCTAACGTCTATGAGGATGGTATTCTCGTCATGAACGGTGCTGAGAAGATGTTCAACACTTATCGCGCTCATACTGTAGAAATTAGTCTCGCTGACAATGAAGTTCTATTGAACTGGTTCGGTGATGATGAGCACTATCAGGGAATTCCTCTTGTCGGTGAGAAAACCCGAAAAGGTTTTGCTGCAATTGTTCGTCGAGTTGATAACTCCAAATCCCCATTGTCTTTAAAGAAGAGTAAGCTTCGCACAATTGAACGTGGCGGTGATCGAAAGTATTATGCAACAGGTCGCGTTGTTGATATCGAGATTCTTACCAATAAAGATCCTAAGAGGATGATCGATGTCGGCGCAAATAAACTAATCAATCAGCTGTATGAAGAACAGCAAGAGTTCTATCGTAAACTTTATCGGTATATGAGAGCTATTGTCGATAATGCCGATAGTGAAGAGTACACTTATTCCGATGACTTCACTATCATTTGTGAAGAAGCCCATGATTATGTAGACTCTTCTGCATTTTTCGCTGATACCAGTGATAATGTCTATGGTAATACAAAGATCATTCTCCATCTTCTGGAAGAAGAACAAATGATCGTTGGATCTAAGCTGGTTGGTAGATCTGGTAATAAGGGAGTTATTTCCAAGATTATTCCGCCCGAAGAATCATGGCATATGGAAGATGGTACACCTGTACACTTTGTTGTTGCAACGCTTGGTATCGTTGGTCGACTGAATCAGTCTCAGCTCAATGAGCATTCTTGTAATGAGCTGGGTGCAACTGCAGTTCGAGCGATGAAAGCGACTGATGATGTAAACATGAAAGGTGATATTGTCTATCGATTGTTGTCATATCTGAACCCTGATGAAGCGAAGGAATGGAAGAAATGGTTCAAAAATCTTTCTAAAGAGGAAAAGGCAAAGCAGTGCAGAAAGATCGAACGCAAAGGAATCTTTATTGTACAGGATCCTATCGAGAATGCAAACATCATCGACTTTGCTAGAGCATATGAGGAATTCCCACCGAATTATCAGCATATCATTTTCCCTGATGGTGGTAAATCCATTCGCGAGGTTCTCTGTGCAAAAATGTTCTATGTACGTCTGAAGCAAGATCCTCTTGAGAAGTATTCGTCTCGTTCTCGTGGTCCGGTGAATCCGCTGACGACACTGCCTGCAAAGTCTAATATGAAGAAGAAGTTCCTTACACCATATTCCGACGTTCCTGTACGTTTTGGAGAGATGGAACTTGAGGTTCTGATGACTATGGTTAACCATCCTGCAGCTATTGCTGACTTTATGATGGAAAACTCTACGTCATTTGAAGCAAAGTTGGCGTTATCTGAGCAGAGTTATCTTGGTGATCCGGATGAAGATATCGATATGGAAGGTGTCGTCATGAAGGGTAAGAAGAACATCGAATGGATCTCTGCATATCTTGGTGTGCTTGGTACCGATATTATCGTGGAGACAGAGGAAGCTTCCTCGGGTGAAGCGTTTGAAGACTAATCATAACAGGTTCTTTAAGATGCTGGTTCACCCGGATTTCTTTGGGTCTCCGGGTGAGATGGATAGTATCCCTATTAACCGCGAAGGTGGAGTTGTTACAGATCCTAATGAGAAACTCTTTCGTAATATCGGAAGTGGATATTATGGAATCTATTTCACTGATATTGAGAATCTGGGATATTATCAGACTTACGGTGACTACTTTGTGGAGATTTTCCCTATCCCGGGGATTGCGGCAAAGCCCTGTAAAGATGAAGACAGTCGAGGTTGGTACACATATAAGCTTCGACACGGTCCGGTTCAGAAAATGACGGTGAAGAAGATCTGTTGGTTTGTTGAGAATGGTGCAGATGTTACCAAGAGTGAGTGTTCATTGATGTATAAAGCATTAGCATTTCTTGACGAACATCCCAACAACAAGTGGTCTCGCAGGCTATTTCAGCGGATGATGATTCAACTTTCTAATAAATCCGAGTATAGAGAAGAGTTTGATCTTTGCTGGGAAAGTACGAAGAATGTTCTCGGTAATGGAATCTATTTAGATTTGTATGAGATGCTGAAGGATCGTCGATTCAATATCAGTATTCGTGGTACTGGTTTTGGGTTCATTGATGAGCTGAAGCGACTATATACTGAGAAGAAAGATATTCCGTATTTAAACGAGTGCATTCATCAGCTTCTTCTCCGGTTACGGGTAGACTATCCTGCGGTATACGCGATAACTTCACATATGTTCCCGAAGTTTGAAGCAAATGTAAAATCTACGAAAGATCCAGAAGGATTCACATACCTTATGCCGGTATATCATGGTCCGTACGATGAGTATAGGACTGAAATACACAAAGACAATTAAAGTGAGTATGGAGAGGGTTTGACCCTCTCCATATCTTATTTGCCCTATCAAGAGGGATTTAGAATTTGTGTATATATTATAGTAGTGAACATTGGACGCAATGTTCTGTAGTATTTTCAAATTTCAACTAAAAAAGTTCTTAAGGAGGAACGAAACAAATGAGTAAGAAAAAAGGTAAGAAGAGCAGTTCCACTTCCAAGCAGAGTGAGCAGAACCTTGAGCTCCTGCAGACTCTCGTTGGCCGTAATGCGGACTATGACGATCAGGATGGTTTTCAGACTCTAGCTCCCACCCCTGAGGGCCAGAAGAAGCTGGATGAGATCCGTCTCCGTCGGTCCAAGAAGTCGGGCAATGTGGATAAGCCTGCTCCGGTGGAAGCTCGTCCTTACGAGGACTACAATCCCAACAAGGCTGGCAGTATGCTGAACAATGTCATCGATAAGATCAAGGACGGCAAGTTCGGCAAAGCCTTGGAGATCCGTGATAAGAGCAAGCTGGAAGCTTTGATCGATGCGTTCATGAACATGGATCAGGATCTTCCCAATGCTTCTAAGGTCAACACAGAAATTCGCAAATTGATCCAGATCGGCAAGAGCTTCTATGAATACGATGGCAAGCAGAGAGAGTTCATTGACAATAATACCTATGATGGACTCATTGCTCGTTATCGCGGCTTTGGTTTCGAGGAGCCTACCGGTATTGTTCCCAGTGATGCAAAGAAGACCGGCATCAAGTATCGGACTCTCCATAATAACATGGACAAGGCGTATGCTCTGCGCATTGGAGATCCGGTGCCTGATGGTGTTAAAGAGTCTGACAAGATTGAGGCCTTCCTCACTCGAGTCTATAAGGCTCTGGGCATCAGTTCTGAGGTGGCAATCGAGTTGGAGCTGTCTCCTAAGATCGATGGTGTAAGTGTCAACGGTACTATCGTCGGTGACGGTCTGACTGATCCTCAGACTCGCGGTGATGAGGATGAGTCCGTCAAGATCCCTGGTATGGACGGACTTGAGGTTGGCGAGGGTGTTACTGAAGATACCTTCGGTATCCAGTATGAAGTCTTTGTGACCTACGAGGATGCCCGGAAGGCTTCCGAGTATCTGAAGATGGCTGCACCTTATGTCAGCCCTCGTCATGCCGCATCTGGTATTGTCAACCGTCTTTGCTCTGGTGAAAACGATGAGCTTCTGCAGTTCCTGAGCCTGTATCCCATTGAGGCTGAAGGTCTGGACGGAACCTACAAGGAGAGAATGGACTATCTGTCTAACTTTGCTGTGGTTCCCAAGGATATGATTGATCGCAAGATCATCAAGGGTAATCTCAAGGAGCTGCTGGATAAGATCGAGAAGACCTTCGAGAAGTATAATAATAAGCGTGAGGATCTGGACTATGCGATTGACGGTATGGTCATCACTGTGACTGATGATGACTACCAGAAGACCATCGGCCGTGAAGGTCGTACAAACCTGTATCAGATCGCTCTGAAGTTCGATCCCGCAACTGCCATCGGTGAGGTCAAGGGTATTCATCTGGACACTGGCAAGAAAGGTTTCCGCACTATCCAGGTTGATCTGAAACATCCTGTGTTCCTGGATGGTGTAAAGTATGACCATGTGCCGGTTCTGTCTGCTGGGCTGTTTGATGATATGGGTCTGCGTGTTGGATCCGAAGTTAAGGTCCATCGTGTGGGTGATGTTATCCCCAGCATCACTGTTACTAAGCACGGTGATGGTAAGGCGCTTAAGATGCCCAAAACCTGCCCCGATTGTGGCGAGAAGCTGGATATCAAGAACAAGAAGCTCTTCTGTGGTAACTCCGCATGTAAGGGTAACTTGGCCGGTAAGCTAGTTGGATTCATGGCGGGTATCGGTTTGGAGGGTTACAGCGATGCATTTGCTGAGATGATCATTCAGACGTTTAATGGTTCTAACGAGGAGCTTGAAGTTCAGGTCCGTTCTATTGGGGATCTGTTCAAGCTTACTCCTGGAATCTTCAAGAGCGCTGGTATCACTACGAAAGATGCTCGCGAATTCCAGAACCGGTTGATCGCCGCGGTAGAGACTGCGCCTGACTACACCTTGTTAGGTAATATCGGAATCCCCGATCTGGGTCCTGCTCGCGCCAAGCTTCTGTTGAAGCAGTTTAACGGTTGGGATAAATTCCGTAATGGGATGAAAAATGGGACTTTTATTCATCGTTGCCTGAATGCTCTTGGTGCTGCCACTGGTAAGAAGGTCGCCACCTATATTTGCGACCGTAAGAACGGTGATAGCGTCAAGTATGATCTGGATGCTATCAGCAAGCATATGAAGAATATTACTGAATCCTTCGAGAGCCTGTTGAAAGTCGGTCATACTGGATATACTCCCAGCGATAAGGTAAAAGCAATCTGCAAGGAGCAGAAGTTCGAAATCGTTGATGGGAAGTCCTTTGATATTCTAATCACTGGATCTCTCGGTTCTACGACCGATAAGATGGAGAAGGCACGTAAGAACAATCTGCCTATCTTCACCGAGCAGATGTTCCTGGCACAGTATGATCCCGATTATGAGTATCCTGAAGAGGATGATCATGACGAGGACGATGAAGACTGAAACAAACAAGAAAGAACTATGAAAAGTTGCCGAATCGGCTCCGAGTAAATGTTAAGTCTTGTGTGAAGTTATTCTTAAATGATTTCACACAAGACACTTTAATACAAAGAGCCTGATCGAGTGGAATCATTCGTATCGGCGGCGAAAGGTCGCCTGACCGCAGTCCCTGACGAGGGGTTGTGGAAGGGAAGATCGAGTCGTGGTTTCTACTTGCTGTGTTCAGTCGGTAGGAGTCGGCTAGCGGGCGTGGAAGAGAGATTCGTGCATCCACCCGTGTGGGACGAGTAAATGCTGGATGTCAGTGATGTCTGGTATAAGAAAAGTATCGAACGACGTGGTTTATCCATGCCTCTATTAGAACTGTGCTTCTCCCCGTTAGCTCATTCATCAATCCAATTATAAGTTTCCAACAGAGTCGCATATCTTTAATTGGGTATGCGGCTCTTACTTTAATTGAACCGCCCTGTCATTCCGCAGGGCGCGTCAAGTTAGCCTGAAGAACAGAATCTTCAGTGATTATAAATTGACGTGACAAATAACACAACAATAGGAATCACATGTATTTGGTAGATGCCGTGGAAATGCTACCGCGGTTCTATATAAAAAATCTAATCTCTCTGTATTACGAAGGAGGAAATTTGTCATGTCTAGTATCAGTATCGCAACCTGGATGGCCCTGGAGAAGCCTAGCTTTGAAAATTTCAATGAGTTCATCGCCATCCGACTCGAGGACGGTATCACCCGTTCCATCGCCGAAAAAATGAAGAATGACATCGCCTCTAAGGGTGAGTCCACACTGACTCTGCCCTGGGGCACTTACCATGCTGAGGTAAAGGCTGCCGGTGAAGGCGGCAATATCACTCCCTCTTGGGAACCCAGCAAGGCTTTCCTGAAGATGCTCAATGATGATGGTGCAAGCCGTGAGCGTCGTCAGGATACTTTTGATGCTGAGTATGTTCAGCTGCTCAAGGACTATGTCGCATATGGTTACTTCTATCCTGAAGAGGTTAAGGATGCTCCTGCTAAGGATAAGGGTCTGCGCATGAGTGATGATGAAGTCGATTACTTCCTGAACAATTATGCACAGGTTCTGGCCACCATCGCCCGTGATAAGCAGCGCTCTGGTAAGACCTATCGTCTTGAGATCGACGAAGGATTCCCTCATGGCTCCTTTGATTTTGAGTACAGTGATGACGATATCAAGGTTAAGTTCGTTGCTCATAAGGTCTTCAAGCAGTATCTGAAGGATGACGACGTGGCCACCAAGGCTCGCGACGCTGACTTTAGCGAGAACGACTAAGTACCCATCTGCGGGTTCTGTCAATCTGATCCTGATAGAACCGACGACGGTCTCGGTGGGTTACTTTCGTAACCCACCGGGCCGTTCTTTTAACTCAATAGCGAAATACATACTATATGTATGAAGTAATGCAAAGGAGGTATTACGCATATGGATAATTTGAGTTATATCCCTGCGGCGTTCGAAAAGAAACATACACACACTATTGAAATGCCAGTGCTGAATCTGGAAGTATCACGACTTCGCCCGGAGATCGTGATCACTCGCACAAAAGATGATCCGGGTGCTATTCATATGGGTATTCAGACGAAGGGTGGCACTGCAGCCATCCTCAGATATGCCTACTCAGAGCCTGCAACTAAGAAGAAAGTCAAAGCAGGTCAGTCTCTGTATCGAATCAAAACCAAGTACAATGTAGCGAATCTGATCGTTGGTAGTTTCAGCGGTCCTCTTGAGGATGATAAGAATAAGCTTCTGGAACTGCTGCTGGCGATTGTATCCACAAATGAACAGGTACCTTGTAGCTATGATCGAGATGGTTTTATTCGTTTGGTCCGTCGATATCACAGTGGCAGGTCTGGTGAGCAATATGGTGATGTTGCACACAAGGAATCTTATCATCCGGAAATCAATATTGAGTGCTGTGGTATTCGTGATGAGAAAGATGAAATCGTAGTGGCTCTTGTAAATGCAATCTGTATGTGGGGTAACAAAGTGGATGTTCACTATAACACCTATGGTCCCCATATGTATTATGCGAATAACAAGGTCAACAACATGGTTCTTCGTAATCATACTATCATTGATGCAATGGATGAGATGAATGAGGCTGGACTGAGTGATAACTCTATCAATCTCTTTATCTCGAGATTCTCGTCTATGTTTGAGCTTGTGGAAGACATGCCTGTATATCATTCTAATCCTCGGAGACGTACTGGATCACCCCCGCCTGATGGCTACTATTATCGGAGTCCTGATTATGATTTCTAAATAGTTTGCCATTATACAGAGACGGGAGCTCAAGTTATGAATGAATTTATTGCTGCATATTGTCACCGAAATGATGAACGTATCAACCGTGATATGTTCGAGCGTAAATACGATAAGCCTCTCGTTGAGTATATTGTAGATACGTGTAAGAATCTGGAAGTTATCCCTGGTTTGACTTTGGAAAGCTGGGAATTGGTAACTGACCAGACAAAAATTCGCAGCGCTATTGATAAAAGGCATGCGAAAGATCCTAAGATCAAGAATAATCGCACTCTGGAGCGTCTGGCTCAACCGAACCGGACGCTCTATGATATGCTCTATCTGAACTTCCGTATCCAGGCAAAAGGAAAGGATGTGCAGGTTCAGAGAAAGGTTCGAATCTTAAAGCCCGTTCGTGGTGGGTGTTATATCCGTAATGGTAAGAAGGTTCGTATCCTGAATCAGGTCGTAGATAATTCCACTTTCGTAAAAGCGGATGTTCTCAATTTTAAGACCAAGCTTTATCCCATTAAACTTGCAACTGTAAAGTCCAAGCTAAAGTTTACCGATGGAGAGACGGCCACTTGTGCATGTTTCAGACTCGATCTTCTCTCCAAGGTAACAAATCCCCTGATCTACTATTTGGCTCAGTATGGTCTGACAGGAACTTTGGAAATGTTCAGTCTGGAAACTGTAATGTCAGTAGTAGATAATCCTCTTGATGAGGAGCACTATATGTACCTCCGACTGCCTAATAACGTATATTTGGAGGTACACGAGAAAGCCTTTTATGCGCATGAGTTCATTGCAGCTTTTACTGCAACACTTCATGATGTATTGAAGGGTGACGGTGAGATGACCTTTAAGGATGTCTATGATCAGGAATACTGGATGGGTCGTCTTTCTGAGATTTTCTCAAAGAAACGCTATGCAAGCAAAGCTTTACGTGTGTTAGTGTCTTTCAATAAAATTATGGATGTTGGTGTGAAGAAGCAGCTTGTTATTCGAAAACACCATAAGAAAGATACCTTCACTATCATTCGATGGATGATGACGAACTATGGAGATCTGCTCAAGAAAGACTCTCATGATCTTCGATATAAGAGAGTCCGTGCCAATGAAACTCTGGCATATTTCTTCGATAAGCATGTAAGTAAAAATGTCTACAGTTTATTGAACACCGACAATCCTCCATTCGAAAAGTATATTCGGCTGTTGAACTCGATCAACGAGTATACACTGCTGAAAGGTGCTAGCGGTGGAGGAAAGAATAGTTCAACGAGTATGTTCCGCTATGAACGATATAATGACTTTGACGCAATCGAGATCTCCCGTTATACTTTGAAAGGTCCTACTGGTTTGAATGGTGGCAAAAAGGGTATCTCCATGAAATATCGAGATATTTATCCTAGCCATCTTGGTCGGTATGATCTAAATGTTTGCTCGAGTTCCGATCCCGGTCTAACTGGATATCTCTGTGCAAACGTGCAGTTGGATTCTAGTGGATATTTTGACGTGAAGGATAGTGAGCCGGATAACTATGATCCGGTGATCGATGTCATGTTGATGAAATTCGCTGATCCTGACTATGCAGCAAAAAGACGGGATTATATTCAGACCCAGTTGTCTCGTGATGCGGATGGGTTTGTTCGTCTTAAGCGAAGAAAGACTTCTCGTGAACTTCAGAAGATGTTCCTGGAAGAGCCTGAGAGATATGGTATGTATCGGACCAATGATGGTCTGCGATTAATTCCTAAGATGGGGGCTGTTGATGCAAAGGGTTTCAAGACTCTTATCCGTCGGCGTACACCTAAGGAAGAGGCTGCAGATATCAGAGATGCACAAGGCTTCATGGTTCTTAAACCTGTAATCACTAAACTTGACCAGCGGAAAGCTACTAAGAAATAATTGAAAAACAAAGACGCCCCGGGATAATCCCGGGGTGTTCTTTTTGTCACAGAATTTGGAAATAACATGGACCAGTACGATCAGGAAGAGTTTTTGTTTGCAGCTCTCTGATGTAATCTTCACGGTCTTTTGCTGCGGACTCCCAGTCAGATACACGAAGGCTCAGATTACCGGTAGGTGTAACAACATCTTCCATAAATTTCAGCTCATTCCAGAGTTTAATTTTTATATCAAACTGTGCTAAAGTGAGCAAGATCTCTCTGTACTCTTCAGGGATAGACACTATATTTGGCCAAGGCACTTTGAGGTTCAGTTCTACAATTCCACTATATGTATAATTACGGAGATATAGAGTTCGTGGCCCTCTTAGTTCTTTATAAGCTTTATACGGAACGGCAGAATCGATCAAAGTTCTATTGTAAGTATACTCAGAGCCCATCAGAACGCCTTCAAGTGTCAAATTATGACGAGAAGCTATGATACTCGAGTAGTAGGCCGAAGATTCGGGATCAAAAGGATCTACGGCATTAACTGAGTTTGGTGTAATCTTATCAACACCAAGAACTGGAAGTTTAAATTTATCCAGTATCGGATCGTTAATGTAATACTCTACACCTAAAGTATGATGATCTTTTCGAACAATGTTAGCATCATCTTCAAGATCCAAATATGTCATATAATGTGCAGGGATAAGATTACTGAAAGTAACAAGGGTGCTACGATCGATCAGTTTCACAAGATCTGTGAATCTATTTTCAAGACCGAGAATATCTAATCCCATCATATCTTCAAACAACGTCCGAAAGAAATTATTGACGTTCACAATAACACCTCCTATTGATTTATAAGGTTGTTCCAGATTTCCGATTTGGTGAGTAGTTAAGATATATATTATATCTATAGAAATAAGAAACCAATACAGAAAGAAAGGTTGGGACAAAATGGCACAGATATCAATAGAAGAGCGTATTCAACGTACATATGAATATGTAATAAATAAACTTGATCTGCCAGAATGTATTGATCCGGAGGATATCCGTCAAGAGATCGCTGTCTTTATATTAGAACATCCAGAAACAGATCGGCGATGGTATAAGTTGCAATCAGTAGAACATATTAAAAACTGGTTAAAACGTGAGTATAATTATCATGCATCACATATTCAAGTAGATGATATCGATGATGATATTTCATTTGCTGATTCATACATGATATCTAAAGATGAGGAGTATGAATATAATGAATTGCGAACCAGAATAGTGCGAGAAATAATAGATGACTGTCTCTTTACACTTACATCAAGAGAAAGCGCAGTCTTACGATTACACTATGGATATGATAATCATGATCCTGTACCATTATATCAAGTTAGTAAGATGTTAGTAGACCAAAAATTGCAATCTCAGATACGCAGTGTCTCACTTATCAGCATAGTACATATAAAGGCCCTTGATAAATGTAGACACTATACTCGAGCAAAATATCTAAAACCGCTATATGGCTATTATGACGAAACGCCAATACAATTTTTCATCGTTTAGAAAAGAAAGACACCCGGGAATAACTTCCCGGGTGTTCTTTTTTTATTTCTGGAAGAGTCTGTAATACTCAGCACCGATCAGCTTATTCAGAGGCATGACAACAGTCTGCTTGGTATCACCAATTACTCGAGTAATCTTCAGAGCGTTTTCGCTGATAACCATGGAATCATAGTCCAGATTCAGACTATCACAAACCATAGAGATCTTTTCTTTACTCACAGACTCACTGAGCAGGAAATCTTTGAAACTGGGATCATTGGCAACATCCAGACGGACTGCGGACTCACTCATAGTATTACCGGAAGGCACATTGAAGTTATTGAATTTCACAGAACCTTCTTTCATATAAGCTTCTTTATGAGAAGGACGGAATACGCAGTCAATATAGCACAGGGTATATCCTGGAAGAACTTTGCCGGATTTATCAACACCCCCGATAGCACGGCTGGATGCCATAGCAGGGACACCGCTGAGAATACGATCACGGACCATATCACCATAGCCACCGGCAGTGGTAGTACACTCACCGATAAGCAAATTACCTTCCATATGAGGCTTCTTTACGATCCAACAAACGGCAGGAGGCCAAAGAGTCATCTGACGAGCAAGCTCATTTTGACCCTTTTCAATTTGGGGATGACCGTATTCACCGCCCCAGGTACCCATTTTCAGATCATGCTGGATCAGGGGGTTGGTTTCGATAGAACGCATAATATCCTGGTCACCGTAGATACGACCATTCCAGTTACGAACATTGGCACTCTGAAGAACCTGTTGGAAAGTAAGAGTAAGAATTTTTCTACCGCCGTGTTCGACAACATTCTCACTCAAAATCTTATGATGTTTAGCATTCGTCTCCTCATCAACGAGAGTTTCGTTGAGGAGATAGTATTCGACTTTTTCATTATTTACAAACATGGAAACTCTCCTCCTGAATTTTAGGATAGTATATTAGTGTTCAGGTCCATTAAAACAAGATTAGGAGGACATCACTATAAGACTTTTCATAGATAGGAGGTGTCAAAACCGCAATGATTCGCAATATGTTATTGCAAGAGGCCATTGAGACAAAGTCTGGTGCTGATGCGGTTGTTGCATCGATCAAAAAACTGATGAACACTGCAAAGTTGACCAAATATAAGTCAACTGATAGTTGTGCTAAATTTTATAGCACATTTTTTCTCTGCACACTCCCTGAAGATGTAGAAGCTCAGCCAACTGTAAATGACTGGGGATATATCTACACGGCTCTTTTGAGCAATGATCCTTTCTGTGCCGATTTGGCCGCTTATATGGCATTATATCACCCTGCTATTTATACTGGCATTTTTTCTCCGCTCTGGGGTCTGATCCAGTCGGAAGTAACTACAATGAAGCAAAATCGGGTCAGATATTTGACTCTCACAAAAACAATGATTGCTATGTTACAAACGCGGATGGCAGGGGTTGGTGAATTGGTTCGCTCTCAGATCAATGACCCAGAAGCTTTGAAATTTGTGACGATTGTTGATCAGGTTCTGAATCAGATGGTTTTTGATTTAACATCTCAGATTCAAACTGAGATTGCAAAAGCTGCTGATCCTGATGATATTGTGTATAGCACAAAAGGTGACGCTAGTTATCTTAGCGAAACTGCCGAAGAAATTATCTCTTTGCTGGAATCTGCTGATGCTTTCATTGATCAGAAACAGGCTGAGTATCTTGACGAAGGAATTGTGAACAATGTCAAGGAAAGCGCCAAAGCGACTCTTGTTGCGAAGAAGAAAGCCGAGAATGAATTCGATGAATTCGTTATGAAGAAGGTCAAGAAACTTCGTGAAGAGAGGCGAAATAAGAAGCACGCTGAGATGGTCGGAGAATCTCTTCGTATCAATCGTGAGATTAAACGACTGCTTAGAAGCGGAGCTATCGGAATTCTCAATCCTGCATGGGGTGTCATCTCCTATGTGATTTCTGTTGTCTATGATCGTGCTACTGATAAGAAAGATAGAGCGATTCTTGTCGGTCAGCTGAAAGATGAGTTAGAGATTGTAGAAGAGAAGATCCAGATGGCTGAGCGTAATGGTGACGAGAAAGCTCGTATTGAGCTGATTCGTTTCCGTCAGAAACTCCAGAGAGAGTATGAGCGTATCCAACGTATGCGTTGGGATCCCCAGACTCGTGCCAGAGTGAATCGTTAAGAAAGGAGGATATTGTACTCATGAATCTTTCTAATCTGAGACTCCAGGCTCTTTTAGAAGCTGCTGAAGATGATAAAAAGAAAAAGAACACCGCCAATGATAAAGCGGATGAAACTGAAGAGGCGGAAGAAGAACAGGAGGAAGAGGAAACCCCTGTAGAGGATGAAGAGACTCCAGAGGAAGATCCTCCGGCTGAAGACAAGGAAACAGAAGAATCCGAGGAGGATGCACAGGATGGCGAAGAGGAAGAGCCCGCTGACGATCCAGAACCCGAAGGAAACGAACCTGAAACCCCGACCGAAGACACGCCCCCCGAAGGGGAAGAATCGGAAGAAGGTACCGGTAGTGAAGGTGAAGCTGTAGAGGGTGAAGAAGGAGAAGACGGTAACGACTTTTCTCTTGACAGTGATGATCCTGAGGGTGGTGGAGAAGATGAAGGACCTGCCCCTGATGGATTACCTGAACCGGATGATGACGGTTCTAGTGACGACACCGCTGGTGATGAACCTATTGAAACCAATGTCCAGACAAATATTCTAAATCTCTCTAAGCTTGATCGTGCCATCGCTAAGAGAACTTGTTATCAGATGTTTATGGATTTACGTTCTACAGTTTCCTCCTCTATTAATATGATTGATAGGAATGAAACTGTCATTGACCCTGATGTACGGGACTCCGTTACTGCTAATTTGAATAAGATTCTGAAGCAGTTGAACGAATTCCTTACATATAAATTCCAGATTGTGAACTATGAGGATGCATTAATGGCCTATTTCATGTTCGTAAAACAGGTGAATTCTCAGATCGAATATGTTAAAAAGGATGGAATTACAAAGAAGTAATTCTAAACATTAAAATAAGGGAAACCGCTGGTTAGGTGGAACAGCCAGTTGGTGCTTTCCCGAGCATTCCGAAAAAGAGCCAATCAAAAATTAAATCTTTATCTTTGAAAGGAGAGCTGACAAAATGAGCGCTTTGTTTGGCCGTATGAGTAAAAGCGGCGACATTAGTGACATTGTCACTCGGCTCCAGGGAAGCCCTATCTGCAATGAATCTGTTGCTGGTGCCACCCTGCCCGCTATCGAAATCGAGAACATGAGTGAGTCTATCCAGAAGCTGATGTATGAGCACTATCATGGCTGCATCAACGATAACTTCGAGGATATGCTGCGTGAGGACGCTAATGGCGTTGCTCAGATGTTTAAGAACAATCTGATCGAGGCTGCGTCTATGACCAACAGTGGCAACCTGAGCGAGTCCGCTCTGATGCCCAGTCTGGTTACCCTGACTGCCTCTATCGCTACCACTATGCGCATTCCCTACGAGGCTACTCTGCATCGTCTGTTCGATACTCGTACTATCGACAAGCAGATCGTGGAGATCGAGGAAGTTATTCCCACTATCAAGGCTCCTGGCGATAAGAAGGAAGAGAACCTGGTGGATGCTCTGGCTCCCTATGCTCCCGTGCCCTTCGTGAAGCGTACCGAGATCGAGGTCGAGACTCTGGTCGATGGTCTGGAGCTGAACATCAAGGATGTTCCTCTGCTCGATGGTCGCGATCCTCTGTTCCGCGTGAACCGTGACGTTCGTGTTTCTCATATCGACGTCGAGATCGACGGTGAGGTTATCCCCCAGAAGGATATCACCATTGCTAAGGGTTCCGATCCTTACTTCGATGCTCGTGAGAATACCCTGAACTGCCTGTTCAATATCCGCAAGCCTGATGGCACCATCTACACCGCTGACCTGACTGCTTCTATCGATTTCGATCGTTCTGTCATGAAGTATATGCGCGGTGATGACGTGATCAAGAAGGTCTACTTCTATGCTACCGTCAGCCATCACGAGCACACTCATCCCATCTACACTTCCTTCCGCAACAACTTCGATCAGTTTGTGGTTCCCACCCGTCCTCATATCGAAGTCAGCCTGCCTCAGGAGATGAGAACCGATATCGCCAACTCCATCCAGCACTTTGCTAATACCGACGTGGTTACCGCGATGACTGAGAATATCACCACCATCGCCACCCGTATGGAGGATCAGCGCCTGAAGGAGTGCCTGGATAACGGTTATGAGTATATCGCTGAGTTCCCCTTCCAGGCTCCTCAGAACTTCTGTCATGGTAACCTGGAGTGGATCAAGCGTGAATTTATTCCCTTCCTGGATCAGTGTGCACTGAAGCTGAAGAATGAGCGTAACGTGACCGACTGCCACTTCCGCGTTGGTGTGTCTCCCTTCATTCTGCGCCTGCTGGATACCGACTACACCATGGACAAGGCTGCTTCCGAGGATAGCCGTGGTTCCGGTGTCATCAATTACAGCATCGGTGTGAAGACTTCTACCTCTGTCTTCTACTTCGTCTCCAGCCAGCAGTTCGAGGATAACAAGCTGCAGATGCTGCTCATCCCGAATAACTTCAAGATGTCTGCTGTGAAGACCTACAACTACTTCAAGTACAGCAGCTTCCTGACTGATCAGCTGCGTCGTGCTGACAACTCCGTGCAGCCCGCGATCGTCTACAGCGAGCGCAACCTGCCCGTGGTGTTCGAGGCTATTTCTACCGATATTACCATCAAGGGTATGCCCATCATGGCTAATGACGGTCCCATGTTCGTCAAGCGCGTGTAATCGAAACAACTTCAAACATCATCTCTCGAGTTTGACTTGTGCGGCGTAATCACTCACTGATCGCTGACTGTAACAAACATTTAGCCCCTCCCAATAAAGGGAGGGGCTTTTTTATTTCTGATCTAGCTAAATATTGGAATATATATTATACATATGAAATAAAAGGAGATGAGTATGTTATGAAGCACGGGAATCGGTTTATTGATATGACCGGTAAAGAATTTACATATCTTAAAGTAATTGAATTTGCCGGAAGACAAGTGCATCCAAATGGATCAAAATCCATATTATGGAAATGTGAATGTAAATGCGGGAATACTGTAATAGTACAAGGAGCCTCATTACGGAATGGCAATACAAAAAGTTGCGGATGTTTACATCATACGGTTAATAAAGAGACTGGAAAAATGATTCTTACTGTATGTAAACCAGCATCAACGCATGGAAAATCAAATACCAGACTATATCGAATTTACAGTGATATGGTATCACGATGTTTTAGATCATCATGCGCTGCATATAAAGATTATGGTGGTAGAGGTATAACCGTATGCGATGAATGGTATACACCTGGTATTAAAGGAAATCCAGGTTTTGTTAATTTCTATAACTGGGCAATGGAGAATGGATATGATGATACACTTTCTATTGATCGTAAAGACAATGATGGTCCATACGCTCCATGGAATTGTAGGTGGACGACTAATGAAATACAAGGAAATAATAGACGTACTACTAAATTCCTTTTGATTGGCAATGAAAAGTTATCCTATACTAATATTGAACGAAAATATGGTTTGAAACGTAATACTATTAGTCAGCGTTTTAGAAGTGGATGGGATAAAGACATATTGGTGCATTCAATTCTTTATCCAGATAAAATATCCATAAAGTTAAAGGTGTTTATTACGATGGAAGTGGTAAAATATTTACTTTACAAGAAAAAGAAGAGGGGTGATTTATCACTCTTCTTTTTATATTAGAATAAAGAACATCCATATACAGTAATGTAAGAAAGGGGCGCGCTTAAGATGATTTTACGTGACGCAGTCACTGGTTTGCTTTTGGCTATGAGCCGTTTCATGACAAAGAAAGGCACTGATATGGCATCTCGTCAGGAACTGGCGGATGCGATTAATAATGTTCTCGGAGAAGATCTGCTGGATGCCATTTATATTAACAGTGTGGAAAATGCACTGCTTCCGGATATCACTGTTATTCATATCTATAATTCCGGATTTTCTCGTTTCCTTCTGGACCCTGATATCAGTGATACCTGCCCGTTTGGTTTTACTCTGGAGATCCACGAGCGTTGTTTCGGTCGTTATACTGAGGAGGAACTTACTGCACTGATCCTTCATGACATTCTGCAGAATGTTCAGTCTGATACTGCTAAGATTCGCTTTATTAAAGCTTACACTGCAGTTCTTTCCAAGCATAAGACTTCTAAGATTCTGGATATGTTCGATGATATCAGTCTCAGTGAAGTTCTGTACATTGCTTTTACCGAAATTTGTCTTCGTCCATTCCGTGTTCCTGTTGGCGGGTTAGACTATGTCGCTACTGATGAGGTCCTGAAGTTTCTCGGTTTGGGAGATGCATATGATTCTTATCTGAACAAAATTCTCCCTATGTCCAATATGACTCCTGAGGAAGCTATGGAACTGGAACTGCGCAACGATTATCGTGATCTGAATACCGTAATCAACGCATGTCTGGATTCTTCCATTCGCCATTACTACCATGTAATCCGAGAGGGAGTTCCTCTGGTTACTCTTGATCGAGTATTCTCCAGTAAGCAGTCTTTGATTTCTACTGGTTTCATTTCTCGTAAGAGAGAATTTAAGAAGAAGAGACCTGTGGTAATGACTCCGAATCAGGAAGCAATCTCTGAATCTTACAACAATCCGAAGGATGAGCTGGAGATTCGTTTTGCAATCGATAAGATTATCAATGCAATGCGTTATGCTGAGACTGAAGCGGAGCGTGAAGTTGTTCTTTTTAAGATCAAACAGCTTCAGCTTAAGCTTGCCAAGCAGCAGATCGCCCTTGGTAAGAAAGGCAAGCAAAGTCCTGTAGTTGAAGAGAAGATTCGTAAACTCCAGGAATTCCAGTCTGAGCTCGATAGTATCAGAGCGAAGATGATGGCTATGGAGATCAAGACTAAGCGTTGGTCTGTTTATGTAAAAGACTCTATGCCTACTGGTTATGATTTTTGATTTGTTATGGGACAGGTTCATAAGCGAGCCTGTCCCATATTTTCGTTAAAGGAGGATTTTTTAATGCCCAGCAGATTTCGAAGTGGGGAAGAAACTACACAATTTGATCAGATGACTACCGGTCAGGCTAGAGAGGAGTTACATAGAATGAGCTTAAAACTTGCTAAAATGTACGAAGCATCTGTTCTTAATGAGATGTTTGCTAAACGCGATAAATCTATTCATGATATCATGGAAGTGCAAGCTTTTCATCGAGAGCGGATTTCTAATTTAACATATAGTCAAAAAGAGATCTATGATAAAATGCAGATTTTCTTAAACTCTAAATTAATGCGATTTTTGAATTTCTTCGGATGCTGGTATATTTATGGGAAGAATGGATGTGTATACATCAACCGGCCATATAATGAAAAATATGGACCAGCTCCTGTCTTAACCCGTATTAAAAGGCGGTTTAAGAAGACATTTATTAAAACTCCATCTGAGAATGAAACAAAAGACGGATATAAAACCCAATTTATTTTTGTCGATGAATCAGTTCCGAATACCGAAGAAAAGACTGAATCTTAAATTTCCGATTTGAGCGGAAATTAAGATATATACTATATCTGTAGAAACCAAAGATGAAAGGTTTCTGTGGACAACAAATCAACCATAGAAAGAGAAAGGAAAAGATTTATGACAACCAAATACTTAGGAACCGTGGAAGTTCATCGGCTGTTGACTGAAGAAGAGATTGCTGAGAGACGCTCCAATCTTGAAGCTCTATATCTTCAGAAAAAATTAATTGAAACAGGCCGTCTTCGCAAAAGACTCATGATTAAACAGAAATTAACCGGAATTCTTATGTTGGCAATGTCTGCTCTTATTATTGCCATGGCCGCTCAGGGTGACCCCAGCAATCCTTTGGATACTGATGCTACTGCAATTTTGCTCACCATCCCTTTTGGTCTTTATTTGCTCTTTAGTCGGAGGATTAATATCTGCGCAACTGATAGAGATTTCCGCAGACTTAATAAATTGGAGGAGCTGTACTACAATGCGCAACAGAATCTATATTGAATCTCGAGTTCTTGGTAGTATGATCGTTGGGAAACTCATACATACACCATTTACATTTTCACACGTCAGTGCGCCTCCAGTGATTTATGCAGACGGTCGAACTGGGCTATATGAGCAAGTAATGTTATCATATCAAGAATATCCAGAAGGTGCTCGTATCTTCAATGCTCTGGTAGATACATGGGTGATGCAAAGTAAGAATCATAGCACAATTCAATGGAGCTTTGATACAACTGAATATGTTGCTACCAAACATATGAGAGCTTTCGGAAAGATCATAGTTCCTGCTGATCGATTCTTCTATTGGGAGGAAGGTGATCCTGGTAGCACAACAGAGCTTCGCGATGCAACAATGATGTTCTGTAGTGATCCGAATATGCAGCTAATGAATAGTTTTGCTATTAAGATTTCAGGATTTACTAAAGATGCAACCGAGATGTATCAGACATTAGAGTGTATGCATCGAGCATCAAAAACTGCAGATCAACTTCGTAATAACTACAGTCATGTGATGATAATCCGGTGAAAATGGGTGGAGGTTCTATCGGGAGCCTCCACCCTAATATCAGGATTACATGTTGTTTATTTTTATCTTTTAACGAACTTTGATATAATTCATTAGAAAGGTGTGAATCCTAAAATGTTTAGTTCGCAGGAATTGTTGCGGTTTGCATCCCAGGATTATATTCTGGGTAATACTACAATGGAAGAGCAGATCGCATTTGTAGAAGATCAGATTCGCAGTCCATTTAATTCTGGAGATATCAATTACCTAAAGAAGCTGATGCGAATGGTTCCCGGTCAGGATGAGATGGACGAAATATGTAAACAGTTCTTTACTCAGATTCAAGATGTATATTCTGGTTTGGAAATTGACGTCAATGATTATGATCAGCATCTCTCTGCTATTTGCATGGCTATATATAAATTCTTTGTAAAGAATGTCGGGAAACTGATGTATGTCTTTATCAAAGAATATCTTTACAATAATAAAAACCGTAAAGGTTTGATCGCAGAGTTTTCTAATGCAAAGATTCCTAATTACCCAAAAGAGCAATATGGTAAGAAAGATTATTATATTCTCATTACCAAGCTTAATGCGATTGTAGATGAAATCTTTGAAGACGATATTAAGCTCAAGAAATTCATTGAATATGTTGAGAAGAGTGATAAAGCTCCAGTATATCTCGATGCAATTTTGGAAGCTATTGAGCAAGGTATCGTTGTGGATAAAGGAGTCGTCTCCGATATGTACCGTCTGTATAAGAAGTCCGATCTTTTCAGAGGTCATATGAATAAATTGGAGATGGATATTACTAAGACCTTTATCATTCCTTATCTTGAAGAGAATGGTATGGCAGACGTTTGGCTGCCTCCTGTGGAAGAAATTCCTGAAGATCTGGACGAATCAGATGAGGAATCTGATGATGAGTAATTAAATGTAGGAGGAAATTAAGTATGTCGAATAAGATTATTGAACTCGAAAATGATCTGAAGAAGAGAGCCGCGGAGGAGGCAGCTACTTACGAGGAGAATTTCGATAAAGATATGGAGCTGACCAAAGAAGATCAAGAGAAGTTGGCTCAGATTGAACAGGAAGTTCAAACTATGGTCACTGAGACTGCTCCTGACGGTTCCAGCTCTTCTGTTCCTATCAGTGAATTTGCATCTCCTCTGGATGATAGGGTTGCAGAGATCAACTCTGTAAGTGATGATGCAACTGAAGTTCTGAAAACTGTCAATTCTGGTGATATTAAGAAAACTGTTGAAGATGTGAAGGCTGAAGCTCGTGCTAATGCGATTCAGGCTTTTCGTCAGCTCTCTGTCACCGATCAGGAGTTGAGTGATGAAGAGATTATTGAAGTCAACAATGCCGGTCTGGAAGCTGTGCAGAAGTATTTGAAAGTTGATCGAATCAATTCTGATGAAGTGATTCAGAGACTTCGTAAACTCTCTCTCCGCGATTTCCAGGAATTCCTTCCTGAAAAGTTCATCAGCATTTATGTGAACCCTAGCGAGATTGCCGCTAATAACTATAAGGCGAAGGAACGTCTTCTGGCTAGTATTGCATATCTGACTGCAACGGGCCCTGAGATGGATTATCTAAATGAATATATTGATAACGAGCATCGACTGATGGCTGTTTCTCAGCAGCTGATGAAGTGTCAGGTTGATTTTGCTGATATGCTGAAGGATCCGAAGAAGATTTCTGAGATTGCAGCTGAAGCGGCGCAGATTGAAGCTCCCGATGAGACTATCTGGAGCAAGTATATTAGAACTGATCCTAAGCGTGTGCATAATGAGTTTGCACAGAGAGCTGTAATTTGTTCTAAGTATAAAGAAGCATATCAGTCTGTACTGGAAGAGCATAAGGGTGAGCCTGATGCGGTTGAAATTATACAGGAACAGATTGACGAATGCGATGCAAAATATGCTGTCTATACCAGCGTGACGAATCTGGAACTGATGAAGTCTCTGTGGGACATTATGACAGAGAGATTTAAGTCTGGTAAGAATAGCTACAAAAATCTCGTCCGTGAAGGTGTTGCTGCTATTGATCGTATTCGTCGTAGTAAGCAGAATGTACCTTTCCCGGTATATGATGAGAAGCTAGCTAAGCGTCCGGAGGAACTCTTTAAGCTTTATATGAAGCAGTATCCTGCTATGATCAAGCAGTATAATAGCGCAGTGATGCTGGTTAAGCAGAAAGAACCCGATGAAGTAGCGAAGACAGATATCCAGATGATTACCATTGAGGGTAAGTTTGAAGATACTGTTGCATCCTATTTCTCTTTGTTACTTCTGATCCTGTACGGTCGTATTATGAAAAAGCTCACCGACAATACGATGACAAAATATGATGCAATCATGCTCGATGCATATTTCCAGTGCTACTGTAAGATGGGTAGTGATATCTATCTACTGACTGATGTCTGGAATATCATGAAGGACTTTGTTGCATATGCTATCGATACCTGGCCTGTTACTGGTAAGAGGTAAACTGATATGAAGGGTGAAGTAGTATACACAGTCTGGTATATTCTTGCCGGATTAGCTGCAGTTGGAACATTACTCTACTTCATCAGTAAAATTGCCAAAGATTTCAGACTGTACCCTTCGTCTAAGAAAAAGTACAGTCTGAATATCTGGCTTTTACGTTTTATATGGGCATTCTTGCTCATATTTGAAACTGCTGGTGGAGTTGTTTTAGTTTATTTTACATACTGGCTAGTAAAGTCGGTAGGGAAGATGGTGGTATAAATATGAAGATAGCATTAATCATTGAAGCGATACTGATTATTACCCTATTCATTTCTATCCTTAAGGATATGATAGGTGATGCAAATGAAGCAAAGTGTCGTGGTGAAGACCCTAATACTTTTGGTGTATATTTCACCTGGTTCTTTCTATCTCTCCTGATTCTTTATGAAGGGATGAAGATCTATTGGGCGCTTTTCGTTTTAAAATGACACCATTATAAAAGGTGGTGAAACTAAACATGTTTGTTCTCGATAAATCTCGCATGCTTGTCGACTGTTATGCCCTTGAAGTTTATCTCCCATACGACTATCGAGAGGCTGCATACCGCGGAAGCCCATACTATTCCATATTAGGAACGAAGGTAAAATATCTGGCAGTTGGTAATATGCGATTCTTTAAGACAGAAAAAGAGTTACAGTCTCCAGAGTCAGTAAAGTGTCACCCGCTTGGAATTCCGATGCTGATTATGTCCGAGCCTTCAGAGATTGATGTTCGTGATGTAAGATTTTCAAAGGGTGGTCCTCTCCGTAAATGTATTGTGCTTACCTATATGAAGGGCGACGCTTTCATGGTAAATAACGAGACAATTAAATCTACTGATGCGATGATGATGATTCTCTCTCGCTTGGAGCAAGGTAAACTTGATCATCTCCCTCCTGAAGTAGTTGTACAGATTGTTCGTGACTGTGAAATAATGAATGGTATTAGTCTTCGTATTCCTTCTGAGGAAATGGAGATCTTCGTAGCTGAACGATACAGAGACCCTGATCACCCTACGCGTAAATATCGTTTCCATACCGGTGCGGCTGATCCTGATTCTATGGTTTCTCATAATATGAGAACTGATGCTGTTCAGGGCACAACCTATCAGGCTGTAATGCATGAAGATATTAATAATTCTCTGATTGCTGCAGCTAATCGACATAATTCTGGTCATATTGATGAACCTACTACAGTAGAGATGGTAGTACGAGGACTGGATATGTCCCGTTTGAAAGAGGAAGATTTTCCTACAGAAAATTAAGACTACATGCAGGGGCAATCCCTGCATGTGTTCTTTTTATATCAAACATAGTTATAACCATTAATCGTTAGGGGTAACGATGCGATGGTTATGGGGTAATTTTTCTTTCGAACGAGAAGTACAGAAACACCGCAAAAACAAATCTTTTGATCAAAAGGAAGGTGACATATCGACCATGATTATTCTCGATCAGGCCAATACCTATGGCTTCTCGAATACCGTGGTGAAAGTCATCGATCAGACCTACGAGGAGACCGCAACTGAGATTTATCCCGTTCCGGTTCCTGATTTTAACGTGCTGATTCCTACTGTTCAGGATATTGGTATCACGAATAGTCTGGAATTGTATCAGCCCGGTGAAGTCAGCAAGTATCTGAAGAACCATGGTAATCCCAATGCTCTGAAGTATGGCTTCGGCCCTGACTTTATTCATGGGGTTCTGGAACGCGGCGATTCCGGTGTTGGTGTTTACACCATTAACCTCCGCGGGGCGTCTGCCACGATGGCAAACATCATCGTACTGATGAAGTATCGCATTGAGAAGTCCGTTCCTTATGTGGATGCCGATGGCAACCAGTATTACAAGGACGAAAATAACCAGATCACCACTGACCCTGTTGAGGGTGGTGCGATCACTCGTGACGTTCTGCATGTCCGTTTTGAGACTGCCAATGTTGAAGAGTGCAAGAAGTGGACCGATCTGCATAAGGGCATGAATGCCATCTATAATGAGCAGGAGGATGACGAGGGTTATAAGACCATTCCTTGGTTTGGTGTTATGTATCGCGGCGCTTCTGCTTACGGCAATAACATCTACTTCAGTCTGATTCCTACCCGTGCTGAGTACGACGGTAATATGTATTACAAGGTTGCGCTGTTCGATGGCAAGACTATGCATACCACCGATCCTACTTATAGCTTCGACATCGATTCTGGTGCTCGTTATCAGACTACCTACTACTTCGAGAACGTCTTCAATGAGAACTTTAAGACCATGCGGTTCATGACTGCTGAGGATTCTCAGGCGATCGTTGATCTGTTCAACAAGTATCTCTACACTGTGGACGAGTATGTTCTGGGCACCTATGAGACCCCTGGTACTCAGTTCCCGGCTGTTGATCCCTTCAATGTGGATTCTTTTGCAATTCAGGTTGATACTGGTTCTCTGAATCCGCAGATCACCAATGCCTTCCGCCTCCAGGGCGGTTACGATGGCACTGAGACTCGCGATGAGCTCTTCCGCATGTTCTTTGCTGGTGAGATCCTGGGCGATATCACCTCTCCCCTGCGGTATCGTGTCAACTATATCCCTGACGTTAACTATGACGACGCTACAAAGCGTGCGATTGCCAGCCTGGTACAGAAGCGTATCCGCATGACTTCTGCCACCGTTATGCTCGGCGGCACTGATGGTTTTGTATCTGCTCTGATCGATCACCAGGCTAACTGGTACGAGACCATGCCTAACATTCGTCAGCTGGCTAAGTACCAGTCTCCGATGATGTATAATCAGTTTACTCGTCGGACTATGACCTATCCTGGCACCTACTTCGATACCATGGCGATGATGGAACATTTCGCCAAGTGGGGCAACTATTTCCAGCCGTTCGCTGGTGCAGAAGCCCGCTGGACTGGTTACATCGAAGATACGATGCCCTATCCTGCTGAGTCTCCTCAGTACCTGCAGTCTCTCCAGACTAGCCGCATCAATGTGGTTATGAAGGATGCTAAGGAAGGTGCTTACCTGGCTGACCAGCAGATGAATACTGTTCTGACTTCTGATCAGACTGAGTTTAATAATGCTTTCCTCATCTCTTGCATGCTATATGATCTGGTGGATCTGATTCACTACAATCATTTCAAGTTCAATGAGGCTGAGGAAGTTCGTCAGTTCAATGAAGCTGTGAACGATTGCATTAACTCCAAGTACGCGATCCATTCTGCCTCTATCTCCGCTTCTGTGGAGCGTGTTGGTACGATTGGTCGTTCCAAGTCCATGAATAAGATTACCGTCGTGGTGGATCTCAAGGATATCAATAAGTTCACTGATATCGAGCTCTACCTTGTCGATGAATAAGGAGGTGCGCAATAATGGCAAATGCTAACCCGAATCCTATGTATGGTCTCAAGGCCGATGGCGCGCCGACCTATGTGTCTCGTATGGAGACCTCTCGCACTCTGTATGATGTCGAGTCGCAGCTGCTGAGAGGTACTATGTCCTTCTCTAAGGATAAGCTGCAGGAGCTGGATCCTTCCTACACTGGTTACACACATGTGTTTGTTCTGAGACTTCCTCCTGTTATGACCGCTCCTGCCAATGGTCGTCAGATCGCCGGCTTCGAGGAGAATGGTGTACTGAATGCTCAGAACCATTGTCGTAACCTGAAGGCTCTCTTTGAGATGGGCTGTACGTCTTATTCTGGCACCCCTGATCTGACCCTGAACACTTCTGAGGTCAATGTGGGTTGGTCTGAGCGTTCCTATCCCGCTCCCACCACTTCTGCTTATGATGGTAAGCAGTTCACTCTCCGTTGTCTGGAGACCCGTGGTGAGCCTCTGCGTCGTGGCGTTGAGTATTATATCTCCGCTATTACCGATCCTAATGTTAAGGCTGCTATGATGAATGGCGCTCTGAATATGGACGGCACGCTGATGGAGCCTACTCTGCCCAACTTCACCTGGTCTTTCATGATCGTTCAAACTGACCAGACTCTGCTGAACATCCAGGATATCTCTATTTGGCAGAACTGTATCATTACCAACATGGATCGTTCTAACCTTGACTGGGAGAACGGTACGGTTGATATCATTCAGCCTAAGGATGTTCAGTTCTCTGGCGTCTATATGCCTGATGCTCGTAATCAGTATATCGATGCCATGGCTCAGAAGCTGCTCGGAAGCCGTCTCAAGTGGTATAAGAGATTCTCTGATCTTGGATCTGATGAACTCTCTACTGCTTCTTGGCAGGGTCCTGGCGCTGCCTATTAAGACAGAAGATCTTTCGTCAAACTTCCATTTATGAGAATTTTGGGAACCGGCCTATGTGGTCGGTTCCCAAATTCTTTTTAGTTTATATAAACTAATATGTGTAATTAAATAATATCATGTCGACAAGCATATAAGAGATCTCCAGTAATGCCCAATATCCACAATTTTAGCAAAATACAAATTTCCGATTTGACGAGAAAAGGAGGTATATATTATATCTATGAAGTGGAGATCTTCAAATCCCTTCCCCTAAATCCAATAAAAAGAAAAAGGAGTTAGTACAAATGATGAATCAAAAATCTACTTCAAGCAACCAATGTGATGCATGCGGGAAATGTGCAGCATCGAACCTCGCGGGCGTAATCTCTACAGAAACCCGCATCGAACAAGTGTACAATCAGTTTATTGAAGTTGCCAATGACGAACTGCTTCCCGATTTGATCTTTATCGGCGGAGAGGATATCCTTGAAGATATCTATCAGGAAACTGCTGTGATCGTTATGGAGCTTCTGAGCCGTCTTCCGACCGGCGTTGTTCCGAGCCAGAACGATATATACATGGCGGCAGAGGAATATCTTCGTGAATGGATCAAATCTCAGGTTGCCCAGCGTTGTGGCTGCGGCTTTAGCTATAGCGAGCTTGTGAGGCTTGCTGGTCTCGGTGAAGAGGACTACGATGATGGCTGGAACGGGAATGTTACCAGAGCCAAATTCGGAACCATACATACGATCCATTTTAACAGCAATGATGGAAGCATCTTTCTGAAGTTCTAATAAAAGGGAAAAAAGAAAAGAGAATACACCCCGGGGATATCCCCGGGGTGTATCTTTTATGTTTCTGTAGATTGTTCTTTTTCTTCCTCTTCTTCCATAAATGGGTCTACAACACCATCAGCAGGCTGTTTCTGCTCCACTTGAATGGTCATATTATATCCATGGAAGGTAAGCAACCGATAGAGTTCCTCGACTTTAATATGTTCGAGCTTCACGATATTATTCTGGATACCCATTATCGTATACTTATCAACTTGTACCTGTTTTGCATATTCTGCAATAGGAAGATTATTGCTCTTCATATATGCATTCATACTGGTGACAAGTGCCATTTGAATCATAGCAGGAGCTGTCGGTGTGACAGCTCCACTAAGTTTCAGAAGATATGGAATCTCAACTGGAACCAATGTTGACATATCTCTGATCGTCCTTTCTATAGATTAATAGTGCAACAAATAACCCCAATATTGCTCAATAATACCACGTTTTGCATACTGAAATGAATAGATATAGATATCAGATAGTGTAGACTCTTGGATACTGAGATATAGAGAATCTACATCCTTTAAACCACTGAACATAGATCGGAGAAGTGGTACTCTGATTTTTTTACCAGCATAGCGAATAATGAACTGATAAATCTCTGGACACTCAAGAGTTTTATTCTGGAGATCATATTTCAACCCATCAAATAGCAAACAGGCTCCTCCAGGCTTAATCCGTTTCAACAGATTCGTATAAGATTCTATACAAGTCTCTACAACTGTTGCTGTTGGATCTACCGGATAGTCAAGTTTATAAGTTTCAGTGGTTACAAGTTCTTCCTGCAAATAGTAGAGGAATTTGAGTTCTGCTCCATGATTTTTCACCAAGAAGCAGAACTCTTCTTTTACATCTTTTGATTTCAGTCCAGCTGCTTTCTTTTTCTCGTCTACAAGTTTATGTCCTCTATTGTAGCGACTTAAGATTGCAGACGAATTGAGAATAAGTGTCTCATTATAGAACGAATCCTTATACTCTTCAGTATCGGGGATGAAGAGCAAATAGTTGAGACCAACTTCACTATCAATATCCACAGTATAGCACATCATCAGCATTCTGTTATTCATAATGACATTACTGTAGCGACAACGAGTTGCGCGCCGAAGCAGGTTGATAAAGGGTTTTACTGCTAACATTATTCTTCATCCTCCTTTTCTTTACTATTTAACCGTTCCTGGAGTTTCTTATTCATTTCAGTAACAGTCGGAAGATTGAACCACACGTTGCCAAAAGAGATAATATCATGGCTCAGATAATCTGCAGTGAATTCCGCACCTGGGAGATACGAATTGATCTCTTCAATACGTTTCTCTTGTCCCATTGGGAGAACATTCTGCCGATCACTAATTTTCTCAGGGATGATCAATCTACCGATTTGTGTAGACTTACTTAAAGATCTGGTAAACTTTGCCCAAGGATACTCAGACGCAAAGTCCATATCCATTTCATCATCAAACACGTGTTTACTTGGGACGCCGGGGATTAATTCAACACCAGTAGCCGTATTAAAGTCTGGATTACCAACTAGACCACCAGGAAGTATCAATTTTTTCTGAATAGAGTCATTATAAATTGAGAGAAGATCACCAGCTACAGTTTCTGCTGCCTGCTGTGAAGTTTCATCAAATTCCTCATCACTATCAGAATCATCAACTTCTACTTCAACAGGATCAGATTCGGCAACAGCTTCATCGTCATCAAACCCCTCATTATCTAACTCAGCTCGCATTGCTCTGGCTGCTCGGATTTCCTCCATTCGTTCCAAATAATCTTCTGTCTCACCACGGATATAGTTGACATTTGGATTATTGCCCGGAACAAAACCCTTACGGAGATACCAGGTATAGTAGATCTGTCGCTGATAGCGAGTCTGCTTAAACAGATTTTCAAGCGGGCAGTTCTGCTGATTCATATCATAAATCATTGACATGCAGTCATTCGTGACAATATCAATCTGAACCTGTCTCACAACGTCAGAAATGTTATAGAAGACAAAGTTCCAGTAGTCTTTCATTGCAGCATTTGTAACATCAATACCTTTCTCGAATTGATGTTTACCAACACCAAGTTCAATACGAGCAATGTTATCGAGTTTGTTAGAACCATATGCTTTACGACCTTTACGAATGCCTGCATATGACTGCATCTGGTCTATCCAGCAGGTGGTAGATGCCATGCGGATAAAAGTTTTTCTATCAGCGATATCGATCTCCGCACGGTTATCCACATTCAGTTCTACAAAACGATATTCCTGTGGAAATGCGGGATCACACATGCAGTCTACATAGTTAAGACCATTCATTTCCATTCTTGCTGCAAGTTTAGGAATATCGTAACCGATATTCCAGACACTCATCGTATCCGGACGCACTTTATTGATGGTTTGAAATATTGCCATTAACAGATCACTTTCATGATCGAAAAGTTGAATATGATATTCTGCCTCCAGATCAATAACACGCTTTTTACCATCTTTTTCAACTTCCTGATGGTCAAACGTATCATGACATTGTTGGATGAATTTATCCAGATTTGCTTCAAAATGTGCCTGCTGTGGATATCGTTTATGATCTCTCAACAAGAATGTGAATACGTGCGGTTTCATCTTCTCTTTCCGGTTAGAATCAAAATTGAAGATCAACGTACATGCATTCACTTTATCTAAGTTTGCTGCTTGTTCAGTAGAACTCAGACCAAAGATATCAGCCTCGATATCGAGATATCCTTTATCGATGATATGATTTCGCATTGTATTGTAGTGATACCCGAGCATAACCCGATAGTAATCTTCAACGGACATATCAGACATACACGTATACGGCCATTTGAAGATCTCTTTAGCAGAGCTGCTATTGCCAGTTGCATAAGACTGATCGTAAATAGCTTTCATCACCTGAGAGGGTCTATCAGTGCAATCTTTCAGTTCCTCGTAGATTGTACGAAGAACCTTCTTTGCTTTTACAGTTTTCGAATATGTTTTATCGATTTCGATATATTCTCTAGGCGTCATGAAACCAGTGCGTTCTTCAGGTTTAATGAAATAGATCTCCATTTCTGGATCTTTAATAATACGGACTTTTTTCTTATCTTCCGCATCTTTATATACAATAAACAGGGTATCATCTTTCCCTGTGTTTCGGTGTTTATACTGCTGATACAGTTGTACAGAAAAGATTGTGGCCTGACTTCCTTCAGGCTCACGCAGAATATTATTCATTCCCATAAATTGCACCATCCTATGTGTGTATTCATGTATATAATTTATACCTTATAAGGATGTATGAAAGATTGTGAAAATGTAAGAGAAATAGCCAAAAATGGGCATATTAAAATTTCCGATTTTGCGACATTTTGAGATATATACTATAATTGTAGAGCAGGATAGATGAAGAGTTTCAAATTCGTCTGTCTTGCTCTACAATTATCTATTTTCGCTATGATGGAAGCGATTACAAATAATCCATCGTCAACTGCACAAAAAGGTGCAGAAGAAAGGACTTATTATGAAGATCATGATCAATACTAACGAGACTGAAATCCGCACCATTATGAGCACTGTGACTGATACCATCCGTGTCTTCGAACCCAACGCTGTCGATGCTCATGAGATCGATCGCGTAACCCATGAACTCACTTCCACGGATAGTGTCTACCACTTTGCTCAGAACTGCACCTGCACCCGCAACCACAGTAACTTCACCATCGACATCGATGAGAAGATGGTTCAGGACCTTGCTCCTGTGATCATCAAGGTTGCCAAGTTGGTTGCACCCATCTATCATGGCGGCAAAGCGTTGCTGATGACGATCAAAAACCTTTGTGAGACACTTCCCGAAAGCCTGAAGGTTATTGGAAAGGAGTTTCATGATAAGTGGGCTCTTCGTAAGAATTATCAAGTAGTTCGGCTTGAGAATGAAGACCTGAATCTCTTGGACATCGTAGTCCTCGAAGACGATGGGAAGAATGATCCTGAGATCACGGATATCTTCCATATTAGCGAAGTCTATGAGAACATGACGGTCCAGCGTCACATGGTAGCTAAGATGACTCTCGACAAGTCTACCATTGAGACTCACGATGAGGCTATCAAGGTTGCTCGGAAGATGCGTGATAATCTCCGGAAGGATCTGGAGGCTATGGCTGAGGCTACTGATAGCGATGTCGCTACTGACGAGAAGATCGAATTCTAACAAAACTCGAGTGCGGCAAGGCGCCTCGAGTTAATTTAACCCAAGAAGGAGTACGAACAAGATGTTTACCTACTATGATGTAGAACATGAGATGCGAATGGATAAGCTTCGTACGAAGCAACTTGAGGCGCATGCCCGCAAAATTAAGTTGGAGAAACTTCTTAGTAAGCACAGTCATAAGACTCCTGACGAGATCAAGGATTTGTGCAGTATCATTGAGAAGTGTAAGCGTGATGGAGCAAAGGCCAAGGACGATATGATCCATTGTCTGGCGTCGATGTAATAATAGAAAGAGAGGATAACAACAATGAAACATAAGCTCCAGAGAATCAAAGAGGAATCTCGTCAGATCTGCACTGAGATTAGTAATGATCTCACACAGTCGAAGAAAGAACTGGATCAGGTTGGCTGCAACTATCACAATCAGCGTGAGCAGGTTCTGCGCAAGATCCATGGTGACAACTATTATAAATACATGTAAGAGGAGGAACATGATATGGGTTACAGAGATGTCAGTTATATTGAACAACTCTGGTACATCCTAAAATGGTTTGTCACAGGGAAAGACCGTAAGCTTCGTAAACAACTGAAAGATTCTAAATGAAAAAGAAGACCGGGTGGGAACTTGATGTCCCACCCGGTCATATCTTCAACACACAGTTTATTTTTTTGTTTTACTTCTTATCCTTCTTGCTGTCAACAACAGCAGAAACCTTGGCAGATTTCTGAGTCTGAGCCCACAGCTTCTTGGCAAGACGCTCGGCCTTCTGACCAAACAACTTCTTCAGCTCAGCCATGTTCTCCTTCTTGATCTTCTGACCCAGCTTATACTTCTTATAAGCTTTGTGGTTAGCCTTCCTGCCCATCTTCAGAGTGATGATAGTAGTCAGACGGTTGATCTGGGCGTTCTTGTTCAGATGAACGACATTCAGCTTAGGATTGCTGATATGTACGGCAGCAGCCTCAGAGATGATACCCTGACCAATCAGATAATCCTGAGCAGTCAAATATGCGTCGATAACTGCCTCATCCAGATTATCAGCAGACTCATCCATGAGCATCATCTGCAGCATAGTAGGCATGCAGGCATCTGCGCACTCGCGCATAAACTCTGCATCTTCCTCGTACATAGCAATATCCTCATCAGTCACAGTGCTGCTCTGCAGTGCAGACTCACTGATGGAACCGTTCGCGAACTTGCGAAAATTTTCCATGAAGTTCATTTGTTAGGAGTCCTCCTTCTAAATTATTTTGGATGCAAAAATACGTATTTAAGCATTGTGTCATCTCTCGAGTATGGCACTGGAGTCCAATCAGCGCCACAATGACTCTGCTTATAGGTATGTTTGGTAAATCTATCATGATTATAATGTTATCTATGCATATAACGCACTTACGTTTTGATATATGGTTTGATACATATATACAAGTGCTGAAATATAGAGGTGATGATGAGAATTATGAGTAAGACAATGACTGGAAAATATCTACAAGAGAATTGGATACGCGAAATGACTGATATGCTCGAACGCCTAAATCCTGATATGGATCGTAGTGCGATCGAGGATTTTGTTATTGAGCAGTATATGGAACACTACAGAGATCATGATGCTGTAGTATATAATAGCTACGAAAATACCGTAGCGCATACTTCACTTGGGCAAGTGGTTGATTGGATCCAAACTGATAGACCATTGATTGCTGAGTCTGGAGTTTTCTTCTATCCGAAAGATAAAAAACGGAATGTGAATATCGAGATCATCAAAGAGTGTATGCTCGATGCTCGTACGATTCATAAGAAGGAAAAGTTCAAAGCAATGGAAGCTGGCGATATCTTTACAGCAGCTGTTAAGGATATCCAGCAGGCCAATGATAAGAAAGCTGCAAACTCTGGATATGGCGCTGAAGGTCAGTCATCCTCGTTTCTGTTTAATGTGCATTCAGCCATGTCGGTTACAGCATGTGGACGTGGTCAGTTGTCTACCGCAATTCTTTGTTATGAAAATCTTCTTGGAGACTTTGTAAAGTTTTTTGACATGGATGAATTCCATAACTTCATCCAACATATTGTGAATGAAAAAAAAGACTGGACTTTCGAGACGTTTGATGTAATTGATCGTATCCCAAGTAAGAAAGACTGGATTAATCGTTTTGAAGCCAAGTTTCTTCATCCATCTCTTTTGGATCATAAGCAGATTGAACTGATCTATGATTCTCTATCCAATGAAGAGAGAGCGAGAACTTTTTATAAAGCAAATATTAGAGACTTTATCTCTAAGAATAGGATGTTAGTGGAATTATTTACTGATATTTCTGAGACGAAGGTTGAATTCATTGACCCGAATGAAGTTCCGGAAGCGATTAAAAATGATGTGAAACTTATTTGTGCACTGGTTACGGAGTTTGTGAACTATAAGTACAGTTGGTTCCGTTATGAAGATCGCGCACGTTACCAGAGACGTGCCGTTGTGACAATCAGTGATACTGACTCTTGTTTCTTGTCATATGGGCCAATGTTGAAATTCCTGTATGACAAAGTCATTCCAATGAAACTTTGGAAGAGATCAGATAGCGATGCAAAGAAATCTCATAAGATCAAGATGTTAAATGTTTTGTCATGTTGTTCATCTGCAGCGATTGAGAATACTCTGTTTAATTACCTTGGATATGCCAATGTTGCAGATGAAGATAAGCCATATATTAAGATGAAAAACGAGTTCTATTATGAACGAGTTATTGTCACATATGCAAAGAAATCTTATATCGGTTTGATGACAAGACAGGAAGCGGTTGTTCTTAAAAAACCGAAGATGGACGTTAAGGGTGTTAATTTCTTTAAGTCTACAGCAAGTGAGAAGACATCTGAGTTTATCTATGATAAGGTACTCATGGGGCAACTGTTAAGACCAGAAGATGGAAAAATTTCTCTGCGAAGAACGTATAAGACAATCTCCGATTTCCAAGAACAAATTGCGCATGAGATTAAGCAGGGTGAAATGGGATTCCTAAAGCGTTCGATTAGAGTAAAATCTGTTGATGCTTATAAAGATCCTATGCGTATCAGTGCATATAAAGCAGCATATGTTTGGAACTATGTGAATGATGATAAGGATCGTATTGAACTCCCCGCAACAACGACTCTTGTCAAAGTGAAATTAAAGGATCAGAAAGATATTGCGGCATTAGCACCATGGCCGAAAATCTATGAGCGAATGATGAAACTCTTCGAGACGGATCCCAACTTTGGTGATCATGAAGTTGAGAAAGATGGTAAAGTTCGTAAAGTAAAGGGCGCTGGTGTTAATGCGATTGCTCTTCCGGATGATTATGACGAAGTACCTGAATGGATCCTAGCAATCATCGATGTACAGACTTTGGTGAATGATAATATGAGACTATTCAGCCAGTTGTATCTTCCTCTTGGTTTGTCTTCTGGAACTGCAAAAGGCACAGGTTCTCAGGCGAAATATTACACGAGCATTGTTCGTATTTAAATCCACGATCTCAGTGGGTGTCTATTATATTTGGTGCCCACTGAGTTTATTTTTATATCTCTTAATATGAGGAGGAGAGTTGATAATGATAGAAAGCCCGTTTAAGTTCCATACCCGACTGAGTCCCGATGAGGCTCAGAAGCATACCAAGGTTCTGGTAGATACGATCAAGGCACCTATTCTCCAGGCCGGTGTTGGTACAGAAATCAACCTCAGTACCGTATTCCCACTCACTACTGTCAATAATCCATATCCAATCATTGTAATCCTGAATGGAGTTGGTGGTAGCGGTAAAGGAACATTTGCATCTATGGTTGCTAAGTATGCTGAAGATCCTATTCTTGAGATCTCTGTTGTTGATCCTCTGCGAGAGATTGCGGACAAATTAATCCATACACATGTGGACAACTACATAGACCTCTATAAGGATAGACCTAAGACTTCTGACGAACATGCTGCTGAGAAGTCTGATCAATGGCGGTCTCTGATGCATGATCTAAAGATGTCCTGGCAGAATCTTGATGATGGTCCTAATCTTTACTGTCTTGGTCAGATTATCCGTATGGTGACGGTTGATAACAAGGATGAGATCCCTGGTATCATCTTTGTAAATATTCGAGAAGAGGAAAATATCAATCGTTTTAAGGATTATTGTCACAGTATGGGATTGATTTGTTTCAGTCTTCTTATTGATGGCAAAATCGATTCTTCTCAGTTCACAAATGAGGGAGATGCTCTAGTCAATACATTCGAGTATGATGTAACAATTCCCAATAAGGGTAACTTGGATGATCTTTCTATTACAGCATTTATCTTCTACAAGTTTATCAACCGTGCAAATCATATGTATGGTGTTGGAATCGAAGAAGATGATAAAGCAACGCTCGGGTCTAATACTGAAGTAACGGATCCCCCCGATGATGAAACTACTACACCGCCGAATACTGTCGGCCAGGCTGCGAAGGAGGACAGTAGCGGTGATACCGCAACCTCCTTTCTTCACAAGGGCAATGATACTGACCTCGCTGGGTCTAACGAATGTGAGCTTCAAAGTGAAGATCATAATCGGAATGATACAACTAGCGGGAGCAGTAGTACGAATGGTGATTAAACGTATCCTGGCTTCTAAATCGATTCCGCAAAAAACATTACAATAACTCAAAACCGAAAGGTGGACATGAATTATGGCCTACAATAATAACTATCAGAATAACCAGGGAGGATACCCCCAGAGAAGGTCTACTGGAGCACCTCGTAACAGTGCTCCTCGTACTCAGCAGCGTGAACCTCAGGAGCAGAGCACTGGTCCCACTCTCTACAATGAGCGTGCTGGCAAGTTTCTAAATTTCAATTACTGGGGACGTTACGCCAGTATCGAGATTGGTATCGTCCAGCCTGGTAGCGCTATGAACTGGGATGCTCGTAAGAATGCTCAGAAGGTTACTCAGGTTGTAGCCTTTGAGAATCTGAGCGAGATTTGGGATATCTGTGAGGAGGTTCTGGATTCTTTGAAGAATACCGGCACCTTTACTTCTGCTGGTATTCGTGTCGGCATGAAGCAGGATGCTATGGTCGAGATCAATAACGGCTCTACGATCAATATGGCTCCTGGTATCTATCTGGTTATTTACAAGAATCTGGATAGTGGTAATCGTACCAATAATCTGGAGATCTATCCTTTTGAGGATGTTCGTATTGTTCGCGGATATGATCATAGCTCTGGTATGGCCAAGGATGATATCAGCAAAGTTGGTCAGTTCAAGAAGTTCTATCGATTGATCAGAGAAGCCGCCAAGGCCTTTACCATGGCTCAGGTACATGCTCTGCAGGTCGTTACTAAGTCCGATCGTCTGGGCACTTTCAAAGCACTGACTTCCATTTCTCAGGCTCTCGGTGTAGATATCTCTTCTGAACTGAATAAGCTCAGCGGCAATCCCAATAAGGGTAATAATAATGGTGGCGGTTATAACCGTCAGGGTGGTGGAGGATACAATGCTCCTCGCGGTAACTGGCAGAGCAGTGGTTCTCCCCGTAGCGCTACTTTTGAATCTGGTGCAGATTCCTACAAGGCTCAGCAGCAGATTATGTCCACTCTGGATGATCCCGTGGATATTAACCTCTCTATGGAGAGCCTCACGAACGTTGACATGAGTCAGTTCAAGTAATCAAGAGGCGCTACATATGAGAGTAACGGAAGATAAGGGATTTCTTACTGAGATGTTTCCCAATGTAATGAAACGTACACGTCTTTTGATCATCGATCATGATGTGACGCGTTATCACAGTTATGATCTTCTGAGATACCAACTCTTCCGTGATACGCAGACTGGAGATAAAGAACATTTCATGAGCATTAAACCGGGTTATCAATATTTACTCAGATCTGGAACTGAACTCGCTGATCGAGTCAGATTTGCTCAAAATGGAATTGAAGAGTTTAATATCTATGAATGCTTTAATAAAGATTTGGGTATAAATACTCCGGAGAAGTATACAGTAAAGCTTCATGAAATGTTCCAAGATCCAGCTTCTCGTGTTACTGAAACTGATGTTGGTAGTTCAAGATTCGATATGATCTTTGATCGCCCAGCGATCGATGGATTTCTGTTACGATATAAAGGAGATCCACATCTTCCTTCCTGTTACGAGAGATTGACAGTATACGAGGCCGAGAATCTTCTCGACCTCAATACTGCCTCAGCAATTATTCATCAAGATCAAATCAATGCTGTTATGATCTGTAGCACAGAACTTGCTGTTAGGTTAGCAACAAGGCTCTATCAGGAAGGATATAAAAATTCAATTACAATGATTATTGCTCGATATGCATACAATTTTGTCTACAGTGATGAGGGGTTAATGGTATATCCGAAGTTCGGGGAGGAACTCGGTGTACTGGAAACTTCTTTGAAACATGAATTTGGATTCTTTGATCCTTTCAGTGGTCTTACATATCGAGCACGATTTATCGAAGAAAATGAGGTGCAACCATATGAGCAAGAATGATCGACCCAAGGTACAAATTCAGAGTAATTCTCTTCGTGGAGAATATATGCATGAAATCGCAGATCGAGTAGTCAATGAAATTTATGCAGATGTTTCTCCTATGTTCGGTCCTGGTGCAAGTGATGCGGTGATTACAAAAGACGGTCAGCCGTATTATACCCGTGATGGTAAAGAGGTTATGGAGTCTCTTACATTCGATAACGAGCTGGCAAATTATGTTCATCATTTCCTCTATCAGGCGGCATATCATCAGGGTAAAGATGTCGGTGATGGTAGTACCACTCTGATCATGCTGTACTGCAATCTGTATAAGAGAATTCGTGAACGAATTCTGGATCCCAATATCAGTAAGCATGGCAATGCTCTTCAGAATCTAAACATCAACGGAGTTCGTAGTACATGGAAGAAGATCACCAATGCGATTGTAGATAAACTAAAAGAAAATGCCGTTCCTCTCACTGATGATCTTCTGAAGTCCAATCTCTATACCTGTACACAGGATGCAGAGTTAACAGCTAAAATCTATGAAAGTCTGCATGATGCTATCATGGCCGGTGCATACATCGTTCCCAGAAAGAGTAATATCGCTACCGATTTTAATGTGACTACATACCACCGTCCTCTGCTGAAAGTAGTACGTCAGTTCTCTCTAAAAGCTATGCAGGATGAACCTGAGAACTGTGTGATATTTTACTGCAATGGAATGATGAATCTAGCTCATCCTGAGGTTCTGGTCGCAATGTCTGGTATTTCTACTGTTGGTGCTAATGGGCAGAAAGTTCATCCAAACATTGTATTCCTCTGCCATGGCGTGACAGAACTTACTCGTGATACGATTCGTCGATATTCAAAGATGGTTAAAGATAATGGTTGGAGTATCGATCAGTTGAATAATATTGCTATCTATACTATGACTGATTATCGAATTATGTCTTCCGAAGAATTGGAAGATATCGGTACGATTATTACCGATGAGCCCGGTCTTGGCGGTTTGGTACAGCCTATTACTTTTGAGGCGCTTCTCTACAAGACTTTTGTCGACACAAATGCTCTTGGCATTGAGCCCATTGAAGAGCTGGAGATGTTTGATGCTGATCTGCATCTCTGTGATAAGATGAAGAATATCTTTTTCAAGCCTTATCGTCTAATCTTCGATGATGTTGAAGGTATGGCTATCGATAAACCTTTTGGTCCTGTAGCACAGAAGAGATATGATGATCTCCGTAAAGCCATCGAGGAAGAGAAATCTCCTGTAAAGAAAGTGGAGCTGAACAAGCGTCTACGTCGAACCTATGGTATGTTTATTGATGTAGAAGTTGGTTCTACTCTTCTGAAGGATAGTCAGCGTAAGTTTGAACTGATTCTTGATGCGTTAATATCTTCTACAGAAGCCGCTCGTAGTGGCGTGCTGTTGGGTAATGGTATGCTGCATGCTTTAAGTGCTATCGGCAATTCAGATCAGTCTATTGCGCCAAAGTTCCGAGATGCATATGATATTCTTTGGACTGCCATTGGTGATACGTTGGTAGAGCTTATGGAGAATTATGGCCGTTCTATCGGTATGGATCGTAGTGAGTTTATGTCTTGTACAGTAAATGCTGAGTATGATCCTGCTGACTTTAACCTTCGTGGTATTGAAGTATGGCCGAAGAAGGATTCTACCGAAGCTATGGCCACTCGTAATCAGTTTATTACGATTACTGATTCTACTGGTAGTGATATGGAGATCAATATCCAGGTTATTGAGCCTATGAGTGTGATGAAGTCTATCATTGAACACTCTGTCCTTGCAGTTGAGCTTGCTCGTACAGAAGTTTTCCATATCTCCGGTCAGCGTGGATACATGGGTAACTATATTGATTAAAATAAGAGAGCAGTGGGATTATCCCACTGCTTTTCTTTTTCGATTAGCATGCAAACACTTCAATAATGGAGGAGGTGTCAGAAGGATGATATGGATAAAACGATTTTTCCATAATATTTATTTGAATTATAATCGATATGAATTCAGACGCTGGATGAAGTTTATTTTTACATGGATTACCATCATTGTACTTTGCATTGCTATCATAGGTTGTATTATCATTATTATTCATCGTGATGCTAATATTGATAAAGAATCTATTGGATTCTATGGCGAAGTTATATACAATGAAAACAATATCGAATATCGAAGAGATTTGGTAACAGATCAGGTCTTTATTGTTCGACATTCAATGTATAGTACCACAATAAAGGATATTATCGATCCAGATACAGGTCTACCAATGCTCTATGATAAATTTATGGAAATAGTAAAAAGTCGGGGAGGCTTTATTGAATGAAACTGAAAGCTTTCATGGCTGATACTTTTAGTGTCAGCAAAGGTGCTGTTCGAATTAGTACAAAGGGAATCATCGAAGATTATCGTGAACGCTATGATACTATGGTTAAAGACCAGAAGAAGATTCCTCATGCTGATACATACACTGTAACTCCTGGAAATCGAGTTATGGTTCACGTAAAAATCCCCTCAGAAACAGTAGAGGGATTCTTCTATGATGTTCTTCTTGAGCTGTCTGCAGAGAAAACTGCAGTAAGTTTCGAAGAGTGTGATATCAAGATCTTTTCTAATTCTCCGTCTTTTGTTTATTCTGTTGCATATATTTTCGCTCACTGGGATCCAGATGCACAAAAGCCGACAGAAAAAGGAAAGGGAATGATGATTGATACTCTGAAAGGTAAGCTCCCTCGTGACAGAATGCTTATCCCAGGAGTAGAAAAGAAACTCGGCAGAAAGCCGATTCATGATCCCCCAGAAATTCGCAACCCTATGGGTCTCCCTCTTTTCGATAAGTCTATCTACTTTGCTATTTTTTATCTGATGGATAATATGGCTTTTCACCAGGTCATGCATAACCATCGGTTCCGCACGGCTCAGCAGGTTTTCAATAGTGTTGCTGAATTTGATAAACTGATGATGGAACGAAAACGCATGGAAAATCGTCAGAAAGAAAGAAAGACGAAAAAACAAGCAGATATTGAAAAAGACATGAGAGCAAAGGAACGTGGGGTTGATAAGATCAATCGTTCTGGTCTTATGCAACCAGAGCGTTCATCTGCTATGAGAACGACTATGTCCACACCGAAGTCTACTCGTAGTACCAATTCAATGAAATCTACTCGAAGAGTGACAAACAAATCTGGAGAATAATTTTCATGTCTATATATTATAGGTATAGCATCAGAGAACGGAGGTTGTGCTGATGAGCAAAAAGAAAAAGGACAAAAAGAAAATTGCCATGGACATCCTTGGGATTGGAACGCCCGAGGATGTCTCTGAGCCCAAAGAAAAGGAGGTTAAGAAACCTGCATCTTGTATTTTAGAACGCAGACTTGAGGATCGAAAGATCCCATTGGTAGATGCGGGTATTAAAGATAAAGATATCAAGAATCCGCCAGCTGATGTAACGGAGGCTTGGTATCAGTCTGCGCATGTAGGAAAATATGTTCACATGGAACAGGTCACAAAAGATGGCCACTCCTATACCACAAAGCGAGTTCAGTTTGAGTTTGGACGTATGCTAAAAGGTTATGGAGATAATTTGGATGATCGAGGCGTAAACCCTGTCATTGAGCGACTTTCGTTTGCTACAATGAATAAGGTCTCGTTCATTAACAATATTGCAAACCCCCTTCGCTATATCAACTATTTCATCGAGTATTTTGATGATGATGATGAACTCATGAGGGCTTACTTCCATGTGATGTTCCAGATTATGTTGGATGACATCGATCTTGATCCCACTGCATTTATCGAGACTGTCTATGCGGCATTTACTACGGATAGTATGATTGAAAAACTTGTCCGTATGGTAGAATATAATACAGATGACGGTTTGGTAAAGAAAGCGGATCGAGTATATGATGAATCTATCCAGCTGACGATTGAACATTTGAAAGCAATAATGGGTGTAAGTTGTCTGCACAAGTTTGTTATTCCCCTGGTATCTCATTATTATAATACACGCACGCGGCTGTTAGATGAAGCTCATATGACGGATAAGGATTTATACTATTATATGTTCACGTCCTTTATTCCGATCTTCGATGAGACCTATGACATATGCCTGTATAACAAGTTGTATCACACGAGTACGACGCGTATCACTAAAACCATTAACCAGGAGTCTGGTATGTGGGATCGTCGGCGTCGTGTTGGTACGACACCTACATCCTATACCAATGAGCTGATGCGTGACTTCGTTATCGACATTTCACAAAAGGCTGTCTTCAGTAAATCTGCTATTGTATTTATTCACGTCTGTATGGACAAGGCAATACGCAATACCTTAATCCAGCCGGATAAATACGACTATACAGAAATGACAATGGAGGCATCCGACTCTGTCAATGAAACGATATCCCGATTCGATCGTTGGCAGACTGATAAATCTTTCCACAGTCAGAGAGATCGTATTCGATCCTATGTATCGATCAAAGAATCTTTAGACCGTTTTGGTCGAGATGTTGGATTGGATTTCAAGAAGATGCGATCTGACAAGAAGAAAGATATAGAAGCAACCAGAGAACTGAGAGAAGAGTTTGTGTATTATCGTGATAATATCGTTCAACCTATGAATGATGCACAGCTTTATCTTATCCAGTTGTACTATTCCTCTCTGGTAGGCAATACGGAGGATGGCCGTACAATGGAAACTTCGGATATCATTAAAGTTATCATGATCATGAAGCGCGACTTTGAAAGAAGGAACTATAGCTATCTCCCATTCTTCATTAGTGGTAAGGTTGATGTTGCGGCTGGTAAAAAATACAATCGCAAACGTGTCGAGAAACTTATCACTTCACACCCTTTGTATGAGGATTGGGTTGCGGAATATGAATTCACGGAGGGCTTGCTGAACAAGGAGAAGATGTACGGCGAGATTAAAACCGTGGTTGCATGTCCGATCGTGGTAATTGATTATGAGCATCCGGAGATGTGCGGTCAATTAATGAAACCTGTAGAGGTATGTGTAGTGGATGAGATCATGAGGTTCTATTGTTCGCTGTAATCTCAAGCATATATTATAACAGAGAACCTTATGAAGGAGGTATTATATGAGCGATAAGTCACTTGATCCTCGAGAATATCGAGGTCGACACATGGAAAACTACCGGACGGAAAAAGAGAGGAAGCAGGATTGGATCCATAAGATCTTTCTCTTCAGTCCGGAGAAATCTGAAGATATAGATTTCATGAACTCTAAGCTCAGTCAGATTGTGAACATTTATGAACACAATATGGCAGATTTTGAATTTAATGCCAAGAAGATCATCAAGCATTATAAGAGGTGCTATGGCGATACAACTCTTGGTATCTACACACTTGGACAGTCAATCGTATTCCGAGTGTACAAGGGACAGGAGGAACCCTACCATCTGTCTCTGTATAAGTTCTTGATGAACTACACTATGCTGGTTCTTCCCATCACGGTTGGTTGTGATATGAAGGATTGGCAGCCATGGTCTCCTCACCGTTGGACCACTGATGGTTGGGTGGATCAGATGAATAAGTATATTGAGCAAGCAAGACCCGAAGCTAATATGCGACTGATCTGCGAATGTCTGGAGCTATCTAAATATCTTATGAATCTCTGGGTGGCAGAAGCTGGTGATCGTCTTGGTTTGAGTATTTCTAATAATGACTTCATTGAAGTCATGAAGAGAAGTGAAGATGCTTATAAGTCGATCACCTGCACATTTGATATCCCCGATGGAATTAGTCCTACTGATCTTGAGAAGATGACATCAGAACGAACCAATAAACTTCTGTCGTTCATTAGTGATCAGGTGGATCTTCCTATCTCTGTATATGCACGGAATAAGCTGTTCAATCCTGCACAGTTCCGTGAGTATGCAGTCCACATTTGTCACAAGCCGGATCTTGGCGGTAACACTATTCCGTATACGTATCCGACAAATATCATCATGGGCATTAAAGATCCTCGTGCATTCTCTGTCGATGCTCATGGTGGTAGAAAGGCTGAAATTACCAAGCTTAACGTATCCGATGCAGGTACACTAGAACGAGCGTTGATGATGATGATGTCTCCTGTCCGCTTTGTTGATAATGACTATGAGTGTAACAGTAAACATTTCCGTAAACGCTATGTTGCTAGCCCTAAAGATCTGGTAAAATTGGATGGGCGTGTATATACACTTGATCCTGAATCTGATGAATATTGGATCTGCGATCCATCTGATACTAGTCTTATCGGAAAAACGATTTATCTCAAAACTCCGATTACGTGCACACATCCCAAACGCAATGAAGGTGTTATATGTTCTGCCTGTTATGGTAAGCTGATGTCTTCGCTGAACTGTGATGTGCATGTTGGTCGTCTGGCCGCAGCAGAGTCTGCTGATGAGATTGAACAGAAGCTTCTGTCGGCAAAGCATGCTCTTCAGACGAATACTGTGCGTGTAGAGTTTGATGATATGTTTGCACAATATTTCGATCTCGGTAATGGTCAGATTTCCCTCGGTTCTGATATGATCGAAGAGTCTATGGAACATGATAGCGATTTCCACCATCTCCATCTGGAGTTCTATCCTCATACAATGGGGAAACATCAGGATGGTGAGTCCAGACATTTCGATCGATCTTTCACTGAGATCGTGATTTATGATGATCGTGATGGTAGCCGTATCACTATCTCCGAGAAGAATGGAACAAAGTTATATCTCAGTCCGGAGTTCAATGATGATCACTTTCTCCCTGCACTTAACTACAGGGATACGAAGGATTATATCCGAATTCCGTTCACTGAAATTTGTGATGCAGGTGAAGTTCTGACACAGGTGCTGTTCGAGTTTGCTTTCAAGAATAATGAATTGGCAAGCCCGCTTCTGACGTTGGAACGAATCATGTTCAACTGTGAAACCATTAATCAATTTAGCGGATATGATGACTGTCTGGATACTCTGATTCCGCTGTTCATTAAGGGTGGTATCTATATCCCTGACTATCAGACGGAGATGCTGGTATCTCAGATGATCACATCCCCTACTGGAGAACCTGTAGACTGGAATGATCCTAATCCGGAATATGTGTTCAACAGTATCAATAAGTCGATCCAGAAAAATGCATCAGCACTAACAAGTATACTCTATAGAGAGTCTGGTGCACAGATCGCAGGTGCTTACGACACCTATAACAAATCGGGCACATCCTCGTATGACTGGTTTATCCTGGAACGAGGTGCTAATAGCGTGTGGAGCGAATAAATATCGCTTCACCAAGCCAACCAAAATATGCATAAGAAGAAAGGATGCAACACAATGGCTAACTACGAGAAGAACAACAACAAGACCGGCAACAATCGTCCTCCCAAGCCCGATCCTCATCCCGTCGCCGTGCTTCTGCGCGACAACATTAGTAATCAAATGCTCGATTTCTTGAGAGCTACTCCCGAGGATCGTTTCAACATGTGTAGAGATTTGTTCAAGGTTGAGGCTTTCCCCAGCGATCTGGCGGGCTGTGAGGGTGCTGAAAACTACAGTGTCTTCCAGATTGAGCGTACTACTCGTATGCGCAAGGAAGATGTCGAGAACAATGAGATTCCTCGCATGTCTGTTGCTATTATCCTGATCGATAAGACTACCCATAAGCCGGCGTTCTATCTCAATGGATATATTACTCCTAGAGCTACTGCTTCTATCACCATCTACTGCATGGGTGAGAACGGTCCTGACTATCGCCAGACTGTGCGCTGGAGCTCCCGTGAGTTCGGCTTCTAATAGCCGATACATATAAGGAGTACGACAAAGGGTGGGCCTTCGGGTCCACCTTCTCCTTTTCGCGAACATTCCTATACAATTACATACAGAAAGGATTGCGATACCATGAATACGCATTTTAACCCGTATGAGGAGCTGGCCAACGCAATCATTGTACAGGCGGCTAAGGACTACAAAGACGTTCTGAAAGGATGTGTCGAGAGTAATACGAAGAACAGGAAAGAACTGGAACAATTCTTCCATTCTGAGTATTTCATAACTCTTACAAATCTGGATGGTAAAGTTCTGATGGAACGTCTTCGTCAGACCGTGCACGAGGAAGAGGAAGCTAAGCGTAAGAGAGCAGTAAGCCGACATCGTAAATCCACAGTAGAAACCAAAACAGAGGATATAACTCTTCATAAAGAAAATGTCTTTCGTTACAAGAATTACATAGCTGGAGAGTATAAAGTCTCCGCGTAAATAGAAATGATAGTCAGCCCGGGATAAAACTCCCGGGCTGATATTTTTTGATTAGTCTCAGAACGTAAGAATAAGAGGTGATAAGAAAATGGAACCTAACACTGAAACTTTTTATCAGTTAGTGCCGAAGAAGCATACGACGAAACTGAGACTGAATAGAGTAAAAGACAATGCGATCATATTTCGTCATGGTCACATTGCTATTACTAATTATGAGTTAGGACAGAACCGTGAATTCGAAAAATCAATATCCACATGGGAAGAGATGCAATGGAGATATGATCGCAAAGTTGGTTATTATGTTCCAGAATTAAAAGAATTTCGCATTCCTCGCGGATTTAATACTGAGCAATTAGCACAGTATTTTAAAGGATATAATGTTCGAGTAGACAATAATGCGGTTTATCCTGCAGATAAAATCAAAATAGATCTTCTTACACCACCCCGCGATGATGAGCAGCGGGTGGGCCTTTCTTTTCTGTGCTGTCAGGGAGAATTCACAAGAAACGCTCGTTATACTACTTTAATGCTAGATTTAACGACCGGGTCTGGAAAGTCGTATACAGCAGTAGCTGCCACATGCTTTATGCAAGCGCGTACGTTAATAGTTGTTCCATTTAGCAAACTGCTTGATCAATGGAAGATGTCGTATTTAAATTTCACTTCTCTTAAAGAAGATGAAATTCTTATCGTTCAAGGTAGTAAGACATGTGAAAAGATTATTGCGGGAGAATATACGCATATAAAAGTATTTATCATGATGTGTGATACCTTGGACTCTTTCAATAAACGTCATGGTGATTTAGAAACTATTGAACTTCTTCGATCTACAAATGCTTATGTGAAGATTATTGATGAAGTTCATAGAGATCTGAAAATCATTTCTAAAATTGAAGCTCTCAGCAACTTTCACATGAACTTTTATCTTTCGGCTACTCCAGGTAGAACACAAAGAAAAGAAAACTGGATCTTCAAAACATGTTTCTATCATGTACCCAAGTTCGGCTCAAAGTTTAAGACAAAAGAAGAGAAACATCTCAATGTGATTGTTAAGAGGTATTCTTTTGTACCAACGCCGGCGCAGATTAGTCGCATGGTTCATAGACAGAAGAAATGGCTTAATGGTAAGAGCTATGAAAAAGAGCTTATGTATGCACCAGATGAACAAAAAGCGGATTTTGTCAACAGTCTAAAAGCTATGCTTAAATGGAGCAAAGGTCTACTCAAGGATGGGAATAAGATTCTTATCCTCAGTGAGACTATTGATGGTACAGAGTTTACTCGTCATATTGCAGATGAGATCTTTCCAAATAAGTGTGCACGATACTATGGGCAGATGAAAGATGCTGATAAAGAAGAGGCGTTAAAAGCCACTGTTATTTGTGCAACAATATCTTCTCTTGGTACTGGAGCTGATATGCCAGGAATTCAGCATGTATACAATATTACGACATATTCTAGTCAGATTACAGCTATACAAACTGCCGGTCGTGGAAGAAAACTAAAAGATGGTGTTAGCGTCTTCTATATTGAGCTAGTAAATCTAAGTTATCTGAAAACGCTGCGCCAGTATGAGAAGAGAAAACCTAATCTGATTAAGATTTCTAAAACCGGAAAGATAATGGTCATAGATTGAGTATATATTATAGTATGGAAAGAAACGAGAAAGGAGGATTCAATTCCTATGCCTAATATGCAAGTAGAGATCATGGTCGCCGTAGCTGGTATTCTGATTACAGCACTGTTGGTGGTCCATTTGATCGTACACTGTAGACTATTTGAGAGAAAAGCGAAACTTCAGGAAGATCTGGTTAATATCTATACACCAGATATTCTGAAGGGGACAGTGGCGGAAACGCCTGAGCTGGCACATCTGGAACTAAAAGAGGTTGGCTCGAAAAAGGAGACAGAATGAAACTGATCACCACTATCTTTCCGGCTGATGAAATAGAGGTTGTATTAACCATACAATCTCGCGTCAGTCGGAATGCAAAAGACCAACCAAATAATGAACCTTTGATAACCAGATATCGGTCTAAAATTGGTAATGAGTCTTTGATCTTTAACCCAAGTGTCGCGTTGATACTAAAGAGCCGAGTAATTCGTGAAACCATTACAGACGCTCTGATTCCACTTAATCTGATCTATCGTTTCACTGCATCTGTATCAGCCGTATATCAGAAACTTCAATCGGAGAAACTGTTTCTGGCCGATGGAAGTAGCTTATATGTAGATCAGAAACAAGCATTACAACATTCACGTAAGATATCCCTGTTTCGAAATAGTCTGACCATCACACCGGGTGTGGCATCAGATCGAACAGGGAAATTAATCAAAGGAATAACCTTCAATATTGAAGGCAATCCAATCGGAACAATGCACCATGGAGAAGTGCTTGGGCTATTGGATGTGATGGATCATCTTGATATCAGCTCATTTACATTATTGGCTGGTGTTGTAGATGAAATAGCAAGTATGAACCTGAAGATGGATACAGTTTTGACAAAACTGGATAACATCGAAAATCTGCTCAAGCAATTCAATAGCACTGGAATTAGTGTTGATAAACCTGTAGTATCTGTAGCTGCACCTCAGATACCAATGGGCGGATTTAATTGGCAAGTAGCTGACCCTGGTATGTTTACCTAATGACAGAAGAAAGGATGTGAGAATGAAATGAGCAAATCACTGGCAACCACTATGGCCTATCTCGAGGGTACACCATTTCGCGTAGAAGATTATCCTTGGGATATAGTCGAACGCGATGGGCCTAGTGCACTAAAGAAAGGTATTGCTTATCGGTATGAAAAGAAAACCAAGTTTGGCGATACCTGTCTGATTACGTCTGGGTTGTTTCCATTCCGAGGCGTAACAAAAGATGACTTCTCGTATTCCACAGCAAAAGTAGGTTTCTGGTCAAGAAAGATTTCACATGATGAGTATAAGCTGATTCTTGTGAGACCTCGATCGATGCAGGAACGAGAAGAATATCGAATTGGAAAGGAACAAGATCTGGTAGCAGCCACATTGAATCATTCCTTTACCATCGATCAATTTACAGATAATAACCTGTATCAATCGGATATTGGCGTAGATGTATATATGCCACCGATTCATGCTGATGACGATCCTCTGAACATGTTGATGAAAATGTTCATACGTCTGAAGCATGCTCCATTTGAACCATATGGAGCGAGATTGAAGGCGCTTGCGGTGGATAAAAAGAAAGGCGTTGAAGGTTCCAACATTGTAAATAACAGCAAGCGGAGTCTTCGATTGAACCGAGCTATGTCTCCTACGAAGTTCATGCAATATGATGACACTTGGCAGGGAGAAGCAGCGTTTATCATTAAAGATATTCCAACTGCAATGCATAAAATGAGTATACCTGAAGGTAAGATGTTGGTAATCTATCCGAATGGTATGCCGTTTGAAATCAATCAGGATAATCTGATTGATATTAGCCCAATGGTTGCGGAAGCTATTTCTACAACCTTAGATAATGAAACCCATCCTAAGAAACAGAGAAAGTCCGACGAGGGCGAGGAGGAAGAGTTCGATGAATAACCATACAGTTATGACATTTCTGATAGTATATAGCGTTCTGGTGCTGGTCTTGTTGATCAGCACCATTTTCATGGTCAGAAAAATGCACCGACAGAATCGTATTTGGCGTATGATGATCGCAGATCTGGCAACAAGAAATAAACTTCTCACGGATGCAAGAGATCGTCATAGAGAGGTTGGTCAAATCTTTTCAAAGGTCCTATTTGATCTGGCGAATAGTAATAATCCGGAAACAATCCAGTGGAAACTGATGTCTATCCGTCAGGTGAAAGATGCACTGGTTCACCATTCCGGTGCCATGCATTACTATGATGCCAACTACCATAATTGGTTAATTGATATCCTTACCCGTGCAACGCCGCAATGTAAGCAGGATGTTATAGCGATTATACGTAAGTGGACCAAGGGTTATTATGTAATGGATCCTGATACAGGTGAGAATATTACAAACCTGATCGAGAAACTGATGGATGTAGAATCCGCGCGGAAAGGTGATGAAAAGGTGTGGCTTCAACAGGTCAATGAATTCACAAAATTCGTCCAAGAATCGCACTTCAACTTCCCAATCGTTGATACAAAATCCAAGGAGAAAGAACCTATCAGAAAGATCTCATTCGAGGAGATCCTTGCAGAGATCAACTCAGATCCCAACTTGTGGGGTCCAGACACAGCTGAGGAGGTGACAACCGATGGCAGTTCCGAGTCCGATTCGGGGACCGAAGAGTACACTGCAGAATATGCAGACATACAAATCGCAGAGTTACAAGGGCAAGAAGAACAATCTGTTTACTCCGAAGACTCAGCCGAAGACGAACCTGTTCCGGAGGGGACCGAAGTAATTATCATGAGCGGTAGTAAAGCCGTATAAAGAAGGAAGAGAAGAAGAGGAGAGACCAGGGTATATCCCCCTGGCTCTTCTTTTTTGGTATTTCCTTTAACACCTTAATACTTGGAGGTGGTATACCTGTATGTATAAACTGGTACGATTTGAAGCTACAAATGTAACCGGCTTCTACGCTGGATTGAATAAAAAGACTATTGAGATTGATCTCCGGGATTATGCCGATAAGGATATTTTCGTTCTTATTGGTGATAATGGTGTCGGAAAATCGACGCTTCTTAGTTTAATCCATCCTTGGGGTTCTCCTACTGATGGTAGAAATAAGTTCATTCTCTCTGGTAAAGAAGGTGTTATCAAGCGTGAATATATCGGAGATGATGGAACGACTCTTATTTCCAAATGTGTATATTCACCGAAAAAAGGTGAAGGTCACGTTGGTAAGTATTTTTTGGAACTCACAAGAGAAGATGGTGAGAAAGTTGAATTAAATCCGAATGGTAATCTTTCTTCTTATCAGAGTCTTCTTTATACATACTTTGGAATCAATAAGGATTTCTTATCCTTTGCATCATATAATACAGCTGTATCAAGCATTGTTAATATGACCGATTCAGAGAGAAAAGCGGCTGTAGATTCTCTTATCCCTAATGTGAAACGATATGAAGTAGCATATGGGATTTTAAATGAGAAGTATAAAGAGCTCAATACAATGATTCGAAATATTGCTCAGAAGATTGTATCTTTAAGAGATGAGGAATCTCTGGAAGCTGATTTCAAAAGACTTACTGATGAGATGCAAAAATTTACTGAAGAGCGAGAAGATCGAATTAAGAAACTTTCTAAAATGGAAGGGCGTTTAAGAGAACTTACTTCTGGTTCTGATGTAGATGAGATGATTGATCGATACAATGCAATGGTCGTAAACCTTGCATCGTTTGATAGCGAAATTGATCGCATCTATGCGGATTTGATGAGAGTATATGATAAACTGGGTATAGAGCCTGAACGGAATGGTAGTATCAACTTCAAAGGTATTGACTCTATCTCGTCTAATATCATGAAGTATGAAAGAAAAATAGCTGCTTCTGAAGGAGCTCTTACTGGGTATAAGAGTCGAATGGAACAGCTCCGTTCTGAATTAAATCAGACAGAGAACGATATCGGTGAAACGGAATCCGTTCTCTATAGTATCCAAACGCAGGATATCAAAGAGCTTGAGAAGACAAAGAAAGCTTATCTGGAACAACTGGAGTCTCTTCGATATACCTATATGAAAGATAAGTTCGAAGGAATGACATACGATGAAGCCATACAGTTTTCTCGGGCTATTGTCATTATGGATCAGATGATACAGGCTCTATATGATGAGTATGGTGAAATCGCATCTCAATATTTTAGTGCTGATGATTGGTCTGGTTATACCCAATATAGCACTGAGAGAGTTCAAACTCTGACAGCGACTATTCAAACATCAACAGCAAAGAAAGATCAGATCTATCGGACGCTGATCGAGAAAGAGCAATATCAACAGATTCAATCCATTCTGGATAAACGGCCCAGAAACTGTACGATTGATTCTTGTCCATTTATTGCAACAGCATTAAAGTATCAGGGTGTTGTTGGTGAAATCGCATCTCTTCGTGAACAGTTACAAAATATCTCTATTCAACTGACTGATCTCACGCACGAATGTAGAGATGCCGAGAAAGCTGTAGCTATTCATAGTGATGCACAAAAACTTATCCAATACCTACAGGGTAATGCAAGCTTGTTGAAGAAATATCTTGGTATTAATGAGCTTAAACCCCTCTATAAGGCTATTGGGAATGGAACTTGGGGGAATCTTCTTGATATCATGAAGATTAAAGAGACTGCAGCAATTCTGTCAGAGAAAGAGTTGTATCTTCAGATTACAAGACAGCGAATTCCTGAGATTGATCACGCAATAGAACTTGCAAAGGTATATGGAACTAATAGAGATTTATTAATGCATCAGTTAGATAGATTGAATCATACCCGACAGATACTGAGAGATGAACTCAATCTTCACAAGATGCATATCTCAATCAGTGAACAGCAGATGGATCGATATACAAAAACTTTATCTCTCTGGAGAAGAGTGTCTGATAATGTCGATAGATATAGAAGACTTATCACAGAACAACTGGAAACACAGGCTCAAGTCAATGAGCAAGATGAGAAGATCAAAAAGATTAAGGAGTTGATAGATAAATGCAAAGAGCAGAAGTCTTATATCAGAGAGCTTGATGATCTTATTCGTGCTCGTAACCCTAAACGAGAACAAGTTAAATTGGATCTAGATGCGGTTCGGAGACTGAAGATTGAGAAACTTGAAGTAGAACGAGATTTTACAGTGATCAATGTTATTCGTTCTATTGTGGCTCCTGGTAAAATGATTCGCAGAGAACTGATCGATATCTATATGTATGATATCTGTACGATTGCCAATCAGCTGCTGTTGAATACGTTTGATGGGAAGCTATATCTAAAAGAGTTCTTGATTTCTGATAAACAGTTCACAATACCGTATGTTTATAACGGTAGTGAGGGTACAGATATCTCATATGCATCTTCGTCACAGCAGTCTACAATTGCATCAGCAATCAGCTTAGCGATACTTTCAAAGCTTGTAGATAAATATGGTATCTATACAACAGATGAACAAGATGGCCCTCTTAATCCAAAGAATAAGGGTGCATTTGTCCATATTCTAACAAGTCAGATGAAGTATGTAGGTATCAATCAGGCATTCATTATTACACAGGAACCTTCGTACTATGAGCCGTATGATCCATGTTTCCTCCAGTTCCCCGGCGGTGAGTTAAAGGGTAAAAACTTGGATGTTGTTAAAATTGAATAAATAAAGAGAGAATGGGTAGATATTTAAAGTCTGCCCATTCTCATTTCCGATTTGAGAGAACTTCTAAGTATATACTATAATTGTGAAGATATAATCTTCAATAGTAAAGAAATATAAAATTGGAGGTAATATAAATGAGTTGGACGTTTAATACTGATAAGGTTATTTTCAAAGAGTGGGTTGAGGCTGACGATCCCAACATCTTTCGGTTCCATATCAGCCATACAGATCTTGATGGTTATGGCTGTCAGGTTGTTTCTCAGTGCGCATTAAGATCTATCAACATCATTAAGTATCCCGTCGTTTTCTCCAATGTCCGTCCCGGGTGTGATTATGAAGTTATCGATGACTTCTTACGCTCTGAGAAGACTCGCCCCTATATTAAGGGTGAAAGTCAGTTATTCATTCTCATTAGCGATCTTGGTTCTATCGATCTTTCCTATTATGCTGCTATGATTGATGCTGGTCATATCATTCGACTGATTGTTGTCGATCATCATGTAACTACATTCAAAAACATGACCGATGAGGATGTACATAAAGGTTACACAATGACATATTTCGGAACAAGTGTAATGTCTTCTACATTACAGATGTGGCATTTGTTGCTCTGGTCTAAAATTAATATTAACAGTAAAGTTATAGGACCACTTAAAGCCTACTGTCAGGCTGTGTCCAAATATGACACCGGAGACTGGGATAATGAATGGTACGAACGGAATAAGTCGGAACGTAATGTAATGTTTAAGTATATTCCTACGGAAATCTATGAACAGCTTCGGTTCATCGCATATCGTAAGAATAAGAAGATAAATATGTACATACACGATATGGTATACTTCCTTGCCGTTAAGAAACCTTCTGGGCTCACAGTCAAGAATATTGACATTCGCAGAGAGCATGATAATCTCTGCGAAGAGTATGAACGCTTTATTTCAAATATTATTGACTTTACGAAAAGTAAACCTACGGTTCCTGTGTTGTCATATACCAACCATGAAGGTATTGTTTGTGATATGTATGTACCAAACTATGTGGTTAAAGGAGTTATTATTAATTCTCCTGAGGAAGATTATAACTACTTCAGTTTGATATCTTCTCGTGTCTTAGAATATGGATATGACGACATCAATGAAGATATTGATATTCTGATTCTCATTAACCACGTTCGTCATAATATCGAACTGCGTACAGATAGGGATGATCTTAATCTCGCTAGAATCGCGAAGCTGAATGGTGGAGGCGGTCATCCCAAGGCTGCTGGATTTCCTATTAAATAACCGAGAGGATGATATCATGTGATCAAGCGTTTGTTAAACTGGATCTATATGTGGTTACATCCACCCTGCGAGAACTGTGAACATAGTCTTTCCATTAGCAACCATAGTTTGTGCTACGAATGTAAGCGATATAACAAGTTTGAACCAAGATAGTCAAGTAAGAAAGAGGGAGGCGTTGTGCCTCCCTCTATTCTTTCTTTATTTCTTTTTCTTCTTCCAATCATATGGGAACTGTCCATGGCGATAACTCTCACGTATAAGAGTCAACTGCTTACTGTTATGGATATGATAGATATATTTATCATATACCCACATATCTTTCCCGTTGATTTGTTCACGCCAGTGAATAGTCATATTGAAACTACCTGTAGGTATATCTCTCACTTTACCCTCAATCAGAAGATTATCCGTCCTCTTAAAGGTCTTCATCAGCAAAGATATATCCTCAGGTCTTTTACCGGTTTTGATCCATTTGTTTGCCCACTTAGAAACTCTCCATCTCCAGTATCGGAATCGTAGTGAATTCTCAGGTATCATGCATTTTCATTCTCCTTATTCAATTTTTTATACAGCATATTTAGGTGCTATTACATTACAATCTTCAGTCAGATATTTTGTATTAGCGATATTGGTCAGAAGATACTGAGTCAACAAAAAGTCCTTACTCATATCACGCATACATTTACCTTGCATATTAAGAACGTATGCATTAGAATTGATATATCTTTCTGCATCTTCATTCGACTCTTTTGACCAACATGCTTTTACAGATACAGTATCTCCATCGTTATTTGATCCCCATCCGGTAAACGTATCACCATATACCAGATGAGATTTTGTGGACTATCTCTTCACCCTGGGTTCCGTTACTCTCAGGGGACCTGCGCTTCGACTTATAGCCGCAACCATAAGCCTACTACTTAGTCTCTACATCCTACTCGGGTACATTCCTGTATCCCTTTCTGACACGGTATTCCCGTCTGGCCTCTCTCCTTCGGGGGAGAGGCTTCAGGCTCTCTTAGTCATCGCATTCAGCTATTTTAAACCATGTGGAATAGCATAGGTGGGATATTCCTATACCTAGCCTTATTATAGATGATACCGTTAGCATATAGAATTCTAGATTCTATACACACCGCTTGTTAGGCGTTCACAGGTGTATTCTTTTGAGGGATTACTCCCAAAGCGACTCCGAAGGTGATACTATACCTCAAGTCCGCTCCCATCTGGCCAATCATTGTATTACTGAACTGGCCAGTTGCCATGAATACATTCAACGGATCTCCTTTGATCACCGGATAGTATTCATAGACTTTATCGCCGATTGTGACAGGTTGTGTCTCATTAGTCGTAGATACAAGAATTCGATACGGATTCTGGCCGTTTGGATTATCAAGAGGATAACGAGTAATGAACACATGTTTATCACTTGCTACACGTTCTGCTACAATATAGAGTATGTCTGTATAAGTAGCAGCTCGAGTAAATGTAGTGTTATCCTTATTGAATCTTCCTGTTACAGCCATATTGTATCTCTGACCATTTACATCGAGAGGAGTCTTTACAGGATCAAATCGTGTATTCGGTGAATTAATAAACTTATTTATCATTCCTGTAATCTGGCTCTCATCATAAGACTCTGTGAAAGTTGTATAGGCTATATTCCCGTCTTGTCCAATCACTGGAACTTTACCACCCTGGATAAACTGTGCTTCAAAATATGCTTTCAGTTCATGTACCATAAACGGCATAAAGAGTGAGCAAATGTATGCAAGAGGAATAGTAGCATAACCAAACTTCACCTGTACGCGGTCAAGAGAAGTCTTATTTAAATTCGGTGCAGTAATGACAAGACGTGCCGTGTATGGAAGATTCTTACCCGCCATTGAACGACGAAGCATACCGAACTTAGAAGGCTGACCTTTAACTGTCTTTATCATCAACTCCTGATAGATATCTACCAGAAGTGTCTGTACACGAGCTTGTGTGATACGGGTCATGCCAGAAAATGTATCCGTATACTGCGAGATAGACTGCGTATAAGAAATGATGTTATTATATTTGCTATTGATGATATTGGAACTCTTGGACGAGCTTGTAGTAGAAATATTGATATCTCTGTAGAACGGAGGAATCACCGGGAACTTTGTGCAGAAAAGTTTATCTCGGGAATTCTCAAAGAACTTCTGAATTTCTTTAGTAGTTTCAGTGGTTTTCTCTCTAACTTTAACTTTACCCCAAATCTTGTAAAGAAACTCAGGACCGGAATCGCCATTTTCATCTTCAACCAGAGCACCTTCAGTGGTGAGCTTATACTTACCACGAGCATACAGAACATCACAAAGAGTTCTGTCATATGCGGCAAGCTTTACTGCAGCCAGCGGATACATATAGTGCCCATGAAGATCAATGTAGGCGAAACGGTTTCGTCGATCATATTGAGAAATACCAAAGATCTCATTACTGAGGATACCATCTGACGTATATGCTTGCCGATCAAGCATAACTGCGTTTGTACATTCCTGTAGATTGTTTACACGTACAAACTTCTCTACATCCAAAAGATTAGTCCAAAGACCTTTTTGTGAAGGTTTTGATACTGCAGTTGCCTCATCTAAAGTGTCAGATGGCGACATTTCATATTTCAAACGTCCAATACCGACGGCCAACGTCTATCACCTCTCTTATTGTTAGTTTATATACTTGTCGACCAAAATAAGAGTGGGAGGGGTTAGAACTCCCCTCCCAACTCCATTTATTCAACATCGTCCATATCGGAATCCTCATCGGGTTCGATCTCAGATACTTCTGCTACGAGATGTTTATCTCGTACTTTTAGCTTCACCTTATACCGCTTAGAGCCGTATCGGACAATCTCTTTGTTACAGAGCTCCTTTACTTCTTTAGCAGTATTCTTACTGTAAAAAGTGACTGCGATCGATTCCCCATCATTATACATTGCTTCTACATCATCCGGATGGATATCTGCTTCCATCAAAACAGTGTAAACACAATAGCATAGGGGTGTCGTATCATGGAGGGACTTTTTCATATTTTGCATGGTGAGTGCATCTACATCTCCTCCAGACATCAGATTCAATAAGAATTCCGGACGGGTTACATTAAGTTTGTGTCTTTTCACCGTCTCATCCTTCTTTGTTGTAGATTCTGCTGAGTACGCTGACGTTTACCTTCAAGCTCTGCCTGCAGACGAGCATTTTCCTGACGCCGAGCGATTTCTTTCAGCTTAGGCTGGAACTTCTCTATCTCATCAAAAAGACCGCGTATCGGCATTCCAGTAATTTCTTCAAATGTATAATAGTCCCGAAGCATTGTATGCGCATTATATGCCAGTGTGAAATACTCCCTCTCGGTCTTTTTGACTTTCTCTACCCACGCATCTATCAGCTTTCGGGATTGTTCAGATAACTGCTGACCGTGGTGTGGTAAAAAAGCAGATCAAGGAGTCCTTCATAAGCAATGTCTTTTACGACCTGCTTACAATGAGGACAGGTGACTTCACGGATGCCGAACTTGGGTTCAATGACATCTTTATTCATATCATTAACTTCACGGTTGATCTTTTCCAAATCTTCCTGGGCCAGCAGCTGAAGAGCCTGATAGTTCTGGAAGATATTAGCAGCCGTTACATCATTGGGGAGCTTGATCTTCCGTACCATATTCAGCAACTGGAGCATAGACTCAAAGCGATGTGCATCAGCGGCAGTCATATTCTGACTATAGCTTTGGAAGGAACGGATACAACGAATCAGTTCTGCATAGGAAGGATGACCAATGGTAACTTCGATACCAATGGAGGTGTATACTGTACGGTTACGAGACATCAGAGAGTATGCTTCAATATTAGGAGCATTCTCAATCTGGATACGACGCTCCTGCATATCATCCATATTGATCAGAAGATCATTGGGACGGCTGGTAATACGAAACGCCTTACCACATTCGGTACAGTTAGCGACAGTCTCAACAGTCTTCATAGTAGCGCAGATATGACCAAATGCCAGAATCATGAAGTCTCTGTGATGGATCATATTCGCTAGATCACGAGGATCAACCCTAGGACTGGTACCAGTGACGTTCTTAATAATAGTTCTCATCTGCTCCAGCTGATAATCATAGGTAGTCATATTCTGATCTACGTTCATGTACAGATTTGTCAGATCAACTACACCAGTACCAACAATGTCACAAGTGAAACCGCTGTTGGGAAGAACGACAGTAACCTTACCAAACTTATCCTTCTTGAACTTCGTGATAGCATTCAGAAATGCCTGATCGCCAAGAGGCTGGTTGTTGCGCTTGCGGCCAGAATCGGTGATTTCCACAACAGGATCACGAATCGTTTTGACAACATTAGCGTCAGATTCAGGAAGAGTGACGACTTCCATCTCACGGATAAACTGACCATACTCGGCATCATTGGGATTAGGATCAGTTTCTTTCTTCTCATCAGTGGAAGGAGATTCGTCCTCATCGACTTCATCCTCACTGTAAGCGGGCATAAGATCATAAGGATCAATCTCAGGATCAGTAGAACGGCGACTATCCTTCTTACGCTCAGCCAGACTGATCTGATCATAAGTCACAGTACCAGAAGGCTGGCTGGTAGTATTACCGAGAAGCTCTTCACGAGCTTCTTCATCAGCCAGTGTTGCATCAGCACGTTCAAGACGATCTTCCTCTGCAGCCATAGCTTCCTGGAACATTGCCATAGTCTCCTGCTGCTTAGCAGTCTGCTGTTCATGGAAACGTCTATTCTCCTGAGCAAACTGCTCCTGTACAACATCGATCTTCTTACCACCAGAAGTATCAATACCCATGGCGGCTACATCTTCAGCGGACAGAATCTGCTGACCGCCACCGGGAATGATAGGAATCGGATTCGTAGTAGGAGTAGATACAGGGCGAACTACAACGGGTTCTACGGACTTAGGAATTTCATCCAGAGGTGTTGCAATGGGAGGGATGGGTTTTGTATCGGAAAGTACCATACGCTCCGGATCTACCGCAGTACCGGTAGCATTTTCAAGCATTGCTGCCGGATCAGGGATCTGCTTTCCGGTCATGCTGCTCAGATTCTCATTCATTATTTATTCCTCCTTGTTATACCGTCTTCGGTAATATTTGAGTTGCCAATTTATCGGAATCCGACGAAGCCTGCAGTCGGAATTCCTGATTGTCAATCATACAATCCATATAGATGATAAGGATTTGATCCTGAAAAATTGCCACTATATTTAGTGGCACAATGTCTGTATAAGCATACAACTGTTCAACAATCTTTGCCTCATACTCGGTGTCCCTCTCACCGTTTACATGAGGCCTCTTGGCTCTGGTTGTAATATCCAGACCCATGTTCTTCTCATAGTCATCAGTGCCAGGAACCATATAGAGTAATCGCTGAAAAGTGTTGCAAATACTCTCTCCATTTCTGGAGACAATGGCTTCTCCGGTGCGAGTAGTCATGCGAAACGTAAGGTCGCTTTTGGATAGCTTCACTTGGGATTCACCCCTCTTCTTTTATGAAGTTATACTGATGTCGCCCTAATCTTTTATGATTAGAAAAAGAATTAGAGTATGAAAATTTCAGGGACATTCATATAATGTTAATTAAGAAGAGGTGAAAACGCATGGCGAATTGCCCTTATTGTCGAAAATATTTTTCTTTGAAAAAGGATGCAATTTCACACATTGAAAAATATCATAGTCGAGAACTTGAGCAATCTGAAATGGATGCGGCTCAGTCTCTATATTTTTCCGTACATGGTAAGTTGAGCAGTAAATGCCAATGTGGCTGCGGGAAAGATACTGAATGGAATCCAAAAACTGGTAAACCTTATAAGGTATCTCCCGACCCCGAGTGTAGAGCTCGTCTTCGTAAGATTGCACAGGCAAACCTTATGAGTGCTCGTGGTATCGATCAGCATACATTGATGAGTGATATGGCACATCAGAAAGAAATGCAAAAGAATCGAAAGATTTCTGGTAAATATACTTTCAAGACAGATGGAGGGTCTGTCGAGTATATGGGTAAACTGGAACTTAACTGGTTAAAGTTCTGCGATACTGTATTGGATCTTCCCTCGAGATGTATTCAGGATCCTCCTCAGAATTTCACTTATTATGACAGCAAGGATAAAGTTGAGCGAACCTACATGCCCGATTTCTATATGCCGGATTATAATCTCATTGTAGAGATCAAGGATGGAGGGGATCATCCGAATGGTAATCCTAAATTCATCGAAGAGACGAAGTATAAGGTTGCCATGAAGGATGAATTGATGAAGAAGCAAACCGACTTCAACTACATCCGTATTAGTGGCACTAATTATGGTCCGTTCCTGGAAGCTCTCTATCAGATCGTTCATGAACAGAAAGATGACGATATGAAAAAACGTAAAGCTGTTATCGTTATCACTGAATCTGCTTGTAGTGAACCAATGGAAGATATCGATTGGAACCAGGAAGAAGAGATTGATGTAGATCGTATTCGTCTTTTGGTTGGGTATGTTGAAGGTACTACTATGCCCGCATATTATGCTATTTCTGATTCTCGTATCGGCGCAAGCTGGTATGTCACCGACCGTATGAATCTAAGACTGTATCAAGCAGCACATGATGATCCTATCTTTGCTGAGGGTGGATATAGAATCTACAAATATGTCGGTAACAAGAAGGATATGCAGGATGCTTTCCGTACTATCATTAAAGTAGTGGAGGCTCCACATGAATTCAATGATATCCTTGCCATTATGGGCGGATTTGGTATCTGCTTTGATGACAGTTTAGGAAACTCTAATAATTTGATCCATAAATCTCATTTTATTCTCTTAGAAGAATATTTTATGACTGGAGGTGAAGAAGAATGAGTGTATTTCATCAGATGGCTGTACATCCGAAGAATTCATTGGTAACAAGAATTGATGTTGCTGAGGAAGATATCTCTCTTCTGGATGTAGAAGATGAGGAGTCTGTAACTCCTGAGAATGAACCCGTTGCTGATATCCTACAAAATGAGAATGCGCAGTGGGATCTAATCGGTGATAGTAAACCAAGTGTTGTCGTGGTAGATGTAATTAATCCTGATAAGATCTCTTTGCTCGATCGTACTCCAGATGAAGGTCTTGACATTGAGGAAGAAATGGAGGGGCCTTCCGGTATTATGGAGTATTATAATGAAGCAGCGCTAAAGAGTAAGGATCGAAATGCTCTTCCTGATGACGCATTCGGTATTCCTCGTCTCCGCGCATATCCTCTGAATGATAAAGCGCATGTCCAGCAGGCTATTCGAATGTTCGGACACTGCAAAGATAAGAAAGATAAGAAACAACTTGCCTCTCGTATTTTTGCGGCTATGGAAAAGTTCGATGTAAATACAAAGATCGGAAAGAACAATGCTCTCTATGAATATGCACCGGAAGCTCTACGAGAGACAGATGAGGTACCGAAGATGGTTATTACTGGTCTTGGTACACCTATCACGAAGAGAACACGTAAACAGGTAGTAGAAGAACATATGCGACTCAATCGTGCATATTACAATAATATCTTCTATGGCCCTGAGTTCGCTAAATCGGTGCAGGCTTTGAAAGAGTTCTCATTCTTGGATTACTTCTGGCCGGATCTTCAGAGAATGACATTCTCTACCAGATTGGAAACAGTCTGCGGTGGTATGGCTTCTGCAGCTGTAGCTGATACGATGTTCCATAATCTTGGAATTAGAAAGCCCCTTTGTACCGATTTTACAAAACCTCTTGGTTGGGCTGATATCACAGATAAGGATTCTCATGACGATATCAGTGAAGTCCTGTACTACACGGAATATGATACAGAAGCTAACTGGTTCAAGGCTGATCTGAGTAAAGATCTAAACCATAATTTCTTCTGTATGCGACTGTATAGTATTATGGGAGAAATTCTGTTGGATCCCAATTTTGATCCCTCTGTGAATCTGACTGGTAAACACCATGCATTGCTGATGGATTGGAGCCAGAAAGTATCATATCACTATGACCTCTATTTGGATGCTAAACCGGATAGTCAGGAGCAGATCAACCAGATGCAGTATCTCTGGGATCTCTTCTGGTGTTATCTGGATAGCCCGTATACAAAAGAGTCGATGTATACAAATCTGATCCATCTGATTCAGAATATGGCTTGCATTCGTGATAAAGTTGTCAGTATGAATGAGGCTAATGATCCTGGTGAACTAGTGAGTAGAGATCGTTGCTCTGCGTATCTGGTACATGAGCTTGGCATGCCGGATAGTATCTTCTTGCTTCCGGATACGATGGAGTATCCAATCATCGATAGGACTTCTGTTAGATTGGCGATGGATATGGTTAGTCGTATTCCTGCAGATCAAGTTGAGCAATATGTGAAGAATCTGAATCAGAAGTATAAAGAACTAGGATGCAACTTCTCCATCAGTGTGGATCATCCCTTTGCTCGATATGCCGATGAAAATATTATCGAGCATATGAGCCATATGTTGCTGGAAGATAATACAGCTGTGGATGATGAGGGAACAAGCACTGGTAGACCAGAGCGAGTTACTCAGCCTTGGTATAAGAGACTGGATCATAATAAAGGTCTTGATATCAATGTGCTGGATAATCATGAGCTTGGCCCTAATCAGAAGAAAGTTGCAGATCCCGAATACACTGTACATACTTCGATTCTGTAAGTGAGGTATACCTATGAATAGAATCTGGATTGGTGCTGACTGGCACTTATACAATATCAGCAATGATGTTCGTCATCCATTCTATTCACGTTACAAGATTGGTAAGTTTGCAGAAAACTTTGCACAGAACATCCAGGATGATGATCTTCTCATCTTCCTGGGTGATCTTTGTGATCCTGCAGTAACTAAGCTTGATGATGTGGCTAGTGTCATTCGTGAGATTCCTTGTTATAAGATTATGTGCAGAGGAAACCACGATATACAGGATGATGATTTCTATAAAGAGATCGGGTTCGATGAAGTAACAGAGGTGCTTCGAATCCATAATATGCTTTTCTCCCATAAACCGATGAAGGTAGCTCCAGATGAAATCAATATCCACGCACATCTTCATACCGAAAAATTAGTAACCAGTGGATATCAGCATATCAATGCATATGCAGCTAACTGGAATGAAGATGGTGGACTGATTCTTCTGGAAGATCTTCTAGATGCTGCTTCGAATCAGCAGATTGAAATTAAGCCCAGAGAAGTCTCTCATATTCAGGAGAAGTTCGAAAAATATACAACAATCGAGAGCGACGTATATACAAAGATTCGTGATATCTCTGATGAGTTTATGCTCTGCCCGATTGATGAAGCTTCTAGCATGCTTAAACTGCCCGATTTTAAGTCTCCCGAAGAACTTAGCCGGTGGATGAAAGCTAATATCAAATATGCCAATTTCAGTAAAATGAAAACGGCTGATAAGGTGCTGAGGGATAGACGCGGTTCTTGTCATGATCAGGTTGTTTTAGCATATCCTCTTCTGAAAGGTATGGGATTATATCCAAAGATTCTTTTCTTTGTTGCATATAAAGATGGGGAACCTGGCGGTGGTATGACTCATACTCTCATATACTGGGAAGATGGCAATAAAATCAAATGGTTTGAGAATGCTATGGGTGGTATGGAAGGAATTCATACTTTCAATTCCGTTGATGACATGAAAGATGAAATCCGTAAAATCTATGCTAATATGCCCGATAGTAAAAAATATCCTGAACTATATTTCAAAAATATCAGCATCGGTCAATTCTATCCGGATTGTAATTTGGGTGAATTTGTAGAAGATATCGTCGATGATAAACTTGATGAAGCTCAAGATGAACCTCTTGATGAGATTCTCTTCCCTGATGTAGAGTCTACTAAGTATTGGCTGAACGATGATAAATCTTTCCGTAAGAAAGCGGATAAAGGAGATGCAGAAGCGGCTGATACTGCTGGTGTAGCTATTGATGAATCTGTAACACTCTATAGATACACATATAACGGTAGAGGTATTTATAACGAGTTAAAAGATGCTATGCCATTTGAAGATTGGAAAAAGCTGAAAAGAACGAATACTTTATCTTGGCTCCCCGTTCCTGATGTATACGATCAGTCTGATGTAAAATATACGTCATTCTTCACAGATGTAGGTAAACGTACATTTGACCGCAAGGTACTCCCTCTTATTGATAAATATCTGGATAGCAATAAAGTTGCTCTTACAAGCTATGATCTAAAAGATAGTGATGATATTGCCTATTCTGATAAATATCAAACCGTAATTCCTGCTGATAGAGTTACAAATTGTACTACTATCAATGAGGCTGTTGCTGATACACATTCGCTTGACCGTGAACAGAAGAAAGAGGTCGCCGATAAGTACGGTCTTCGTAATGTAGGCGCATCTTCTGAGGCTGAAGAGGAAGAACGAAAGGCCAATGAGGAAAAAGAAAAGCATAAGAAAGAAGAAGAGCGTATTAAAGTGCTTGAGAAGAAACGTAAAGATCATCTCAAGAATTTGAAAAAGGCTCGTAAAGCTAAAAAGAGAAAGGCGTTCAAGAAAAAGGTTGCTTCTAAACTTCCTGGGATTATCCATGAGAGTGTAGATACTGGAGATGCTAAGTATCTCGATTATCCTGAGGTAGATCATACTGAACTCTGGGGTGATCGTATTCAGTTCTTTGAACCGAAAGAACGATATGAGAACCCTAGAGCAGTCGATGAGACTAAATCTATCCAGGAGTCCTATATATTCGAAATGACTGAGCATATTCAATTCTTCGATCGGATAAACGAATCGTATTCAAATGATAAGCTCTATCCGGTCTATATTATGCTAATGCACTCTGGTACTGCGCTAGCTAATGCGATTAAGAAAGTAACTCAATCGCAATTCTCTCACTGCAGTATTAGCTTTGACTCTTCTATGCATCAGATGTATTCCTTTGGTCGTAAGTTTGATCTTAATCCTTTCATCGGTGGATTTAAGAAAGAAGATATCAGAGCAGAATTCTTCCAAAATAAACAGATTCCATATGCCCTGTATGTAGTGCCTTGTACACAGGATCAGATTGCAGCAATGAAGAAGCGTCTTGAATACTTTGTCAAGAATGCTACAAAATTCCGATACGACTTCACTGGTCTGTTGAAGAACTACTTTGGTATTGCTGATAATCCTGAGTATAAATGGTTCTGCAGCCGTTTCGTTGCAGATATTCTAAATGCAGGTAGACCTTCTCCAGAGCCATATATCGTTGAACCATCACTGATGAAGCCTGAAGACTTCCGTTACACCACTTTTGCTCAATATGTAACGGGTGGTTATCTGAGCAATTATCACCAGAAGTTTGTAGATAATGTAACAAAACGGATTCTGCGAACCGAGATGATGAAGCAGCAGAAGATAACTAAGATCGAAGATCAGTTCAATGAAACTGCATATGGTCTGGATAGAGATAATCCCTGGGCGATCGACGTATTGAACTATCAGCTCACTATAATGGATGAGTCGGTAATAGACACATTCCTTCAGTATCTACAGTCATTTAAAATCCGATTCAGTAAGAATGGTGACATTCTTGTCACTAGACGGGAATATGATCAACTTGATACTCACTTCAGGAACTCACTGAAGATGATCAAGGCTCATGAGAAAGCTGGTAATGTAGATGGTGTGAAAGATGAGCTTTGTAAGATCTACTATATGATCGATCTCATCAATAAATATTATCTGCGTGATGATGTAAAGAATATGAGACCGAATGCAAAAGATGTTCGCAAGGATATGTTGGATCTTCGGTCTGTTATGCTAAATGTCTTCCAGCAACATCTCAAGTATGTTACCACACGTGAACCGAGGTGGAATTTCAATACGTACTATGATAATAGTAAATATGGAAAAAATGTTACCATTCCTCAGAAGGTTATTACCTCTGTTGGCAAGGCTATTGTCACTGTACTAAAGTAAAGATTATATCCCCGGAGAATCTGATTCTCCGGGGATATTCTATTTTGAATCATATAGGAACTTTATTATGAAAGAAGGGAAAGATACGTGTTATACACAAGATTACATACATCACATAATAGAACCGGAATAGAATGGATTGATCTAATTGGTAAAGATCCAAGAACCGGTATACTTATACACCAAAATCAGTTATTCGGAGAACTAAATCCTGGACTAACTTTACCGCGACGTCCAGTTGACATTGTTTTATCTAATACAGTTATTTCAATTAAAGACTTCTTTGTCGAAAGAGATCGTTCTGTATATATGGGGTACGAGTGGTTAAACTCTGTGTTGGCTGAACAAGCATTCGAAGAGTATACCAAACGTACATCGGATTGGTTCTTTCTTCCACGTATCATTAGCGGTGGCAGGTTTCGCGAATCCTTTATCACAGTAGATGTATTCAGCTATTATGTGAATCCGATTTGATCATAATTTGGAATATATACTATATATGTGAACGAGGAAATTCGTTCAATAGAAATAAGGAGGAATAAATCCTATGCAAGACAATAAAAATGATTGGTATGTATGCCACCCATTGTTCACCGGTGAATTTATGGAGGAGTATTCTACCACATGCCAGAAAGTATCGTATGCAGCAAGAATTGAAAAACTTGCCGAGGAATCGGCTGAACTTGCAGCTGCAGCAAGTAAACTCGCACGAATTGTTCGTGATGAATACCCGAGTAAAATGAGTGAAAATGATGCTCGTAATGCAATGATGGAAGAAGTTGTCGATGTCGTGGCGGCTATTCATTCGCTGGCTATAATGCCAGATCTACCAAACATTTATACCACTGATACCAATGACCAGCTCTTCATGCAGGAACATGCATATCACCAAATGCTCAAATTTATCCGACGAATGGAAGCACTTGATCATTTAAAAGATAATCCCATGCGTGATGCGATCGCAGAGGATCTCTGCGATGATTAGTCATATAACAAAACTCTTGTTCCAGAAAAGAATGGATCAGATAACAAAGCTTCCGAAAGATGCTTTGTATATCAAGTTTGATATGGCGCATTATTTCCCAAAAGCAAATGCGCACAAGAATAGAGAAATTGAAAACACAAAGGAGAATCAAGATTATGGCAAACACTGAAATTGCAACCGTTGCTGTAAAAATGAACAGCGAAGGTAATCCCGTCGAACACATCACTTATGCACCTAATGGTACCAGCCATGCTCTGCAGAGAAAGATCAGTGAATTCATGCATGAGCTGGTTAAATCTGTTGGCAAGTTTACGCTGAGCGAGCTCGGTTATCTGCATATTAATACCCTGACATATAACCAGGAGACTGGCGCACTGAACCTGCGGATCTACTTCGATATCCGTCTGGCCGCACGTGCCGTTCAGTCTACTACCAATAAGTCTAAGATGATCGTCCCCGTACAGGAGCTGGAGATCTTCAAGGATTACTTCTATGTAGGTAAACTACAGGATGTGGTAACCTATGAGAAAATCATGGCTCCCAAGACTAAGGTCGTTGAAGATGAAATGCATCGTGCAAGCCTGCAGTTTAAGGACTCCAATAAGTATATCGAGACTGATGTACTGGTTCTGAACTGCAATTTGGCAATCACCATGGCAGCGATTCATGACATCAGTCTGACTGATCAGGAATTCACTGTCCGTTGTTCCACTGTTGGTAAGGGTGGTAAGAATGCAGTAAAGAGCATTATCACAACTGCCAATATGAAGGAAGTTCCTGTAAGTGTTACCATCGTTCATAACGCTAACAGTGGTGGCATTAATGGGTACGAACCTGACGATGCTATCTCTTATCTGACTGCACTGCAGGAGGAACAGTATCGAATCGCTAAGAATCGAGATAAGGTTCAGCAAAAGGTCCGCAAGGATGCAAAGGATAAAAAGAAGTCCGTTGAATCCAAGAACTCTAAGGGCTTCAATAAGTATTCTTAATCATCACTAAGGAGGCGGACTATCATGCCTAAGATCAATCGAAGCAAAACATCATATAAGAAACTACCGGAGGGTTTGAAAACCGCCTCTATTCCGGATGCGAAGCTTTCCGCTAGTATCACTGTAACTGTTCCGAAAGGAATGGAGAAGAAAGCGGAAAAATTCATATCTGAAGCACATAAGTATCTGGAAGATGGTTTTCAGTCCTTCGTCAAGAAGGAGATAAAGAAATATGAAAAGAACATCGAGTCAGACGAATGATCCTGAAGGCCCGAGGAGGGAACTGGAAATAGATGAGACTGAACTTGCAGTCGAAGATTCCTATGATGGACCTGATCTGACTCTCGAAGATAAGGATGAGGGCGATAGTGATGACGGCTATCGCCCTTTCTACTGGTACAATCGAGATTATAATATCCCTGATGAATGCCGGTTTTATCTATAGAGAAATTATCGGAGGGATAAATAAATGGAAATGAATTTGGTCGAAATTATTGAAACTCCTGGCAATACAAGTAATTTTGGTATATATGAGCTTAGCAAAACTCTTTCTGAGAAATATGGTGGTGAATATTTTCTCACACAAGGAATTATTAGAGACAGATTGCTCGCTGATTTAAATAAATGTGATGATATTATACATCGCGCATTATATGACCTTGCTGGATATGATGATATATACACCACAAAGCTCGAAGCTCATATGGCTGCTAAATTAGTTTGCCAGCAAATCGTCATTAATGGGCTCAGGAATCGAATTAAAGAGCTCGCAGAATACCCAATCGCCGATATTAGCTGGGATCTTCTAAAGGATAGTAAGAAGAGGAGATAAAGTTATGGCTAAGAAAGATAAAAAGAGTGAAGTCACATTCAAGATCCATAAAGTATATGGCTTCCTCTCAGCTAAAGAGGATAAAGTCTTCGTTCGTGTTTCCTGGAACGATGGTGAACCCAGAGACGAAGTCCGAAAGTGTTGGAAAGATAAAGATTCTGGAGAGCTCAAACTCGGAAAGGGTATCGATTTGAGCGAAGAAGAAATCGATATGCTCAAAGGATTCTGCAAAAACAAACCAAAGCCCGTTGACTTTCAGGCCGTTTTCGACAGCTCTGTCGGTATTATGGAGAAACGAGCTGCCGGATTCCAAACTGAAGACGGTTTCACTGTGCTCCGGCGCAGAAACAATCTGAAGCTGTAAACAAATCGCATGTCCAATAAATAGAGAAAGGATTGATATTATGAACACTCAGTACAAGATCTTTAATGAGCCCTATATCGATAATCCGACTCTGCTGTATAAGTCCGGATTTACCGGTCCGGTTTTCTGTAGCAAAAAGCATAAACCCTTCAATACTCGTGGTCTGTACAAGATCGTACACGAAGGATTTGATAAGAGAGGCAAACCGTTTGCCATCGCTGAACCGGTATTTGCTATCGGTGAAGGAAAATTCTATCTGGAATCCCTGATCAATGTCGTAATCAGTAGTACCATGTTTGGTGAGTATTCCCGTGTCATGGTCCGGTTCAACTACATCTATGGGTATAATATTAAGCACATAGTGACGATTGACGACATCATCAAAGCCGTCAAGATGGATACTGTAAAGGTTCTCAATGATCAGTTGAGCAGGCCCATCGTCATTCCTGACATGGATTTCGAGCTTGAAATTTCGGAATATGCTCGGAATAAAAAGTACCAGCATGGTGATGAAGTATCTATCATTTACGTTAATGGTATTCCAGAATTCCATACAGCCAGCTGGGTATTAAAGAACCGTGAACATCTGGTGAACTGGGAAATCGCCGTGTATGGTGATAAGGTAGAAAACCTTTACATGATGTTTACCGAAGTTAGTTAACAGAGAGGAATAAGTATCATGGGCGTTTTTACTGAAATCGGGACATATATCCGAATTGTTAAGATGTGCATTAACTGTCCTGAAAATACACTATGCGGAGAGAACCCTCATCTCTGTGAGAATATCCAGTACAATGCGGACACTAATACAATCTCATGCGGTAAACTTAAACAGGGGGATCTTTCTTGTGTTCGGTAGATATAAAGTAGCACATCTCTTAGGTATTACTCGAGAACATGAAAATCAATTCCGTTGTGTTGAACAGGAATTAGCTAAATCTGGATATATATGCTTCAGACCGGCTATTTACGATTTTGAGGTTTACAAACAATATGCTGATATGCTTGATGAGATGTGCTATCAGAAATTGTTGGTTTGTGACTTCTGTGTTATCGTCACTCCCGAGCACATCGGTAAATCAACATCACATAGAATTCAACAATCTTTTGATTTAGGCAAGCCTGTATACACATGGGATTCTGAAAAGAAAGAATTAGTTGAATTCTCAAATAAAGAGAAAGGTGGTAAAGACCACTATGAAAACATTCCAACCTATTGATCCCGATGGTGCTGTTGTAATTGCAACTTATATCGGCACTCATCCGGAAGCAACACATAGAGAAGTCGCCGAGGCTTATGATATCAGTGTCCCTACAGTGAACAAAATGCTGTTTGAAGGATCGATTATCATTCTCGACGACTGTCGTATTCAACCTGAGGATGACACGATAACCATCTGCCAGAAAGTTCATGAAACAAATAAGAACCTGCTTTTATATCAGCAGGAATATGATCTGGATATGGTCATGTGTTTATTCCACAAGCTTATGTATTCTCGAAGCGCCGCTCGCCGAAATAAAGCGAAAGAAATTCTTCGGGATATTAAAGCTTCCTATACCTAATCAACCATATAAAACAAAAGGAGAACGATCACTATGAGTAAGACTATGATGGAAATGCTGGATAAGGCTAAGAGCAACAATTCCCAGATCACAATCATCACCGCCAATGGATACCAGATGAACGGATCTGTTGTGAAGTATGATACTGACTGTATCGTATTCTCTGATGCCAAGACCAAACGCGTCCAGATTATCTGCCTCAGTAATATCTCTACTATTAGTATGCCCGTCGAGGTTGCCTAATGATCATACTTCTGCGTATTATCACTCATCTCGTAGCCACAGTTCTCATGTATGCAGGTATGCTGTGGTTCATGTTCCTGGGTGATATCACTAAATATAAACGCCAAATAAAGACTGTGAAATTCCATGTTCTAACGATAGGAGTCATAGTCATTGTGCAGTTAATGATCTCTGCCTGGTGGTAGAGCGGAGAAACCCTGGGTGTTACTCAGGGTTTCTTTTTATATTCAACATTGCTATAATGACGGAAGATCTGTCATTGAGAATATTCTCAACGAAAAATCGTATACGAAAGGTGGTAATTTACACATGACGATTGCAGTCGCAAAGCTTGGCTGTACGCTCAAGCTCGATGACGGTAGAAGTTTCGTTGTGTTTGAAGGGGATGTCATCAATGACCTGACCTTCAAGGCCGGAACTTCGGAGAAAACCATTACCGGCGCAGTTCGTGTAATCTGCGCAACCACTAAGGCCCAGTCTGATGGTCCTGATGAGTGTCCTCCCGAGCCTTATGTCTACAAAAGCATTAGCACTGCTCAGCTGGTCATTGACAGCTCTGATGAGAACCATGCTATCCTGGATCGTGTCAATGTTTCTGACATTCTGGATATCGGCTCTGTTCGCACCGCTAAAGAGGTTGCCGAAGAGGGTATGATCGTCACCGGTGCTGGTGACCAGTATAAGCCTCTGGCTGAGGTTCTGGCCTCTGCTCCTGCTGGCTCTGTGATCAAGCTGGTTGGTGGCACCTATGAAACTCCTATGACTCTGGATAAGGACATTTCCATCTGTGCCGACGGTGATGTCACTCTGGCCTGCCAGATCGATCTGAAGAAGACCGCTGATGGTGCTGGTCCTAAGGTAAACCTGGACGGTCTGGTTCTCTCTGATGCTGCTGTCATTACTTCTGCCGGTACTGCTGAGCTGACTCTGACCAACTGTATTATCGGCGGTTTCGATCCCGAGAAGAGCACTCAGCCTATCCATTTCCTGAATAGCAATCCTGATCCCATTCTGGTGACTATTGAGGACTGTGAATTCCTGGCCAACAATGAGAACTGCTACAACCTGATCAACATCTATGCTCCCTTTAAGGATGGTTCCAGCATTTCTCGTAACATCTTCCGTAAGGGTTGCATCACTCATAACGTCATCAGCTTCTTTGCTGTTGAGGATGGTGCCACTGTTTACTTCAGTGACAACCTGTGCGAGTATTCTGCCAACATGGTTCATGTCCAGATTCCCGGTAGCCCTGTCTGTACCATCATGATGGAGGGTAATACCTATCTGGAGACTGATCCCACTGGCGAGTATGGTGGTCTGTTCATTGTCCAGCCCTTTGCTGACAAGACTGTCACCTATGAGGGTGTCACCATTCATTGTAATGACACCAAGAATGAGACCGACAATCCTCAGATCGGCTATATCTACATGCACAGTAAGAACACTCAGCTCACTGAAGAACAGTATCCCACTGTGTTTATGGATGGTGTTCAGGTTAAGCTGCCTGTGTGCATTGTTACCGAGTAAGATCTTCCAGAACCGAAATACTCCCTTCCCATACACCGGGAAGGGAGTTTTCAAATTTCCGATTTGAGAGAGATTTTAGATATATACTATAACTGTAGAAAGAGGAAATAATATATCCTTATTTCTACCCAGAAAACCTATGATGGTCTTCGTCTGGGGCGTCTACAAAATCAAAACCATAGAAACAGAAAGGAAACTGATTATGCATAATGAAACCACTATGAAGAAGATCTCTCTGGATGAGGCCGTTACTATTTGTGAGAAGAACGGTTACACTGCAGTCCAGCCGCAAGATTTCCGATTTTCGGTTATTTGATAACTAAAAAAGAGAGAGAGGTAAAAATCTATGAAAAGAATGTATCTGGTTCAGAGAGGGACTTTCCGTGAGGATGTTATCAAAAATAATGAAACCAAAAATGTTCCTCTGACCGGCCGTGACGGTCTCATTTCTCTCGACTATATGGGATCTGCAGAATATGAGTTCGGTGCTGTCCACTACTCCTACTGTATGATTTTCCATGATAAAGATAAGTATGATAATTACCATCTGCGTGAAACCGAGATCACAAACGCTAATGGTGTTCCGCTCATTGTATACTGCCGCGATGATCAATTCGATGATATTGTTGCAAATCTTCAGACCTATCTGGCAGGAAATGATCCTATAAAAGTTTCTACCTATAGACTTAAGGAACACATTTCATTTGCCAATAAATGCTACGGATTTAAATCAGCATTTGGTTATAGGTCTGATAATTTCTGGTGGGATATCCAGAATGATTTCATGTTCTTCTTTGCAGGATTCAAAAGTAATCGTACTCGTATGTTCCTGGAATGTCTGCTCAATGACTACGAAAATATGTGGCTCTGTTTGACTGAGGAAGAGAAAGCTGAAAAGTATAAGCGGGCACATAACTCGATGTATGGTAGATACTAAAAAGAAAGAGAGAGGAAATGCAAATGATCGAACTCAATTACACCGTTAAGGCCACCAAGTTCTACCCCTATAGAACAGCACATGCTCGTAATGTGTTCCTGAAAGTCGACCGCTACAGTGAAAGTTCTTCGGCCTTTGAAACCAATCTTGCCCGTCAGTGTGGCGTTGCTGCTGATAACCACACCACGTACAGAATCGAGAATTCTGACGGAATGGTCATGTATATCACTTGCTCTGACCGGTATTTCTACATCGGGTTGTCGGTCGAGGTTCGCAACTGGTAAATGTATAGAAAGAGAGGAAATAATCATGCCCACTATTAAGACTACCAACTTCGAGGGGACCGCCGAGGTCATGCTCAATGAGCTTATCGAGAACGACCGTGACACTACCCTCAAAATGTGCTGCGAGCGCGCTTTTAAAATGGCTCTCAGCGAGTATGACTTCAGCACTCTCACGGATATCACGCTGGATCATATCGGTCCCAGTAACATTACTGAGGATATCATCAAGTTCCACGTTACCGCTAAGATCGTAGAGGAGATTAACGAGGATGCTGATAATGATCTCATGAGCTTGGATGCTCTTCAGTGGTTGAAGTCGGTGAACTATGGCGACAAGAACCACGAGGAGCGCATGGCTCTCATCAAGGCTGCTAGGATCCTCTACCCCAATACCGATAGCGATGATGATGAGCTCAACATGACCCGGCGTTTCTTCGCTACTCTCGGTATGGCCTAAACCATACTAAAGGAAATCGGGAGCTTCGGCTCCCGTTTCTTTTTTCTGCCGAACATCCATATAACCATGCCAAATTTCGGTTATAGAAAGGATGTGAGACCGGATGAAAGCATATAACAAACAGACACTTACTACATATCATGTGCATCTTAAGACGAAAAATTCATCGTTTTTAAAGATGACATTACTCCTGAAGGAAATGGGAATAGAGAACTGTTACTTTCATCTGAAACTTATTGATAAGGGTCTCAAAGATATAGATCCTTATGATCCTGATCTTTCTGATGCTATGAAATTCCGAGTTATGCGCGAGTGTGCGGATAACCGGTGGTATTTTTATCGTGAAGTATTTCGTGTTAGCGAAAACGGTGCTGGTACTGGTATCGGTGGTGGTAGTCCATTTATACTGAACCGTGGTAACTTGGCATATCTATGGGCTATGGAGATGAACATCTCTACATATCTGATTATGCCTCGTCAGACTGGTAAGACTTGGGCTGCTATCGCTGACTTTACATGGACACATCAGTTCCAGAAAGGTTCTACGATGCTTCACTTCAATAAAAATCAGAAGGATGCTAATGAGAACCTTGGTCGTATCCAAGCAGCTATCCGCATGCTTCCTGGATATCTGCAACACTCCAGTATTGATAACCTTGAATCTGCAGATAAACGTAGAGTTAAGAACAATGAAAAGACGATCAAAAATATCATCGACTCTACGATCGAAGCAATGGCTTCTGCTGGTAACGAGAGTAAGGCTGACGCGCTGGCTCGTGGTCGTACATCAAGTAAGATCTGGTACGACGAGATGGCGTTTATTTTCTTCAATGAAACCATTTACTCGGCTGCTACTCCTGCATACGAAAAGGCAACTGAACTTGCTATCAAGAACGGCGCACCTTATGCTATCAGTATTACTACAACGCCTGGCGATCTTGCTACACCTCATGGCGCCTTTGCATATAAGATGATGCAAGACTCTGTTGTGTTCCATGAGCACTTCTATGATATGGGCCGTAATAAGCTCTATGATCGTGTACGGAATACTCCAGATAAGATCCCGTTCGTCTTCATTCAGTATACCTATTTGCAGTTAGGTGAAACGGAAGAGTGGTATCTGAAGCGTTATAAAAATCTGAATAATCCATTAAGAGCGCGTCGTGAGTACCTGCTTGAATGGATGAATAGTAACGGTAATAGTCCGTTCGATCCGGATGATGTCGAACTTGTCGGCGAGCTTGCACGTCAGCGTGATATGAAAGCTGAAGTGTATAAACTGAACAAGTATTTCGATATGACTATCTATGATGAATATCATGGTAAGAAACCGGTTCTGATTGGTGTCGACGTCGCTGGTAGTATCGGCCGAGACAGCAGCGCAATCGTTGTCGTACACCCAGAGACACTGCATCCTATTGCAATCTTTAAGAGTAATATGATCGAACTCAGTAAACTACGGAAACTGATTCAAACCATTGTAAAGAAGATGTATCCGAATTGTGTACTGGCGATCGAAAATAACTCTGTTGGTAAAGGTTTGATCGATGAGCTCCGTGAAACGCCTGTCAGTCGTGTGTTGTATAAAGAGAAGAAAACGCGAAAGATCGATATGGGTGTCAGCAATGCAACGCGGAAGAAGACGATTGAGTCTATGGAGTATGGTTACAATACCAACCAGGTTACTCGTGATCAGATGATGGAAACTCTAGAATCCATTGTCCATAATAGCCCGAGTCATGTTGGTTATCGTGAACTGTATGAAGAGATTCGATTCCTTGAACTCAAGAACGGTCGTATCGATCATAGCAGTGCAACACACGATGACGTTGTCATGGCTTACATGGGTGTACTGTGGATTGTTCGTTATGGTAAAGGTCTTAAGGGTAAAGGTATCTACTATAGTATCAGTGATGGTTCTGAAGATTATGATGAGATCACATATGATACTATGGAAAGTATCCGACTCATCAATACACTTCTCAGAGGTGGTAAGGATGAAAAGAAGGATGTCGAGGATGAACTCCTTGACTATATGCTTCGTGATCATCCTGTATATACCTCTGACGATCTTGCTAAAAAAGAAAAAGAGAATTACTTCCGAGCAATGGATCGCGTAGAAGGAATTACTGATGATGACGATATCGATTTCCAAGTATCTGACCCGACTAAGAATCTGCTGCTGAAGAACTATCATCAAATGCTTCGAATGGACTTGTATAGTGATGATCCGATGGAATCTTTGCTGCGACCAGTCGGAATGAGAGATTCTGGGTTTGGTATGCCTGGTTTCGGTAATGATTGGTCTGATGATTATAAATTCTAAATCAGAAAATAAAATGCTTGGGAACACCTCTAAATGGGGTGTTCCCAGCTTTTCTTTTTCAATTACTTAGATATACTTTAACCTTAGTATTTGGCAGATCTGTAAAATAACTAAAACTACCTATGAGGGGTGTTTAGAGCAAAAATACTGTCAAAAGTGGTAGTTTACCACACTGCCACTTTTTGACACACATGAGTTTTAAGAGATAAGAAAGCGGTGATTTCGTATCAAAACTTTAATACTGAAAAATGGTATGAAATTCAATATTCTCGATTGCCATAGCTATGATAAGATCATTAAGAGAAAATTTTATGATATCATGGATTTCAGGATCGATCCCCAGAGCTATAAATTAAAAGATATTGTGCATGCTTTTCTTAAAGACAAACCGTCTATATTCAAAATACAATCTGTAGTATATGATGAATATGGAATACCGTATATCTCAAACTATAGATTTCAAGGAAAGTGTTTTGATGTTAGACGGTTTGTCCATTTAAATACTGATCAAATTTCTGTACGAGTAATTCGTAACTCGTAATAATATAGAAGGAGGGATTATTATGGCTATTCTCAAAGAGCGTCTGAAGCGACGTAATGAGTCTGGTGGATACGATACTATTTACCTCGAAACTAATAGTAGTGTCGTCCTTATGAGCGATGGAACGTCACTTGAAACTAAATTTAATGAGATTTCAAATGAGATAAAAAATATATCCAGCGGTCCAGCTCTTAGTGATACTGCGCCATTGATTAATGGAACTGCATCTGCCGGAACCGCAACTACAGCTTCACGTTCTGACCATGTACATCCTACGGATACAACAAGAGCCGCATCTTCACACAATCATGCAGCTTCTGATATAACTTCTGATACACTTGTTATATCAAGAGGTGGCACTGGACTAACAGCCAGTCCCTCTATGCTTACTAACTTAGCTAGCACAACTGCAGCTAATATTTTAGTAGCATCGCCTCGTCCAGGAGTAACAGGAACTCTTCCATTAGCCAACGGTGGTACCGGCAAGACTACATCACCTCTGGCACTGTATGCACTGATCAATGGCAGCACTGCATTGGCTTCTACTGGTCTTGCTGATGGAGACTACATTCCCATCGGCGATGTTAGCGCTTCTACTGGTAAGAAGGTCACACTTGCTAATTTAAAGGCATATCTCAAAACATCAGGTGCATTAGTTTTTGATGATGATGTTGCATCTGTAGAAATTGGCAGTATAATAAGCTGGGCCGGATATAACTGGTTGGTTGTTCACAGAAATACTAGTAATAATACAATCACATGTTGTCTAAATAAAGTTACAACTTCTACGAAATCTAATATTAAACTTAGCACTCTTCAAAGTTTTATTGAGACTTTACCACAATCTTCACTAACACGAGCAGTATCAAAATCGGTTAAGTATTATCATGGCACATACGATGATGATGGTAATGAAGATTATACAACTTACAATTCAAAAGTTTGGTTTGCGTCATATAGTGAAATATATAATAATACGTTTTCATATTTTACAACTCTTAATAATCGTATTGCTACTACTGAGACTGGGATTACCAACGCATCTTGGCATTTAGCTGATAGTGCCTACGTCACTGGTACTGGCGCATTACAAAGTAACACTGGCGCTGGTAGTTATTATATACGTCCATTTGTTACACTCTCTGCATCTTAAATCATTTTCGATCAGATCCTCCTGATCCCAACATTATTATAGAATACCATTGGTATCGATCTTACCAAGGGTGTCCGCCAAAAATCATAAAACAAGAAGGAGGCAATCGATTTGAAGACTATTCTCTTCGCGAACGGTACTTCCGTAGAGTACGTTCAGCGTATCGAAGATTCTGATTATATTCAGGGCGCTGATCGTTCCATCCTGGAGTTCCGTTTCGATCCTACCAAGATGACCCTCGATCAGATTGACAAGCTCTTTACTACCGAGGGTTGCGCTCGTCTGCGTCTCTCTGAAACCTACACTATTCCCGTTCCTGTCTATGAGGATCAGGATGTTGAGGTTCCCGTCCTGGATGAGGAGGGTAACGAGACCGGTGAGACTACTACCGAAACTCAGTCTGTCCTGGTTCGTACTGACGAGGAGGAGCATACCGACGAGTTCGTCTATGACGGCTATTGTGTCCGTTGTATCCTGAGTCGTCAGCTGTTCCCCACTCATACCGATAAGGGTCTGGTGGACAAGGAGTTCATCAATGTTCGTATGGCTCAGCGCACCTATGCTGAGGAGCAGATCGCTCTGTTGGCTGATGAGAACACCAATACTCAGCTGGCGCTGGTTGAAGTCTACGAAATGATGCTGGGCTAATTCAATAAGGAGGTACCTACAATTATGGCTAAGATTTATGCCGATCTGATCCGTAAGGGTCTCAAGACTATTGACCAGGTGCCCGCCCGCATTCGTGCTGAGGTTGAGGCTCTTCTGGCAGGGGAGTGAGAGTAAGTCATGTGGACTAAACTCAAACTCTATATTCTCACCTATCTTGTAAGAAAGGAGATTAAAGACATGGCAGTTGTGTACGCTACTCTGATCGTCAAGGGCAAGAAGACCCTGGACCAGGTTCCTGCTCTGATCCGTCCTCAGGTCGAGGCGATCCTGGCTGATCTGGAAGTCGAGGTCTAATCTCTTCGCCCGCCACCCATTGTGGTTAAACTATCCCACTATGGTATTTGGCCAAGTATCAAAGAAGACACCCCGGGGATTGTCCCCGGGGTGTCCTTTTATTTCAATCTATCAATTTCAACTGTTCCAGCATATCTTTTCTCTCTACCTTCGCGGATCAGATTGATCGGCTGCAGATTAAGATAAATATTCGCTGTATAAAGCTTATTCATCTTAGGATTCAACAACTCCAGTGTACCATCTTCATGGAGAATGATTCCCGTTTCGATCATAGATCCATTTGGGTAAACACGGAGATGAATCATATCAGCAATCTTTCCTCCCTGATCGATCCATTCTTTGATCACTGCATAGATATCTTTATCAAAATCAGCAATGAAAGGAAGGATATTAATTTTCGGATCATCGCCTTCCTGAACTTCAAGATCAATTCTATTGGAAAGAGTGTAACCATTGATCTCTGTAGGCCAGTCCATATCCGCATAGATTGGAGAAATAAAGGTAACAGCTTCAGGATCTTCAGGAATCCCTTTATCAAATTTACCCACATATTCTTTTCGGGTCAAGAACAAAAATTCTGCAGGAAGATCGGCAGTCAGGATAAAGGAATCAACAATACGTGCACCCCATTCAATCGCTTCACTGTTCTCAGTGGAATCAGCAGAAGGGAAGCTTGGAACTTCTACATGGATATTCAATTCCTGCTCAAAATAGAACTGACATTGTCCATTGACTAAAACTCGTTTAGTGATTGGGTATCGAGAATGTTGATTGACAAAGGTCATAAACTCTTCTGATTTCCAATCAAGCCCATGGAAGTTAGCGATATTCTGAATGTGCCTCATTGGAATCATGAATGGTACTCTTCGAGAGAGACTGAATCGAGAATTATGTCGAATATCCATAATCAGCTTATTCCGTGTATTTGCCTGCCGATTAGTCGATTCCTCCATGATCATAACGTCAAATTCAATTCGAATGCGATTTCGGCGATACCAAAGCTCAAGAAGATCTGTTTTCATAATCTCAAGAGAGTATAGAAGTTTGGCACCAATATGATCATTAAGAGGATCGATGAAGTTATAACGGTTCAACATATTCTGTGCGAATAGGGAGTCGTCTACAACTTCAGGCTGCCGTGGATCGATAACTAAGAATGGTTTATCTTGCTTATAGATAGCTTTCATAAAGCTTTTGAACTCTTTGAAACTTGACTGAGTTTTAATTCGAACCAACTTAAAATAGTCCGGTTCAAAGAAAGACTGAAACCATTCTGTAAATACAGCCACCATATTGGCTGTATTATACGAGAATTTCTGAATCTTTCTATCGAAAACAATATCAGTGTCATCAGGTTTATCCTCAATTGGATAAACCCGGCCATTATTACCGTCATCAGGAATAAAATCTCCTGGAGCATAAATTCGTAGTGCCATAATAGTAAACCTCCTTATCTTTATATCTGTGTCCTCAACTATCTGTATCATAGATAGCGTCGAATAGCATGTCCCCGGAAGATCTCAATGCACTCTTTGCTTTAGACTTCTTTCCAGGTTTACGACGTTTCTTAATATTAGCTGGGTGGAATGGATTATCATAATCATTATTATGATTAGCAAGAAAACTTTGAAATCCGGCCATCAGATAATATTCAGGATTATTCTTAACCCGTTCACGTTTATCAGCCTCCCAAGCTTCTCTCTTTGTAATCTTACGAGGCATAAGCTGCACAAACCCATCCACATCCCGCAGAGTATTATCTTCTCGGATTTTAAGCTTAAAGAAACCATCTTCATCAAGGTTTGTCCAATCGATACAAAGGTCTCGGTAAGATTCGACAATTCCCTCTTGTTCAGCGATCATCTTTTGCGCTTTAGCATATGCATTTTTGGCTTTATCACTATTACCATGAATCGCATACGCATGCCATGATTGAAGAGAATCTTTTACATTGTCAGTCGTAATGCGACCGTGCTTAATCATCTTTACTTGGCGCTTTGTTCTTTTCAACATTTTATTGATACTCTTACTACGGATATATGTATTAACCTGATGTGTATTAGCATCATACACTACATGATATCCCAGGAAACAAACACCCTGAGCAAATGGATGAATATGAGTCTTTGGATTCAATTTCATGAGAAGAATATCTTCAACATATTTCTTAATTTCTTTATAGCAATACTCAAGATATTCTCGACTCTCATGAATCATATAGAAATCATCCATATAACGACCGTAGCACTTAATATGTAGTTTCTCTTTGATAAAATGATCGAGCACGTTTAAGTAATATACAGCAAGCCACTGAGATGTCTGAAATCCAATACATAACCCTTTACCAGGCTTTTCTACATATGGATTGATATCAGCTGTACATGCATCGATTACCAGTCGAATTAGTCTTGATAATTTCTTATCTACTGGTAGATTCTTAACCATACTCCAACAGACTTCATGATCAATATTGTAGAAAAACTTTGTAATATCACATACTAGAACCCATCCCCTGTCGGTCCAGTCTACACTCTTTGCATGGATTCGCATAAATCGTTCCAATCTTTGTAGACCAAGATGTGTACCTTTCTTTGGCTGACTGGCATAGTTATCGTATATCATCTTATTACCAAGAAGATGTCTCAATACATTCTTGGATAATAAGTCTTGTACAATTTTATCTTCAAATCCATCGGCAACAACTTCCCGTTCTTTTGGCTCATATACTTTGAAACGATTCAGATCACCAAATTCATATTTCTCACCACATAGCTTCTTATAAAGCTTACGAAGATTTTGATACATGTTCATATGATACTGAATCGTAGAAGTTCGATATATTTTACCCTTACGAACGTGTTTATATGATTTCAACAGATTCTGAAAAGTGACGACATCCTCAAATCGTATCACTTCACCATTCTTTAATCGCTGAAGAGGAATCGGAACTTCCTCACGTTTTGAATATTTGCCCATAGTATATTGATTCCTCCTTATAAGTCAATGCGGCAGTAAAAGTCCCTACCATCCCACACTAACACCGAGGTGTCAGGTAGGACGGTAAGAAACAACCACACATGGTACGCGTGGGCGGATAGAACCGTCCAGGTTTGCATGCATGTGCCAAGAGTTAATTCCCCGAACATATTTCAGCTCAGGAAGGATAAAGCTCCCTTCGATACTCAACCGATTTCGGTGTTCCGGCCGCCCCGGATAACACCTACTTTTTCTATAAGCACCGAATCAACCAGGGGCCGGAACCCATTAGAATTGCTGGGATTGTTGTTGTTGATGCTGCCGTCAGTATTCACGTTGTACACGTTACTAGAGCTGTTGGCGGTTTTGTTGAGCCAAACCCTTTATAACCATGTTATCAGTTTCCAACCGCCAACTATACAGCATCAACAACGTATAAATATCACGAGCCCCTGGTTGATCAGACTATCTTGGTTACTATTCATGCGATGGTACTTTATAAATCCCACGAAGATCTTCTGCACTGATATTAATTGGAGCCGAAATACAAGCTTCTTTCACAACAGCACTGCGATTAATCAAATCTGCTACGATATTATCAGAAGGATCATCACTTGTCTGTAAATCAAAAATACGATCGGCTACATAGTTATTATAGTCCTCATCAGACATACCCATTTCACCGGCAAACATTCGCGGCAGAATAAAAGGCGTCTTTCGACGCTTCAAAACAAAGAATCCTTCACGATCATACGCACTACCGTAATAATGTTGCTCAAGAGCTTTATGACGAAAACGATCATCGAAAATAGTTGTCAGAGAATCATCATTATCAAGACCATCGTCCTCATCAGCTATACTGAGATCGATATCAAACATATCAGGACTAATTTCGATCTTTTCAGTAGCTCTCTTTGTTTTATCCACAATTTTATTAACACTCTCGATAACATCTTCTCCAGTGACAAGTTTCGGAGGCTGACCATTTAATACAAGTTCTTCCTCTTTACGTTTCATCTCACGGATCTCTTCTTTTCGTGTTGCTTTCTTAGCTGCACGGCGGGTGTTACGAGTCCAACGCTTAAAGGAATCTGTCGCTTCATCATACAAAGCAGCTAGATGTCCAGGGTTGTTAATTCGAACAATGCCCAGTGATATAACCATCAGTGCTTTCACATTCAAAAGATGCTGTAGTGCAGCATTTTGGAACTTGAGAACTCGCTCATAATCAGCAGGTGTGACAATACGTTTATATGCACCATTGTAAACATGACAACAGAGATCGATACAGTTATTTCTCAACGCACTACTTAAGGTATATCGATATGCTTTTGGGAACTGTTTCTCGTTACTTGTGATTTTGAAGATATATTCAGTCAACTTCTCGCAGGATATGACTACCGAAATACCAGATGGTTTCTTGTTGCTCATATATTTCGGTATAGACATAAAATTCACGCTCCTTTAGTAAATTTTACTAAAGTGTTACAGTGGTGATCATTAAATAATAAATGAAAATTTTTTCGGCGGGCGCTCCGCGCATAAAAATAGTAAAAGACGGTTCATCCCACATCAACTAAGAGTGGGATGAACCGTAAATGTGTTTATATGTGTTATGCTATATTAGGCTTCTCTTCGCTGCAAAGTCCATTGTGATTGTCCTTTGGGCCAACCACGACTTTGCCACTCGATTCGCCTGTAAGAGTCGTTACACTCCTCTTACGATGCTGCTAAAGCAACATGGGGCCGGAACCCAAGAGAAGTGCTGGGAGCGCTGCTGTAGACGCTGCCGTCAGTACGCACGTCGTACACGCCACCAGAGCTGCGGGCGGTAGCAAGCCACCACACTGTGGCGGTGCCGCTATAATTTGCCACTCTATTAGTAGCAGACATCGCATAGTACAAGAATGTGCTGGAAGCCTGAGTATACGTAGGAATCCAAATCTTATTAGA